AAGCAGTAGGTGAGTCTAAAGGAGACCAAAGACGTCAACTCAAAGAGGGTGAAACAGACATTGTTTACGAAGACGAGCAATGGATTGTCGTCATGCCTCACACGATGGAAAGTTCAATTCAGTGGGGTAAGGGTACAAAGTGGTGCACAGCTGCAACTCAAAGTGCAAACTTGTTCTATAGCTACGTAGGTAGAAAAGATCAAGACATCGTCTTGTACTACATCATAAAGAAGGGATCAGACTCTAAAGTAGATCCGGATGCAAAGCTGTCCGTAGGATTTGTAGGGGGTGAACCTGTTTTTAGTGGTGAAAGTGGTGGGCTTACTGTTAATTCTTTGAACGCTGGCTTGTCAGAATCTTCTCTTAAAAAAATATTAGGATCAAAGTTTGATCTCGTCATGAGCGCGATGAAATCTCACTCAAAGAAAATTGAAGGCAAGCATCCTGCAAAGAAGGCGATGCAAAAGATAGCACAGTCTAAAGACCCAAGTGTATTAGATAGATACACACTGGGAATGAAACCTGACGAGAGATCTGATTTTATAAAAGTTTTGCTGGAGTATGATTTAAGCACTGAAATGTTGACTTTTTTTGCAAATAATGAAGATAAGAGTGTAAGATCAGGTGTAGCTCAAAATAATGGCACGACTACTGAATTGTTGACTTTTCTTTCAAGAGACGAAGAAGAATTGGTAAGACAGTGTGTAGCTTCAAATCCTAACACACCTGCAAAAGTCTTGTCTCTTCTTTCAAGTGATGAATCTAGCATCCGTGTAAGAGGTTCTGCTGCTGAAAATCCTAGTACTCCAATAGAAATTTTAAATCTTCTTGCAAGAAGCAAAGAACGTATTTTAAGAAGTATTGTCGCTGAAAATCCTAGTACGCCTATTGAAACACTGGTGATTCTAGCAAGAGATAAAGAAGACCGTGTAAGACAGGGTGTAGCTGAAAATCCAAATACACCTGCTATGATTTTGGATATTTTTGAAAGAAATCAAGAAGAATGGATAAGAAAATCAAAAGCCGAAGATCCTGATACACCCGTTGATGACTTAATTCGTCTTGCAAGTGATGAATCTAATTCAGTAAAGTCTTGTGTAGCTAAAAATCCAAATACACCTGTTGAGATTTTAGATCTTCTTTCAAATAATAAATACATGCGATCATCTCTTGCTCAAAACCCTAATACGCCTGTTGAGATTTTGATTAGTATTGCAAGTGATGAAGAACATTGGACAAGAGCTATTGTCGCTCAAAATCCTAGTACACCTATCGATGTCTTGTCTCGTCTTGCAAGAGATAAACACAAAACGGTAAGAATTTATGTTGCTAAAAACCCTAAAGTGTCTATTGAAGACCTAATTCTTCTTGCAAGAGATGAAGATGTAATGGTGAAGGAGAATGTGGGTAGAAATCCAACATATCAAAAATATCTAGAGTCACAGAATCAACTTAGTGAGCGATGGATAAAATTAGCAGGCTTAACTAACAGGAAACTGATATGAAGATATCAAGACAGCAACTAAAAGTACTCGTTGAGTCTCTGATCCTCAACGAAGGGCGGGTTGAAGATCTTTTAGCAGCTAATCCGCAACTTCAACCTGCAATTGATGCAGGTATCAAAAACCCAAATCAACTTTTATGGTTGCTCAGAATGGAGAAGTTTGAGCCTATTGCTGACATGGTAGGATTAATACCTGCATTCGAACAGAACAAGCAGCGGTTAGCAGTCAAAGACCTTGACGCTTATAGAAATCCAAACGATCTGCGTGCAGCACTTGAAGCAGCAGGTGAATCTAAAGGAGACCAAAGACGTCAACTTAAAGAAGGTGAAACAGACATTGTCTACGAAGACGAGCAATGGATTGTCGTCATGCCTCACACAATGGAAAGCTCGATTCAGTGGGGTAAGGGTACAAAGTGGTGCACAGCTGCAACTCAAAGTGCAAACTTGTTTTACACCTACGTTGCCAGAAAAGACAAAGACATCGTCTTGTACTACATTATAAACAAAAAAAGCGATTCTCGCGCTGACCCTAATGCAAAACTTTCTGTTGGATTTGTAAATGGTAAACCTGTGCTTGATGGGCAGCCAGGTGGTGTATCAGTTAACGCTGCAAATATAGGGCTTGATGAACAGACACTAAGCACAGTTTTGGCTGATAGATATAGCACTTTTATGTCTGCAATGAAAAAACATTCTACAGTTATAGGAAGTAAACATCCTGCTAAAAAACAAATGCAAGAAATTGCTAACACTAAAGATTTAAGTATAATTGATAAATATACAACTGCAATGAACGACAAAGAGCGAACTGATTTTATAAAAGTTTTATTAGAATACGATCTAAGTGCAGAAGTCGTGTCTTATCTTGCAAGTGATAAACTAGTCGGTGTAAGACAAAGAATTGCCGAAAAATCTAATACACCTCCAAATGTCGTGGCTCGTCTTGCAAGTGATGAATCATCCAATGTAAGAGTTGCAGTCACATACAATGATGAGGTGAGTCTAGAAGTTTTAACACAGCTTGCAAATGATAGTAATGCCCTTGTAAGACTAGGCGTCGCCGCCAGCCTACGCGCAAGCCCAGAGCTTTTGGCACAGCTTGTAAGTGATAAAAGCGAACACGTAAGAAATTCTGTTGCTAAAAATCCTAATACACCGCCAGCAGTCTTAGCACAACTTGCAAGTGATAAAAATAATAATATAAGAGCAAGCCTTGCTCAAAATTCTAAAACAACACCAGAAGTCTTGGCACAGCTTGCACATGACAACGATGATTGGGTAAAAACAAATATTGCCAAAAATCCTAACACACCACCAGAAGCATTGTCTCATCTTGCAAGTGATAAAAGCTGGGAGGTGAGAAGCATTATTGCTCAAAATCCTAGCACGCCACCAGAAAGCTTAAGCATGCTTGCAGACGACAAAGATCAAGACGTAAGAGCTTTCATTGCTAAGAATCCTAACACACCCTTAGATGTCTTGATTAATCTTGAAAGAGATGAATTTTTGTTTTTAGCTGTTGAACAAAATCCAACATATCAAAAATACTTAGAATCACAAGCACAACTATCTGAACGCTGGATAAGATTAGCTGGACTTAAAAGGAATTAACATGAAGATATCAAGACAACAACTAAAAGTACTCGTTGAGTCTCTGATCCTCAACGAAGGACGGGTTGAAGATCTTTTAGCAGCTAATCCGCAACTTCAACCTGCAATTGATGCAGGGATCAAAAACCCAAATCAACTCTTGTGGCTGCTCAAAATGGAGAAGTTTGAGCCTGTTGCTGACATGGTGGGGTTGATACCTGCATTCGAACAGAACAAGCAGCGGTTAGCAGTCAAAGATCTTGATGCTTATAGAAATCCAAACGATCTGCGTGCAGCAATCGAAGCAGTAGGTGAGTCTAAAGGAGACCAAAGACGTCAACTCAAAGAGGGTGAAACAGACATTGTTTACGAAGACGAGCAATGGATTGTCGTCATGCCTCACACAATGGAAAGCTCGATTCAGTGGGGCAAGGGTACAAAGTGGTGCACAGCTGCAACTCAAAGTGGAAACTTGTTTTACAACTACGTTGCCAGAAAAGATCAAGACATCGTCTTGTACTACATCATAAAGAAGGGCTCAGACTCTAAAGTAGATCCAGATTCAAAGTTGTCTGTAGGATTTGTAGGGGGTGAGCCTGTTCTAGATGGAAAATCAGGCGGGCTTACTGTCAATGCTTCAAACGATGGCCTGACACAAGCATCTTTTAGAACAGCCTTAGACTCAAAGTTTGAGACTGTTATGAGCGCAATGAAATTGCATTCAAAAAAGATCAGCGGGCAGCACCCAGCAAAAAGAGCTATGCAAAAAATAGCTCAATCTAAAAATCCAAGTGTGTTAGAAAAATATACAGCGGGAATGAAGCCTGACGAGAGATCTGATTTTATAAACATGTTATTTGAATACGATAACCTAAGCGTTGAGCTATTGACAATATTATCAAGCAATGCAAGAGTAAATGTCGCAGCACATCCTAATACACCGCTAGAAATGTTGACTCTTTATGCAAGTGATCCAGACAGTGATGTAAGACTAGGTGTTGCCTATAATTTTAATACACCTTCAAAAACATTAGCACTTCTCGCAAGAGATGTAAATATGGATGTAAGAAGAGAAGTTGCGTCAAATCAAAACACAGCTCCTGAAATATTGACTTTCCTTTCAGAAGACGAAGATGAACAAGTAAGAGCAAGTGTTGCCTTCAATCTCAACACAACTGCTAAGACATTATCACTTCTCGCAAGTGATAATCATGTATGGGTAAAAAAAGGCGTCGCTCAAAATCTTAACACAGATCATGCAATATTGACTTTCCTTTCAGAAGACGAAGATGAAGAAGTAAGAGCAAATGCTGTCCATAACCCTACATATCAAAAATACTTAGAATCACAAGCACAACTATCTGAACGCCGGATAAGATTAGCTGGACTTAAAAAAAGGAAACTAACATGAAGATATCAAGACAGCAACTAAAAATGATAATTAAATCACTTATCCTTAATGAGGCACCACTTGGAGACATTTATGTGCCTTCTGAAAAAGATAGACAAAAATTTGTTAAAAAGCTTAAGTCTACAGAGCTAGGACCAGACGTAGATTCGGGATCATATTCTGGCTACAGAATAGCTAATGATCTAAAAAGATCTTCCAAAGAATATTATGATGATCCGCTTAGCCGTGAAGAGTACAAAAACCTAAAAGGCAAAGACGAGTCGATATCAGATACATACAGAGAAATTATTCTTAAAACATCAAACGTTGCGCGCGGTGCCAAGCAATTTTCAAAAGTTCCGTTTAATATTCATTTTATGATAATTCCACAGATTGTTTCTGAGAGAGGTTTTGGAAATGTGGATGCTGAGGAAGGCACACCTTTTTTTATGTCTGATGGATCAGCAGTTGATGCAACAAGAAAATATGTTGAGCAGAAAGGCGCTAGATTTGCTATTCTAAAAGATGCGCCTAAGATGAAAAAATTAATCAATGATATATTTAAAGAAAAAAATGGAAATTTTCCAGGAAATAATGATTTAATAATCGTTAATTTCCTTAATTATCGTTGGGCTCCTAGCTCTGATGACGCAATGATAAGATATCAAGAAATAGAAGAAATAAAAAATCTAATTCAGAAAAAATTCTATTTTTTAGATTCTTTGTACATGATAATACATACATTTTTTGACGCCGGGCTTTTTCAGAAGTTTACTTCCATGAACCGAAAGGGCGAGTACGATAACTACAACCCAGGCTTTAGACACAGCCCACCTGATAATTCAAGAAGAGACGTAATGAAGCTTATTTTTATTTTATCAAAATACAACAAGACTATTCTTGAGCTTTTAAGCAATGACTTAACTTTAATTACTTTTGGTGATCATGAATTGAAGAAGCGAGACGCAGATAGCGTTGAAAAAAATCTTGGAATTTCGCAAAGTGAATTTGATTTTTACGATAAACATCTTAGTCAAGATTTTAAAAGTAGCATAAAGACTTATGCCGGAAGCAGCCCTGAAGATTTGAATAATTACAAGCCGGACACTTCTGGAATAGTTAGATACACAGATAACGCCGACATACTTAATGTTTTCAAAGTAAAAACAATAAGAACAGGAAAAATCAACACTATATTTGATTTTCTTTCTGAGCTTTGCACAGTTGCATGTCTTAATAGATTTTTTCCTATCGATGTAGAAAAAATCAAAAACCTTGATATCGAAGAAAAAGACAGAGAAGAGCTTCTTTCACTTATTCCGGGCTGCAAGAAATATATCAGAGCAGCAATCGATGCATTCGACAGCTTATCAGGAGAAATTGTAATAGGGTCTTCTACAGATCAAAGATATAGATCTTAAAATAACGTATGAAGATTAACAGGATTACTTAATTAGACACTGATCAAAACCCACTGGAAAAACATCTTTATTCTGTCCATAGAAGCGCTTCCAGTCAGAATCTAAGATATATGTCACGGCATGATCTTCTGCTGATCTAATACTTCTACCATACGCTTGGACGATTGTCATCGCTGTCTGCATAGGATACCATTTCTCGTTCTTGTTCATCCGCTTTCTAACAATAGGATCTCCTAAATAGGGATAGGGAACCTTAACAATGACTTGAAAACGAGATGCATCACCCTTAAGGTCAACACCCTCAGTCATCGAGGGAGATAACAAGACGGTAGGCTCTGTAGATGTGAGATGCTTATTTAGAACCTCATCTCTATTTGTGCTGTCATGTGTTAAGATTCTCTTTGATTTAAGCTCTTTCTTAAGATAGTTTGCAATTTTATAAGAGTTGCAATGAACGATGCCTTTTTCTTTTTTGTGCTCTTCCAAGATTGCCTTTAATGCGTCTTTTACTTTAGGAAGAGTATAATCAATAGCGCTCATGCTCAGACTACCGATATCAGCATGAATGATAGGACGATTCTTGATAGGAAAAGGTGAAGGAATGCTAATAGCGTCAAAATCATCTTTTGAGATACCTAAAGTGGCAGCAAAACCATCAGCATTCATAATGGTTGCTGACATAAGCAATACCTTGCGACCCATTCTAAAGAGATATGACTCAGCGTATTTTGAGACATCAATTGCACGGTAAGTTACACGAACAAAGCCTTTTTTCTCCGTCTCGGTTTCTTCCATTACCCAGTTGTCTGAAGAGTAATCTTCCAAAAAAAGTGTAAGCTTGTTGGCATGTGACTTAAGCATATCGTACTTCATCGCAACTGAAGCAAGCTCAGTCACCTTAGCTTTTAGGCCCATGCTTTCAAGCTGCTGCTCAAAGTGCAAAATCTGAGACTGAATCTTTGGATTATACACGTCACGAAGCCACTTAAAGAAAGCAACCGGGGTAATCTTTTCAGGCCATTGACACTTAACAACTTTCTCTGCAAAATATTGTGTAACTGACATCTCAACAAAGCTTGTTAAAACAGACTCAGCATTATGTGCCTCATCGATTACAAGCACATTTCTAGGTGTGATCTTTCCAGAATAAGTTGATTCCATAATAAAATAAGGAAAGTTTGTTACTGATTCTGGTGATTCTAAAAAGAGCTTTTTCTCTCTCTTGTAGAGACAGTCACCTGCGCACTTTTTAAAGAATCGAGATGACTTATCTTCTGTGCGCAGTAACTGTTGACTTGTTGCACAGTCATTTTTCTTATGATACTCACATTGATAGTTCTTGGCAGAATAGACAGAGACCATCTTTCCGTGTGTAGAGCCAAAGTCATTTTGATATTGTTCTTGAAGCACTCGCTGTGTTGTGAGAAAGTAAGTTCCCTTAGCAAATCCTTCTTGATGAGAAAGCTTTTCATTTAACATTCGACCAATTGTTAAACCAATCGCCGATTTGCCGACACCAGTTCCCGCTTCTAAAATAAAGAACTTTTTATCATTTTTTAGAAACGAGTCAAGAGCAGACTCGATTGCTTGAATCTGCTCTTGACGAGCGACAGGGTATGGAAAGTGTCTGCTAATATCCATAGTAAACTCCTAAGTTTATTTATTTTAAACTCACTTAGGAAGATTTACACACTAAATTTTTTCTAATAAAGATTTTTTATCAATAATTTGGTGAGCGCCTTTATGTCTTAGAAACTCAATAAATTCATTATTTGTAGAGCCGCAAAGTTTAACTTCAATATCAGAAATTCTTGATATATCAGTAAACAATCTTTTTTTAATAAAAATAGATGATATTTTAATAATGCCATCTGTTTTTTTGTAAGTCGTAAAAAACTCTAAACCTTTAATCTGGTCATGACTCATTATGCCAGTTTTCATCTTAACTAAGCAAAACAGTGCGTCTTGAACAAGAGATTCTATAGTTGATTTAGAAATCATTTTAATCTCCTTATCTAGTGTGATTATCAGCGATAGACGAAGATGCCCAGGAGTCAGGTTTAGTTTTTAAATCATAACCCATACCACCTATCCAGCCGGCGACAGTAGAAATCATTGTTCTGGATTTATTTTCTTTATTCTTGCCTATATCAACATGAAGTTCAATTGGTATACCAGGATAAAACTCATGTATCTTTTGTGCCGCTTGAACTGAGAGGTTTACTTCTTCGGTAATTTTATTTTTTAAATTTCTGTATTCTAAATTTTCTATTTTAAGTTTTTTGTAGAAATATCTAGCAATCTTCTTTTCATTGTTGTGAAAAGCTGTTACAGTCACAAAAATACAATTATGACCGTGTATCATAGAATCAGTTCCTACATAAACCTTTGATCCTTTTTTGATAAGTTCTTTAACTTCTTCAATATACTTTTCATCAGTTATTTGATTTCCACCAGGACATGTCCAAAAATCTTTTTTGTCTAGCGAAAGCATGTCAAATCCTATTTGAAGTTTTTTATAAAGTTTTTAATAGCTTCTCTGTCAAAAACTTCTTCAAATTCTACTTCTTCTTTTATTACAGAGCTATTAATCATTCGTCGACTTTTATTGTTTAAATATTTCATAGCATTAATTGCAGATTGTATTCGATCTGCTTCCTTTCTATGTGCTAATCCTTCACGGGATCTTGTCTTGAGTGAAGATTTAACTTGCTGAAGTTCTGCAACTATTCTTTCAATAACTTTTGAATATTCGTCTGTGCCTATTTCAAGTTGCATAACTTCTTTTCCTTCTAAGAATAGCTGTGCTTTTTTAAGCCGTTCAGCAATTAATCTTTTCATGACTTCTCCTATTTTAGAATTTTACAAAATATTTCTGTACTTTACATCTCAGATTTATTTAATCATGTAATTTTTTATCGAAGCAGTCTTTAAAATAAAAAGAAAATGTGAGTGATTAAAGTTGCAACCCTTAAAGCAAATGCACTACCTAACTTTTTCTGTGTAAGTCACAGGAAAGTTCTTATTAATAGCTTAAGCGTTGTTTTTCCTTTAATTATTCTGTGCCACTCTTCTTTCTTGATTTTAACTTTATCACCTGGAGAAATCTTTTGCGGAAGATGATTATCGCGTTGAAACTTCCACCCTTCACCTGCCAATACTTCGACCAATCGATCTTCTTTATCTCTGTGCCACACAAGTTCTTCAGATTCAAGATCAACGCTAAATGTTCGTTCATAAACAAAGTCATCTATTGTTAGGTCTTCGTAAGGACGATTACCACCATGTGACATAAGGTGCACCTGAAACATTAGGATATCTTCCAATTCTGCAGGCCCAGTAGCCCGGCTTTGTCTTGTCGTTCTTATCCTCGCAGTTATGTCGATTTTTAAATGATCTTCTCCGATCAGGATTTCTTAATCCTGTCGTCATACCTTTTGCGCCAAATTCAATTTTTTTAACTTTTCCGGTTTTTGGATTTTTAACATATACAAAAAACTTCTTTGAGCCGCCACGTTTAGGTTTATTAAGATCAACATCACGGCCTTGATACTCAGCTTCCAACAACTCATCAGCTGTTTCCTCTATTGGAAAGTCAAGCGCAACTTCGCGGCCTTCAAAAATCCCCCATTGTCCGAGATCACTTTCAACAAGTTCACGATCACTCTCGTCAAGTGCGATGTCTTGTGCGTGATATCTTGCGCGCGTCTCGTTGATTAGATCAAAAAATGCTTTTGATCCAGGACGATAGATAGAATTAGATAGTGAGATTCCTTCTCTGATGTGATACTTTAAACCTTCTGATAATAGAACTTCTTCTTTAATTAATTTTCTAAGTTCTTGCCTCGATATTTTCATACAAAATCCCCTCGCAATAAATATACTGCGAGGGGATCATTTTCTAAGTTAGTTTAGTTGTTCTACTAACGTTTAAGGAAGATCATCGTATTCATTTGGAAATTCTACAACTGCTCCACTTTCTAAATCTTGCAAATAAGATTCAAATTCATCATCCAAATCTTCTTCTTCTGGTGACATGGGAGGAACTAAAGATTTATTTTTTGCATTTGCAACTTGTGACTTAAAAGTTTCTAAAGGATCTTCATCTAAGTCGTAAGTATCCATTTCTTCAGGTGTAATATCTCCATCCATGTCTTCAACAGGAAAATCAAAAATTTCAGCCTCTTCTTCAGGGTTCATTGTCATAGCATTGGTAGCTCTAGGTCTAAATGGAATCATTGGGCCTTCGCTTAAGGTGTTGTCTATTTTACCTTTCTTTGAAGCCTTTTCAGCAATTCCCATAGCAGAAATAAATGCCGCGCGTTCAGAATTAGTTGCTTGATCATAAACTGAAGTTGTTTGTGTTACAGGTTTAAGACTTGTATCAAGAAACTCTTTGATAATGTTTTTAAGCTGTCTTCTTGTGACTTTCATATGATCCTCTTTAAAATCTCTTCAATATCTAGGCCTGCACAATCAGTTTTTTTATTGCTGCAGTGAAAATGATTCATAAATCCTTTAAAGTTTCCTGACGCTGCCGAAGCATCATAAGCCCATTTTGTCTTAGGCGATACAAGAGGAACTTCACAACCTTCATGAATAGCTCTGTACAGTGCCTTAAGTGCATCTAGCTGCGCTGGATAAAACCAAGTGAAATCTTCCATCTTTCTATTTTGTGCCAGTGCTCCACTCATAATCGGGCGCTCACCAAAACCGTTTTTTGTATACCAACTCTGATATTTAAGATAAAATCCATTTGCAATCTCAACGCCTACACTGTGCTTATTTACAACAGAGTTTCCAGCGTGCCAACAGGTGTCATTAAGATCATGCAACTGAATAATTGTACCGTCATTATCAATGCAAAAATGAACTGAGATATTCCTGTCTGCAAGAACTTTTGCGCAAGACATGCTATTTAAGCAGACATCCCAGTGCGTAACGAAAGATCTAATATCTCTTTTTGCAGAGTTTCTTGTCAAGCCCTTGCTAATAGGATAAGGAAATCCTGCATCTTTAAATGTGTGAACTTTGCTTGAAGGCCACTTTACTTTAATTGCTTGATTTCCCCACCAAATTACATCAGACTCGTTTGTTACCCATCCGAGCGATTGTGCTGATAACGCAGAATCTCGCTCTGTCTTTATGACTCTAAACGTTGCCGCGCCGCACATGCCGTCTGCTTCTAAGCCTTTTAAAGCTTGAAACTTTTTAATTGCATCAGCAAGTTTTGCATCAAATGTGCCATGACCAAGTATAAACCAGTCAGGTTTCCAGCCAAATCTCTTAGCTTGATTTGCATTAAAACTATCTACATCACTCATTTAAACTCCATTGATCTGTTGTATCTATAACTTAGGCGTGCTTTTAAATAAAAATCCCTCTCTTTTATGAGAGAGGGATTAAGTGATAAACTGAGGAGAATTGAAAATTTTGCATCTTCGTCCTCTGATCAAGATTTAAGAAAACTTTACGTGCTCTTTTAAGATACTATCCAACTTCACGATGACATTATGAATCCGTTCCGCGTGATCAATCTCTTTCATCAGAGAATTCTTATTATTTTTGTAATCTTTTAAGGTCCGATAGTGATTGATAAGATCTTGTCTGAGCGCGAGAATCTTGTCCAAATCTTCTTTATTCATTTTAATCTTCCTTAAACCAGCTTGGCGTATTAGCGTGAGGCTCCCATTTAGCAAATCTCACTTTGTCTTTTAGGTAGTAGTTTCTGTATGACGCTACAGGATCTAATCTACTCTCTTCTTGATAAATTTTATACTCATCTTTCATACAAACAGCAAAATTGGTAAGTTCTGCAGATTTTATATTAACAGGAATATTTTTTCTAAGCCACTTTGCAACATCTTCAGACTTATGATTTTTCTTGTAGCGAAGTCTGTATTCTGTTAATAATCTTTCACAAAGTGTAAGGTGCCACATGTAGTTTGAAATATTCTCATTTGTCCAAACTGTACAAGGATGTCGAACATGTGACATCTTCCAGGGCGGTTGAATTTCTTTTGGAGTGTTTTCAAAAAGCCATTGCTGAGCATCACGAACTCTTTTAAAATCTGTAAGCTTTTTGCCTTTGCTCTTCAAAAGATGAATCCAGTGCGATGCACAAAGCATCTGTGCACTTTCAAGAATCATCTTCACAACGTGTTTATTACAGTGAAATCTTGCTGCTTCTTGAGAATCTTCTGATAAAACAAAAATATTCATCTGGGTTAGCCGATTGTATTTAGAATGCTTTGATCAATGACCCTGATAGTATCTTCAGGATTATGCACTGAATAGCTCTGGCAGTTATTTCCGTTACTCAGAAGGGTATAAAGAGTGTAGTCATTGCCACCTAAAGTGCATTTGTCACCTACAAATATGATTTGATCGTAATCGTCCAAGTGATTAACGACGTGTGTCTTGTCCCATCCGCTTGGATAAATATCAAAACTTGTTGATCCACCTAAAGCGACATCAAGATTAATCATTTTTTTATTAAACTCCTGTTTAAGATTTTTTAAATAATTTTCTCTTATTTCAAACTTTAAATCCGCTTCTACCCAAGCATTTCTTTGCTTTTTGTTAGCAAGTCTTCCAACAGGACACCAGTTAAGCATAGATCCTCTATAGTCAAAAAATATACCTGTGTAAGGGAGATCATATTTTATTGTAATTAATAATTGATATGAAAGCACATTTTGAAGTATATGACGATAGTTTTCAGAGCCGATCTTTTGAATCATATCGACTTCATATACTTTTTTATAGTTATTACCTGACCAAGAAAAACGCTTAGTTCCATTGCAAGGAAAAAGATGAAACTTATTTAAATCTAAATCTTTTTCAGAGTAAATAGAGCCAAGTTGCTGATCAATGTAGTTTTTATCAGATCCAGTTACCAAACCAATTTCAAAGTGTTTTTGAAGACGTTTCAAAGATTCAACTACGTCTTTTTGAATTTTTTCTCTAGGTAGTGTTAGCGTTCCGTCCATATCAAAAAGAACTATTTTCTTTTTCATTGTTTATTTTCGTAAGTCATAATCTGTGAGAAGCCATGACGAAGATTGTATTTTATCGCCTAGTCCATCGATAAGCTTAATTCCAAGATTTTCGCATATTTCTCTTTCTGGAATAGATTGGTTATTTTGATCTCCGCCATTAACAAAAGAAAAATTTGTGTACGGATTTTGCTGTAATTCACTTAACACAATTGATTGAAGTGATATTCTTACTGTTCTATCATAATCGATAGATACAAACGCTTTATTAACGTATTTTATACTTTCAACAATTAGCTTGCGTTCTTCTTCGTTCATAAAATACTTAGAACCCTTGAGCTCTCGTTGATAATCATTATTTACAATGACCCAAAGCTCTTGGCCTAGCAAGGCAGCTTTCTTAAAATATTCAATGTGTCCTTTGTGGACAGGATTAAAATAACCAGAAACTATAATAATTTTTTTCATCTGTTCTCCTGCTCTTTGCAAAATAGTAGAACTTTTTATTTCAAAGTTAATATAGCTTACTTATGTTTACCCTATACCTTCAAAAGCTGTTGTACCGCCAATGGATCCTGTTAAGATAGGAAACTCTGAGGCAGGAATATTAGTAAGACCTGCGCAAACCGACCACTGAATAGCTGCTGACGAAGAAAGAAAGATAGACTTACATCTTACTTCCAAGTTTGCAATAGTTAGACCTGGAACAGTAAAAATATGCTTAATTCCCAAGGAAGAAGGCATACCAGTAACACCTTCAGATGAAAAAGCAACAAAAAGTTCTTCTCCTGACGTATTGTTTGAAAATGTTAAAAATTTTGTCACATAAGGAAAGTCAAAGCGTTTGACGGAACTTATGCTTTCTGTGCCTGTGCCAGATCCTGTGACATAAGGAATTCCAGACATCTGATATGAAGGTACAGAATTAGGCCCGGGTTTTGGATAGTTAAGTGACATTTAGTTTATCTCCTGATCAATTTTAGATGAACGAACTGATTGTAATAAAATGCTCTTTATTTTTTTAGAAGCTTTAAAAACTTCAGATGACAGATCTGAAAATTCTTCGAAATCTAAAGAAATTGACACTTTGCCAATTGTAATCATGAATTCGTTCATTTCTTGATCATAAACGATGCTTTCAGTCAAGAAAATCATTCCGTCAGGTATTTCTTTTTTATAGTTCATCTATATTATCTATGTACCATTCTTCTAAAGATCCAGAGCACAGAACTATAAAAAAATCTTTATGAATCGACTTTTTTATCAGAAGACCTGTTTTCTTTGTTTTCTGATGAATTACTAAGAAAATTTGATTTTGTTCTTCGAAGTCTTTTTTCGTTTTTAGATTTTTCATCTGTAGCTTCTGCGCTTGAAGACTCTTTAATGAGAGTCAACACAGGTTCTACATTAATATCTTCAGCTTGTAAATCTTTCTTAGGAAGAAGATCTTTAAATTCTTCAATAGAGATTGAAAGACAGTCTCTTCTTTTACAATAAGCAGTTAGTTGATCGTAAGATTCTATTTTTTGATCAGTAATAAAGTCTTGTAGTGTTTTTCTTTTTCTAAAGAGATAAGATTTTAAATCAATTTTCGACATCTTTATTCCTGCTTGAATCAATATTTAGATATGTTTTTTCTGCTTTAAGCATATTTTCTAATATTTCTTTAACATCAGATGACCACTTAAGTTCAACTTCAGAAAGCAGTTTTTGTAAAGGTTGATTCGATTCTAATTTATTAATTGATTCATTAACAAATAGTAACAATTCATCAAAGGCCTCGTTATCCCAGTCTAAAGCTTCAAGAAGCGCTGTGCTATAGTGAAACTCAATCCGCTTTAAAAAACTGTTGTTTTTATTAATGTATAAATCTGACATTATTTATTCTCTTTCATAAACTCAACGACAGCATCCTGAAATCTTGGATCTTTTGCAATTCTAATAAGATCTTCATCAGAGCACTTAACATTATAAACATCTGTCACGTCTTTTGCAATCTTCTTAAGTGCACTAATAAAGATGTTTCTTGCAGTTGAATGATTCATTTTGTGACCTTTTTCACACATCTTATCAGAGATTGAGTGAAAAGAATCACCTCCTAAAGCTTTACTAGTTGAATAACCGACTTCTGACTTGTGTCCTTTAGGCATAGGCATATTATTTCTCCTCGATTTCATAAACGTATTGATCATCTTCGCTAACGTCTTCAATACCAAAACGAAGACGAAGAACCAGTTCTTCTCTTTTAGTCAATGAAGAAAGAGAATTTAAAATAGCTTCCTTAATCTTTTGATTATCTAGCACTTCATCAAGTGAAGTGCTTCGATCATCTTTGATAGTTTCGCCAAGAGTTCTTCCTCGATCTTCGTCATCAATTGGAGAATCGATAGAAGTTGTATACTTTGCTTGTCGACTCTTGATTGCATCTTTGACATGGTCAACTGAAATTCCAAGAATATCGGCAACTTCTTCAAGTGAAGCCTCACACCCAAAACTTTCTTGGTACTCTTTTTGCACTAGCCAGACTTTTCTGGCATTAGAAAGTGTATGTGAAGGAACTTTTAACTGTGTGCTTTCATTAGTGAGACTGCGAGTGACTGCTTGCTTAATCCACCAGCTTGCATACGTTGAAAACTTAAAACCTTTTCTCCAGTCAAACTTTTCTACTGCCTTGATTAAACCGATATTTGACTCTTGAATAAGATCTTCAAGATTACTTCCGTATTTAGAATATCTCTTTGCAATAGAGATTGCGAGTCTTAAATTTGACTCAACCATCATGTCTTTTGCTGCCTTGTCGCCCTGCTCGATTCTTTGCGCAAGAGCAACTTCTTGCTCTCTTGTTAGAATATTAAATCTACCTGAATGTGTGTAATATGCGCTTAAGGACGGATCCACCATAAGTTTTCTCCTAGTAAATTTTAGTTTTTAAAGTTTAAAGTATAATAAATTTTGTATTGGCCAAATGCACTCTGCTTAGATAACGCCTTTATACTCAAGGGCACGATAAACATAGCAATAGTGAGTTTGTAATCTTTTGCACTCTTCTACAGAGTTTTTGTCTTCAAAGTTTTCAATTTCTTTAATTCTTGATCTCAGACTTAAGATAAGCTTCTTAAGCTCGACATCATTCATCTGCAGCATATCATCACTGTTCATAGAATTCAATTTACACCTTCCTTTGTTAATATTATAAAATGCTATTTAATAAATTTACACACTAAAAAATAATTTTTGCACCACGAAGTGTTAATTTTCGTTTATCGAATGTTTCAATAGTTATTGATTTGACGCCCGGAAGACGCTTAATCATCATTGAAAGTTTCTTTACTGATCCATAAATTTCAGATGATTTAGGCAGATATTTGATAGAAATGATTAACATCGCATCTCCGTCCATAAATCTTGAAACTTTATCAAGTTGCGCAACCACTGCAACAGAAGGAAGAATTCTTATTCTGGTCATAAGATCCGGAACATGTGTTTCATTTTCAAGTTTAATTGTCATGCTTACACTTGTAATTTTTTTCTCGAGCTTGTATAAGCTCTCAAGCATAATCTCCAAATCTTTGATGTTAGACATTTTTTCTCCTGTTTACATATAACTATTACCGTCATGATGAAATTTCGGAGTTAGTTGTCTACTTCATCTACCATTGCTGATCCTACAGATAGCAATGCAATGGCTGCAGAAGATGCATTTTCAAGAGCACATCGAGTAACTTTAAAAGGATCAACAATTCCAAGCTCAAACATGTCACCAAAATTATCATTTCTAAAATCAAAACCGATATTGTCGTTTTGATCAAACACACGCTGTAAGTAAGAATCTGGATTCTTTCCTCCGTTTATAACAATCTGCCTGAATGGTTCTTGACATGCTTCTGACATAATAAATAAACCTGCTTTGACTGAAGGATCTTTTTCAAGAAGTTCTTCTTGCTTGATCTTAAGGTGTGATCTAACAAGTGCAACGCCTCCACCAGGAAGAATGCCTTCGGCAATTGCTGCTTTTGTTGCGTGAAGTGCATCGTCAACGCGGTCGTATCTTTCAATAAGTTCAGCTTCAGTTGCAGCACCTACTCTAAGAATAGAGATTGCGCCGCTTAGTTGTCTAAGTCGATAAGTATAAAGTTCTCTCTCGTCAGAAGACAAACCAGGATTTTCAAGTGCAGATTTAATTGCGCCAACACGCTCAAGAGTTCTAGAGTTTTTGCTATCATCAGTCATAAAAAGTGTTGAAGCTTTTTGAATAATTGCACGCTTGCAAGTTCCAAACATGCTTTCATTAAACTCTTTCATGTCAAATGATGAGCTAATAACTTCTCCTCCTACAATTGCCTGAAGATCATTAAGCAGTTCGTGACGAGTGCCTCCAAACCCAGGTGATTTAATTGCTGCAACACGAAGTGCACCTTTTACTTTGTTAAGCACTAATCCTTGCAATGCTTCGTCGTCAACTTCATTAGCAATGATGACAATTGGACGATTCATGTCCAAAGCTTTTTCAAGGGGGTGCATTAGGTCATGAATTGTAGAAAAGCTTCTATCAATCATTAAAATTAAAGGATCTTTAAAATCACAGATAGATTTATCTTTATCAGTAATAAAATAAGGTGACAGATAACCACGCTCTAATTGATATCCATCAACAACTGTTAGCGAAGATTTAAACCCTTTTGCTTCTTCAACAATAACTTCACCATCAACGCCTGATGCTTTTATTGCGCTAACAATTAGATTTGCGATCTCTTCTTCACCGTTTGCTGAAATTAGAGCAACTTTTTTAAGATCTTCATCATTGGTTACGTCGCGTTTTTGAGTTTCAAGATGTGCAAGAACTATCTTAATACCTTTTTCTACACCTAACTTTATACCTTCAATTTCAAAGCCTGCTGACTTCATCTGCAGACCCTTATTGAAGATTACCTGCGCAAGAACAGTCGCTGTAGTAGTACCATCGCCTGCATCGTCAGATGTTCTTGCAGCTGACTCTTTAATCACCCTTGCACCTAAGTTTTCAACTTCATCTGATAGATTTATAGCATTAGCAACCGTTACACCATCTTTAGTAACTGTGGGGTGCAATCCATCTCTTTGAATTAAAACTAGCTTACCTTTTGGTCCCATTGTTGATTTAACAGTATTTGCTAATTTATCTACACCTCTGCGTAAAGCAGAAGTGAGCTCTTCTCCGCTTATGATTCTTCTCTTTTTTTCTTGCTGCATTTATCAACCTTTTAAGAGCTGTTTTTGATTTTTGCTCTCAAGTAATGTTCTATCTAACTGAACTATTCTACGGCTATTATCAAGGACGTTAACAGCAACATATAAGTCACCTTCGCATAAGACAGCTTCATTTGCTGAAATGACACCTTGCTGTCTTAAAATATCTTGCAAATTCTTTTCTAAATACATATTAACTCCTAATATTGTTAAAAGTGTCGCAATACTTTTTCCAAGTACTGTCTTTTGTCATTGAAGTAAAACTCATTTTTTCAAAAGCCATTTTAAGTGTCGTCTCATCAAACTTTCCGACATAAACTTCAACCTTATCGAGGTTATTTGAAAAGTCAACTAATCTAATTAGATTAACGTTATTCTCAAAAGTTTCTCTTGTATCTTTATTTTCGAGACGCTCACACAGTAATTCAGGATTCTTACACAGCTTTTCAGCAGTTTTATCACCTACACCCGGGATTCCGGCGATATTATCTGTAGGATCACCTCGCAATGCTTTCCAGGTAACGTAGTCATAGTCAGGTTTTTCTACAAATGACTTTTTAACAGGATTGTAAATTCTAAAATTTGTTTCAAAGCTATTTAACAGCTGTGTAAAGTCTGAGTCTGACGAGATGATCGTTACGTCATCACCTTTCCGCGCGTGCATTCCTGCATAAGTTGCAATTGCATCATCACATTCAAGTTCTGGATGTCTAATAGTAACAAAAGGAAAAGAACTCTTTACAAGAGCAATAATATTTGCTTTTTGCTCATGAAAAGATCTGCTTTGCTCTGGGCGATTTCCTTTATACGCACCCTCAGAGATGTTTTTGCGAAACGTAGGATCACCTTCAAGCACAAAATAAACTTTTTCTGGTTCAAACTTTTCAATTAATGATCTAAGCCCTCGAAAAAAGTTATAGATGACTGGATGGTCTCCTGAAGTAAAACCTGACTTCGCACGAAAAATTAGATTATAAGCGTCTAGAAGAAGAACTTTCATAATTGTGATATTTTCTCCAAATCTCTAAGATTTATTTTTGCAATAATACCGTTACCGATATCAACACTTACTTTATCACCTTGTATGTTATTTTGCACACTGTCGATTTCTTCATCACTTTCAGGAAGAACGTCAGTATTATCTTCATAAGAAGTCAATAAATTTGTATCAAAAGCTTCATCTGCTAATTGTAATGCCTGATCAATCATAGTGACTATTGCATTTTTAGCATTTTCAAACATATGTGCTCTAAGATCTTCAAGCTTATCAAATATATTACCTTTAAGCTTAAGAACATCTATTTTTGTTTTTTTTGCATCTGGCAGTTCAGCAATAAAAGTTTTTTCAATGCCTCCAATCGTTGTCCTAGTAACTTCTTCAACGATCATAAAAGGTATTACTCTTGCTGTTTCTAATCCAATAAGATAAAAAACTTGACCCACTTTGTATTTCATTACAACCTCTTTAAAAGATTATAACACAAAGTGGGTCAAGTTTTCAAAATTTATTTAGCTTATATTAGATTAAAAAGAACTGACTCAATGATCTGACGAAGATCATTTCTTGAGATTTGTGTATTTTCTTCAATCATTACAGGCATGTCACTTGCGCTAAAATTAGTTTTTGTGTATCTAGGTTCATTAAACCCGGACCCGGACCATCTTTTTTGCGCTAATTGAATTTTTTCGTGACCCTGTGCAAAGCCTCTGGGTCCTGAGAGTTTTTGAAGAAAAGCGAGGCCTACATTGCGAAGTGTTACTCCTTTTACTGGCCAAACTTCTTTAATGTTTACAAGTGCAAGAGCAACATCTATAGGAAATCCTGTGATAGGATCGGTTGACTTTTTAAAAGGCTCATTAAAAATTAAAACTTCAAAAATTCCAAATGCACCTTTGTTAAAAAGATGCGGCACAATTACTAAGTCACCGTTATTAATTTCACTTACAATTGGACGCATTACAGGTTTACCAGTTGCAGGATTAATAACAAAGTTACCAAATTTATCTTTGACTGGTGCAAATCCATCTTTTCCATTATAGGCACTAAAAAGTCTATTGTAACCGATAGAATATTTCACGAAAGGAGAGTCTGAATCTAGCATTTCTGGAATGTTAGGAAGCAGGATAGGGCCTTCATAAACATACTCAGCTTCTGCTGCTTTACGCTGTTTAAAACTTGGCCTTGAAATCGGCTCTGAAGGCATTGGCTCGTTTGTTTCGATCGAAGATAGCGTTGGAAAGTAGGACTTTGGAGTTTGTCTTCTCATTGTTGTTGCACCGGTGATAACACCAGTGCCTAGCAAGCCTTTTTCAGGATCTCCACCTCTAACTCTAATAGTCTTTAATCGTTCATTAGGTTTCATTTTTTTCCTAAATAGATAACTAAATTAGTAATTCTTAAACAAATTTCTTAAGAATCTCGCTCAAAACAATAACATCGTTTCCGCTCTGTTGTTTATACATTGAAAAATCAATTTTTGATAGCTCGTGAAAAAGACGCCATTCTTCTCTGTGCCCACCATGAACTTGAAAAATTCTTATGAGCTCTTTTACGGTAGATTCGTGAAGTTTCATTTTGAGTTTCTAAACCCGACACCAGGAAAAGCTGTGTTTACTGCGCCACGTGTTCTGTTGGTAGGTTGCTTTTTTCCATAAACCCAACCACTGGTAAGGTTAAGATCCTTGAAAACACCGTCAATCTCTTCAGCGATCATCTTTCTAAGTTGTGTCTCTTGAAGACCTTTGCGTTTCTTTTTCTCAGAGAGTTTTTTCTCACGAGCTTCAGCAATCATCTTTTTTGCACGACGAATTTCCTGAACGAGCATAGCTTCATCGACTTCGATTTCTTCGTCGTCGTCCATTTCTTTCATTTCTTTCATTTCTTTGGTATCTTCATCTTCGTCTTCGTCTTCACGAGAGTCAGCTTCAGAAAGCTGGCCTTTTCCAAATCTAAAGTCAGGATCATCTGTGCTTTGCACTGAAGGATCCTCGTGATAACTTCTATTTGAAGCCTCATTTAACGTTTGGCTTTGTGCTTCTACACCTGCAAGCTTGCATAATCTGTCTAAGTTAATTTTCATAAAAACTCCTATAAGCTACAATATTTAATTATGACGTTGCAAGTGTTTTTTCTTCAATATTTTTTCTAACATTCTCAGTTATTCTTTTACCTGCATTTGTTGCTGTTGCCAAAGGCTCAAGACCTAGACAATGACGAACCTGATCATAAACCTCTGTAGATAGATTGTCTTTTAAAACTTTCATATCTGCATATTGATGCAAATCCATCTCGAGAATAGGAATTTCTTCTCCATCTGCTCCAGGTTCAAATTCTCCTGTCTCGCTACTTTCAAAAATAAAAAGAATTTGAGGCATCTTTTGATCTTGAGGCACTAAGATAAAAGGAATACTTGAACTAAAACTACCCTCACTTTCTTCATACATAATCTCTGGCGTCCATTGACTTTTCATTTAATTCTCCTGAATAAATAAGATAATAACTCGAATAGCAGAATTATTAAATTACACTGTTGAAATAATCACTAGCATTTTTAAAAATTTCTATAAACGCTGTTCGAAGTATATTTCCTGTTTGCAAGGAATCTGTTGAGTTTTTAACAAGATCTTCTATGGGTCGAAGAATAATTCTTTTTTGATAGACATTATTAAAAATATCTTTATTTAAAACTTCAAATATTTTTGAAGGTAAAATACTTGAATTGCTGATCAGCCTTTCAGCTTTTAATTTTTCTATTTGAAACTCTGTCTGAGCTTTGGCTTTATCTCCTACCTTAAGTGCCAGAATTGTTTTAGGGAATAAAATTGAGTATTTTTTGTCTATACGACCTAAAGGTTGAGAATTTTTAATAAGATTTTCAATCCAAAACTGTTCTGCAGATTGATTTAACACGTTCTGCACCATTAAAGCTTGATCTTGAGCAAGCTCTTCGCTTGTTTCTTTGCTTCTTGAATATCTATCGCTGTATTGATCAGCGATACCAGCTGTCAGAACTGAGCATATAATGTCAGAAAATATTCCAAACGAGTAAGTCATTGCCAACTCAAGCATACTAACATACTTGCCAACAAGTGTAGGATCACTGTTAATCTTGCTTCTAACAATTTGATCATATTTCTTTTCTTCTTCAATTGTCAGACCGTGCCCATTAATAAAACTTATTATATTTTTCTTTGAAGACACAGACACTTTAGGATCCAAAGACTCAGTGCTAACTGTTGTTGTTGTAACTACTGGATTAAAAATAAAATGCTTTGCAAACTTAACGGCAAGTTCTGTTTGATTAAGCTTTTTAAGATCACATTTAGTAACAGAATAATCACCACGTTTAAAATCTAAATTACGAAATCCAATTTCGTTCATCATCTTCTTTCGGATAATCTTTCTTACACCTTCTTCAGATAAGATAGTCATATTAACCTCGAAGCATCATTCTTCTGACTTTCTTTCTAAGCAATGCCAGATCTTGTGATTCATTAACTTTTATTGGAGGTGTTGTATCTTCTTCGTCTTCTTCTGGAGGCGTTTCTGAATTAGCGGCAGGTTCTTTGGTCGGTGTTTCTTTACTCTCTTCAGGCTCTTCAGGAAGATCTTCTTCTTTATCTGATGAAATGTTAAGAGAAGTGGGCGGATCACTTGGCTCTTTTGCGTCTTGACCTGCAACTTGACCTGCAATAATATCTGATAATGCCTTTAAAAAGACGAGAAGCGTAGTTCTTTCATCTTCTGAAAGCTTGTCATAATAAACTTGTGCTTGACTCTTAATTGAAGAGTCACGTAAAGATTTTCCAGATCTAAGATTGTTAATTGCGCTAACAACTGAATCGAAAGATGCTCCCACAGAAGCGTCGTCTGGTTTTGCAGGCTTTTTAGGTGCTGCGGCAGTCTTTTCTGCCTCCTCTTCCTCTTCTTCTTGCTCGTCTAAAGTTCCAAAGTCTTTTTCATCTTGACGAAACTGTTTTTTATATCTATCGAGTGATGGATCTGCATTTTCATTAATAAACTTCTTTTTTGACAAACCTACAGCTTCACTCGATATCACACGAAGAACACTTAAAAGATCTTTTTCGTTTTTAACTCTTAACATTTATTCCCCTCAAAGTTTATACTTCAATAAATATCTTCAATAAATAACAATTTCTCTCATTTTGCTTAATGAGATCAAAGATAACAATCTTGGTTGTTACTGCAAGAAGTATTCCAAAGTCATTTTTAAGACTTACTTGAATCTCATCTTCAAAAAGTTTTGAAGTAAATCTGTAAGTTTGCGGTATCTCAAATGAGAGTTGCACAAAGTCAGCTGAACGCATAAGTTGCCGAAACTCAAATACGTGAGCTGACCCGTCTTTTGACTGAATGCGTACAGATAAATTTTGATCGGAAAGATTTTCATCCATATATGCTATTTTTGAATCTTTGTCGAGTTCTTTTTCTGACACTCGCTCTTTGAGAGAATCACTTACAAAGAATGTCAATTAAAACTCCTGAATAAATTTTACATCATCGTAGATTTCATCAATAAATCTCGCCAGCTTTAAATCAAGTTCTGACACTTCATTGATGTCGTGTGTATAAAGCTCAACTTGAACTGTCTCACTTGTGATGATAAGTGCCGGGTGATGTTGCATTTCTTCGGAAGTTTTAAGAATTTCGTTGACAAAGAATCTTAAGTGTTTATGACGCTCAAAAGAAAAAGTTCTTTGAAGAGATGTTTTCTTAAAATCAGAAACTTCTTCCCACTCTGTTGTGCTTGCTTCGATTGGAAGCTCTGGAATATCTCTAATACCTTGAAAATTTGACGAAAATAACTTGCTCATTCCTGATGTAAAATCAAAGTTTTCTTTGGTCAATTTCGCGCGCTCTTGAATACCAGAGTATATATTTTTCATTGTATCACTCTTATTTGTTATCCTCAAAGTATTTGATGTCATCAAGATGCATTTTCATAGCTTGTTTAACAATTTGTTTCATAAGTGCAGGATCTTTTCTTATTCTCTTTACTTCTTTGGCTGAGAAATCTTCTAATGATTCAACTTCAGAGAATTTCTTGGTAACGATCTTTTCTGTTATATCTATTATTTTTTCAACTTCTTTAGTTGCATTATTTATTTCTCCGGAACCCATTTTCATCAAAAGGTTAAAAAGCTTTTCGGCGACTGCTTTTCTCTCTTCCAACGTTGCAGCGCCGCCGTATTGCTTATCAGCAATTGCTGAAAACCAGCAAACAAAGTTTTTAGCAGGAGGGTTCATTGCTCTAAAGTCAGGCATCTTTTTAACTCTGCCAACGAAAGGATAGATCATCTTAAGCTGAAAATCTTTTCCGTTAGGCTCTAAAAATTTTGACTTAGATTCATCTAAGCCAATTTGTGTTCCGGTTGCATAAGCAACATCTTGTGCAGTTTTTAAATCTATTCCGCTGAATAACTTCTTAATTTCTGCAAGCAGATAAGTTTCAACATTTTCTGCTTGCCTTTTTACTTTTTGTTCAAAATTAAAGTTAATAGTTTCTATATTTCCAATGCCAGAACCTTTTAGACTTGCACCAATAATGTCAGATACGATTTGTCTTAAAATTGCAGGCCCTGTATTGCTTCCTTCTGAGAAGAAATCGAAGGCATCATATTCCTCATCATTAATCTTTATTTTATTTCCAGAAAGATTTTGAATAGTTAATTCTCCGCCTCGTGTAGCTCTGCTATAGACAATTTTTTCAAGAGCACGTATCTGAGCAATTGCTTCTATGAAAGGTTCTAAGTCGTCTGCTGCAAGCCCTTGACCAACTAATTCTTTTGTCATCGCTTCTATTGTCTTTAGGATCGAAGGTAAAATTTCTGCAAGTGTGTCATTAAAAATTGTGATAAGATTGACTTCATCTTGAGTCTCGGGATCTTCTAAATCTTTTAATCCTTTCATACCAAAGTCAAACTTTTTCATAATTACACGATTAAAATAGTCTCTGTAAGAAGCAACAGAGCCTGTATTTCTCATGATTTGAGAAGCTACCTCATCTGTAAATCTTTCTTTTTTCTCTTTTTCAGAGACACTTGGGTCTTCAATGTAGTTAGTTTCTGCATTGTCTTCTTCAAAACTGTCATTAGCGTCTCTAGACGATGCTTCTACAAACTTTTGATCAACATAAGAATTAACTTCTTGAAAAATGTCATCTTTGCTTATTACGAAAGACTGTTTGTTATCACCAGTGCCTTCAGCGTAAGTAAATGTTTGATTATCTTTAAGATTTGCAACAATCTGCTGAATTGCAGCATCTTTATCTTCGTTGGAAAGCTGTGGGTCTAGATCTTTTCTTTCTTTCTTAAACTCAGTTGATTTAATAATAACATAAGCAACAACTGCATCAACAATCGCATCTCTCATTGACTTTTCTTGACCTGCATGAATAACAACTTCATTAGGATCAATATCACCGTTGGCGACTCTGGCTGTAAAAGTTGTTCTATTAGGAATTTTGAAAGGTGCTTTCTTAATTTGCGCTGAGAATCCTGTATCAATAGTGGTAAATAAAAGTTCCTTGTCAGACGAAGCTATGTTTCTGGTTGTTGCGCCATATACAGGATGTCTTAGAATGGTATCAACGACTTTGTTAACAACTTCATCTAAGAAATTCATCAAAGATTTTCCTGTTTCATCTTCATATCGATCGGCAGCAAATGTTGTTATTTGAATAAATGAATTAGTAAAAGAAGACAAAGATCCAGCACTTCCGCTTTGGAACTTGTTAATAAACTTAGTAACTTTTGATTTCCAGAAGCTTTCTGTTTTTTGTTCTGCAGGAAGTGTGTAAATAACTTCATTGTTTGTGTTAACATTATTTGTTAAAATACCGCCCCAAGCTTTTTCTTCAGCTGAACCTGCAAATGATCTTTGAACATCTGCACCTGAAAATCCAAACTTAACAGAAACTTCAGTGGCAATTGTTCTTGAGACAGCATCCATTGAGTCCATAACTGTTTGTGCAACAATGCCTACTGGGTCAGCGGACTCAAGAATTTCGGCTTGTTTTTCTTTCCAGTATTTGCTTGTTAATGCTCTATGACGCTTAGTTAAACTCTCAGTTTCACGATTTATTTCTATCTCATCACTTTGGCTCTTTTTAATTCCTGAAAATGCTCTATCTAAATACTCGTCATCAACATCTGAAGTGTCTGTGTCTTCTTCGGGTGAGGTATCAACTTTTGTTGGTGCTTTTTTAAAAGTGCCTGGAATTGTCGTTGGTTCGAGAGCGAGTTGACCAGTTAGAGAATTCTTACTATCTTGTCCAGAGCCTAAGCTGAGTGTCATCTCAGAATCAAAAAGCAATCCTTCAATCTTAGAAAATCCAATACTGTACTTGTCCGCTAATTTTTGGATTGTTCTTGTTCCGTCAAAAATAGGATCTTTTTTAAGTTTCTTCGCAAGCTTTTGAAATAGCGGATCTTCTTTAAGCTGAGTGACATTTTCTTCGTCTTCGTCTTCGTCAGAAAGTGACTCTTCGCCAACATTAAAGAAACCTTCTTCATCGTCACCTGTAGTGTCGCCATATCTTTCATCTGCATCATCATCACTAAAAATGCCACGCATTGTAAAGTCGCCGCGAGCTTCAGCCATCATGTCAGCACTTTTATCAATAGCAGCGTCAAGAAGACGGTGCAAAGCTCTGTAGTATCCTTCGACCTGATCGGGTGGAACTTCTTGCGCAATACGTGCTGCTGCAGCCTTTAGCTCGCTTATAGAAGAAGGTACATAGTTTTCGTCTTCGACAGGTGGTTGTTCAACAGAAAGCTGTGTTGCCATGTGTGGGGATGCTGTAATTGGTGATTCACTTTTTCTATCAAAAGAATGAATAAAATTACCACTAGGATTGTTAGAAGTTCTATTTTCATTAAGCGCGTTTTTTAAAAGATTAAATAGAACTTCTTTTTTGACTTTAACTTGCATTTCTAAACTCCAAGATTTAAGAGTAAGTATTATTGTAAAAAACAAATATTAGTTAAAATTTTGATTAACCAAATATGTTGTTCCAATTGCAGCACCTACTCCAAGCACAAAAGATCCATAAAATCCCCAGCGCTGTATCACGTCTTTCTTTTTATCTTTTTCTATTTGAGCATCTCGTGCTGAGATCATTTGAAGATGAGTCTTCAAATCAGCATCATATCTAATTTTTAAAAGTTGATATTCAAGATTTTTTTTGGCTTCAAATTCTTTGAAAGAAAAATCTGCATCGATTTTACATTGTCTAATTTCTCTCTCATTTTGAGAGATTATCTCAGCCAAAGATTCATTTGTTAAAAGAACACCTGCAAAAGGTGCACGAGCCCCTGATTTGATATGAGTAAAATCTGGACTCGCATTAGCAATTCCTAACAATAGACAAAAGAAAATCAATTTACTCTCCTTCTAATCCGTATTTTTCTCTAAGCATCTTATCAAGCTTTGAAGAATCTTTTAATAATTCTTCTTTTCTTTCTCGCTCTTTTTTATCAGCATCGCTTTCTTGAGAGATTTTTTCTTTAAGATTGTTTTCTTTACTAGTAAGATATTTTTTAATAGCTGTATCAGTATTTGAATTGATTTTTTTTTGTGAATTCTGTAAAGATTTAACATCTTTTTGTAGAACTTTTTCTCTATTTCCGGTTGTACCTAAGATATATCCAACCAAAACTAAAAAAGCTGCAACTAATGCTTTCCAATGTTTAATTACAAAACGTTTAGTTTTAATTAAAAAATTCATTGTCTTCCGTGTCTCCAAGTCTGGACTATGTCAACAGCTGACTGACCACCAATATAAATCATGGCAATCATTCCCCAGGTTTCTGGATCTAAACCCGCACCAATAAACAAACCTGTTGCAGTTAAAAAGACAAGAAGCTTTCTAGATGCAAGTTTTTCTTGTAACGAGTCAAGAATACCTTTCTGAGTATTATTTAAATAAAGAGATTTTTTTAACTTAGTAATCACTGTAGGGTCTTGAGTTTCATCTTCAAGATCTTCAATTTCTTTATTTTTATCTTTCATTTAAAACTCCTATGTCAATCATTAAATCTATTTTTACTTTCGATTAGATCAAAGATTGATTCTGCATCTTGTTTTGAGAACTTTCTTTCTGTTTTATTTTTTTTAAAATCTGAAATTTCATCTAGCATTTTTATAACTTGTGGAGTTTGGGCTAGAATTTGTTGAACAAATTCTTCGAATACTTCTTGCATTGATAAGTTTCTTTCAAAGCAGGCAATTCTAAAAGCACCGTGAGCGTCAGTTGAAAGATTAAAATGAACTGACTTTTTACTAAATCTTTCTGATCTTAATTCACTCAAACTCTCACCCTCCGCCGCCTAAGCCACCAGTGCCGCCGGCAAACGCTCCGACAGCAAAATTATCGTCTGGTACTGCAGGTATATTTCCAAATTCGGTTGTTTCAAGTCCGTATTGATTACTAAGATTATTAACAAACTCATAAACAAATGCTTCGCCATAGTTTTCATCTAGAAAAGTTTTGGCTCTATTTATGATAGACTCTTCAATGTTAAGCAAACTTTCGTAGTTATTCATTAGACGAACTACTCTTGATGTAAACTTATCAATGTCCAAATCAGGCACTTTTTGTCTTGGGGCTGGACTAGTAACAGACATGTCATCACTACCAGAAGGATCAGGCTCTTCGTCGGCAGGCTCTTCATCAGCAGGCTCTTCGTCAGCAGGAGCTTCGTCGGCAGGTTCTTCATCAGCAGGCTCTTCGTCGGCAGGCTCTTCATCTTGTTCGAGAAGAAATCTAAGATTAAGTTTTCTTAATGACTCATTAATAGAATCAACTTTGCTAATTGAAGCTGATTCATATCTAAGCAAAAGTGCATCAATTTGATCATCAACAGAGTCAGCTGCTGGTCTTGCTTTTGTTTTTGGGTCTCTAAGCAAGAGAGGACTTTCAGGCGTGTTAGGGCCTGATTCAGTTGGTTTTTCTTCTTGCTCAAGAAGAAATTTTATCTTTTTTATAAGAATACTTTTTTGATCTTTCATTATGCGCCTCTCACAACATTAAGTATCTTGTCTGCTTTTTCAAATCTCTTTTCGATAACTGACCATCGTAACTCTTTCATCATCGCTGTCATATAAGAATTAACATCACCTAAATAGTCACGATAGTAAGCGTGTTGCCATACATCCATGACGATAACAGGATAAGATCCTACTGGAACTTGCTCAGAATGTAAATCGATCACACAGTTCATATAAGTCTGTGTGTACATATTAAGATATGTTATAGCCCAGCCACATCTTGAAGCTTTGCCGCAAGCAATAAAATCGCGTTGCCAGTCATCAAAAGATCCGAAGTCTCTATTAAGACGCATATATGAAAGAGAATCCATCGTGATCTTCGACTGAGCGTCTCCGATATTTGAGAAGTAGAGCTCATGTAAGTAAGCTCCGTTCATATTGTACGTTTCATCGATTTTGAGTGATCTAAAAGCTGAGTTGTTTGAATTTACATCTGATCTGTCAGCAGAATCAAGTAAAGTGCTTGTTTTGTTGAAGTTTTTAATGTATCCATGATAAAGATCAATATGATTTTGAATATTACCTGGACTTAAAAAATCTGTGCGCACATTTACTTGTTTTGGTTGCGCAGCAAAAGCCTCGTTTACTAAACTATCTTTTTCTTTTAGTTTAAGTGTATCTTTTATTGCTTTCTTCGCTTCGTCTGTTAAAAAGTTATTAAAATCCATTACGCTGCCTCATAATCTGAGAAATCTGTCTCTTGTAGTTTGACATAAACTATGTCAGTTTTTTTAGGACCATAGTGTCTATAACAGACAACTACAGGTTTACCATTTTCAAAATCAACTCGAGTGACTGTGTATTTGTGTCCTGTTTCTTTACACTTGATAAGCAAACCTGCTTGAAGAAGATCGATAGAATCTTTCTTATTTAGCTTGCCTCCAATTGATAATAAAGATTCAACTACTTGATGCCTCAATGTCTTCTCCCGTCGTGTTAAGATGTCTAATAGTTATGCCTGCATCTTTAAGTATATCTATACCGTTCGATTGTTCGTATCTCTCTAAATAAATAACTTCAGCAATTCCTGCATTAATGATTGCTTTTGCACAGATTTCGCAGGGTGAAAGTGTAAGATACATCTTTTTTCTTGCAGGATTATTGTAATCACACTTAATTAAGGCATTTATTTCAGCGTGAATAAAGCCACTTCTTCCAACTTCCATAGAGTCTCTTTGATTTTTTCCTCCCTTTTGATCTCCATTATATCCAATCGATAAAACTTGAGTATTCTCATCGTTGACAATCACAGCACCGACTTTATGCTTCGGGTCTGAACTTCTTAACGAGATCTGTTTTGAAAAAGAACCCCATATCTCATCCCAGGTGGGTCTACGCATTAAGCACCTACTTATCGAATAAATCTTCGATAGAAAAATTACCAGGCAGTCTAAAGCCTGCTGCTTTCTTGTGGCCGCCGCCTTGAAATGACTTAGAAACTTCTGACACATCTACTGTGTCATGGAATGCACGAAGACTAACTTTAATCTCTCTATCACTGTGATCATAATACCAGATAAGCGCAAAATCACATTTTGTAGCTAAGCGAGAACCAATCTCAGATATCCAATGTGCTGAATTTACTACAAGCACATTTTTGTTATTCATCTTTCTTGGCGAAGCTTTTTCACAAAGCTTTTGAATAACTGTCTTAGAATAAGCAAGAATATAACTTCCTCTCTTTACTGCATCATCAAAAACAGAGTTGTCTTCAAATTTTTCAAATTCTTCAAACTTAAAAGGAACCATGTCAAATGCTGCGCTAAACTCTTTGCTATATTCAAGTTCCCACTTCCAAAGATCGCGATCTTGAATGTATCGTATAAACTTAGGGGGTTCTTTACCCGGATGAAAGAACTCCCAGGAAAGCATTACACCACTTTTTGTCATATCAAAATGAGTATTAGAAACATCGTGAAGTTCAACCATCGCAGATTTGTGATGATCAATTACAATTAAAGATTTTGCTTTTTGAATAAGCTCTTTAGTAAGCGCATTTCCAAAAGAAAAATCTAAAATAACAACATTTTTCCCAGTAACATCAGGAGGAGGTTCTCCATATTTTCTTGGGTGATATTCAGCACGCTCTCCAAGCGATTTCCACGCTGAGTATGCAGCGCCAAAACCGTCTGTACAGTCAGCGTGAAAAATTACACAATTAACACTTGTGGGCTCGAACAATTTGCTCTCCTAAACTGTAATTCCTGAGTGATGTCGAAGACATCTTGCTTCATAAATATCGCTTCCGCCTACATGAATTAGCTCTGTATTATTAAAATGTTCTTTTCTCATCGTGTAAGATGCATCTTCTCCGCAAATCGTGCAAACAGCTTTACATTTTTTTACATGTGTCGCATGACAAAGCAGAGTTGAAACCTCATCGAAGGCTGACAAGGAAGATGATAAATCAAGTGTCGAAACTAATACGCTTATGCGTTTGTCATACAAATAGTAAAGACATACATCTGCAACATTATCAATCATAAAAGCTTCGTCAATAGCGATTATGTCAGGTAGCTCTTCTTTGCTTCTAAAGTAATTTATAATATCTTGCCCTTTATTTATAAGCACACAAGGCACACTTATTCCGCTATGGGTCATGATCACGCCTTCTTGTGTGTATCTTGTGTCCATAGCAGGTTTAAAACATACAACTTCTTTTTTTGCAAATTTATATCGTTCTACTTGCTCAAGAAGTTTAGTTGATTTTCCACTAAACATCGGACCTACATAAAGTTTTAAGCTTGGTGTCATTATTTCTCCATCGTTATTTAAGATTCCACCATTCAATTGTTCGATTTAATCCTTCCCAAAATCGAACAAGAGGTGTATAACCGAGCTCGTCTCTTGATCTCGTAATATCTGCCTTAGTGTGTTTAACATCACCGGGTCTTTCAGGTGCATGTTTTACAATTAAATCAAATTGACCCTTAAGGTAGTTTAAAATCTCTTGATTTGAAACACTGTCACCGCATGCAACATTATAACATCTACCGTTAAATTTTAGATCAGAATTTGCAGCAAGAATATTGGCATAAACAACATTGTCAATATAACACATGTCACGAGTCTGAGACCCGTCACCGTCTGAACGAACAGGTAGATTATTTTTAATGGCATGACACCATGCAGAAATTGCAGTTGAGTAAGGAGAATCTCCTGACTGACCCGGGCCAAAGACATTAAAGTATCTTAAACAAACAATGTCAAGTTTATAGAGATCTGCTGCCATTTTTGCATAATCTTCTATAACAAATTTCTGCCAAGCATAAGGTGACTTTGGAATAAACTTTCCTCGTTCAGACTCAGGCGTAGGCATGAGTTCTGCGCCTCCATAAACTGAAGAAGAAGAAGCCCAAACAACTCTCTTCACATTGCCTGTGCATGACTCAAAAAGTTTGACTGTTTTATAAATGTTTTCAAATGTAGTATCAGCAGGATACTCAACAGAGTAAGAAACTCTAGGAACAGCAGCTTGATGAAAAATAACATCGTAGTTTTTTTTCTGTATGTGCTTAAGCATTCCTTCGGATGCAAGGTCATCTTGAATAACGAGCACTGTGTCTAAACTTCTGTCCATTTGTATTGAAGGTGTTGTATTTGCCTGACCATCTTTGCCGAGAAGAGAAGCATAGTAGGGGGCTATAAAGCTACTGGATGGAAGAACTCTTAGCTTTAAGCCTTCTAAGTTTTTTAGAGATCCTCCAGAAAGATTATCTACAACATCTACCAACCAACCTTCAGATAATAACTTTTTGGTAAGATTAGATCCAATAAATCCGCACCCACCTGTGACTAAAGCTCTTTTCATTACTGCTCCTATGATTAGTAATAATACAAAAAAAAAGAGAACTTTACAATTCTCTTTTAATTTTTAAGTTTTATTTTGTTTTTTAGAACGGCATGTCGTCATCATCGTCTTCGAAGGAAGGTACCTCGCTATCAAAGTCGATGGGTTCATCAGGATCTGAAGATATTGGCATTCCAAATTCATCATATTCTACTTGTTGTCCTGATGCATCTATGTCAATAACGACTTCTTGCCCTTCGTGAATCTTCTGAAGATTTCCAAGTATTGTCTCAAGAGTAAAAAACTTTCTCGCAATACCACCTTGAATATTTGAAGATCTACTAACAGCATCTTCAACCAAAGAAAGATTTCTAAAAAATGTTGCCGGGTCATCAAGATTTTTATAGATCTTTCTAACGAGAATAGTCATCATCTGGTGTTCTGGGCTTAACATCTCTTCCGTGTCAGGTGTAGGCTCAGAAACTTGAAATGCTTCTCTTATCAGTTTAAAAAGTGTTGATTTTTTGATTTTCATACTTGTAATTATATCAGATTTATTCTAATTGCTTGGTAATATGTGACTTGATCCAATTTTAAGAACGAGCTTACACATCTTTATATCACTAAGCTCTGACAGTTTTGAAAAGACATCTCTCGTTAAAGATTTAAGAAAGTTCATATCGTACAGAAGTGTCTCTTTTGTATTAGAAGACCTTAGATAGAACTCCCCATATAGAAACTCATTTCTTAATGAGAAATGACACAGAGTTAAACAGGATTCATCAGAGTAAATAAAACGACGTGACTCGTGAGTTTCTTTTCTTGAATACTCATTCTTTCCCATAAGTTCATTAGAGATTTTCGAAAGCATCTTTTGACGAATCATTTGATAATAAGATGCTTCTTTCTCATACTCAAGCATTTCTTCTGAGATATCATCAAAAGTGCCAGAGTCGTAATGTGTCAGATGCAATCCAATCTTTTCAAAATTGGCACCATAAGCTGCTGCTGTCATAAAAGTGTTTGCGTATTCGTGATACTTCTTGTCTTCAAATCGTGTGCTTAGATCCTGAATGATGTTATCAATCATTTGATCGTTGATTTCTGATCGAATCATCATTACATTTGGATAATTCTCAAACTCAGCTGCCGCTTCGACAAATAGATCATAAACTTTCTTCAAAGAAGCAAAATTCTGAAGTTCATCGCCGCGAGTTTGAAATCGTTTTGCAATGACATCCCAGCTTGGTAAAAGCAGGACAATTACATTATTAAGATTTGAAATTTCAGATTTTAGCGATTCTACATGAAAATAGTCATCACGACCGTAAAGCCGCGCATACACAACCATTGACAAAGATGATCGATCTTGAATGTTCCAAGCATAATCAGATCTCTTATGTAAGAGATTGTAAAGGGTTGTCTTTCCAGAAAGATCAGGACCTTCTAAGATAATTTGATTAATTGGTGTCTTTTTCATTTTAAGAAAACTCCATTGTATTGTTGCGTCACACGAACAAAAGTAGTGCATTTACTTAGCTGCTTGAGCGAGGATGCACCAACATATGTGCAAGTAGATCTTAACCCACCAAGTATGTCTTTTACAGCTTCTGAGACCGGTCCTCTATAAGGAATCTCAACTGTTCTTCCTTCTGCTGCTCTATATGATGCAACGCCTCCGCTATGTTTATTCATTGCAGTTTCAGAACTCATTCCATAAAACTGAACAAACTTCTTCTCATCGTAAATCGGTTTTAGAATAGTACCTGATGAATCAACATCATACTCATTTGTCTTGAAGACACGTTTGATTACCTCACCACCGCCTTCGTCGTGACCTGCGAGCATTCCACCTAACATAACAAAGTCAGCACCAGCGGCAAAAGCTTTTGCAACATCACCTGGACATGTGCAACCACCGTCAGCGATAATATGACCGTCTAAGCCGTGAGCAGCATCGGCACATTCAATGATAGCTGACAGCTGTGGATAACCTACTCCTGTCTTAATTCGAGTTGTGCAGACAGAATTGTGAACCGCAATGCCTTCTACATTGTAAGAATGATCTTCTTCAACCTCAAGATCGTAAGCAATGCCAGACGGATTATCAAGACGATTAATTGACTCAATTTTAACTAATTTGTATTTTGATAGCATTTAATGCCTCTTGTTTAATTTTATTTGGATTGCTTAATTACTTTAGTTCTAAAAGAAAATATTCTTGTGTTATCTCTTCTGCAGAGATCCACTGTGCATAGTCATGAATATTATTATCATTTAAAATATTTTGATATTTCTTATGAACAGCATAAAATTCATGATTTGGCGTTGCTTTGATTCCGTTAATTTCAACAAATGACTTCTTTTCTTCATGTATAAAAGTTTTAGATACTTTTCTTATTCTATTCATATGCGTAAATACTTCATCGCCAATTTTGATTTCTTCAATTGGTTTGAGTCCGTGTGCAGTATTTACAATTGTTCCCGCGGCAAAACATCCGGGTCCGATCCCCACCTTGACAATATCTGCACCAGCCAAGATCAACTCTTGAGTCATTTCAGCCGTTACTACGTTACCAGCAATAATCGTTAAGTCACGATTTTTCTCTCTAAACGATCTAACAACCTTAACAAAGTGCTCTGAATATCCGTTGGCAACATCTATGCACACAAACTTAATGCCTACGCCAAGTGTATCAATAATCTTCTGTGTTTTATACAAATCAGATTCTGATGTTCCTGTTGAGACAATAGAGTTTTCACTTGACCAACTCCACTCATCTTTTAGATAATCCTTTAATTCATATGACTTAACGAGGCAGGTCAAAAGGCCTTCTTTCATTAGTGCACTTGACATCTCAAAAGTTCCTACGCCATCCATATTTGCAGCAATGATAGGAATCCCTGTCCAATCGGAGCCGTTTCTAAAAGAATAACTTCGCACAAGCGAAACATCTTTTCTACTTTTAGCTTCTGATCGCTTTGGACGAATAAGCACATCTTTAAAATCAAGCTTTGTTTCTTCTATATTCATTTTAATTCCTTTGTAGCTTACAAGTTTAATCCGGATCTTTAGACATTAACATAAAATAATGGTCGTTATTTCATAAGCGCTCTTACTTTGTCAATGCTAGTTGATGCTCCCCAGTTAGGATCATTTTTTGCTTTTGCTAGCCACAAAGTGTAAGGTTGCATTGAGCTAGGAATTTCTCCCCAGATCATCAACCATCCAGAATTGCTTTCTTCATCTGTGATTTTTACTCTATGAAAAACTTTTTTGTTCTTTGAAGTTTTTCTAATGGTTTCAATTACACAAAACCAAGCTACTCCTTCTTCCTTTGGTTCCATTTGAAGAACTGATTTCACATCAGCGCTTTTAATTTTTAGCATAACTTCTGGAGGAAATGCTAAATCATCCCTGACAGCAGAACACATTTCTTGATACATTTGTAGCTTTTCAATTCTTGACCAATCTTCAAGGCTTGAATTTTCTTCAATAAGCTTAGGCAACAAAGGAGAAGCATTTGTTTTTTGTGCTTTTTTAGGTGTCATTCCAAACTGACCTTTTTTAAGAATTTCATAGTTGGAGATGATAATCTCATGAAGTGCTCTATGATTTGGAACTTTACCTTGCCATATTTCTTCAATTACATCTAGTGCTTCAACCTTACAAAGTGCAGCAAACCCTGTCCTATTAAGCTTTGAATGATACCACTCACCTTCTTCATTAAACAACATTTTCTGAAGTGTTGTGTAAGGTCTGTTTTCCATAATTTCTTTTACAGCATTGTCTCCTAGTCCTTTGATAGATGTCAAAGGAGGAATAAAAGATTTCTTTCTTTCAGACCATGTCCAAACTAAGCCAGATTCATTTATGTCAGGAGTACTAACAGAGTACCCCATTGCTTTAATTTCAGAAATTGATTTTGCTAAGTTAGTAGGATTACCATTTTCAGACTGAAGAATTGTGCCAAGCCAGTCAGTCTCATAATAAGTGTGCAGCCAAGCTGAGTAATAAGATCCAATTGCATATGCAACAGCGTGAGACAAGTTAAATCCATAAACGCTGAAGAACTCGATTCTTTCCCAAAGCTCTTGTGAGACATTTTCAGGCACGCCATTAAGCTCACGAGCACCGTTCACGAATCTTAACCGCGCTTCTTCGCGTTCATCACCTTTTTTACCAATTGTGTCAAGTGACTTCTTGACCAGTGTTTTGCGGAGCTTATCCGACTCACCAGGAGAGAAACCTGACAGCTTTTGTGCAAGAAGCATGAACTGTTCTTGGAAAGTGACGTGACCAAAAGTTGGGCCTAAGATCTCCTTAATAATTGGATGCGCATAAACAATTTGATCGGCACGCTGCTTGTCATTGACATACTTCTTATGAACGTTTGCCCGAAGAGGACCAGGACGATAAATTGCAGTCAAAGCCGCAAGCTCAATAATTGAAGTAGGTTTAGCATCCTCACAAAAGCGGCGAGCGCCTTCGGCAGTAAATTGGAAGATACCTACTTTGCGCCGCTGGTGATAGACATGTTCCCAAACCTTAGAATCGTTTTGATCAACATAACGGCAGTTAAGATATTTATCAAACCAGTCTCGTACCTCGAGAAATGTAGGTGTCTTTCCTGTTTCTCGTGTAATAATGCGTGAGATACAGTTTTCAACATCCTTAAGAAGGGTCAATCCTAGAAAGTCAAACTTAATAAATCCATTGTCTTCCAAGTTACGGAAGTTCATACCTTCTGTCCAAGGCGTCTGAAGATCACCGCGAACTCCAATAATCGGCATTGAAGATGCAAGTGCATCAGCTGGTCCGATAATAACACCACCTGCGTGTCTTCCAATAGATCGATTCTGCATGAAGAGTGTTTCGATATGATCCTTTACTTTAGGGTACTTTTCCATGAACTCTCGATAACCAGGAGAGAACTCCATGCAGTCCTGATGTTCAAGCACAAAGACTGACTTTTCAGTATTTTCATCTCGAGCCTGTGCCATAACTTCGTCTTGAAGTGGACCGGTCATCTTGTTGACTTCAGCAAAGTCAATTTCATAAAACTTGGCGATGTCTTTGATAAGCGATTTTAACTTCAGAGTATTAAAATTGCTCACAGGAATAACAGATTCAAATCCGTAAAGCTCTCGTGCTGCATCAATCAAAGCATCACGATTACCTGCGTCAGAATCGATATCTGGCCAAGAAGTTCGGTGCCTTCCGAGAAAACGCTCCCACAGTAGATCATACTTAAGCGGATCAACCTGTGTAATACCAAGTAAGTAGTTTACGAGAGACCCGCCGCCACTTCCTCGGGCAGGTCCAAACAAGGTGTGATCAGCTGCCTTGTGAAACACTTCGTTCATGACAAGAAAGTAGTTTTCAAACCCCAAGTGTTTAATATCGCCCAACTCTATCTTAGCACGCTCCACATATGCCTCATTCATGTGAAGACCTTCTTTTACAAAGGCTTCTTTAACCTTTTGCGCAAGTTGCTGAAATGCTGTTTGATCTGGCTTGTTAAAATCAGGTAGCTTGACACTAGTATCAATCCAAGTATCAGAGCATTTTTCCCAAGCAATATCATAAGTTCTCTCAATCGAGTCTTTAACAGACTGCTCATAGCCCTCATATGTTTCTTTGTATTCATCATAGTGATTTACAAATTCATCCCACATTTGTTGTGCATTTTTAGGATAAAGCTCACACTTAAGATCTTCAAACTCTGGTAGAGGAGAAGGGTCATTGCCCATCCAACCTAACTTCTTGTAAAGCTCTCTTGCTTCCCACTTGTCTGGCTTGTAATAATGAGAGTCAGGAGTTGAGATCAACTTCACACCCGACTGTGTTGAGTGACGAAGAAGATGATGATTTACCAAATGCTGCTGTTTGAGTCGATTAAACTGCAGTTCAAGATAGAAGTTGTCCTCACCTACAGCATCAACAAAGTGCTCTGATAACTGCATAAGCTCTGCTTGAATTTCAGCATCTGACTTGTTAAGTGCATTACCGCGCATAATTCTGTTTGAATATATTCCGCCAAGGCAGGCACTTGACACATTAAGTCCTCGTCCATGCTGCTTAAGCATGTTAAAGTCAATTCGAGGATAGCGATAGAAACCTTCAGTATATCCTCGCTTGATCAGTGTAAAGAGATTACCTAACCCTTCGCGATCCTGTGCAGTAACTACAAGATGGTAGCGGCGCTTCCACTCATCTTTTCCATCGTCAGCTGATTTAGTTTCTTCTTCATTTTCGATAACATGACCAGCATCTTCTTCTTCGTCTGATGACTTCTTTTTAACATCAACCCGTTCTACTTTTGATTTTGTATAATCATTACGCCACTTGCTAAGTGAAGGAACAAAATAAAACTCGCATCCGTAAATTTGGCGAAACTTTCGACCGCTCTTCTTAATATGTGCAGCATGCTTTTGAGCATGTGCCAAGCCACTGCCGTTTCCGTGGTCTGTAAGACCCCATGCATCCATTCCGTTATCAAGAACGAAATCAATGTGATCTTTGGGGTAGCCTAAACCGTCAAAAACGCTAAACCCTGTGTGTCCATGAAGCCCAACGAAACGGGTAGGTGGTGTAATATTACGAATAGTCATTTTACTCCTAAGTAAAAACCTCACCTATATTCTAAAAGGTGAGGTTAAGCTTTACACACTAAAGATTTTTATTAACAAATACTTATTTAATATAGATGTGATTGATGCCTAGAGATTGAACATGTTTCTCGATTGCATCGATGTCACTATTTTTAGAAACAATGATGCATCCTGCACCAAAGTTTACTCTGTCATTTAGATAAGGAAAAAATTTGTAGGGGCCATGCAAACCCACTGCGGAGCCAGTAAATCCTATTTTCTTTTGAGTCTTTGTAGGATAGTCAATGTGGATAAAAGTTCTCCAAACAGACGATGACTTTCTAGGCTTTTGGATAGTGTATAACCCTACAGGTGTTTTTCTATCACCCTTTTTGTTTTTTCCTATTCCCATCGATCCGTGCGATGCTTTAAAAGATTGAATAGGTTTATTTTTTACGCAAATTGACAACTGATTGTGCTTGGAGTCATATTCTATATGATTCATATTGTGACTTTTACAAATTGTCTTGCTTGCCACTTCCACTGTGGGTGTCAAGATAGAAAAAAATCCTGCGACAATAACATCTTTGATTTTCACAACACCTCCTTGTAAAGATATTATAAAACCAATTTTTATTAATTGCACTTAAAAGCTCTATGCTTGGGCTAATCTACCAGCCCACACAATTGCTAGTCCGTTCTTGTTCATTGCTTGTAATCCAGTTGCAAAAACCGATCTGTGAACATTGTGATAAATTATTGGAACTCCATCTACCATTGCTCCAACAAAGCCAATATGTGTATTCATACCAAACCCTTTGCCGCCCTCTAATGTCTTTCCTGGTTTAAAATCAATCTTTTGTCCTAATAGATTTGGATTCCATTCTTTACCTTCGTCTGTGAGAAAAAATGGACCATTACTAACTTTAGTAGATCCTTTACCCATTTCTGGATAACCAGTCGCACCTTCAAAAAAAGCTTTAGTAAAGTTGTCTGAAGTATTATAGTACAATCCTACAACATCCCCTAAAGATAAATTTTTAAATTGTGATTGATCTGGAATAAGCTTACTAACAAATGATTTAACTTTCTCTTCAAAGGCCTTTTCTTTAGGGTTTGCATTAATTATAGAAAAAAGTCTTGCAGCTGCTGCTTGTTGAGGAGTTGTAAGAGAATTAAAAGCTGACGCTTTCGCAAATCTTGCATGAGCATGCCAAGCATTTCCTACGTAATCTTTAACATGCGGACCTAAAGTTTCTCTTACGAACTGTGCACAACCGTCAGCTTTGCACAGTCCAACAGGCATATCTTTGTCTTTTTTAGGCTCAACTTCTACAAGCCCGCTTGTTAATATTTTACCATTGTAACCAGGAAAATATTCTATGCCTTTTTCAGCAGTTTTACCAGCTGTTGACGATAAATCAGCTGTTGATATACTAAAAAGGTAAGGATAAGACTTTTGATTAATTTTGACTACACCTTGAAGAATTTTTGCAGCTTTATTTTTATTTGGTCCAATTATTTCTTTGTTTACTAGCTTTCCACTCTTGTTTAAAAGAAAAAGTTGACCGTTAGGAAATATTTTAAATCTGTACGGGTTTTCATCTACAATTTCATAATTTGTATCAGTTATTATTTTTGTCAATCCTGAAGGAATGCCTTTGTTCATAGATTTTAAATCATCGATAAGATTTGAAGCAACTTTGCGCTTTTGCTCTCCTTCAAAGGTAATTTTTTGACCATCTTTTAAAAGATCAATGTTTCCTTCAGAAGATATAGAAAAAGCATTTCCTGATTTATCTGTTACTTCTTGAGGCATTTTAGAACCTGAAAATGAGTTTTTTTCCTCAGACACAACCTTTTTTGTCCCTGCTGGTTTTGTATCAGATGCTTCTTTTAGCAGAGTTTTAATAATTAATTTTCTTAACGCTTTTCTTTCAAGTCTCATTTTAAATCTCCTGCTATAGATAGGCTTTTTCTAATAGTTTTTTTCTGCAGGATGCTTGCCAAAACTTTAAAACTTCTGCAGACACAATGTCATCTTCATGATTTAAATTTATTAACGCTTTTAATAGATTGACATATACCTTTCACCACGGTCACAAAGAATGGTGACAAGGACACCGTCTACAGCATTGTTTTGAAGATATTTTTCCGAAGCTAAAAGATTGGCACCTGAGCTTATGCCTACAAGGATACCGGTAGATTTTGCAAAATCTTTTGCTCTTGAGATAGCATCTTCTGTGTCTATCTTAATAATATCCGACATATTGTCTGGATTTGCTAAGAAAGCCTTTCCATCTCCAATGCCTTGAATTCCATGTGGAGATGTGGAAGGCACTGTCATACAAACTTTTGTGCTCATGCCTCCTTCCAGAATATACTGTCTTATTCCTTCAATTGTTCCACCGGTTCCGGATCCATGAACAAAGACACTCCATGAGAGATTTAATGATCTTAGTTGATTATAGATCTCAGGTGCAGTCTGCACTTTGTGACACTTTGTGTTGTCTGGATTGCTAAACTGCTTAGGTGACCAGGCATTTTTTGTTTCATCTAAGAACTGATCTCTCATTTGAATTGACGCTGTAAAATCATCTGGCGGCGCATCGATGATGCGTGCACCAAAAACTTTCATCATCTGTTTGCGTTCTTCAGACATGTTTTTTGGCATAAAGATTACACACTTGTTTCCAAGTGCTGCTGCAATTGCACTTAAAGAGATACCTGTATTACCTGATGTCGCATCACAAAAGATTGATGAAGAATTAATTTCTCCTCTCTTAATTGCTTCGCTAACAACAAAAGAAATAGTTCTATCTTTGACAGAACCTGTCGGATTGTATGTCTCTAACTTAGCATACAATTTATCATTTATTTTTAAAAGAGGAGTATTACCGACCAAATCATTAAAATACATCATGCTGATAAGTATTTATATTTTTAGTAAAAATCTGCTAGATTAACTCCTTTTTCTTTAGCTTCTTTGAGATAGACAAGAGGATCATAATCTTCACTTTTTTTAATTTCTTGAACTGTTCTTCGAATCCCTTCTTCTAAAGAGATTTTTGGTCGCCAGTCTGATGCTTCTCTAAACTTTTTAGAAGAAAGTCTATGATTACCAAGATAGTCTGTCTGAGGATGCCAAGTAAGAACATCTTTTTTGATTCCGCATTCTTCTTGCAAGATCTTTTCTAAAAGTGATATAATCTCTCCGGTATTAAGAGGTGTCTCTGCGGAGACATTCCAATCATCATTCCAAAGATCTTTTTTGATTGCAGTCAAGACAGCATTACAATAGTCGTCAACATGCATGTAATCTTTAATCTTATCTTGATTTAAAAACATGTCAATATCTGACTTATCTCTTAAATAACCAAACACTGTTTTCGCAATAAGCGAGTTCATGTCGCCTTCTCCTCCGTAAGCAAAGAGAGGACGAACAATCATCCACTTGTCACCTGCTTGTGTCTTAATAATATCTTCAGCACAAAGCTTGTGACAACCGTAAAGTGTAGTAGGACGCTTAAGTGAGGTTTCTACGATCTCTTCTTCTTGATACTTTGCAACATCATAAATAACTGTCGTGCCCATATAACAAACAGGTATCCCTAAGCGCTTAGCGGCTCTTGCAATATTATAGGTTCCAGCAATGTTAGTCAGTGTAGATTCAGATGAATTTAAGGCGACGACATCTGTACCTACTACTGCAGCATTATGAATGACAATATCTGTTTTTGTTTCATAGAAAAACTCTGCCCAATCATCTATAGAGTTTTTGTGAACACAAAGCTCTTCGGGTTTGTGATATTTAAGATCAAACCCATTATATGTCTTGTAACTATCACCTGATAGCACAGGACTAAATCCAAAGTCAGATAATTTTTTAACAAGATTTCTACCAATAAAACCTCGCTCACCTGTAATAAAAACTCTCATTGTTTCTCCCTTGAACGGGATTTTAAGACATTTTATTAATTTTTACATATTTTAATACACAAATCCGTAGCTAGACATAACATGATCACTTGCTAAAGTATCTCTAAAACCGAGTGCATGTCCGATCTCATGCTCTAGTAAAATACTGCTGTTTGCATAGTCTGACTTAATCCAGATCTTTGCAGAGATAATTTCTTTTGTATTCATGTAAGATTTTACACTTGTTATTCCGTATGCAGATCCTGTGATTTTATCGTCTTCATAGATTTCAATAGTTCCTGGCAAAGTCTGAGATTCGAAGCATTTTTTAAATAAGATGCTGCCGATTTTTTCACCTCTTTTTTCCCAAGAAGAAATGGCCTTTTCAAGAATAAGGATATCGATTTGAGAATTGTTACAGATGATCACGTCAGGAATGTTTTTTGTCCAATAAAAAGATCTTAAAGTCTCCATCTGATAATCAGATGTATAAGTGTGTTTAAAACCTAAGCTGAAAAAAGAAACAAAGGCAACAGTTAAAAAATTCATTTTAGCTCCTGCCTTTATCTTATTAAGCTTTTAATAAAAAGCACTTTTACTTATCAATAATTTTTTAAAACATTAAGAAGCGCAGTGTTATTTGTTTGCTTAGCAGCTGATTTAATATCTGCGATGTGGTCAAATAAAACTTCGTCCATAATAAAAGATGTGATAGGTGCAACATCTTTATTTGCATACGCATCAATAAGGTTTTGTGGCTGAGTAAATGCAGCAGACGATTTTTTACCTGCCTTAATTTCTTTGGCCACAGAGCTCGAAAGTTCCATGTTTTTTCTGATAAGTGCATTTAGGCTTAAAAGATAATCGCCAATCGATTGATTGCGACTTAAAAGAGTACCGTTAGTCAACGGCCAGTTTCTAATAATTCTAGACATATCAGACCTTCCAGCTTCATCAAATCTTTGGGCGGCATCTTCAAAAACTTCTAAGGCTGAGGAATCTAAGATTGTTTCAACACTTCCGTCATCTTCTCTTGCAAGATCAGTTTCACCTGTATCAGGTTCAGCTTTAGGTAGTTCTACTTTTATTTTAGGTTCAGATGAAAGCGCAAAAGTTTTTCCAATAGTTTTAGACACAGGCCCTGAAATAACTCTGTATTTATTTCCTGATACTTTTTCATAAGTAAAAGGGTCACCATTTCCGGTAGTAAGAGAGCCTATGTTATAAAGTTTATCGCTGGCACCAATTTGAGATTCTTTCCAAATAAAATGAGGTTTTCCATAGTACTTTGATCCTGATGGAACGCGAAGAGTGATTTCAAGTTTCTTTCTATCGTCAGGAAGAATTTGAAATGCATCAGCATTATCAGCAGACTTCATCGCGGTTGAAGCTCTTACAGCGTTTGTACCAAGTGCAAGTTTAATAAGTGGATTAGGCTCAACCATTTGCTCTAAAAGAACTGACTCTTTGATTATTTTCTTTAAGAGGCTCATTTTAATTTTCATAATATCTCCATAATAGTTCCTACTAAATATCTTGTTCCAATAGAAACATCTTTAAATGACAAAAAAACCTCTCGTTTCCGAGAGGTTTTAGCGTTTCTAAAATTTCTATTCAATTGCACCAAGATAACGTCGTGGAATAATTTCTTTTCTATCCAAACAAGATGAAAGATAACTCTGAAGATCTTCGAGCGACGTGCAAACAGTTAGGCCACTTGATGCCAGCATAAGATTAAATTGTGTTCCAGGAGGAAGACCTGCGCAGAAATAAACGATAGGCTTATTTAGCTTATGAAAATATCCTGCTTCAAAGATGCTTCCCATGTCCTTGTTGCGCGTATTACAGATCATCCAATCACACTCTTCCATGCCCTTAATGTTTCCATTAAAAACCGCGTCCTGAAATGACACAGATGAGTCAGGTGAGCAAAGATTCTCATCTTTTGGTGAGAAGTAAGACAATCCTAAATCATCAAGACAAGACTTAATGCTTTCTAATTCTTGAAGCCACTCAGGTGAAAACCATCCACTTGCAATATAACACTTATTCATTACACTTTCCCCATAAAGTTGTTGTAGTCTTTCTTCATAGTATCAATATCAGTTATTGCTGAATTCCAAAGGTTCTCAAATACAGTTGTCGTTCCAGGATTTACTGTTCCATTGATTTCTTCACGACGTGCCTGATAGATTGTATCGTTTGGATGATATTCAAAGATATCGTTCTTAGGTTCTGGCCAGTAAAGATTTGTACCGCGTGAAGTAAATTTATCACCTTCTTTGATGCGGAAAGTCTTTATATAATGCATATCAGGCTTATTAAAATCAATTGCAGATGAAGCTTCTGGAAGAACCTTAATCAACTCTCGTGCCATGTAAGCAGCAAGAATATTATCAGCCGCAGGCTGAATCTGTCGATCTTGACGCTGCTGAATAAAGAGAAGAAGATCTTTAAGTGAAAGACGCATGAGATAGAAAGATGTCATACACTTAGGTAAGATCATTCTCGCATCCATCATGGACACCTGTTTCGAGTCAGTCATATCAGCGTAGAGTTGCTTTGACTCTCGAACTAAACTCATATAACGACTAAGAAACTCAGGTGAGTTTTCTACAGCCTCAGGAATTACAGCATCATCATCACGAAGATCGCGATCACCTGTACATTGTGCAGCGAAAGAACCTGCTCGATGACGAATAATATGAGTTACTTCTTGAAATGAGAGACCGCTTAGTTTAAAAGTGTAACCTAAACATTCCATCGGAGTAGGAAGAGCACGAAAATTTAAAACATCTTCTAAGTTCTGTGAAAGCACACGTAGTGGAGTTGCAGCTGGGTTTGTTTCATCACTATGATCTGCCCAAGTTGCTTTGACATATTGCCAGGCAACATTAAGTGCCTGTGAACGGGTAGGATAATCAATTAGCTCAACACGAAGAGCACTTAAGTTATTTTGAAATAGTGTTTTTGGTTCAGCACCAAACTTAAGTTCCATAGGAAGGATTACGGGGACAAGATTGCTATTTTTAGGCATTAGATTTCCTCACTTCAGTAAGTCTTTTAGATCGTTATAAAAAGTCACATTTGAGCTTGTAATACTTTTATTATAGCTTTTAAGTGGCACTTTTACACTCATGTTGTGATTTGCGTATTCTAAAGCATGCTTAGGAGAGTCGTCGATTGCATATTCGATTGCATCGGAATCATAGTATTCTGAAGACATACACCACCGAAACTTTTCAGGTGTAAAGTCAATTCTATCAAAAGGAATCTGATTTTCTTTGAGCCAGAAGTAAGTGTCGTAAAATACTTTTAGATTTTCTTTAGGGCGTGCTGTCAAAAGATGAATCCAATAACCTCTTGATCGCATCTCTAAAAGAAACTCTTTAGCTCCAGAAATAAGTGGAATATTTCTGAAGTGTCTTTTTTGAATAAATGTATTAAAGACTTTTTCTGGGTTTAAGCTTCCTGTTGATAAGATTTCATCAACAAAGAAGTATTGCTCACTTTCTACATCAGCTTCTAATCCATAATTTTGGAACAAGAATGTAGAAAATGTCTTTCTAAAATCAGCAATTACATCATCAATATCAACAATGATGACTTTTTGTCCTTTCCATTTGTTAGAATGTTCTTCATGCTCAATTTCAAGATAAACATCTTTTTCAAGAAATGCAGTCGTGACATCATTAGGATCAACTCCCCACAAATTAAGCATCGACATCACATATCTAAGAACATCGATAGATGAAAATATTAAATCATCTTCGTGAGGTCTGTCATTAGATGACCTCATCTTCTCAATCATTCGATTGATAGAGTTGTAAGAGTTTAGTGCCAGATCTTTACTAATATCTCTTTTTTCTTTATTAGATATATCTGATCCAAGCTTCTTATTGTTATAAGAAGCTTGCGTCTCCATCATACTTTTAAAGTTCACTTAGTAACCTTCCTTCAACCTGTTCATAATTATCTGGTGTTTCTTCTCATAAGCTTCAAAAAGATCTTTTTCGTTAAAACCAGCGGCGATTAAAAGAGAGAAAAAGTAGTTTAAAGCATCTACTATTTCTTCTAAAAACTCTTCTCTATCAGGCGCCTCAGCAAATTCTGTCATTCTGTGAGGCTTCCAGTTCTTAAGATGCTGAAGAGCTTCAAACATCTCTTCAACACCTCTAAGCGCAAGATCTCTACAAAACTGTTGTGATTCTTTGGTTTTGAGATCTAAAGGTAAATTAGGATAAGAGCCGGGCCGATCCTTGCGCATCTGACCAATAAACTCATTCCTAAGTAAAAACATTTTTGTAAGATCGTAATTCATATTATCACTCAGCTGATTGAATGGTTTCGACTTCTCTAAGCATTTTTAGAATGTTTTGCTCTGATAAAGCCTCATAATCTTCATCTAAGAAGAGAAATCCTTCTCGTTCTGTAAGAGAAATCATTCTCATATGATCAACAATGTCTGTGCCTGTAAGCATAGAAAGTTGAAGTAACTTTGCGACATGAACAATAACTGAATCTGTAAGTTTCATTTTTACTCCTATTTTTGAACTTCTGGTACCCAATGAGTAGTTCTCCCATCAGGGGTATCTGTTTTAATGACTGTATTATTATAAGGATCAACCTTTTGATTGTACACCAAAAATCTGCTTGCGTAAGTTCCTTTTGAACCGTCGGCGCCATAAAAGCTTTTAATTGTTGCTCCACCGTTTTGGTAAGATGTTCTAATTACGGTTTGAATATTATCTCTGATTGAGATAATCTCTTCTCCCGTAAGATCTTTAACTCTTCTTGTAGGAGACACTTTTGAAAGCCAAAGAACTTCTGCTTTGATATAATTTCCAACACCAGCAATAGTCTTCTGATTCATTAGCGCTTCACAAATTGTGTTCTCACCTTTCTTGTTTTTACTAAAGAGTCTCTTTTCAAAAAGCTCAATTGAGATATCATGTGTTAAAGGATCAGGCCCTAACTCAAGAAGTTTCTTCTCTGTCTTTGTAAAAGACATTCCAAACTTAAGTGTTCCAAAATTTCTGGTGTCTGTATACCAGATTGAGGATCCATCTTCAAAATCAAATCTTACTCTTGAGTGCTCTTTTTCTGTAAAAGACCAATATCCAGACATTCCTAGCGTATTCCAGATAAATGTTTCTTTTAGATCTTTTTGACTTAAGCAACCATAAATAAATTTACCTTTAGATGACCAATTTAAAACCTTTAATGGTAATTTTGCTTTAAAGCTGTCTAAACCTTCTGGATTCTTTTTTGTATATCTTCCAGATAAGACAGAAACATTAACAAGTGTTTTCCTACTCATAAACGCATCTAATGATTGTGCAGTTGCTGCGCATTCCGGCCCTTCAGGCATTTTAAACTCCTTTAAATAGAAGAATACTTTGCAAGAAGAATAGAATATAAATTCACTTCACCTTGTGAAGCTATAATAACCTTTGCTTTAAGTAATTTACAGGCCGCGTACCTGCTTTTCTTTTTATGCGTTTAACTTTTTCAATTGTCTCTTCGATGATTTTCTTATCAAAAACATAACCAATCGATTTGAGATAATTTTCTAAGATTATTGATCTCTTTTCTTCTTCGAGAGTTTCCCACAAGTATGGGAAAGAAGACTTTTTTTGATGTATTTCTTCAGACATAACCTTAAGTCTAGGTGCAATGTAAGTCTGCACTTTGTCATCTGGAAGATCAAAATCTAATTCATAGCCTACAAACAAAAGATCTTCAAACTTGTTCTTTTCATATGCTTCAATAGCTATATTATAAAGCTTTAAAAGCTTTGTAATTAATTTTGGAATTCCTATTGACAGCGTTCTGTCTGGATGAGTGACTAAAACTATCTCTCGATAGAGTTTTTTAGCCCATTGTTCTTTAAGTTCAACTTGCCTTTCTGAAGATTGGTTTGTAATATCTTCTGGCACTTTGTCTTGCACTTCGAGATCAGATGCACTTACAGTTGGCTTTTTAAAAAATTGATTTTCAAATTTTTCAACTTGCCCGGTGACTTTTTCTGATAGATCGGCTTTTAATTCATTAAGATAAAAAGCTAAATCCAGACAACCTTTTTGATAAATGTCATCAGTAGAATCCCGCACTTCGAGAAGGTATTTATACTCGCTAAGCAGCGAATTACTACTTTTTAGAAAACTCATCTTTTAGATTTTTAATGATAAAAATTGGCCAAGCGAGAGACAACAAAACAGTCTTTAATGTGTTGTCTTGCTCTTCCTTAAGTTGATTTTTAGTTCTTGGTGAAGACATCGCTTTTAAGAGAGACTCTGTTGTCTTCTTAAGATTGACTTGCATACTCCAAAAAATAAGACTTAAAGATATATAAACCGAAGAAAAAACAAAAATGTTGTATTTATTTTCAGATAAAATCATCAATAAGGTGTCCACTATCAATCTCCTGCTGCAAGTGATTTAATTAGATCCATAATTTCTCTATCAGAAACTTTTTGCTTTTTATCTTGCAAAGGCAAAGTATTCGTTGCAGGAATAAAAGGAGTTTTTGACTCGTTCTTTGCCTTTAAAGTATCTTTGTTATTAACTTTTATCTGAGTGACTGATGCTGTTGCTTGTGGTTTTGGCTTAGCAACGACTTTTGACTCAGCAATGACTTCAACACTTTTTTCTAAGTAACCCTTAAGTGTAAGTGGATTGAAGTATTTATCTTCAACAATTACTTCGAGTCTTAGATCACAAATGCCTTCTTTAAAAATATGTTTAAGTGGTGGAATGGTTACAGAAACTTCATCATTCTGAAAATAGTTTGGAGTAAACATCAGTGCAATATTATCTTTCTCAACTAAAAGTCTGCATTTAGCAGGAGAATTTGTTGTTCCTTCGACAGATAGCGCAAACGTTATCTCATTTTCTTCGTCAAGAAGCAGATTAATATTTGACATTTATTTGATTATCCTTTTTGCGTTAATTTTAAAACTGATCTTTTTTGTCTCTGTAGCTTTGTGAGATGCTATAACTTTAATATCATTAATTTTTCTGTGTTCTATCTGAAGATCACTTATTTGAATGGATGGCCGCTTGGCTTTCTTCCAGTATAAATCTTTGGCAAATGTCTTCCTAATATTTATATTGTTCTCTAAGAATATTCTGCTTATTTTATTAACAATCGGATTGATTATTTCTCTTCCATTTGTTGAAATAATCATAGCTGATATTTTAAACTGTTGCTCGTATTCACTTATTAATTTTTTATAAGCTGCCCGGCCGCCTCGAATTGCACTGATTGTTCTTAAAATAACCGGAGAAAATCCTGCTGTTATAAGACGAGGTGCCGGGCCAAAGCCTAACATGACTAAAGGAACAGGAGAGTTGACGCCAAAAGAAGTCAATTTACGATTTCACTCTTTCGAAAACTTCTATAAAAGAAGGTGAAGAATTTCTGTCTAAAAGAGAGAATCTAAATATTTCTGTTGCACCGTCTTCTTCATAAAAAACCATTTCTTTTGTATTTGGTAAAATCTTCCATCGGCCTACTGTCATATGTCTGACAAGCTTATTATCAAGTGAAATTGTTTCTACAGCACTTATACCTGAATGATTATCAGAAGTCCAAATAATTGAACCACTAAATTGACTATTTAAATTAACCTCGACACCGTAGCAGCCTGTGTTCAAACCAATTTCATAGACACCTGCATTTGTAGAAGACCCTTGCGGAACGCCTTTCGTGTCAAAAAGCTGGTACTTGATAGAACCAGACATTCCAGCAAGAGATTTTCCAAGATTTACATTTTGATTAATCTTCACGATAACTTCTCTCTTTAAATACGTTTATTGGTCTTTCTCCGACTTTTTCTCTAGACTTCACTTTTTTTTTGAGTTTCCTTCTTGATCTTCGTTAAGCTCTTTAAATCTATTAAAATCTTCTTCCATCTTCAATAAATTTTTTCTATGAGAATCAAGGTTTATCTCAAAAGCTAGTGTATCTCTAAGCTTTAAAAAGGCATTAAAAAGCTGCTTAATTCTTTCGTCTGATGTTCCTGCTATCGACTCTTGCATTGAAAGATCAATAAACATCTTGACTTTAGCTAAAAGATCATAAAGCTCATCGTTTGTTTTCTTTTTAAAATAATCTTTATATTTGTTTTCAAGTGACATTGCTTGACTCCTTTAACAAATTGATTATAACAAAAAGCTTGTTTTTATAAAACAAACGCCCCTCACGGAAAACCGTGAGGGGCGAACTAGCTTAAGCTAGCTTAGAGATTATCGAACGATGACAGTTGCGATATCGTCAGCCTGGAGGGCGAATTTGAACTTAATCTGGCTAACGCCAGTGCCAAAGACGTAATCGTAAGATGCGCCGAGGCGTAGAAGCTGACCGTTGACGTAAACGTCAATTCTCTTGTTCTTCTTGTCATCGGTGTTACCAACTGCAGAAACATCAAGACCGGTAAAGGCGACGTCTGTATCTGCAGCAACGGTTCCAGTTGCATCGTAGGAGTACTTGCTGGTGAGACCTGCAGAGTTTCCAAGGAAGTTGATTGCACCGACAATAGTCTCTGATGCACCGTAGCGAGTAACGAATGTTGCACGATCGCCAGCTTCAGCAAACTGGTATTGACCGTCTGCGCCTGAGAGAAGCAGCTCAGCAGCAGCAGCAATCTTGAGGTTGCTTCCGTCTGCAAGGATATCAGCGTAAGCGCCGAGGTTCAGTGCGAGGAACTCAGGACTTGAGCCGGAGTGAATGCTCTGGGGCAGGCTTAGAGTAATACTACCGTCAGCGTCATCAGCAACGTTGACTTGGTTGGCTGTTCCAGCAACCCAGGCGTAGAGGTCTGCAGAGACCATAGCCTTGGCGCCATTTGAAGCCATCAAGCGTGAAGCTGTGAGGTTGCTTCCTGTAACATTTGCAAAGGTTACAGCATCAGTTGTAGCAACTGGCTGACCAATTGCGACTGTGATGACTGCACCAGCCTCAGAGATTGAGACGCCAGTGCCAGCTGAAAGTCGAGCTTCCATTGCATCAGCAAGGTTTTGGTTAGAAACCTCGATGAGGTTACCAGAAGCGTCGGCCCAAACAAGAGCTTCAGTGAGGTCAAGAGCTTGAATTGTATCAGCAGCAAACTTGTCTGATGCAATCCACTTTCCGCCGTCAGCTGTTGCCCAACGGATGTTCTCACCGGCACTTTCGTCACCGAGGTAGATACCAGCGCCGTCAACAATAGAGCCTGAGGAGATGACGATTTTGGCGTCAGCAACCAAGAGGTTCTGGGTGTTAATGTAGGTTAAAGCACCCTTGACTTCGAGGTTACCATCAACCTTAAGGTCGCCGCTGAATGAACCGGTGCTGGCGAATAGATCTTTGGCGAGGGTGAGACCACCAGCACCAAAGGTCATGTCAGCACTGTCGATGAGGGCACCTGAAGCGCCGGCGTAAACAACGCGGCCGCTGGTAAGGTCAGTAACCTTAGCTGAAGCAGCTGTGAGGTCGGTACCGTCAAAAGTGAGGTTAGCGCTATCAACTAGCTCGCCGCCAGAACTGGCGTAGACGATTCGACCAGAAGTTAGATCTTCAACCTTGGCTGAAGCGAGTCTTGCTTCCACATCAACTTCAAGACTTCCGGCGACCTTGGCGTCGTATTCGAAAGATGAAGTGAGGTGTGAGAAAACACCCGCAGCTTGCGAGTGGAATGCAGAACCACCGTGGAGACGCTTAATACCGCTTGCGACGTGATCAAGCACACCTTGGAGTGAATCAGCTTCCAGCGTAGCTGCTGCTGCCTGAGCTGAAGAAAGAGAGCCAGTCAATTGCTGGAGTCTCATTTGTGTACGAGTAGACATGTTTTATCCTTTTGTTGTTATTTAGATTAAGACTAGACTTTAACTTAACAAAGGACTTTAACTTGACTCGAGATTATATATGTCTTAAAAACTGTTTTTACGACTTAAATAAAATATTTTTTAAATTTTTTATGTGTGAATCAAATTTTGCTGATTCACTATTTGCAAATTCAATCACAAGACTAAAACAGCTACTATCTTTATCTTCAAATGAAAAATTAAATTTTCCACCTTTTTCTACAGCTGCTTCAATTAAACGCTTGCCTTTCATCATGAGAAAGGCTGCAATTGCCAAGTCAGATGTTTTAAAAACATTATTAGAATCTATCATTTTTTTACCTATTTTCATTGTTTGATTTAACTTTACTCAAACATAACGCTCTTATATATTTCTCAATTTTTGTTTAGACATAACTAAATTAATTTTTCATAAATTGATAAAAGTATGCTTTTTGTTCCAGGAGTGGAGCCAGAGGTAAAAAAAATAGTGCTTCCTGAAGTGAAATAATCGTAAAAATCTAAGCTTAGACATTGCGGTGTTTGTAACTGACCATTAACAAAAATTGATATACTTGATGAATTAAAAGGAGAAGATCTAAGAGAAAATTGAGTATTTATTCCGTCACAACTTCCTGACAATAGTTCATTAAATACTAATTCTTTTTGAAGTTTAATCTCTACATTTTGACCAGGACCGCCATCATTAATTGCAATCCCTGAAGATCCTGTTAAAACTCTATGAAAAGGTAATGATCCTGTAGCTGATAAAATAATATACGAACCATTAATATCAGCAGCATTAACTGAAGTTGTATATTTTTGCTTATTAACGATCGTATCTACAATATCATCTTTAGATATTGGAAAAGAAAAAACAAGATAATCAGATCCATTAATATAATAATCTCTTTGCGCGTTTTCTACTTGATTGATCGATCCTGTATGTAAAAGTTGACCATTAAACAATACATCAATTCTTTCATCGTCATAATTAACAGAATCAAATGAAGAAGATATTACTCTGAGCGGCGTTAAAGCGCTAATGTCTTCTGTCATAAAAAAACTTAGCTTTTTTCTTGAACTTTCAAAAGCAGGCGCAGAAAAAACAACTGTATTTAAAGTTTTTTGTATTTCTATTCCGGCACCAGCAACTAAACACTTTCCTCCAGGAATATTAGCTGATATTTTTGTAACAACTAACTCATCGGTTGCTAAGATCGATCCACTACCTACAGCTTCAGATGAAATTGTAAAAGATCCAGACTGATTATCTTGAATTACTATGTTGGTTCCGGCGATTAGTGAACCTGGTAAGAAGCCACCGTCACCCGAGGACAATTGTAAAGTGCCAAAAGAGCCTGACGACTCAATTATTCTAACAGCAGTCATTAAAAACTCAACTCAAACTAAACTAAACTAAACTAAACTAAACTAAACTAAACTAAACTAATAGTACAAAAAAATTTATAATATTAAACTTTCAAATGCTGATTCAGCATGTAAGCATAAGACTCATATTGATTAGAAGCAGCAGCTAGAAAATCATCCATACCCAGTGTTAACATTTCAGAGTCTTCTAGCACACTTCTAAGATTCTCGATGCCTTTCATATGATCAACAAGCAACACTAACGCCATTGCTGATATGCTTCTTTCATCTAAATTTGCAGGAGAATCATACTTCATCAATATCTTTGATGCTAAAAAAGAAATCATAATTGGGCAAGCAACTTCTTCATCTTTAAGTAAATAGATAAGTTTTTCTATCAAAGTATCATAATCTTCGCCAATAGTTTTATAAATTTTACCATAAAGTGACTCATGCACTGCAATAAAAGCCGGTCCTTTAGTTAAATGATGTGCAGCATGCATCCACATTTCAGCTGCTTTAAAGGACCCAACAAATACTATTAAATTGTCTACAGACATCAGCACTCCTTTTATTTAAGTATAGGTTAGAAAATAAAAAAACAGCACTTTTTGAGTGCTGTTTAGTTGATCAAATATTTAAAAGATTAATTAAAATCTATAGAAACATCGATCTTGATATCGAATGTAGGCACTCTAACATGATTTACAAGACCAATCTCCTTACAAAGCTCTGACTCGATAAACCAGTCTGCATGTCCTCTATCGTGAATCTCTTTCAAGAAAAAATCTTCTTCTTTACCACAATTTTTTGACATCATTCTAAAGATCTTTTTGTTCAATCTATCAGTTTCAGCTGCAGATGCTTTGATTTCTTCATTCTTGCCCCACTGACCTGATGCTACATCGTGAATCATAACGGTTGCATCAGGATCCATAAATCTCATTCCATCGTTTCCAAAGGAAAGTAAAACAGCGCCACAAGACATGGCTTTACCTTCGGCGATAGTCGCAACTGGTAGAGTTGATGATCTAATTGTTGAAATCATAGACATAAGACTATAAACTTGTCCACCATATGAATCAATTACAACAGGAACAACCTTTTGACCGGTGCTCTGTGCAAGAGAAAACTTGTTTCTAAATTCATCAGCTGACGCTTCATCAAACTTATTTACAACAACCACAATTGGGTTTTGACATAGTTCGAAATCTTTTAATAAATTTGATGTACTAAACTTCCATAACATGACTAGCTCCTTTTAGTTATGAACACTTGCTGTTGCCGCAAGAATTGCATGTCACACAGCCTTCTTGATATATTAAACTATTTTCTGTACCACAGTTTAAGCAAGTTTTATCTCCACCTATTGTACCATCTGGAATATAGTTTTTCAAGCAACGAGCAATAACTTTGCTAAAACTGAAGAGATCTGCTTCTTTATCTTTTTGAAGCTGTTCAACAACATATTGAACAGGTGCTCCATGACGAAGAGCAAGTGATATTGTTCTTGTATATCCTGCATAATTAGGATTGTCAAACAAAGAAACTACATCTTTTATAACAAATTCTTCTTCTCCAACTCCGCAAATTAAGTCATACTTAGAAAGCATTGACTTGCCTGACTTTTTCTGTCTTCTTCTAAGTTCTCCAAGCTTGTATTTGCGTGGAATCTCAACATACTTGCTTAGGCCTCCAATTACTTCGTAAGGACGTCCATCCATTAAACCAACAAGGATTGTCCATTTTTCACCTTTGATTGTATCTTGACGAATTTCGCAAGTCAGTGAATCAGGTCGCTTTGGTGCCTTGTTGTCAATAAAGGACATTGTAGATCTGTCTTTTGGCTGCTTGTCTTCTGTTTGACTAACTAAAACGCCTGATCGGCTTCCGTCACGATAAACAGTAATACCTTTACAACCTTTTTCCCAGCCTCTCATGTAAACTTGCTTTACAGTTTCGATATCGATATCTGCAGGTAAGTTTGTAGTGTTTGAGATTGCATGGCAAATCCACTTTTGGGCTACTGACTGAAGATCTACTTTGGATACCCAGTTTATTTCATTTGCAGTTGCACCCTTATATGGGCTCATATCGACAAGTTCACTTGATTTATATTTACTTCTCTCTTCAGGTGAGAATGTAGAATCAATCCAGTCTTTAAAAAGATGATGATAAACAGTAAATTCAGTCCAGCGATCTCCTAAGTCGTCTACGAAATCAACACGAGCATCCTTGTCGTTAGGATTAATTTTCTTTCTACGAGTGTAGTGAAGCATAAAGACAGGTTCGATGCCACTGGTTGTTTGTGTCAAGACAGAAACAGATCCTGCAGGTGCTGTTGTGGTGTTGGCAATGTTTCGTCTTCCATAGAGTTTATTATACTCTCTTGCAGAAATACCTTGCACACCACCTTCTTCATCTACAGCACTAAAGATTCTTTCTAAGAAAGGATGTCCTACTTCTCTTTCTGCATCATGGACACCGAAAGCACCTCGCTCTTTGGCCATAATCATTGAAGAGATGTAAGAATGAACGCCAAGATGGCGATAAATCTTTTCAGTTGTTTGAATGCTTTCTTCGTTGCCGTAGATCTGTCCTAACATGGCAAGCGCATCACCTAATGCAGTAATGCCTAGACCAGTTCTGCGGCCTAATGTTGTCTGCTCTCGGATCTTTTTCCAAAGGTTTAACTCTGGTTGCTTGGCGTCTGTTGATTCAGGATCATCAACCACTTTCTGAATAATTGCGTCAATCTTTTCAATCTCAAGATCAATTAAGTCATCCATCAAACGCTGTGCTTTCTGCACTACTTCACCAAAATGATCAAAATCAAATCTTGCATCTTTTGTCCAAGGATTGACAATAAACCCTGTCAGATTTACAAGCATTAGACGACAGCTGTCGTATGGTGACAAGATAATTTCACCACAGTTGTGCACTAGCAAGCTGTTAGCAAAAAAGTTATGGTTATCTTCAACACTTAAATCGTATACGTCTTCGTTTTCTGCAAACTCTATGGAGTCGATCTCTTCAAAGTTTGTTAATAGATTCATTTTTTGATCTCCTAATTTTTTTCCATTCTAAAATGTTTTTATTGTAATTTATTGAAAGTGCATCAAAGATGTCTTCTTTAAATAGTATTCTTATTTTAACATGCGGATATTCTTTAGCATACATGTCAAATTTATCTATTCGAACGCTTTTTCTGTCTAAGAATTTACCTTTTATTTCAATAATCTCAGACAGCTTTCCGTTTTGATATAAAAAGAAATCTGGTCTGTAATATCGTCCATCACTAAGAAGATAAGCGCAAACTTCAACATCCCATTCAAAATTATTGTTGTCAAGCCAGTTTGCGTAAGCAAACTCCCAAGAGCTTCTAAGATAGACATCTTTTTGTTTTGAACGATTATAATAATATCCACCTAAATATTTTGAAGATTTAGAATGCATTTGAGGTTTTTTATTAGGCCAATCTCTCCAGGGATTTTTTTCACCTGTCACATTTTCTCTTCTCATTTGTTTAAGTTTGTTTGTGATTATGCTATTACCCTTGCGGGTCTTTATTCTTAGCTTTGAAAAAATTGTTCTTAGTGAAGAGTAAGAACAATTTTCAATTTCTAAGATTTTAACAATCATTTTAAAACCTAAACCTTCTTCTAAATACAAATAAGAAAGATGGTCTCTTAAAAGTGTCGTATTATAGTCAGAAGAAAAATTGTATCCTTTTGATATGACTTTTCCTTTTTGATTGCAGTAATAAAAATTTATCAATGAATTCTTTATAAAATTAATTTTATCTTGATCGATATTAAAACCATACATCGTATCTCCTGCTAATCCTTGTGGATTATTATAGCTATAATGCACGCAAGGATTAGTAGAGATTATATCAAGAAATAGAAAGAATTTTATGTGAAGAAGTAAGCTTTGATGCTTCAACCCAACCTTGGTCAGTAAAGACACGGTGATCGTGTGTTAATGTAATAGTTTTTCCAGATTTTGTCTTTACTTTTAAGACTTGAGAGTTTTCTTTGGTTTTAAAAGCAATAGCTGATTTCATTTCTACTTCACGCGTTTCTGTGTTAAAAGATCTTACAAAGAAGCTTGCTTTGTTTTCAGAAAGTTCTTTAACCGTCTTAGGACCAACATTTGTCTCAACAATTGTGCTACCAATCACACAAGGATTCGTCGAGGTTGAGCCAAAGCCTTCTGCTTCGTAGATATCAGACGGAGTCATACTCTTAGCTGTATCCCAAAACAGAAGGCCAGGCTCGGCTGACGCGTGTGCAGATTCAACAATCTCGTGCCAGAGCTCTTGAGCGTTAATCCACTCTTCAACAATAGGCTCTTTGGCGTCGACTGGGAAACGCAGTTGGAATGAATCACCTCCTTTAACTGCGCACATAAATTCCTCACTCAATCTTATTGAGATGTTGGCGCCTGTCACACGTGTCAGATCTCTTTTAATCTTAATAAAGTCTCGTATCTGGGGATGATGAACTGAGAGTGAAATCATCAGCGCACCACGACGACCACCTTGTGCAACTTCTCTGCAAGAATTTGAGAAGCGATCAAGAAACACTTCTAATCCAGAAGTTGTCTTGGCAGCATTAGAAGTAGGCAGATTCTTAGGGCGGATATTTGACACATCAAATCCAACTCCACCTCTTCGCTTCATGATTTGAACTTGCTCTTGATCTGTCTTAAGAATGCCACCGTAGCTATCTTCAGGTGAAGCAATAACAAAACAGTTTGAGATACTCTGAATTTGATAGTTATTGCCAATTCCACTCATTGGCGATCCTTGTGGAATCACATATTTAAACTTATCAAAAAGCGAGTAAATCTCTGACTTACTCATAGGGTTAGGGTAGTTTGATTCTATTCTGGAAAACTCATTAGCCAACCGATCATGCATCTCAGCTGGACTTAGCTCTAAGAAATTACCTTGACTATCTTGAAGTGAATACTTACTTGCGAATACACTTGCGGCAAGTTCATCACCTTGAAAATACTTGTTAGATTCCTGTATTACCTGTTCGTATTTGTGCATATTACCTCTTTTATTTTTCAATATCCCGATTACTTGCTTGTGATCTCTTTCCACTTAGATTTTAACATGTCTTTTGTGCCTGTATTATGAGATTCATAAATATCTACAAGTGACATCTGGCTTGGATCTTCGATTACTTCAATTCTTGATCTTGCGGTGTCAATTTTAACTGGAAAGATGATTCCATCTTTACCAGCACGATTTTTGGCAACAAATATTCTTCCACTACCTGTTGATTTTTCTGCTGGCTTTCTTGAAATTGAGATAACAATATCAGCCACCATCGCTTTACCGTAGGCTTCTGACATGTTTTCGAGCCCCACAACTTCTGAGTTTGAAGCTTCTCTGTTAGCCTGTGATGCTGTCCAGATTGGAATATTCATCTCCATCGCAAGGTTTCTTAACTCTTCGTAAACAAGCTTTAGCTCGTGTCGAAGTGAGTCATACTGTCTTGTAGATCTCATAATATCAGCATAGTCAATAACAATTAGTGAAGGAATAAAATCTTTCATAGAAAGTTTTTCTATGTGGTTTCTAAGAGTCACAATGCTTGCAGCACCAGTTGGGTACTGTTTAATAATTAATCTTCCAAAAGTGTTTTGTTCATAGTGCGTTAACACTTTTTCTTTATTGTCGATGATATCAGTTGAATTAATTCCTGTAAGATTACTGTCGTATCTGATGCCTACTGCAGTTTCAGACAATTCAAATGTATAATGCAGCACATTTTTACCACGACGAAGTGCTTCAGCACCCATTGCTACAAGCCAGTGAGACTTGCCTACGCCTGTTGGTGCAACTACAACACCGATTTCACCTCTTGAAAGACCTCCATTAAAAACATCTTTTGCATCAAGATGATGAATACCTGTAGGGCAGCAAATTCTATTGATCTTTGCAAATCTTGCTTCATGATCTTTAAAGAATTCATGCCCTGCTGAGGAACCTGACCCTTTTGATACAGCATCTTTCATAATGTTTAAGACGCCTTCGTAATTTTCGGCTTGAATGGCTTTTACACTGTCTTCAAGCGCTTGCTGCAGCACTTGCTTCTTGCAGAAGTCTAATGATTTTTCTTTTACATATTCTAAGTCGCCTAAGTTAGGTGACGATTTAATTCTTGAAAGAAACTCAACAACTTGCGTCTTGAGAATTAAATCGTCACCTTCAGTGAGCTCATCTTTAATAATCGAGACAAGCAAACTCATTGTAGGAAAGTTCTTATACTTAAGATAGAAACCAAAAAATCTATCACAGAGATACTGCAAATACTTAAGTTCAAAGTATTCATGTGTCATGACTTCAACCATCTGAACAGCGTATTGATGGTCAGTCATAAGTGACTGGAAGATCTTTTCTTGGAAGTCTTTCCCATACTTAGAAAAGTGTTTTTCATAGCTCATTTAATTGTGCCTTTTTTTAAGTTCTTTAGAAGATAGTTCCAACGCTGGACGTCAATAGACCCTATAGCTGACTCTTTAAGAGTCTTTAAGATACCCATATTATCCCATATGGGCGTGTACTTTACAATCGCATCTTCTATCTTTGCTATTTGATCAATATTCAAGTTATTGGAGTCAAGAAGCACAAGCCTAATATTTCTCTTAATAAGATTTTCTTCGTTCACAATATCTAAAAATATTTTAGGGCTCTTAGACGTGATTTGAGATTTTGCATCTGCGATTAGGTCAGAGAGGTTATACGCAGTTGATTCTGTTAATTTATGGAATCTTTTGGATAGGTTTTTGTATCCTACACCTTTGACTCCAGGAATGTTATCTGAAGGATCTCCAGATATACTTTTTGCAAGATAAAAGTTTTCAGGATGAATTCCAAATCTATCAATCACGTTTTTTTCATTGACAAAAGTCTTAGACGTAGGTGACCAAATAATTGTTTTCTTGTCAATCAGCTGATAAAAGTCATGATCAGAAGAAACAATTATCTTGTTTTTATCCTTGAGTGTGTATTTACAAAGATAACCTATTCCATCATCAGCTTCAGCATTCTCAATGTAGATTTGACATACAGGTATCTTAGAAAGTAAATCTGTTAATATTTTTATTTGAAGATTTCTATTTTGGTATGTAGAAGGTATGTCATCTTCGTAGTAGCGATTTAAATTTTGAGGTTTTGACTTCTTCTTGTAATCACTATAAAGTCCTCTTTTTTTAGTAGAACCACCACCTTCCCAGAGAACTATAACGCCTTCTGGATTACATTTTTCAATAAGATTCATTAGCGCATTAAAAAATCCTACAGTGCCACCAACGTATTCACCGTTGTCAGACATTGCAGGATTTGCCATAAAGTGTCTCGTAAATAAGTTTAATCCATCTACGAGCATAACTCTATCTTTATTCATCTACATAGTCATCCATTCCAAGTTCTGATGCTAAGGATTGAACTTCTTCAAATGATTCATGATCGATTTCAATACCCTCAGGCGTTCCTAACTTCTTAATCATTGCTGCCTCTGTCAAAATATCAACTGCATCGCTCCAGTCTAGAGAAGCAATAATTTCATTGAAGTTTGACTTATAGAATTTTTTCTCAGCAATAATCTCGCCTGTTCGAATATCAGAGATACTAATTGTTTTCCACGCGCCGCCGCCATCAATTAGATACTTTTTGTTGTCAACAATTACTTCATGATCTTTACAGTGTTTTCGAATAATATCGAAAAGTTCTTCGTGCTCAACAATTCCTTTGCCAAAGTGAATCTGGAAATCGACCTTGCGGAAAGGAGGTGAAACTTTGTTTTTTACTGTCTTTGCATTAACTTGAATTCCAATAACATCATCTCCTGACTTAATTTCTTGCCCTGCGCCAAGTTTAATTCGAATCGAAGAGTGGAAGGGAATAGCTTTGCCACCGGGTGTAGTCGTTGGGTCGCCATACAAGACACCTACTTTGTCTCTAATTTGATTTAAAATAACAAACAGGCTGTTTGTTTGTCCAATAACACCTGTAATCTTTCTCATACCTTTGCTGATTGCTCTCGCCTGAAGACCGATTGTTTCCTTGTCATAATCACCTAATAGTTCTGCTTTAGGCGAACTGGCGGCGACGGAGTCCCAAATAACAGTTACAGGAACATCTTTGTCAAGTGCTTTTGCCTTAAGAATCGTCTTTTCTGCAATTGAAAGAACTTCTTCAGTACAGTGTGTATCTACATAAACAAATCGCTTAGATACATCTACACCTAAGTTATGCAAGTTATCTACTGATGTCGCATTTTCAGTATCAATATACACGACAATTCCGCCCATTTTTTGGGTGCTTCTGGCAATCTGGGTCGCAATGTGAGATTTACCAATTGAAGGAGGTCCAAAAATTTCTACAATTCTACCTTCTGGCAGGCCTCCGCCTTTCTTGTTAGCACAAATCCAATCGAGAAGCTTTGATCCTGTGCTAATCCAACGCTTAACATGTGTAGGACTTTCATCTTCAGAAAGATTATAAGCTACTCTTGATCCTTGCTCTTTATTTAAAGACTTGATAAGCTCTTTAGTAAAATCATCGTTTTTCATTTTGTCTCCTTTGAAAGATATTACGCAATTTAAAATTAATTTACAAGAATGGCGAGCATTTTATTGCTCGCCACCTTGGTTAGTTTAATCTTAAAATCAGGTCATCAGATCGGCAAAAGCATCGTCAAGATTTCCAAAATTATCTGCTTTCTTTTTGTTTCCTGCAGCTGAAGATGGCTTTCTTACTGGAGCTTCGTCTTCATCATGATTGCTAACAGGTGTGCTCTTTAGAGAAGTTGTATGCTCTGTGCCTTCGCTCTCAATAGTTTCTTGATCACCATTGATCCAAGCCTCAAGAATGCCAGAAATTTCATCATATGACTTGAGTGTGTAAAAATCTTCTACCTTAGGAATAGAGTTTAGCCACTCGTTTGCCTGCTTTTGATCATTAGAAAGTTTAGAAATTTTACCTCGAGGTGTTACATCAGTATCAGCATACTTCTTTCCAGGAGGCTTGCTGTTGTTGATTTTAATATCACGTCCGGTGAGAGGATCTGTAATATCACCATAATCTTCATCAAGCATTAAAGTCAAGAGCTTCTGATAGACTGTCTTACCGAAGTCCCAGATTTTGACACCTTCGTTTTCTTGACCGCGAACAACAACAGCTGCGTAAGTTCTCATAGATGGGTAGAGCTGCTTAGCCATCTCATAAGATTCTTTAGTGCCTTCGTTACGAAGCTTGGTGATCAACTCTTGAACAGGATCTTTCTTTCCAAACTGGACAGGCGCCACAAAGCCTCGCACATTTGGAATTCCGTAATACCACTGGACTTCCTTAAAAGGTTGTCCATCATTATCAGGGAATGCAATGATGCGGATAGTGTATTCTTGACCTTCTTCGGGTTTCCACTTTGTGTTGCGGTTCTTGTTAGCACCAGATAGACGGTTTAGCTTTGCCTTGATTGCTTCAAAATCGATTGCCATGATTATATCTCCTTGTTTGTTTGGTAATTTTTAAAATGCAATGTTTAATTGCAAAGGCATTATACCTAAGGGATAATCAAATTTACAAAATTATTTTCCTCCGTATGTCTTTTTGCTAAACTTATTAAACTTTGATCTATCTGAAGCTGTGTAAGGATATGCTTTGCCGCCAGTTGTGCTGCTATGCGTGTTTTTAGGTCCGCGAGGAGAAGCACCTAAAGGCAGGGTGAAGCCTGCCACAGCACCAGCGCCTGAAAACTCTTCTAGCTCTTTGCCTTCTGCTTCCACTTCTTCATCAACGATGTCTTCTTCTGATTCAGAAATTAGATAAGATAAGGATTTTCTCTTTAAAGAATCTTGCAAAAAGTCAAAACCATCGTCATAATCTGATGAATATTCTCTTTCTCTCTGCTCGGGTGACTTTCTTGCGTGTGATGTTTGAGGATCATAGTCGTCAAAAGATCTGCTCTTTTGAAATACTCTGTGTTGATATTGAAAATCTTTGATGCCTGCAGTTTCAGCTACTCTCTTTTGAATATAGTAATCTTCTGTTAAGTCGATTATAAGAATCATCTTATTTAGAGTTCCTAAGATAAAACGCTTATCGTTTTTAACCTCTTCGGGTGTTTGTTCTGAGTCTAAAATACTAAGAATAATTTTTATAAAAGGTTTGAGTATTAAATGAATTTTTCCAAGCTTTTGAATTTTGCTTAAGTAACCTTCAGCTACAAATAAAGATTTTAAAAATGATAGTATTTTGACGAAGTTGATAGTTCCACTTGATAAAAAAGCTGCTATTTCTCCTGTCGGTTCTGGTATTGCTTCAATTGTTCTCTGAACAAGATCAATAAAATCAGTGATAATATCACTTAGTATTTTTTCAATGTTTTCACAAGTCTCGTCAGACGGATTCATCAAAAAAGCTTCAATTGCAATATCTGCTTTTTTTGAAGTTTCTTTCAGCTCGTAAAGATTTTTTAAAATAAATGCCGCTGAGGTCACACCAAAACTTCCTGCACTTGCGGCAGCGGCGCCTAAGTCACCAACAATGTCAGTTCCTATATCAGCTAAATCATCTACAAAGCCTTCTTCAATTAAGTAAGAAAGAGATTTCTGATTTAAGGCAAAATCAAAAGATTCATTTGTTTTGCTTTTTTTATTTTTAAAATATTTGTAAAAATCAGTTAAATTAACCTGAGGATCTCTTGATCGCTTAACAAAGAGCTTAACGAATGGATTGTCAAACATAGGATCCTCAGCTAATTCATCAAAAGGATTTTCTTCTGATGGTTTTCTGCTTGGTCTAGGAGGAGATGCAGCACCCGATCTTGAGGCAGATGTAGGTGGTGTTCCAGGTCGAGGCGAAGCTTGATCTTCGGAAGAATCTTCACCTTCAGAGTCATCATTAGTCGATAGATCACTAGCATCGTCATCTGGAGCCATGTCCAGATCTAGATCTAATTCAGGAGGCGCAACTGGTTCTGGCACAGGAGAAGAAGTGTTATTAGAGCCTTCTGAAGGCGCCTTTGGTGAAGGCTGAGGAGGTGCAGAAGGACTCCTTTTCGCTTTTTGATCGTTTGCATATACTTCAATTTTTTGAATTATGTTTTTAAAATTATCTTCGATTGCTTTTTCGTAAAGAGTTTTACTTTTGTTTTTTCGTAGTATAAAAACAATTTTTTTATAGTGTGTATAAACAGCTTCATCAAAATGAGTTTGTAGTTTGTTTTTAAGCCAGGCTCTGAATTTTTCTTTGTCTTCCATATAAGGTTTTAACAAAGCTTTAATATCTTCGGCTGAAAAATCTTTTAAAAGATCAAATGTCACCAAAGGAAAATTGCAATCAGTACCAACGGTAACATTTTCATTTTCATTTTCGACTAAAAGTTTGGAATAAGCAAAAATAATATCTCTCATCAATTCATTATCTAAATCAAGTTCCTCGTTAAAAGCATTCTGAGATACAAGATTTTTTTTAAGAAACTTTAAGTTTAATTTAGCGATAAATCTTGTCCAATAACTTTTAGAATTGTTAGGATCAAGGTCATCTTGTGCATCTTCAAAATTATCTTTAACTTTTTTTCTAACTGCTAAATCGGCAATTGAGTCAACAGATTTTTTAATTCTGGATATCCAGTACTGATGATTTTCAGGTGTTAAAGGCGTTCTAGCTTCAAACAAATTTAAATCTTTTAAAGAGTATCTTGAACTCTCTACAAAATAATTTTCATCAATTTCTTCGTCTTCTTCTTCCAAAAGATCGTAGTAATCATTTGGAACAAGTGCTTGCATGCGCTGAGAAAACTTAGAGTCAGCGCCTCGAGTGCCTAAGTTTCCTTTAGAATGAGCACCAAGGTCGGCGCCGATACTAAAGTTAGATCCTCCGCCGCCGGCAAACGAAGGACGCTGTGTTCCAAAATATTCTTTTAAGTTTTTTGTTTTCATAGTGATAACTATTGACTTAGATTTGTTATTACAATTGGTAATGCTATTTTTGTCCATGAATCTTCTAACATTTTATTTTCTCTGATATCTTCAAACTCTGAAGGTGTGCAGTCAAGTACCATGTCGTCGTGAACAAGGTATGCTACTTTTAATCTTTTTGATTCGACAAAATCTTTGAATGCTAAACTACAAAAATCAACTGCTGACGATTGAATCCACTTGTTTAAGATACTTTTGTCTGAGAAAATAGGGCGTCCATACATATTGAAAATAAATTTTTGCTCATCAAACTCTTTTTGCAACTGCGCCGTTTTCTCTTCGATTTCAAAGAACGATTTAATCTTATCTAGCATCTTTTTATCACCGCCTAAAATTCTACCTGCGGTGTCGTCTGAAGCTCCGTAAAGAACTGCTAATATTCCTCTCTTTAAACTCTCTCTGCTCTCAACTTTTATATTTAACTCTGTCATAAGGTAGTCGTAAACATCTGGATTTTTAATATTTTTACCGATTGCTCTTAAGTACAGATTAGGCTCACAAGACTTAAAGTCAATACTGATAAGCTTATTTTCTTTATTAGAAGATCTACAAGACTTTCTAAAATCTTTAGAAGAAGTCAAGAAGTTAAAACCTGAAGTAATTGAAGTTCTACCTGAGATACCTGTATGATCATATTCAGGTATTTCTAATTCATTATCTTTAGAATCTAATATCTTAGATAGATTAAGATACAGAGTCTTTCTCTGAGGTAAAACTTTTGTGTGATAAGTTGTGATAAATTGTCGAGTAAAATTAATTTCTTTAAGAAGTTCATCTGTGTAAGATTTACACTTTTCTTTCCCGACCAAGAAATCCCATCGGACTTGATCTTGAAAATTTAAATTAAGCGTATTGCAAAACTTGGCGTTTACTTCAAATAGATTTTTAATATGATCAACTTCGCTCAGCTCTCTTAACTCATTCAGCTCTCTCACTGAAAAATCAGCTCCTTCTTCGCTCAGTTTAACTTTTTTCTCTCTCGACTGGTAGTCAAACTCAGGTTCAATTAAAAGGCTTGAAATATTGACTTTTTTGAAATTGTAAAGCATAAATCATTATTATATCCAACGCGATCTTTTTACAATCAGGTAGTTAAATTACTTTTTTAAAAGTTTTGTAATTTTTGATCTATAAGACTTAACAATCATCTGGTTTGTTGCAACTAGTGTTGAAGAAGTTTTAAATTGACCTTGACTTACGCTGTGATCAACTGTCTTCACAGTATATAAATTATCCAAACTCGTCTGTGTTCCAAAATCAATAAATATTTGCTGACCTCTTGCTAGTCCAGGAAATCCCATCATTTCAAGCTGAACAGATGAAGGTAATAAAACTGTTTCATCAAAAAGTTCTGGTGGATCCGAATCTTCGCCGTCTCTCATCTGACCGTATGATTCTACAATAAGTATGTTTGAAAGTTGTCCTGTTGTATTTGAAGACACACTAATACTATTAACTACACCTGAAGATGCACCATGAATAATTGTAGGATGATAAGTCATTAAAAGATTTTTAATAAGAGGATAACTTGCCGACTGAAGTGCCACCAATTCAGACTTTGTAGTAGAAGGTGTCAAAGAACTATTAGTTCCAAATAAACTAATATCTGGATTCATGGAAGTGTTTTCATCATAGATATGAATTCTTAAAATAGTTTTGTCGTAAATAACGCCATTGTCTTCTACACCTCTTCTATCAAGAGAATTTTTAAAAGTGTTTTTAATATTTTCAAATACACCACTGGCATCACTTATATCATTTACTTTTCTTACAGGGAAAGTCTCAAAATACATAGAAAGGTTAATAGGTGTGAATCTTGTCTCATCGACGGTCATAATATTTTGAAGACCGTCTCCTTTATATGCTGCACTTAGTTGTGCGTCTATTTGTGCCTTAAGTTTTTTTGCCAAAACTGATTCATAAAAATTAATAATGCTTAAATCGATTTGATCTTGTCTTTGTTTTTCTGTAGGAGGATTGCCACCTCTTGATTCTAACTCTTGTATTGCAGTTGCACTTGCTTCACCTTCTTGTAGATTTGTAAGATTTTCTTTTGCTTCTTTTAATTTTTCTTCAACTTTTTTCTTTTGAAATTCTTCTAGCTGTTTTGAAAGGCCTGTCGCAGAGTTAGCATCTCCTCCTGATGTAAATAAACCGTATAGAGAAGATCTTTGATTTGAAACAATTCTTTCGATCATTGTAAAAAATGATTGAACACTAAGATCTTTAAAAGACTGCTCACTTGCTAAAATTCTTTTATTAAATTCAGTCAATAAGTCAGGAAGATAAATCGGAAGACTCGCTGTCGTGTGTCTTCTCGCTGCCGCTGACTGTGTATTTACAGGATAAAAAAATAGTTGAACTTCATCATATAAACCACATGTTGCCATTGGGTATCCTATAAACATCGAGGCAATTTTTCCAAGTGATATGTGATAAGATTGAGTGCCAGAATATTTATTTGATATTTGATCAGCTTGAGTGCCAGAATATGTTTGATTAATTCCAATTAAAGGGAAAGTTTTGACATCTTTCCCTTTAATAATATCATAATAATCAGCAACAACTTGTCCAACAAAAGGATCCGCTGTAAGAGGCAAAGATTTTGCTTTTGAATAAATTATTTCGCCTGCATTTTGTTTTTTACCATCTCTCTCAGCGAGTAATCTATTTAAAATTTCGTCATTGTCTGCTTCCAAAATAGCAAGTAAATCTGCTGGATTTATACTTGTACCAAAAATCATCGTTAAAAGACCTTGAAAAAGATCTTCTTCTGTTCCTGGTGCTTCTGCAAAAGCCTCTTCAGCTTTTTTTCTCCAATCACTAAGATCTTCAAAGTTAATAAATATAGAATTTTTTGATAAATCTGAGTGTGATATCTTAAGCTCACCTCTTACTTCTTTTATTCTTGATGTTACTTTTTCTTTAGTGTTTAAACCTGAAATTAAATTTCTTTTAACTCTAAGATATTTATCTATTGTATTTTCAACATCATCTATGATAGTATCTAAACCGGTAACAGCACCACCTGCTGCACTAATAGACTTCATCTGATTAAAGCCTGCACAAACCATATTGATAGTTATATCAACAGAGCTATCACCACCAAAGCTATAATCAGCACTAACAAGTTGATAGACACCTGTGTCTCTTAAGCTGTTTAAATACTTTCCAATTGTGTTTGTGGAATCAACAGCACCATCTGGATGACTCCAACCAAATTCTATAATAAACTTTGTTGCTGCAAATTGCGTAGGAGAAAGCAAATCTTCTAAATCTTTAATTCTTGACTTGTCGTGAAGTTTGAGTTTAAGATACGCTTTTTTTGTCGCTAGAAGACCGTGTCCAATACCCACAATTGACACACTAAAATCTAATAGAGTTAAAAATGGTTGAAAAGGATCTTTGACATCTGAATATTCAAAATCGCCTAAATCTCCTGAATTGCCCGGAGTAAATTTATCTTCTAAGAAATCTCCAAGTTTTTGACTTCCCCACTTTCTATTAATGTTTGCATTAACTAATGTTTGTGGTGATGTAAAAAGGTTCATATAGCTGTAGTAAGAATCAGGAGTGACATTTTCAATCTCTGCCCCAGGAGAAGGATTTGAAAATGTTTTGTTTTGAGAATTCTCAGCACTACTGACTTCATCAGTTATTCTTAAAAAATTAAATATTCCTAGCTTACTGTAATCTTTGTTTTTCTTGTTAGTGACAATTTTAACATCTAAATAAGGTGTGCATCTAGACATTTCAATTGGAGAAACTGCTGACAAAAACACAGGCATATGTCCAGCATTTCTAGAATTAATTCCAAATTTAGGATCTTTAAGAATAACTGCGCCAAGGCTAGGTGATTCTTTTGAAAATCCGGCGAGGGTGCCTACAGCAACATTGCTGTTTAACACAGCAGGCGGAAGTTGAAAATTACCGTTAAACTCAGTGACCGCTACAGTCCTTGTTACTTCCGAACCACTTGCTGCGCTTCTTGTTATAACTATAGGTGTAGCTCCTGTCTGATAATTTAAGATATGTTTAATTCCAATTCCACTTTTCTTTAATTCTGCTATCTGAGCCGTATCACCTAAAATCTCACTATCTGGAATATTATAAATTTCACTACCGTTATGAAGCACTGAAATTATTTTTTCTCTTTCTGTGAGAATAGATTTTGCCCAAGCTTGTCTATTGACTACCCCAATTTCAAACAAAGAAGTTCCTCCATTTGTTCTATCACAAATAGACGATAAAAGCTTTCTAACTTGTCTTTCATTTTTTAATTGATCCGGATCCTTCTTCTCAGTATTTTCTAATCCAAGAATTTGATTAACAACATTACCTTCGGGAATACCAAGCACAAAGCCTGAGAACTCCTCCACAGCTTGTGTTATCATCTCAAAAGCAACATTAACATTTTCTGTTTTATAACTCATATAATTAAACTCAAAACTTTGCCTAAGTCACGAGGCGCTAAAATGACTGTTCCTGCCGGAACTTGAAGACCCCAACCAATTCCACTTGCAGCAGCTAAAACCCACCAATAAGAAGCATCACCATAAATTTGCCCTGACAACTGATCAAGTCTTCTATCTTCTTCTAATATGATAGTATTTATTTCTATTAGATTATTGACGACAGATCTTCTTATCACCGTATTGGCAAGACTCATTGATGTTGTATTTCTTACAGGCCCGATTAAATTAATGTATCTAGAAAAAGCCATTTATAAACTCCTGTTTATCGACCTGTCTTTTTAACAGTGGCACCTTTCGAAAGCAAAGTTGATCCGCCTTCTCTAAAGTTTCTTTCAGATGAAGAGAACTTATCATCATAAACATCTCCGGCCACATTTCTCATCACTTCACCTACATTGTACAAGGGTGCTCTGTTAAATCCAGCGTGATCAAGGCCCGGTGGTATGTCGTGGATTACATCAAAATTAAAACTTATTTTGCAACCCATCGGTGCTCTGGCGTTATGATCTGTTTCCCAATTAAAATCGTCTAACCAGTTAAAGTTAACTCCCTTGATAACACCTGCCAATCCTCGTCCTCTGGTCGTGTGAAATGCTCTAACATAAGGGTTCAGTTCAGGTCTCATAAAAGCAGATTCAGGATTTTCTAAGAAGATAGAAGCAACATCAGAGGCAATGTCAGTTAAAAATGCTGCATCTCCTCCTGCTTTTGATAAAAGACCTGCAAAACTATCAACAATACCGATAGCATCTGCAGCAGCAACTGTAAATAAAATACCTGCAACTGATTTTGTAAATGTCTCTGACGGGTCATTCCATATATCTTCGTGTTTAACAAAAATTTCTTTTTTGTGTATAGATTCATCAGATCGATCATCGATGACAACTTTATAAACTTTTTTGTTTCCTGTCTCATCTTTAACTGTGTCGATAACTTTTCCTAACAATCTTTTGGTGGTAAATATTTTGATACCCTCGGTAGATTGATATCCGTCTATCATGTTAGGATTAATATACACAAACATAATGTTGCCCATAGGACTGTCAAATCCTTCTGTGTCAAAAACATTAGGATCTCTAAGCCTTTGCATTGTTTGAAGCGTCAAAAGAGGATTCACAAAGCCGTTGATTAAAATCTTTGACAAGAGATTTGCTCCTGCATCAAAACCTGCACTCGCTGCAAGATTTCCTACACCTATCTTGCCTTGAGGAGAAGATGCATCAGACGCTATTTGTAATAGTCCTTGAGGAGAACCAAAAATTGTTGAGAAGATTGTTAAGCCAAGATCTCTCCACTTTCTCAGTATGTCACTTAAGATAAAAAGTGAATTTTTAAATCCAACTGGCTGTGCTTTGACACCTTGATCTCCAATGCCAAATGTTCTTGCAAGCGCAAATCTAGAATAATTTGATTTAATAACATCACCTACTCTTAATCTAACAATTGGCGAGGCTCCAATTGTCTGAGTAAAAGGCTGAACAAATCTTGCACTGTCCGCTGTTTTTTGATCACCAGATTGAACTATAGTGCCTTGCGTCCACTGAGGATACAAAAGTGTCACAAATTTATTTATCTTATACCACATGTCATCGAAATCTTCTTTGTTTGTTGAAAAAAGAGTAAATCCAACGCTAATTGATCTAGTTGTGCTCTGATATGTTTGAACAGGATCTAATCTTCCGTAACCTGATGTGGCATTATAATTTACTGAGATATTGTCTGACAATTCACTCAAAAAAGCGTGAAATGCAATTATTTCATTTGTTCTAAGATCTTGAATATAGAACGGAACATACTCAGCATCTAATCTGTCTTCTAAGATTTTAACTACTCTATTTGGAATTCTTGCAGAAGTTCCATCTGTGTCTAACCCTGTGTAAGTATTTCTTACTAATCTACTTCCGAGTATACCTCTTGCAGGATTTTCTCTTGTGGTCGTGTTGTTAAGATCTGCAACTGCTCTCATAATATTAAGTGGTAATAGATACGCTGAAGGCACATCACTTTGCTCCCAAGCAAGTGTTGTTTCACTACCTAAATCACCTGACGCTTTAGAACCTCCTCCGCTTTTCTTTCTACTCTTTCCAACTCTATTGCCAGGTATGTTGTCTAAAGAATCAACATCTCTTACATTTTTAACTTTAGACGTTGCTGCTCCTTCTTGCGAACTGTTTGTGTAGTTTAAGCTTTTTTCTCCAATTATTGCGAATATGTTTGCAATCTTGGCAATACTTCCAAATTCTGAGATGACGTCTTTAATTGCTTCTTGACTTGCAATACCTACGCCAGATCCATCTTTAATCGCTTGAAGTCGCTGAATCTTGTCGGTAAATAAGAAAGTTTTCTTAATTGCGACATTTGAAATAGCGAGCAAAAATCCTGGAGAGTTATAGACATTGTCAATGTTTTCTAATACTTTGTCAGCATTTTTAGGGTCACTTCCAAACATTACTTTTACACCTCTGTAAAAGCAGTCGCTGTATGGAAAGTCGGTAGGTGTTAAAAAATTATCAAACAAGAAATTTTTAGCTATAAACTTGTTTGATTTTCTTGACAAGCCTAATGCAAGTGCTCCTGCATTTACATTGTTTGGAGACACAGCAATATTTTGAATATTATCTTTAATGAGAACTAAATCTTCTTTTTCTAAATTGTCAATAATTTCTTTATAGAGAGATTCAATTAAAGTAAATAGAGCGATCATTCTCAGTGCTGTTTTTATTCTGTGTGTTTTTGTGCTGTCTTCAAACCTTAATGCATGATTATAAGTGACTCCGAAAGAGCCTCCATTTGAAGAGCCCGGAATAATTGGAACTTCGACACCTTTTCCTGATCTAACTGATAAGCCATTTTGTAGTGTAGGAACACCTGATGCATTCATTCCTTTAAGTTTGTTAATAGATATTTTATCTACTTCTTGACCAGCAACAACTCCAGGCATTTGAACTTTTGTTTCATACGCAGGCCCTTCGATATTATCAAGAATCATCTTTTCAAGATTGTTAATAAATTCTGGAGAGTTCTCAGGGTCACCAGACAAGTCATATCCTGAAGCTTTAAAGAGTTGTGAAGCACCTGCATCTTTAAGTTTTTCAAAAGAAGTATAAAAATCTTCTGTATCTCTTACAAATTGAAAATTGTCTTTTTGATCAAGCGCCCCAACTCCTCCGGCGTCGAGAGAAACAAATTTTGACTCATCCATATTAAATCTATTTTTCTTCTTAAGCGCGGCAACAGAAGATCTAACCACAACATCAGTGTCATTATTAACGACACCTTTGATTAAGTCATTTGCAGGACGACCGCCTGGAACTGGAGGCCTTGTTCCACCAACTTTGTCAATAATATCTTCTAACGGATAAGGATCACTAAAATATCCACTATCACTATACTGATCTAAAAGTGAATCTTCAGTTGTGCCTTGCGGAACATAAGGAGGAACTGCTAAAAATTTATCTTGATCTTGAAGAACTTCGCCTCTGTTTCCTGCATTTGTTTTTTGATTTCCTCTTTTGAATTCATAAAAATTGCCTGCTTCTGTTGTGATGTAGTGTAGAAAGTTTCCTACAAGCCCTACATCCGGATCTGCAGCATCAAATCCTACAAGAGGAATTCCTGTGTTATACTCAAATGCCAATCCTGAGCTGTCACCGTCACCCTCTTTGACCAAACTATCAAGAGTGTATTGAATTACTCCTGTTTCGTTTTCATTTGGGCCTGGATATCTTCCTGATCGTAAAAAGTCTTTGAGAGTTTCTCGAGCCATTGTTGTTCCTTGATCTCTTGTTTAAAAGCTTCTGTTATTCCATTAAGAACTTCTTGATCTGATGATATTTTATCAAAAATATTGAGCGCAGGCGAAAGTTCATTTAAAAGTTGTTCAAAATAAATATCAATTTCTTTTTTTTCATCTTCACTGAGAGCAGCTGTAAGACTTCTTTTTTCAAAAACAATTTGATCTATAACTTTACTTTTTGTCATTTTATCTCTTTATACAATAAATTGAATTGTTCTACCGTTTCTATCTTTTACCATAGAAAGTGAAGTTGCAATTGAAGTGCCGTCAAGTGTAAGATTAAATCCATAATTTGCAGATCCAAATCCTTCACTTATAGCCTTGACAATGTCAGCTTTCATAGCTTCTACATCAACCTTAACATTAACTTCCATAGGCATGCTTTCAACTTTAGTTGTGATTTTATCAATAGATCTTAATAATTCTCTATTAAGGGATGCTGTTTCGCTTGAAGTTACCGGAGCTGCCACAGCTCTTGGACTAACTACACCAGCTCCTTCGGCTGAGACGGAAGCATCAATATTGATGTCACCTAACTGAGCAGCACTTTGAAATTTAGTTTTTATTCCTTCAAAATTAAAGGATGTCTCTATTTTAGCAATTGCCTTGGCAATTTCGTCAGAAAGTGTTGTGCCCCATTGACGAATTGTATCTGTATAAAAAGTCATTGTTCCATTAGGATTACCGTCTTGATTAGCACCTAAACCATTCGCAATAGGCAAAAAAGCAGTAGGCCAAGAATTAGCTGAAAGAGGTGAACTGCTGACTGTTGCGATTATTGCAGTTCCAAGCTCATTAATGGTGCTTTCAGCTGCAGATTTAAACTCTTGTCCAAATGATGTCCACGAAGAAACAACTCCACTTTTTTCAGCATCAGGAAGTAATTTTTTAACTAAATCTTCAGCAAATGCAGCACTATTTGCACCGACAGTTGCAATTGTTGTTTGCATTTCAATTAAGCCTTGTGCAATCGCATTGTCTCCTGTAGATAGTCTAGCTAACTTTCCTTCGACTGCAGAAACAGATTCAAGCATTTTAGACGCTGATATTCCTGAAAACATTCCTTGAATATTTTGCACGTGTTTTGCCATTTCTTCAGTTGTTCTTGTAGCTTTAATCATACCCTCATTTAGTGTATCAATAGCATCAGCCGAAGTTTGAGAAGCAGCTTCACCTGTCGCCATTTCTTTTTCTGCCTGCGAAGTCATTCTAGTGCCTGTGTCCATAAACATTTTCATTTCTTTTATGGACATACCCATTTGATCTGCAAGTGCTCGCTGTCTAGTTTTTGACATACTGGCAACATCTATACCTTGATCTATAATCTGCTCTCTAAATCTATTTAAAAACTCCTCTTCATTTTCGTTAGCAAGATACATCATCTCCATGGCATCCATTTGGACACCAAATACTGCTGACATTTCACCCATCTTGTCAGCAGCTTGATCAAAACTTCTATAGCCCTTAACAAGACCTGAAAAACTTTGTAAGCTCAAACCCAGTTGGGCAAGCGATCCTGCCATTCTTGCAGCGCTCTCTGTTGTAATATCTGTAAAAGTCTCCATGTCTTTTTTGATATCAATAATGGCTTCAGCCATTCGCTTGAGAGGCATTCCAATTGCTTTTCCCATTGCCTTAGCATTATTAGTAATATCTTTTAAAACATCCGTAGAAGCTTCTCCTGTTTGTGCAAAAGAATTTGCAATAAGATCAGAAACAGTTCCTATGTCAACACCCATAGAGTTAGAAAATCTTAAAGACTCTTTTTCGATTGCTTGACTATTTTTATTGAATAAATTTAAACTTGCAGTGCCAAAATTCTTTAGTAATTCTGTTTTTAGTCCAAGTGCATTTTCAAACTCTAGACCCTCATATTCAAAAAATTCATCAGCTATTTCTTCAAAATTTCTATAAGATGCAATAACTGTTCTGTCACCTTCGTTAACAATGCTAGAAAAATCTCTTTTTAAAAATTGTTCAGAAGTTATTTTTTTAATTTCTCCACTATAATTTCTAATTAAATTTCTATAGTTTACAACTGATGCTTTTCCTTGAAGGGCTAGTAATTTATCTAGCACAACGCTAGATAAAGATAAACCTTTTTCTGATGCTTCAACAATTTTATCAGCAAAAGTTCTCGCTACATCGACTTCTGATTGAGACGATTCAACTGTAACTCCTATACTTTGCATAGGCTCTGAGTTTGTATTCGGAGGAGCGATAGCAGCAGCTGCTGTGTTAGCAGCAGGAGACGGAGACGGAGGTGAACTTCCGCTTCTAGCTCCCGCAGAACCTCTGGGGAATGCATTCGCAAAACCAGCTGTTATTGAATCTTGAATTGCAGTCGAAAGTGCTGCCAAATCGCCTGGGTCTAAAGCCATGATTGATCTCCTAAAGATAAATATTCTATTCTAATTTTTTCTTGAAAAAATCTTCTATCTTTGTTAAAGGAGCATTTTGATCATTGTTTGGCTTGTTAACAGTATCTTTCTTTTGTTCGAAATGTTTAGACAGTCTTTTAACATACCAGTGTCGATACCTTACCGGAAGCTTCTGCAATTCTGTGTAAGACATACCCAGATGCATCTGAAGAAGGAAGCATTCCTCTAGGAATGCTTCTCTCCAGTTATTTACTGGGCCAAAAAAACTCGGTTGTCATAGGCAGAATTGATTCATTCCTATGACTACAGCTAACACAATCAAAACTACAAGTCATATCCATACCTGGTTCATTATCAATAATAAACGATCTTAATGACTTTGAGTCAAAAGCAGGCATGTTTAAAACAAAGTGTTTGATTTTTGATCTATCGGTGATTCCATCGACAGCGACAATAGAATTCTCTAAGAAAGAAGTGATGCTATTTGAGATAGAATTTCCCAAAGCTTTTTGCATATTTTTTAGAGTAACATTTCTTTCTCTGTTGTCTCTTTCAGTTGCATATTTAAATACAACTTTCTTTTTAGTCACAGGAAGAAGAAATTCAAATTTATTTTCTCCTGGTTTTAAAGGATTGATTTTAAGTCTTTTGATTCCTAATTTTGAGAGATCAACAATAAAATCGTTCTTATAACCACAAGATTGACAACTTGCTGAAGCGTTATACTCAGGCCCGTATCCTGTAACTCTAATACCCACCATCAATGCCATTCTATCACCGGTAATCATTTCTTCGCTGTTAATTGATTTGTCAATCAAGCAAGACTGAATAAGGTGTGTCAGTGAAGTTCCTTCTTTGTGAAAAGCGGGAGATGCCAAAATGTCTTCTTCTCTTGCAGTCATAGATTTAATTTGAAGAACTTCTCTGTTAAAAAGTGTACTGTCAGGATGATAAATTACTCCTCTAGTAGGAAGCGGAATTGACTCAATAGGCACTTCCCAACCAAACTCATCTTTCATCACATTTTGACGCATAACTTCAGGACTAGCAAGATTTAAATCTTTTGATGACATATTTTCTCCAATAAAAAAGCAACTGTATTAACTATACAGTTGCTTTAAAGAGAGTAAAACTTGTAAGATCAGAACTGGAGAACGCAGTTGTCAACTTTCATTGTGATTTCAATCATCATAATATCATCACCACCATAATCCAATCCACCAAAGTTTATACTTGTCAAAAGTGCACCTTTAATATCCCAAAGTTCTATGACAGTGCCGATAGGATCAAGCATCTTTAGCTGACAGTCTCGCTTGTAGAAATCAGCATAACCTGCTCTTCCTGAAACGCTTTCGTAATGAGTTCTAATCCATTCCATTACCTGTTGAGCACCTGAAGGTGCGATAGGATCATGAAGTGTGACACTGATGTCACCAAACTCAAGCTTACCAGCAACATTTCTATAGCTGTTGATAAAATCAATCTTTTTTGATCCAATAGTAACATCGGGTCGCTTAGTTGTTGTCACTAAAAATGCATCAATTCCTTCAATTGCAAGAACCCAACGATAATTTCTCTTAGGCTCAAACTTATTGGGAAGCATGTCCGTGACTGATAGTGTCTCTGCCATTTAAAATCTCCTATTTATATTAAGTATTACTCTCTATAAGGTTGTTCCTGCATTTGTCACAACAAAGTCAAGCGCAACGAACTCAACAGATCTTGTAGGCTGCAAGTAGATCTTGCCGCGTATTGTGTTGTTTTCAACATCTGCCTGAGTTGTGGTCGTTGTGTCAATGATTACCTTAAATCTATCAACACCTTGTGCATCTTGCACTGACTGCAAGATAGGATTAACAAGGTTTGAGAATCTCTGCAAAGTCTCTGATCTGTTAGGCTCAAAGAGCAAAGTATTTGCAATATTTCTGACTTTTCTTCTGACATCAATCAGCAGTCTTCTAACATTGACTCTATCAAGTGCAGATGAATTTGCTAACAATGTCTTTTGACCCCATACTGAAAGCGGCTTACCTGGAAATTTTGCAAGCGGGTTAATATCTGCGTCGTAAAGATCATCAAGATTTGTTCTGTTTAGAAGAACGTTTGTAGTGGTAACAGTAGTTAGTGATCCTCTTGTAAATCCTGCAGGAGCAAACCAGGGATGACCTACTTTGTCATTTAGTGAATAAGCACCAATTGTAACAACTGAAGGTGGTACAGAGACTAATCCGCCTGTATCCGGATCTTGAACAGTTACATCTGGGAAGTATGCAGCCGCAAACGAAGTATCAAGAACTCTATTCTTGAATCCTGCGACAGTATTAGCAACATGTGGTGACTGTACCGAAGAAGTAATTACTGTATTAAACTGATCTCTTTCTTCTACGTCCATAATCAGCATTGCATCAAATCTATTCTCGACTGTTGAAATTGCATAGTCGGTGATAGATTCATGTCGCATACCTGGAATAACTAGAAGTTGTATATCAACGTCTGAGGTAGAACCCATAATATCAATTGCTTTTCTAAAAGCACTTATTGTTGGGCCTGAAGTTCCGCCTTGATTAGCTTCATCATCAATTTCTCTCTTTGCAGAATTGTTGGTGAGATCTCTCTGATCTTTGTTGAAGATATTGACACCGTCAAATCCACCTTGCAGAGGCACAGTAAATTTTAAGAATTTTCTGTTAGACACGACACTTAAGTCATCTACTGTAAACCCTCTTGTTTTTGCTGCAGTATCAATTGATATCGATCCGTTTCTAACATAAGAAGCGCTCAACCACTGATCACTATCAGCTAAACCAGCTGAGCCTGTGCGAACTTGAATATTTTCAAGACTAAATTTATTGTTATTAAATCTATCAGAATCTCTAACAGTTCCATTCCCATCAGCAACACCTGCATTGTCTCCTTCTGAGAAGTTATATGCATCTAGTCTGTGCGTTGGGAAATACTTAACATAAGTAAAAAATGTATCATTAAATTCTGATATTAAGTTAGGATTAGTAACAGACTTTCTAGTGTTTGTTTGAATACCCCAGTAGAGTTCAACATCTTCTCTCTTGCTTGCACCTGTACCTTGAGCGATTGATAATCTAAAAGGTATCGCAGGTTCTCTAACTCTATTGTGTGCATCTGCAACATTTAGAACACTATTGTTTGCACCTGGGCCTGCGAGCAAAGATCCTGAAGTTAAAAGGTGATTTGGGCCTCTAAAGCCCATAGGAAGTGCTTCGTCTGGAACTTCTTTGTTTTTAAGTGCATCAGAGAGTATGACTCTTACATATCTTGATCTCACGTCGTGAGAACCTTCAACTACAATTTTTTGAGACTCGATATCACTATCAAAGTCAAAAAATACTTTCTTATCTCCAATAACTCTACCAACAAATCGCGCAGAACTTGGATCAAGAGAAAGTCCTCTAAAACTTTCTAAAACTACCTTTTCATCATCAGAATCATAAAAAGATCTTAAGACAATATCAAAAGTTCCAAACTTATCTGTAGAAGAATTTGATTTAACAATATTTTCAATTGAAAATTTAAACTTGTCTGTAATCCCACTTCCGTCTGATAATGTCTCTAGCTTAAACAAGTTATAGGGTGCTGCACCAAACTTTTGAGAAATAACAAAAGGAGAGACAGCATTGCTAAATCTATCTTCAAAAGATTCATAAACAGGAACGTCATCATTTCCACCGCCAACCGATGCGCCTCTGCCAATTCTTCCTACAGATGATGAGAGAATAAAGGCGACCGGTTCTTCACTTTTTTGATAAACACCTTCTTTAATAACCCCTGACCCTGTGACAAATGCAAGCGTAGGGTGAATATTGTAGTAGCCGTGTAACAAATGCCCTTTTTCTTCAAACTTGAGTGGGTCTGTATTTAAAACATTTGCGAAATAATCAGGTGCATACATATCAAAAGAAGCTGTTATGTAAGAAGGACTAGATTCAGTTGCTTTATAGCCATTCATAAACATAACAAATGTGCTTCCGCCACCAAGCAGTGAAACAGAGCCTGTTGTAAATCCTTTTACAGTTGCTGAGTTAGCTGCTGCAGCAGGAGCTGTGTTAGTTCCACCGATGTTACCGCTTAAGCTTAGAACTACACCAGAAGGCGCTAAGACTACGCCTCTGAGAATAGCACTACTTGTTACACTCGTTTGAATGCCTGCATCACTAAAGATGTTGCTACCAGCAGACTCTGACATAAAGCAGCCAAGAAAATAAGTTCTACCTTCGCCCACCCCACCGGCATTTGCGTAAGGATTGTCTCCTTTGATACCGTTTAATTGAACTTGTCTTTCACCAACAACAAATCCTGCATTTGTTACGTTACCTGTTGATGAAGATCGCTCTCTTCCGTTACCAACACCTAGTACTCTAACGTAAGTAAGTGCCTGAGCATTCTTAAGCCATTCATTAGCTGTGATAGGCCCAAACTTATCTCCGTCAGAAGCACCAAACGTGAGTTTGTATTGACCATAAGTTGCAAATGTAAGAGGAACGAATGCAGGGCCTTCATTAGATGTTCCTACAATTCCAGCGGGCACTCCGGTCGGACCAGTAGGAGTTGGACCTGAAAGGTCAATCTCACGAGTGCTGACTCCTGCCGATTTAAATGTTAACTCTGCCATTTTTTGTTCTCCAAATATCTATTATAATTATTCAAAACTTACGCCAGAATTTGTAATTATGAAATCTATTGAAATAAATTCCACGGCCCTTGTAGGCACAAGAACTATTCTACCATTAAGCTTGTTTTGCTCGATATCTTCTGCGGTGTTGTTAGAAGAATCCATTACAATTTTAAAGCTATCTATACCTTGATTTCCTTGAATCGAAGCAAGCTTAGGTTTAACAAGCGAGATAAATCTTGCTCTTGTTGCAGGAGTGTTTTGTTCAAAGATAAGACCGTTTGCAATCTCAGATACTATTCTCTTTACTTCTAAAAGCATTCTTCTAACATTAACTCTGGAGATAGAAGAATTAGATTGCTGCAGCGTCTTTTGACCAAATATTACAAATCCGCCATCTGGGAAGTTTGCGATAGGATTCATACGCGCTTCGTACAGAATGTTTCTATCTTCCGCAGTCAATCTTACTTTGGTATTTTGAACTGAGCTTAATGCTCCTCTATTAAAACCTGCAGGAGCAAACCATGGGTAAGCAACCTTATCGTTGTATCCAAGTGCGCCTAACGCAATAGCTGAAGAAGGAATTGTAACTGATTCACCAGTTATATCATCTTTTATGATAACATCAGGGAAATAAGTTGCAACATAGTTGTTGTCTATAACTCTTCCTTCAAATTGTTCCACAGTTTTTCTAACACTTGGACGTGTAGAAGAATCTTCAAAGAGCCTTACGATACCGTCGTCATATGCTTTTGAATCCATAAGGTATATAGCTTGGCTATACTCCTTTGTCTTTTCAGAAGCATAATCTGTAACATAAGTGTCTCTTACACCAGGTATTACAACAACATTAACTCTTGATGCAAAAGGATCTGTGATGATTCTAACAGCAGATCTGTAAGAACTAATAATGTTGTTATCTTTAGCTGTTCCAGGCGAAGAAGCTGAAGATAAGCCTATGAAACCTGTTGCATCACCAGCAGCCTTGCCACCTTCGTCTATTGATGCAGCCTTGTCATTCATCTTTCTCTGATCTCTATCTAGCATGTTTAATCCATCAAATCCGCCGTAAAGCATGTTTGTGAATTTCATATAATCAGTAAATCTATTGAAAGCTACTGCTGAAGATCCTGCGATCAAAGATCCGAATGTTAATCTGCTGAGTGCACCATCTTGCACTGTGTATCTAGGCTTAGAAATTCTTCCATTTCTAATGTAAGCTGCTTGAACCATATGCTCAGCGACAGAACCTGTTATTTGAGTTAATATTGCATTATCAAGATTTTGTGCAGCAGTAGTAGGCTGATTGTAGAAAGCTACTTTAGCTAGGGTAAATTTGTTATCGTTGAAAGCATCGGCACCAGAGCCTGTAACAAGTGTATCAAGAAGTGTGATACCTAACATTTTTGAATATGAATCGAGAAGTTGATTTCTTTCACCAGATCCGTTAGCTTTCAAAATTGCATTTGTAACAACTGCTTCTGCTGGAACTCTTTCAAATTTGACACCAAAGAAATAACGAGGATCAGCAGTCTCTAGTGATCCAGGCTCACCTGTGAAACCCGGACTTGATGAAGCTTCACCTCTTGTTACCTTAAATCTCATTGGAACAGGAGGCATAATCGAGCCTGTGATTGCAAGCTCTGCGCCTGTTCCAATAAAGTGTAATCTAGCAGATGAGTCCTTATTAATGCTTCCATCACTAATTACAGAAGTGTTGTCTGTTAGTGAAGTTGTTGTTTTTAGAACTGGCAATCCTCTAAAGCCGAAAGGAAGCGCTGCAGCCGGAACTTGACCATCTTCAACATCGGCACTCATTACGATTCGAATGTAGCCAGATCTGTTAGGGCGTTTTCCAGAAACATTTAATCTTCTTTCAGATTCAGTCTCGGCATCAAAGTTGTAATAAACTTTGTAGTCGCCAATTTTTGTTCCAACATAATCATCAGCTGCAGGATTTAAAGTGCATAGAGAAAACTGCTCCAAAACTTTCATATCAGTATCTGTATCATAGAAATCTCTAACTAAAACTGTAAAAGTTCCATAAGGATTTTTAGGATTAGTTGATCTTCTTAAGTTTGATATGGAAATTTTAACTTTTGCGTTGCCTGATATACCATCATCAAGTGACTCAAAGCTAAATAGATCATATTCTTTATCACCGAAAGGTTGTGATATAAATGATGTTGATCTTGCTGTTTGATATCTTGTGTTAAAAGATCCAAAAAGTTTTGTGTATGTAGTTCCAGAGCCACCAGCACCTGCAAGGGTGAGTGAAGATCCAGAAAGTATTGCAACAGTTGCTGCAGCATCTTGCTTAACTTTTGCAATTTCATTTTCAACAGGGAAATCAGCGTAAAGATAGTGTTGCTCTTCGTTAAATCTATCTGGATTGGTATTTAGAATTTTTCCAACATAGTGCTTGCTATCTGGATCTAAAGACGCAGTATAGATTTTGATACCAGATTTTGATTCATCGTTTGAAAATAAAGACCCAGCAGCCGAAGAAAGCACAAGCTTAAATGTTCCTTGCTCAGTTGTTCCATCATATGTCTTTATTGTAGCAGTGTCATCTGATGTTGCAGGCGCCGAATATGATGCATTGTGATTCAAGACTTCAAATCTTGAGCCAGAAGGTGTCATTAACATTGCTCTAATTAGTCGAACATCGCCTGTTGCATCAACTGAACTGTTGTCAGTAAAAATTGGGAAACCACTGCTTTCATTTACTTGAGGATCGTGCACTGCTGCTAAAAACTGCACAACGCCATTAAATCTTCCATCTGTATTTGATCTTGCAACATCAGCAAGCAAGAAGCCTGCATTTTTCACAGTTCCTTTTGACTGTGTGTTTGAGATATCTGTTGTTGTATTGTTTGCTCCTGCACCTAAGACTCTTACATAAGTTAAGGCTGATCTGTTTTTTAACCACTCATTAGCTGCATAAGTTCCAAATTTTTCTGGGTCTAATGAACCAAATTTATTTTGAAAATCGATAAATGATCCCACAGTAACAGGAACAAATGCTGGCCCTTTCTGCGCTGTGCCAACGACACCTGCAGGAACGCCTACAATTTCCGTTGTCCTCTGAGTGAGATCAATCTCGCGCTCGAAGAAGCCTGGAGATCTGAAAGTTTGTTCTGCCATCAATTACTCCTAAAATTTCTATTATAACTATATTTGTTCTCGCTAAACATCTGTTTTATTTATGACTCAATTCTCTCAATTTCTTCAACAATTTCAGCCGAAGCAACAGTTTCTCCTGATCTTTGATTTCTTGTTCTTATCTTTGAAAATTCTGTTTTTGTTGAGTTGGTAAAAGGATTAACAATAGTGTTCTGCAAGACTTCTCTTGATTCTCCACGAATTAAATCATACTCTTTAATATTTGTGAGATCTTGAAGTGAATGACGCTTAACAGTGTCTGATTTTCTTTCAGGCTGATAATCTATTACTTCAGGTGCACCATTGCTAATTCCAAAATTTATTTCAGGTGCTGACACATAGGATCTCAACATCTTTGGCATACCCGGGTGTTTAGGATTTATAATGTAGCCAGGAATAGTGACACTAAATGTGTGCTTGATAATTCTTTCACTTTCTGTATAGTCTTCAAGATTAGTGCCAGAATTTGAAAAAGGCCCCTTAAAAAAGGCAACAAGCTCATATCCACCATCGGTTAAAATTGCAATTTCTTCACCTTGCCCGGTAAAATTTAATAAAAGCGTTTCAAGCATTTGATTTGATTGTTGTATATACTGAGTCCAAAAAATTACATCATATGTAACAGCAACAAATTCTGGATATGGTGATTGAATAACTTCAAAGATGTTTTTACCTAACTCTTCTCCTAAACTTACTTTTGCAACACCTGAAAATTGTAAATTATTTCTTCTTGTAGCTATTGTCCCTGGCAAAGTTCCAAAACCTGGCGAGGGTGTATTTGATAAAAAGTGTTTTCTTGAAGTCACATTATCTTGGTTTTTTATATTTTGCTTATTGATAATGTTTTGATATTTTCTATCTCTATTACTTAAGCGGTATTTAATGACGTAATTCTCTTGCTCTCTAAAAGCTATTGCTGTTTTCTTGCCTGATTGATCAGCAGAAAAATCTATTTCTTGTCTCATAACAGAGATAAGAGGTAATATTAGAGCATTTTCTCTATCTCTTATCGGATTCTTTCTTCTTGTTAAAGCAAAACGCTCGCCAGATGCAAAGATGACAGGAACTTTCTGAAGAGCACCTTTGTGTTTTACTTCAAAAGAGATTTTCTTGTCAAAAAGTGCAAAGATGGCACGATCAATATCTTCAATTCCAATAGAAGGAATATCAAAATTTTCAGGTGCATTATTACCATCAAAATCTTTGATAATTTTTTCACCTTTAGCTTTTTGAGACATTTACTCTCCTTCATCGTAGAACGAAGAGCCTACGTTGTTAGGATCTCCTTTAGGAGAAACTTCTTTAGGACCAGAAATTGGTGCATCAAGAACACCGTTTTCTCTAAGCTGTCTAATGTCACCTGTCTTTCCAAGTTTGTTTTCTTCAAACCCTCTTTGCTGCACAAAAGTTTCTTGAATTGCATCAGCATCTGAGTGCTCTTCTGAGGTAGGTCCAAATATCTTGGATATAAATTGACCTTTTCTTGACTGTTTACCTGTTATTGTTATGTAATTTTTATGTTCTATTTGACCAAAAATAACATTTGTAAGTGGGCTTGTAATTACTTCAAAAAATGTAGATCCGTAAGAAAAAAAGTCACCTTCTAAAACTTCAATACCTTTATCTAAAAGATCTTTTGTTTGAATATACGCTTCTAAAGTGTAATATTGTTCAGATCCAAACCTTGTAGTTCTGACTTCTTGTGGCTGATATTTTACTAAACAATCAATTTCAATTGGATTTTCAAATACTTTATCAGGTGATTCTTCGTAGATTTCATGAACTTTTGATTTAATTTCAGATACTGAGAAATAATAAATCTTTTGACCAATAACATCCTTAACAAGCTCTTTGGCGATGTCATTGATAAAATTAATCTCTCTTGGCGATATAAAAAGACGTCCCATGATTTACCCCATTATTATTGCCTTGCCTAAAGGCATTGGAATGTAACGCAACTGCTTGTTCATCTGCTCAGCTCTTGTTGCCTGAATCTCAGATAGTTTATCATAGGTCATAGTATCTAACATTTCTCTGAGTTGAGTTTTAAGATCTTTTTGATCTTCTCTTCCTTGAGTTATCAAGTCGCTTCCGTTGAGTGTGACTTCACCTCCAGGTATTGGAATATTGCCAAACTTTGCTCTAATTAAGCCTAGCTGTTCCTTAGAAAGAGAAAGCGTATATTGTCTTATCCACTGCTTTCCTATTGAGTTAATTTTAGAATATGTCAAGTTGCCAAAGGGAATATTAGACATATTCGAAACACCGTGAATAGTAGCATCTTTGTAAGAAGGCGACAGTGGATCAGCAAATTGTCTCACTCTTACCCAAAGTTTTTTAGTATCTGACGTTGGTGTTGGAAATATTCTGATCTTTGTTCCTGAAACTTCATATGAATAATTCGATCTTCTTACTCTGTTAGAAAGATCAAGCTGACCTGCTCTTAAAATGTCTTCAAAAACAGGTAAGATGTAAAATACTGTTTCTGGAGTAAAAGATTCAAAAGAAAATTCATTGTTTAAGTAGTTAATTGCTGACGTGGTGTCAAAAAATCTATAAGCTGCTTGAGGATTAAAGTGAAAAATTTCAACAATCTTAAGTTTTCCTTTTGTATTATCAAATATTTGATTTCCTGCAGAATCTTTAAGCTCTTGATAAAGATCGTAATCCTGTCTTCCCATTTCAAGTTCTATTGATCCTGACATTGTGTTATAAGATCCACCTACGCCTGCTTCCATCGCATAAGGTTCGGCAAATCTTGTCAAATAAGAAAGATTATCTCTGACATATTTTTCTTCTGCACCTGACATACTGCCCGTTGCGAATCCTAAAAAATTAACAAGCTGAGATTTAGCTTGATACTGATTTAAGATTGAACTGTATTCCAGGGAAGCTTCTTCCATGTTTCCCCAGATTTGCTTCTTTGTCAATTCAACGCTAAGGACATCGTCTCCAAGTTTTCTTTTGACAAATATCATCATCTTATCAGCTTCAGATGAAAAATCTGCGTCTGAATCAAATATTCCAAAAGGTGTAGGGGAAGTTGTAGCAGCAAATGTTGTCACAGAAATCTCCTGTCAGAGTCGTTCATTATATATATCTTCAAGATTTCTGTTTAACAATTTTTATCCAATACCTAAAAATCCATTTGAGCCTGTGAGTATTGGAAATTGATCTGTATCGATTACACGTTTTTTTCTATAAAATCTTTTACTGATCCATCACCCGACTCGGTGTTATATCTTCTCTTCCAAAATACAGCTTGATCTTTTAAAGAAGCAGGAACACCGAAAGATTTTTCAGGATCCCAAGCGGCACGATCACCGTCAGCGCCTAAAGCCCAAAGAACATACAACGTTGCGAAAAGAGCGCTTAAAACTTTATTTTTTTCAACTTCTTTTAGCTCTTGTTTTTCAATAGGGCCCATTTTGGCAGGAGCAGGTCCTTTTCTGCCATTGACAAAATCTCTCCATTTTTTCATGTTTACATTTGTCTTAACTTCTTCTACAGCAGGTGGATCAAGCTGAAATGGGTTTGAAGTGTGATGTGTGATACCACCTTCACCCGTAGGATTTCCTCCTGATTCTGTCCTAGCAATTCGGAGTATAAGAGTTCTTAGCGCTTTGTTTTTAACATTAAGAATTGCAAGTGCTCTATCGATAGCACCAACTATTTCTTCTGCTGTGTATCTATTGTATTCTAAAGCTTCTCTCATCGCCTTGCTTCTTTCTACAGCTTGAAGTTGATTAAGTGCTTTTTGATAAGTCATAGGCTTCTTTGACAAAGCTTTACGAACTTTGTCACCTCTCTTAGGCTTTTTAGGATAAACTTTAAAACCACCATCAACTTTTCTAATCTCTTCTTTGATAAACTCAACCACAAGCTGTCTTAATTTAGGCTCTGAGATCTTCACAGATGACTCCTGTTACATTGGAAATATTTTCTAATATAGATAGGTGGTTTGAGTTTAAAGTGTCCCAGAAACAAAACAAGCAGCCCGCAAAGGAGCTGCTTGTCAAGATATTTAAACTATTTCAACTTTCAGACAACGTAGTATTGAACAACAATATTTACTGCACCTACTGCTAGCAATGAGGCTAAAGCAGTTGTTGTAACAAGATAAAGATTTTTAAGCGCTATTCCGGCGCTGACGTTTGGTTCATAAACTGTGCAAGCTAAACTGTTTAAGTTAATATCAGCCTCAGTTCCTACAACAATTTCTTGACCATTTCTGTAAGTTGCGCCGGCGCCGACTACTTCATCAGGAGCAGATACAGCAACATTGACTGCTGTTCCTGCAGTTGCACTTAAATCTAAGTGTCCAAGAAGTGTCACACCTGCTGTTTGTATAACATTAACAATTACTTTACTGACAACAATTTTAGTGGCTATAAATCCACCTGGAACTGTTACGTCAAGCGTGCCGACGCTTGCAAGCACATCATTATCAGTAAAAGTAGTTCCTGACCCGTCAATACCTTTTAAAGATAAAACAAATGATTGTGTTCTTAATTGTCCTAACCCTAGAACCTGATTAGGACCGCCAAGTGGTAGAAATCCACTTCCTGATTCTTGAAATAACCCTTTTGAATTTGTAAAACTAACTTTTGGCATAATTTTCTCCTTTTGAGTATTTTGTCCACAAGATTCCGATATGACGGTGGGGTCGCCTTTATGCGCTTTGTATCGGGCCTGATGCTAAGTATAATCAAATTTAAATTTTTTCTATTAATTGCTTGCCTTTTTTATGAGAAATAGCTTTTTCTTCATAAGTTCCTTCACCTAAGAATAAAAGCTTAAGGCTGTCAACGAGTTTATCAACTCGAGGATCTACATTACCAGAAACACTTACAGATTTCTTTTCGATTTCTTCTTTAAGCGCAGCAATTTCTTTCTTCATCGCAGCGATTTCTGCAGCTAACTCTGTAACTTCAACACCCGCATTTACAACTTCTGCTTCAACTTCTGCGACATCAATATTAGTTTCAAAATTCTTTCTTTTAGTCATAATATCTCCTTTTTGATAAGATTTGTTATATTTATAATGTTAATTAGATTTTTGCAGGAGTAAAAAAATGATTATTAAAAATAGTAATGTTCCAAAAATTCTTTCTATTATAATTAACGCTTATGCAATTGCAATCTGGCCTTTTATTTTTATAAGAGATGAAGGAAATTACGAAACAATCATACATGAAAAAATCCACCTGAAACAACAGGTGGAGTTAGGCATCGTAGGATTTTATCTCTTATATACAGGATTTTGGCTCTACTACTTCTTTCAAACAAAAGATCGTCATTTAGCCTATTATCTAAACCCATTTGAGAAAGAAGCTTTCGCTGAGCAAAGAGGCGGAGAAAAATATCTTAAAAACCGTCATCTTTACTCTTGGCTTAACTACCTGTAGAACCAAAGCCTCCTGCACCACGAGAAGTTTCTGAAAGATTCTCTACTTCTTCCAACTCAAGCGTTGGACGAGGAATAATCATGATTTGCGCAACTCTATCTCCTGCTTCATAAACAACATGATTAAAATTATTAATTGCTAGAAACTTTACTTTAATTGTGCCTCTATAACCGCTGTCTATTACGCCTACAGAATTCTTAAGCATAAGTGAGGTTTTTGTGATAGAGCTTCTTGGAAAAACAAGACCTACATAATCTTCTGGTATTTCAAGTGAAATACCAGTGTCATAGGTTAAATTTCCAAATTCATCAACTTCGTACTTTGCTGCGCATAGATCCATACATGCATCACCCTCAGCAGCATACCGAGGTGAAATTGCATTTTCTAATACTTTTTTAAATTTTACTCGCATTCTTCACTGTCACTCACAAACTTAAACATGTTTTGCGCTTGCTCAATAATCTCGGCCACAGTTACTTCGCTATACTGTTTGTGAGTTTCCCAACGCATTGATGCCTTACCCATTGAGATATCTTTTGATATAATCAAAAGTTGAAGGCGAAGCATTTCTGTTGGTGAAAGATCAGCTTTGGGCATCATTAAAGGTAATGTTAGACCTACCAACTCTTCTGATTCTTCAACAACTTCTTCTTCCAAGTGTACTTGCTTTTTTGTCATTTATACTCCTTTGTTGTTATAATACTTCACTTGCTTTAAAAATACACATTTTTAAAATGTGTTTTAAGTTAAAAGTTTTTGATAAAAATGTTGCTTCCACAACCATTGATTTTAAATAGATGATTTTCTAACACAATATCTTTTTCTGATTTTCCATTTGCTGATCTAAATCTAAAACGATCAAATCTTAATCGACCATCTGAATACCAATAATCAGGACCGGTCTCGCTTATAAATACAAAGTCTGCTTTAAGATAGCCATCGCCATTTCCAAACCTTAGATCAGCATATGTAAGAATGCCTTCAAAGCCTTCAGATTTCGACCAAGATTCAGATGTTTTTAATAACTTTGTCAAGCCGCCTACAACATTAGTATTGATTTTAGATGCAAATCTTGAAATTTCTATTAAACCTTTGTATTTTTTCTGTCTTGGTTTTCTTAAAGATAAACACAAGATAAGTTCATTTTCGTAGTAGAGCCCAAATCTGATTAAGGCAGGAACATATCCGGATATGTGATTGCTTTCAAAGAAAGATTTTGCTTCTTTGGCAGATACTTCTCTAAGCTCACACTTTCTTGCAAAGATTTTTTTATCGATAAGCCCCAAGCGATTTTTAATCATTGATTTGCATATTTCTCGATTATAAAGCCATTCATCACTAAAAATATGAATTAGATTGATCCCTAAGCGTTTGGCATTCTTTTTCTTATCGAGATAGTAGTGTCTATCTCTCATACCTCTGTTGAGGATAGAATGAAAATATAAGCCGTTATGTTCTATCGCAAATTTTTTAAAAGGAACGTAAATATCAATTTCTTTAGGTGACAAAACAGTTCTGTTGTTATATTCTACTTCTAATCCTAAAGATTCAATAAAAGAACCTATTTCTTTTTCAGCTTGTGATGTTCCAACCGGGTTACAAGACGGGCATGAAGAACCTCTTTCAAAAGCCTGTAGTGTCTTCTTTGTAGCTGTTCCACACTTCTTACATTTAAACTCAAGATACTGTTTTTGACGAGAAAAATATTCTTCGTAGCTTGTGATTAAATCAAAATCTTTTTCTCTTTCTAAGATTCTTGACTCAAAGTCTGTGCCCGATACAATCTTAGAAAATTTCATTCTATTTATTGTATCTTCTGTGTGACTTTTTCCAAAAAAAGGATTGTTTTCACCTCTCATCTTTTCTGACTGATTTAACAATCTGACATCAGTTTTTTTTGTTTTTCCTTTATTCCACGAAGATGCTTTTCCACCTTTGGATCCGGAAATAGAAGCAGCGATAAGCGCACAATTTTTACAAAATCTTTTAAAACTAAAAGCCACGTATCTTGTTTCTTGTCCGCAATTTTCACATTGTGGTTGAATTCCGCCAGAAAGATAATCAACTGTGTATTTCATAGAACTTATTTTATGAATACTTTGAATATGATTAGAAAAGATTTTTCCTTCACCGTGGAAATTGCAAATTTGACATATCATAATGTCATTATACCCTTGCAAGGCTTAATGTATAAAAGAAAAGCAAAACGGGGTAGCCCGAAAGCTACCCCGTCCGCGGAGATCAGATCAGTTAGATCAGATGATATCCATGTCCATACAAGTTACTGTACCGTAGAAGTCAGCACGAACCATCTTCTTACCGTAACGGGTCATTACGCCCTTACGAGGAGTGAAATCCTCTGGTGCGAAGATTGTTGGAGTAACAATCAATGGAACGTAAGGCGCGTAGACGTAGCCAGTTTCGAGGTAACTACCACCCTTGTAACCGACGAGGATCTTGTTACGGGGGAAGTAAGGATCCTTGTAAACGGTAAAGCGGTTACTTAGGCTTCCGATTGATGCAGCGCCGAGTGAGAACTCTGCGCCGACCTGACCTTGACCGTCGATCTTGATTGAGGGCTTGTAGAGAACCGAAGCCTCGAAGATAGTAGCAACTTCAGGTGAACACACAAGGAAGTTAGCACTACCGCGAAGGGTCTTACGATGGATCTCGTTAGCAACGTCGATGATGGTCTCAACAAGCGTCTCGTACCACTCACGAACTGTACCAGTAAACTGGGGACCTGGTGCAAGTGAAGAAGCGCGTTCAACAGAAGCACCGGTTCTCTTGTTAACAAACTTACCAGGGCTGCGGCTCCAGTAGAAGTTAGCACCCTTGGCCTCAGTGAGGAGGTCGTTTAGGATCTCGCGATCGATTTCGAGAGCAATCTGCTCGGAGAGGATCTGAGTTAGCTCAACCTCAGCATCCATGCTGTGGTAAGCGTTCAGGTCCTGAGCGAGCTCTGGACTCCAGCGAGCGCGTAGCTTACGGGTTGTTGCAGTAACTGCAATGCTTTCGATCTTGATGTCGATTTCGGGAATAACGGGTGAAGGACCGGTGCCGAAGTCAGACTCAAAAGAGGGGATGACGAGGGTTGAACCAGTACCACCACCGGAAGTTGTAACGTTATCGCTAACAACGAACGAAGCAGTGAGGTTGAGAGCAGTCGAAGTTGATGCCAGTGAGCCGGGTGTGCCTTGAACAACTGTCAAAACTGCTGTTGAAGCGGCTGAAACGTCGGCAAGGGGGTTAGGTGTGAAGGTGACTGCGCCTGGAGCACCTGACATTGTTCCGAGCTGGTTAAGACGGCGAACGTTGAGGATACCTGAACCTTGCTGAACGTCTGAACCTGGCACAGTTGCTGATGCGATACCGGCTGCTGAGAAAAGAGCAACTGATTTAACAGTCGAAGGATCCATTCTTCTTGAGCCGCCGCCAGACTCCTGGAGCTTAGATGCAGAAACGAGGAGGAATTCGTAGCTGAAAGTTCCGGCTTCGATGTGCTGAGTTACCTGTGGATCAAATTGCAGAAGTTTACCGTCAGAGCCACTTGTAGTTGCGCTAGCAGCGGCCGAGAATGCCTGAACTGATCCACCGCCGAATGCACCGTTGATGGCATCGCCTGCTGTAATTAATGCACGTGACTTGTGAGTCTGTGAGTAAGAAGTTCCGACGAGATCATATTGACCGCCGACTGCGTCTGAACCCGTTCTGATTGAAGAACCAACTGGGTTGTTGTAGAGCGACTGACCTCTGTCATAAGTTACGTTAGTACCAACTGTTGTTGTACCGCTGACAGCAGCATCACCGCCTACATCGCTACCATAGGTGTAGTCGAGGTAGAAGAGAAGACCGCTGGGTAGACTCATTGGCTGAATTGAGACGAGCTCGTTGGCAACGAGGCCTCCGAAAACGCGACGAACGATGGGGAAAGCAATGTTGGTAAAACCATCAACCTGATTGCTGTCCTGCCCGCCGCTGCCGAGAACGTTGGCCTCACGTAGAACCTGAGCTGCCTGGTTCTCGAGCAGGCGTGACATTATCTCACGACTTTGATCGTTAAGGCCTCGGAGAAGACCGGTACGGCTCCATTTCTCCATCAGTCTGTTGCTTTCGGAACCAACGTGACGATCACGAATTCCTTCTGTTAACTGCTTTAAACTAAATGAACGTGACATGTTTAAACTCCTTTTTTGTTAAATGTCTTCATGATTTTGATCTGTTATCTTACTACTTCAAACCTGCCAATCTCTGCCAACGATCAAGTTCAGGAGCATTTCCTTGCTTGGGTGCTGACGAGGTTGTGGGTCTTGAAGATGACCCGCGATTGCGTGACTCGGTTAGAGGTTTAGCGTTACCACGAGCAAAAGTCTCTGTAAGAGACTTAAATAATGTCTTTGCTTCATTTAAGCTTTTAGCTTCATCAAGAGCCTTGATTACCGACTTCTTTTCGGCCTCGTTAAGGTTCTTATTTTGAAGAAGCTTGTTTACATAAAGAAGCTTTGCATTGAATAGATTGAGATCTTCCAACTGTTCACGAAGAGTTTCAACAGCACTTCTGTATTTCTTCAGTTTCTCATCGAGCGCACGATTCTTGCGGCGCTCATCACGGAATGCTTCCGCGAGTTTGTTCATTGTAGGTGGGTTGGTAAAGACATCCTTACCTTCATCACCACCACCAAAAGATTTATTAACACCGGCGTTGGCCTTGCCTTTGCCGCCGAAGGCTCCATCTACACCAGCGTTGGCTCCGCCTTTTCCGCCGAAGTGATGATCGACCTTACCAGTCTTGCTTTCGCGAACAAGCTTACGAATTCTTAGAATCTCTTCGGCAAGCATTTCTTCGTCGACTTCGACCATCTCGTCTTTCTTTTCACCTTCGTCGCCCATCATAGCCTGGAAGTCTTCTTCACCTTCACCATCTTCAGGAGCTTCGTCGTCTGAAAGCTCGAGTGCTTCGTCAGGCTCAGTCCCGTCTTCATCTTCTTCGACCATGCCTCTTAGATCTTCTGGAATTTTTTCTTTGTCGATATCATCGCCAAGATCGAGAACAAGCTTAAGTTCTTGTAACATGGCTTCTAATGAATCATCTTCATTATAATCATCGCCTTCTTTAACATCGGCGTCATCCATTGTCTCAGCAAGCTCTTTCTCAACTTCTTCTCTAAGAGACTTGAGATCGACTTCGTAATACTTCTGTCTCATTTTTGGATTCTCCTTTAAAATCGCTTCCTTATTATCTATGGATTTAGTTGTCAAATTTCTTTTTGTTTGATTAATTTTATTGGCAATAGAGTTTAGCTCACGTTTTTGAGTAGCAGTCAAGCTTTTAAAGGCTTTATTTGTAGCCTCAGAAACGATCTTTGCATTCTTTTTAGAAGTAAGTTCCTTTGAAACATCCAAACCTAAAAGTGAAGAAAGTTTGCGAAGAGCAGATTCATCAAGTGTAATTTCGTCTAATTCATCTTTGTCATCGTTATGATCAATTTCTTCGACTTCTTGATACATTTCATTCTTTGATGAATCTTGGTTTTTTAAAAGCTCAGATTCGATAAACTCTCTAATCTTAGGAGTCACTGCTTCTAAAACTGCTTTTTTAGCATTTGCTTCTGCTACTTCTCTAAGCTTTTTAGCATCTGCAATTGCTTCTTCAAAAATCTTATTTGACATATTAACCTCGGATAGACAAAAATAACTATGACATAAAAATGAAACTTACATCATTTTATTCGTCTTCTATCTCATTTATTAAACTTTTTATGCGATTTACTCTTTTTTGATGAAACAAAAATGATCTTTCCATAGGATCTTTAAGATCAAATAAAGAAAATACGTTATCGTCATATTCGTCATGGCGCGGAAGAGGAGCTCTTGAAGTTCCAAATTGAGTACCACTTATGCTTCCAGGTTTATTTCTAATATACTGTGCAGTTGATTGAGATCCAAAAGCAGGGCCTTTTGTGTTTTTTGGAACCGGGCCAGGTGGGTTAGTTTGACGATATGTTATTCTTGGAGAGATACCTTTGACGATAGGCGTTGTATGATCACTTTCTTCTGTCAAACCAAACTGCGATCCTTGATTTCTGCCGTCGCCAGCTGACCGGTCTGCTCTTCTACTTCTATTTGGATTTCTATAAGCGCCGCTATCAGTTATAGATCTAATTGCATTAATAAGATCGCGATCCATATCAACTTCATCTTCAATAAACTCCGGATCTGACTCTTCTTCTTCCCGATACTGATAAAAAGCACGGGTCTGACCCTGCGTGGTTCCTTGTGCAGGGTGACCCGTCTTTAATCTTCCATAACCGCGACCCGAGTTAGCATCATGAGATTTCGCAACGCGAATCGTGGTTTGTGTATTCATTTGTTAGCCTGCTGAACTTGCGTAAGATCTTCCAGAGATCAATGCAGTAGCTGTATCAACATCTTGAGTTGCAATCTCAGGTGAAGTTAGTGCAGGATTTGCCAAACCACCTAGCCCTGTTCCAAACTCACCAGAGGCAGGAACGATAATTCCAGTAAAAGCAGGTTGATCTGTAGCTGATATAGAGCCTGGACCTGGTGAAGTCAAAGGTGGAACATACGGACTAGTAGGTGCACCTCCGCCTGACCCGAAAGCTTTACCATCCATAGTCATATTGTTAGCAGCGACGTCAGGTGCATCAACATAGTCTCTGTTGTAGCTTGACATCTTATGACCAACACCGCCTTGAACTGTGACACCATACGCATCAAAAGGCGCTGTTGCTTCACCACGTTGGACAGCAGGAATAAATGTCTGTTCAATAGTTTCATCAGTAATCTCTCCCTTATAAATAGGCGAATGTGAGTATGCTGATGAATAGTTTGTAGGATGACGCTTTCCAAATCCTCCTGCTTGTGTATCAGAAGGATTAGAAATTTTGTGATCTCTCTCGGACATTATACCTCCTTAAGATTATTTTTAATAGAATTAGCTCTTGTTTGAATAGCTTTAATTCTTTCAGTTAAAACTTTTCTTTCTTTTAAAAGCTGAAGAAGTATTTTAAGCTCTCTACGAATTTCATCAATTCTTTCTTGACGCTTAACTTCTTTAACTTCTTGCTGTTGCTCTTTAAGGCGAGCTCTTTCTTCTTGAATAATTTTCTTTAAAACTGCAGGTGTGAGATTAGCAACTTTTTCCATTAAAAACTCCTTTGTTAAACGACAAGTCATCTCTAAATATCGTTTAAAAATAAATTTATCTATTTATTTTTGGAGCAAAAGCCAAAGAAGCCCATTTTTCTGAAGCGCCGCCGAAGAGCTCAGCAGGATCTGAAGAAGCTACTATTCTTGCAGCATCATCAACGGGCTTGGTAGCTACTTGAGATCTACCTTGCACTTCGTGTTGCTCTCTTAACGTTGAAGCAGCTGTATCAGCAAATATTTCTCTCATAATTGGATCGTTTGTAACTTTAGAAACTAAAACTTTAGTCTTTTCAGTTCCGCTGGGATTAGGATTTTCTCTTGTAGGAATACCAAAAGTAATTTGATCTAAATGTCCTCTTCTACTAGGGCTCATTTGTGCAGGGGCACTTGGCTGTTGCAATGATGAAACTGATCTCTTTACATCACGAGCGGTAGATTGTAAGTTTTCTCGCAAATCAGATTTTCTTTCTACCACATCAGCATTTGAACTTAAACCTTCTGATAGAATTTCAACAAGACACTCTTTAACAATTGACTTAAACAGCTGCTTATCAAGCTTCATTTTTTCTCCCAGTGTAATATGTCATTGAAAATTCTATCGATTCTATCGGATCTGTTAAAGAAATTATTTAGATCTCTTGACTTAATTGATTTTCCTTCATGAAGTGACATAAAAGCACCAGGCGTTGATGGTTCACTTACCATATCGAAACAAATAAGCTGAAAATCATCTTGAACTACTTGAGTGTTACCTTTGTTAACAGTAGAGCCAACACCTCTTGAGCTAATACCGAGCGTCACACCGCTTTCAATAAGGCTTTGAATAATTTTTCCGCTAGGAGTATCGAGAACTTCAATGGTACCAAAGACATCATCGCCTTTCATGTAGGCTTCTTTAACGATATGTGAGGTGTTTTTAAGTTCAACGACTGATGTATCTGGGTGATCGCAATTTCCTGTCCAGAATTGCTTTCCTTTTCTCTTAGCCATCCAGTTACCACTAGGAGTCGTTACGCAATACACAAAATCGTCGTGATCTACTTCATCAACTTTCATAAATCTTAGATCTAAACCAATATTTTTAGAAAAATTTTCAGATACTAGCCACATAGGCTTAGAGTTTTCTTGAAGAATCATTCTCCCGGGTTCAATTTCTCTATCTTTTTGCAAGTAAGATCTTATGTTGCTGTCAGAGCCTAATTTAAGAAATACTTCTCCGACATCTTGTGCAAGTGATGTAGAGGTGGTGTAGTATTCTTTTACTAATTTTCCTCTAACAACTCTATTTCTTCCATCTCCTATAAGAAGCCATGTCAATAGTATTTCTAAACAATTTTGATCCCATTGCAAAATATCACTTGGAATGCTTTTTTCTGAGCTCGAACCTAATTCATATAGATAATCATGAAGTCCTTTGTGCGAGCAAGAAAAATCAACTGTTTCTCCATCTGATCTTAATCTTTCCTTCCATTCTAAAGGAAATTCTTTAAGAAGCTCGCGTATTAACTCAATGTTTTCTTTTTTCTTTTGAGTTATTTGAATGTTATTAGAAGTTGAATAGCCTCTTTTAACTTCATCGGAACACCCTTCAGAAATATAAATTCCTATAAATGCTGCCCACACTTGAGGGTCAACAAAAATATTTGTTCCTGGAATGTTATAAACTTCAGGTGTTTCTCCTTTCCAATCAGACTTAAAACTTAAACCACAGTGAGAAAGCCAACTAGATTCTTCTTTGTAGAGATCATAAACAGATTGAGCTGTCATGTAGATAGGATTGTTGTTTCTATCAAAAATAAGGGTCTTATGATCAGGTGTAAGTTTCATATCTAAAGTTTTTCCATTATAAAAATGGAGCATCTTTCCTTTGTAATGTTTTTTAGTAATATGAAGTATTTCTTCTTCTTGAAGTGTACCTGTTTCTACGTTAAGTGTAAAAACTTTATCGTCTTTTTCTAGCTCATTAAAAGATAACCATCCTCTTTTTGTCATTATCTGTGTCTCTTGATCAACACATTCACCTAACGCTCTATTTTCTCTAATCAACTTCTGATAGTTTTCGATTTCTCTCTCGAGAATAGATTTAGGATATACTCTTCCATTTTGATTAAGAGTATTTGCTCTCTGAATGACACCTTTGAGAATAATCTTACCAAATTTTTCTCTATTTTCTTTAATAACTTTTTTATCACAAGCGATTGGAAGCCACTCGGTTAAAACTTTCATATCAGACATTTGTGACCTCCCTTTTCGATAATTCGTTAATTAGTTTTGTTATGGTTAAAAACCTAACTATTGAAGAATCGTTAATTTTATTTTCGTCAAGTGCAAGAATTGAATTTCTAACTCTATCAACTTTCTCAACTAAAATAGAGTTTGATTCTTGATCTTCAAAATCTTCCAACAGTGCTAAGGCACGATTCTTCTTTTCATTAAGGTAACTCTTTAGATATTTCTCATCTTGTGTTGAATAAAACGTATAGTGAGAAATAATATCTCTTTCTTCACTAGAGAGATCAGAGTATTTTTGATTAATTTTTTCTGTCATTAACTTAAATACTAACATATCTGATTTTGATGCGTCAATTTCTTCTTGAAGTTTTTCAACAGAATTGTTTAATTTTTCTGTAAGAAGAATTTCTCCTATTTTCTTTTCAAACTCAATAAGCACACTAAGATCTGGTGAATCTTTGCGCCACTCATTAAGTGCAATTTGTATTGAACCTAAATTTCTATAGTCAGAAACATTTTGATAGAAAAAATCTTTCTTATCTAAAAGGTAATTAATATCTCTAATCAGAGCTGACTTTTCTTTGTCAAGTTTGTTACTATCAATATTTCGAGCTGCTCTCTTAGCTTCAGACAAAATAGAAGCAACAATGTGTGTGTCTGAAACTGTTGAGTTAGAAAGTGCCTTAAAGAGTCTAAACTCTTTAAACAGCTCTGTATCTTTAGCAAATCTTTGTTCAATTATTCTGGTTGCTTTTTTGGCAGATTTAACATCTCCCGCGATAATACAACCCGTGACGTGTTGAACTAAAAGTTCATAAATGATTCCAACATTTCTTTTTTTATTGTGTTTAGCTATCATTTTCTCCCTCTGATGAATTATTCTCAGAGATAACTCCGGTAAATTTTTTAGGTTTGATATTAAGTTTTTTGTTAAGACTACTAAGCGTGCTTTTAATCCTGTCTGTCATATGAGCATTTTGAATAATCTTATTATCTAAGTATTCACTAATGTCAATATCTTCTAATTTAAGTGAAGATAAAGATTTAAGATCACTCATCTCTCTTTCCATTCCTGACACGCTATTTTGTTTTTTGTCACCAGCATCTCTTGGGCTAATACTATGATGATTGCCATCCATCTCGGCATACTGCATTCTTCTTCTCTTGCGACGCTTTTCTTCATACTCATGACGAAGCTTTTCTCTCTTTTCATCATCAGTCAAAGGTCCTTCTTGCTCAGAATCTTCTGCAAGCATTGAAGTAAACCTGTTTAGAGAAGACTGGATTTTAATAGGGACATTCTCATCTTCTATTGAGTCATTTTCTGATAATGATTCCGGGCCAGAAAGATTTATTGATTTAGAAACTTTAGGTCCGGCTGCCCCTCCGATGTCAAGATCTAGATCTTCCGGGCCTTCAACACGTGTGATCTGTACTGCTTCGATTTCAAGTTCATGTATCTTGTCTCGTTTCTGACCCATTCTGATTTTGTTGATCTCATCTTCTGTTAAACGAATAATATTCTTTTGAACCCATGACTTATCAACAAGTCCAGGTGTCTGAAGTGCTGTTCCAGCTGCTTCAAATCTTGACTTAAAGAGCTCAAGCTTTTGTTGCTGAGCAATTGTTGAAGGGTTAGAAAGTCTAAGAGTAAAATCTAATAAATCTTGATCGGTAAAACCATGACAGTGTAAATGAATGATTGCAATTTTGTTAAGTTCTGCAAGAATAGTTCTCTGAACTCTTGCAATTGTTCTTGAGAAGCGGATATCTTCCTGCGAGAGTGTAGCTTTGGCACCTAATCCTTCGTCATAACCAAGATAAGCTTTTGGTATTTTGAGAGCAGCAAAGAGTTTCTTTTGAATGTATTCAACATCGTTTGTTTCTCCTGCCATTGTTCCTCCACCGAGAGTCTCAATGGCAGTTCCAGAATCAGAACCTCGAACAGGAATAAAATAATCTTCATCCACAGACAATGGATTATATCGAAGATCTACTCTGCCTGAAGAGTGATCTGAGATTGGGGCACGCTTAAGTGACGATTGAGCTCTTTCCATATACGCAGGAATATCTTCAGGAGGAACATTGCCTACGTCAATTTTAAACACGCGTCGTTCTGGTGCTCTAACAATTCGATAGACAAGCATTGCATCTTCTAATAAGATTAACTGACGCCAGATTCTTCTTGCCGGTTCTAGCACTGACGATCCGTAGGGAATAAATGCATCATTACCTAAGAGACGCATATGAGAAACTTGCCAATTCTCAAGAACCTGATTTCCTTGAGTAACCCATCTAAATCGAACTGCAAGTGGATCATTAGGATCAAATCCTTCTTCACGTTCTACTTCAGAAATAGGCATTGGATAGGCATTAATAATGCCGTATTCTGGGCTTACATCATTGAAGAGGAAGTGATCGCCATATTTACATAGATTTCTAACCCAACTTGTTAAGTTAAAATCAATATTTAGTGTATCATAGAAAAGTTCATCTAAAAGCTGCTTAATTTTAGTATTGTCTGAATGAATATGGAGAACGTTTCCATTTTCATCTGATGCAGCAGATTCTTCAGCATAGATATCAAGCGCACTTCCAATCTCAGGTGTGTTATGTGATATGACAGTATCTGTTGCAAAGTTTTTGTAACCATCAACTGTGAGATCAAATAAAGGAATTATTCCATGATATTCTATTGAAGAAACCTTGAGATTCTCATAGCTTGCAGAAAAATCACCATAAGAAACAAAACCGTTGCTCTTTATTCTGTTGTCTATTACTATCTCAGACACGCCGAGTGTAATAGACAAATCTTTTTTCTTCATTCCTTTTGAAAAAGCAGAACAAATATTTTCAAAAGTCACTGATTTTTTATATCTAGGATTGTTTTCACCCTTGTTGTTCCACCCAGCATTTTTCCATTCTGGGTTATAAGCTCTTGCAAAGATCTCAAAGTTGTTGTATCCCGCCTTTCTAAGTCTTCTCTTTATTACATTTGGATCTGTATCAAGTGCTTCGCACAACTTATACAAATTAAAAGAAAGAGATTCTGATATCTCTAAAATTCTTCCGAAAGTTATATCTTTTCTTTCTGAAGGATTACTTTCTGTCATAAATCTAGACTGTGATTCTTTGAATTTTTCAATCCATACAGAATTTTCCTCTGACCATTTTTTACCATTTAATATTTCAGAGTGTAATCTTCCGTGATCTTTTGCTGTCATAATCTGAAGATTATCTACATTGTTATCATATTTTATAAAATTCTTGTGATGTACAACTTCATTTTCATCTAACTGTGATCCTTTCATCATTTCAGCTAAAAGTCTATGCTCTGTTGTCCATCCGTTCATCTTGGATCTTCTGTCCATTGTATAGATCCAGCGATATCCAACACCTTCTTCTTTACATCCGTTAAATAGATCTCTTCTATAAAATGGCATCATCGCATCGCCAGGAGAAAGATCTTCTATTTTGCAATAGGTTCCATCTCTCTTCATGAGTCTATGATTTGGTGTTCCAATGATTTTTTGACCGTTGTCAAAAGTTACTGTATATGCATGATCAATTCTAGTTTGTCTTGCTTGTTTTCCAAGTGCAGGAATAATTCTTCCTTCATTGTGATCATAAGAATAAACAATGAAAGATTTGTTAGGATCATCTTTACACTCTTGTGCAAGATCACTTATCTTCTTGTATCCTCCCGGTATTGCAATAAGAGTGTCAGCATGAAGGCAATACTCCATTTCGCTGAAATCAGAGTATCTTGCCATACGATCGTATGTTCCGTATGCAGACATTGCATTGCTATAAACTCTGCTCTGATTTTTTCTAAAAATCTCAAAAGCAGATGATGTGTATTTATCATCAGGCTTAATAAGTTTTCTTTTAACAACAGGCCCTGATCTAAAGAGGCGAGTTAGTCTCGTAAATAAATTTGTACTACTTTCAGCCATTTATTGAGTCCTTACTTTATGATCCATGAAAAGTCTGTTGATATACTACTACGATTTTTAACATTGATTAAATCTTGCCTAACATTCTTAGTTAAACTTTCTCTATTGGGGCTTGAAGAATACACACCCGTTGGCGCCAGCACTTGTCCAGAAGTCTCATTGTAAGTTCTCTGATTTCTTGACATTGCAGCAAGCATCGCATCGTTTAGCCCCGAACTTGCTTTTGAATAATCAGAAGCACCTTCTAAAATCCAAGCACCAATAGCCAAACTCATGACCAAGTCGTCGTTAAATCCTGAACGGGCTTCAGCTCTGCCTGTGTTCCAAGTAAAAACTTTTAACTCTTCGTAAAATCTTGATGAGTAACTAATCAGTTGTCTATTTCTAAGAACTTCTTCAAGCTTAGATAGCATGGTACTTCTTGTCTTACCATTTGTGTTAAAACCAGCAATTTCTGCAGAAGAAGGAGGTACATAATCACCTATATAGACTTGACTCTTTTTTCTATAGTAAAGCTTAGGATACTTAAGCTCTTGGAGCTTAAGAATAGTCGCATATCCATAAGAGTTATTTTCAGGACAAACAAGCGCCTTGCAATATTTTAAACCAAACTCATTGATTAGTTCTGCAAAATTATCAGGTTTTATTTTACCTTTATACTCAGCAACAACTTCTGATGTATTTGTGTCTATTATGTGAAAAGTTGAATAATCTTTGGCATCACCTCTTGCAACGTCCGCAGATAAAATGTAGGTATGTTCTGTTAGAGGATATTTCCACACCCAAACATTTCTATCAGAACCCATTTTTTCAACTGGTGGACGAACATTCATTCTCAACCACTCAATAGAATTAAGATCTAAAAAAGTATCTCCGCTTATTGCGAAGTCACAGAGAAACTCTTGCGCAATCTGTCGCTTGTTAAGATTTTTAGTTGTTTTTTCAAACCAGTCATTGTCTCTTTCTGGGTGAACACTCCAGGGTAAATTAATTGGGTTGAACTCATTTAATCCTGCTTCTGCATCAACATAAAGTTTATGATATTGACCGCCGACGCCGTTAGGTGTTGATAAAATAATAACCCGACCACCTGTCGAGATCGTCGGGTAAATACCTGTCCAAATTGTATCAAAGTTTCTAACGAATGCAGCCTCATCAACAATAAGAAGAGAAAGTGCTTCAGAACGACCAGCGTCTTCAGACGTGGGAACAGCTTTTATTTCTGAACCGTGACTAAACTTTATTTTTTGCTTATTGTCTTCTACGATATCTGCCAGAAGCATCCAGCTAGGCAATGCTTTAATCATTGTCTTGGCTTTGTTAATAAAGTTCTGAGCTACTGATAGTTTAGTTGCGATAATTAAGATATTTTTTTCTTTCTGAAAAATAGCCATCCACACAGCATGAGCAGCGACAAGTGTAGATAATCCTAGCTGTCGAGATTTAACAACGATATTAAATCTATGTTCAAGAAACTCATCAACACAGTCTTCCTGAAAAGGAAACATTTCGAATGGAATAAGTCCTCTTATTGGATGCTGTATCTTAATATAGTTTCTAAAGAAATAATTTGGATCTTTGCCACACTTAACTATTTCTTTGACTTGAACTTGTTTATTGTATTTAGTCATGTATCCCTATTAATTTATCTCAATTATACTAACTTGTCTAATTAGCGCAGTTCCTTTTTCTGAATAACTGTGATAATTCATTAGCTCAACTGACGAATCTGAAGAAATCTCTTTTGTCTTGAGCGCTCTTCCTGATTTCTCTTTAAACATCTTTTTAACTTTTTCTAGACAATCTTTAGAAATTTTCTTTAGATCTTTCTCTGATTCTCTGGCTGCTTGCTGCATTGCAAATCTATCGCCGAGATTAACAATCATCATACAGGTCATAGTAAGTTTATTCTCGGAAGAGATTTTCATAATACACTTAATTGAGCCTGTGTAGGACTGAAAAGCTGATCCGTAAAGATCTTCCACGATTGTGCTTAAAGTATTGATTTCTTGTAAGTTCATAATAGCTCCTGGTGCTTGGTCGTATTAATAAGTAATCTCTTCCGCGTGTTTATGTATTTTTGAATTACACTTTTTTTAGGACGCCAGCCACCTTTCCATTCATCTTTTCTTGACTCAGCAAAAGTTAAAAAGCACTCATTACAGCAGAGATTCTCAGAATGACTCTGGAGATCACTCTCAGTCTTTAATATAAAACCACATAGCCTGCAAAAGAAATGATCTTCTGCGCTGCTTTCTGTGACACCGAAGGTTGCTATTTTATATAACCTGGACATAAGAATCTACTCCTTCTCTCATAATTTCAATTGAATTATCAACGATGTCTTTAATCTCGTCGATATGTGATATTACAATAATATTTCTAAAAGATTTTTTTAGAGAATGTAACAATCTACCACAAGACTCTAAATTTGTTTCATCAAGTGTGCCAAATCCTTCGTCAATAATAAGCATTGATGTCTTAGGCAGAGAAGAAATGTTGATCAAAGCAACTCGAATTGCCAAAGAAGAAATCATCTTTTCCATTCCAGAAGCAAGTTCTATAATTCGTTTAGAATCTTCATAGTCAATAAAAACATCCATCGCGTTTGATTCAAGATCAGCTTCAAGAACTGCTGTAAATCCAACTACACCTTTTAATATCTTAGATATTTCTGCGTTAATTTTAGGTAATAGAAAGTTAATGATCTGAACAGGAATGCCTCTGCTTGATGTAGCTTGTATAAATAAGTCTTGAACCTTTAACTGTGTGTTAAGCTTCTCAACACGTGCTTTTGAATCTTGTGCGCTTAAAATGGCGATATCTAATCCTTCAATCTGCTTAATCTTAGAAATTCGATCTGCGTCATTTGAATTAAGCTCTTTCTTCTTAAAATCTAAGAGTTTAACAATTCCTGATATATCACTATCTAAATCTTGACCTTCAAACTTCTTCTTTAAATCTTGACTTTCTCGATTAGCAATATCATAAGATAAATTTAAGTTTTCAATTTCATTTTGTAATGACTGAATTTGAACTCTATCGTTAGAGATTTTTGATATTAAGTTTGACCTTTTCTGAATAATTGCATTGTATTTGTCAATTTTTTCTTCGTAATTTTCTTTAACTATCTTCTTATACGACTCTTTAAGATCAGCGACATTTGATTGTAAATTATTTACAGATGTTCTTTTTTCTTCAATTGTTGCCTTGTCTCTGTGCGAATCCTTAATAAACTTGCAGGATGGAAAACTTTCTCCACAAGGAACTTCAAGAAGTTTTTTAACAGATTTTTCCATCATTAATAGTTCAGCAGACTCTGATTTGAGTAGGGACTCAATTTGCCAAAGAGTCTTTTCAAGATTTTTAAATGTCTCAAGATTGGATTTAATTTCACTTATGTCAAATGAATTAATAAACTCTTCAATTTTCTGGATCTTATTTTCGTACTCTGCGATGTTTTCTTTTGATTCATCTAACTGTTTTTGTTTTTGATCGACTTTGTCTTTAAAATTTACAGCTTTTTTAAGTGCTTTTTCAACTGTAAGTTCAGACACAAAATCTTCTTTTGAATTTTGATGAACTTCACGAGTAAGATTGTCAATTTCTTGTTCTAAGTGCTCTTTTTCTTCAATGATTTTATCAAGGGCTTTTTGGCTTGTTTCTCTCGATTTGGTAAGCTCTTGAATCTTCTTGCTCCAAGTTCCAGATTCTGGTGCATAGCGCTTGAGATCGTTTCTAATTGAAGAAGTCTCTTTTTTTGCAAGATCATTTAAAGTATCAAAGACACTAAGATCTAAGAAGTTTGAGAGAATGTTCTTTCGTGCCGTTGCCTTTTCTTTAATAAAAGTATTCATTTCGCCTTGAGAAGCGAGAGAAGTCATATTAAATTCTTCAGCCGTTCCGATCATTGATCGAAGATATTTTTCAGTTTCTCTTCTTTGCTCTTCTGTCTTGTCTTCAATTACTTCACCGCTTGCGTCAAGACGATGAACACTTAAATTAGTAGGTGCCCAAATATCATTCTTAGTATGTTTTTTAGTTGTTTCTCTTACAACTTTAAATCCGACACCATTAACAGAAATATCAATTTCTACTTTGCAAGAGTTTTTTCTAGAATTAATGATGTGGATGTTTTTAATTGAGCCTCTATCAGAGGAATTAAATAATCCATAAGCAAGTGAGCCTATAATCGAAGACTTTCCTCTTGCATTCTTTCCAAAGATACCAGTAATACCAGGAAGTTTTTCAAGATTAATCTCATTTCCTTCACCGTAACAAAAGGTATTGTCAAATTTAATTTTATTGATGTTCCACTTGACATTTCTAAGGTCAGAATTTTCTTCTGTTGCTGAAGAGATGTAGTTTGATGTAAGCTTATCAAGCTCGTCCCATTCTTCTTCAGAGATCTCTTGATTTCCTGAATAATACTGGCGCATTAAATTTTTAATGACTTTGGGTTCGCGCAAGTTTAAAACGATTGCTTCGTGCTCTTTAATTTTATCAGCTACAAAAGAGTTGTCAATCTTAAAAACAACTTCTGACGCATTCTTAATGGTCTTAAGAGACTTTTGAAGAGTCTTTGTTTGTGTAGGCGTAATATAATCATTGACTGCACTGATTCTAAATCTTGAGAAGTCAGGGAAAGGAAGACAAGCTTTGATTGTATCTTCAACATCACCTTTCCACTCCACTGTAATAAACTGATAGTTGTTTTTTACAGGATAAAATTCTACATCAAAATCATCTCTGGATCTAATATTCCATACCAAAAATCCTTTTTCAAGATCTTCTCCATAATTTTGCTGAATGACGCTGCCGCTATATCCGACCGTGTTTTTTCCATTTAAGAATTGACGCTTGTGAATGTCTCCTAATAAGCCAAAATCAAATGCATCAAAGAAACTAACAGGTACTTCTCCGTCGAGACTCCAATCAATATCTGTTAATGATCCTGTAACCGATCCATGAAAAAGAGCAATAGATATATTCTCTGAAGGTTTTACCTTGTGCCAATTTTCTTCATCAAAACAAGAAAAGACACACCAGTCAAAGCCTGGTATGCCTGTCGAATATACACCTGAATCTTTGTAGAGAAAGATATTTTTATTATTGATTGCTTCAATGATCGGAGTTACTGCATCTTGCCTATCTTTATTGTGAATCAAACCATCATGATTTCCTAAGATCACATGAACAGGAGCAATTTTTGACATCTCGTTAAACCACCACGCAAGTTTTTCTACCAATTCTGGTGAAATACCTTGTGTTTTGGAATGAACAATGTCTCCGCCGACATAAATTACATCAGGCTTAATAACTCGTGCTTGTCTAAAAAGATCTTCGAATGCTTCGACGTATTCTGTGTGTCGTGAAAGACCTCGCCAGTGGATGTCAGCTATGTGTAGAATCTTCATTTATTGTCCTAGTTCATTTTAATAACATGATCTTTCTTATCAGGAGAGAAAATCATCTTTCCTCCTGGAGATAATACCCAGCAACGCTTGGAAATACAAGGCTGCGGTTTTGGAGCTATTCCATCAGTCATAACAATGTAGCCGTCAAAATCTTTTCCAATCTTTCGATAATGATCTTCGACGGCATCAAAATTAGTTCCGCCAGTTAATCTACGAGAAAAGTTTGTGCTCTTACCTTTTTTCCAGATTGTTTTACTCTCTTCTTCTACCGCTGAGTCAAAGTAATAATACACAAATGTGTGTGTTTTGGATAGGCGTTCTAAGACACTACCAAAGCTCTTAAGCGCATCATGCCCAATACTTCCACTTTGATCAATATACACGGCAAGAGAAGAAGTTTTCCTTGACTTTTTGCCTTGATGAATATACGGATACTTTCGATTAATCTTTCTTTGGGTCTTAAAAGTATTACTTTTCATCTTGTGACCACAAAAATATTTGAGTGCACGTTCCCAGTTAAATTCTACTTTTGTGATCTTTTCAATTTGTGCTTTCGTCGAAATTGAAACAGATCCCCAACTACGATTATTAGCTGTTTCAGTTGCTTGTGCAATAATATTTTTAATTTTTTGATCTGCAATAGCTTTTTCAGAGTCTGAAAGCTCGTTATTGTCATGAACATCAAGCACGATAAAAATATCTTTACCACTAAGATTATTGATTGCTTCTTTAATCTCTTGATTAGACATAATCTTTTCCATATACCACTCAGAAGACATTCCGGTCGGAAGAGAAGCAATGAAAAGTTTAAGTTTAGAGACAGAAGTTTGTTGTTCGTTATCGATCTCAACGCCATCCTTTGCAGGCATTTTGTTAAGAACTCCAGGAATCAAACCACATTCAGGTAGTTCATTCTTTGGAATGATACTATTAATTGCAAGATCAGTTGCAATATTCCAACAATCGTGAGGCAATTGCTTTCTGGAAGTTACATGCTTAAAAATAAGATGATAACACTCGTGTTTAAGAAGACCAAAGATTTTTTGAATAGAAAGAGATGACACAAAAGTAGGTGACCAGTAAAGTGTCATCACGCCGTCTTGGTAAGATACACCAGCAGTTGAAATTGACTCTTCACGGACAAGACGCATTGATCTAATAATTGTTGCGAAAAAAGGTTCTTCAATTAAAAATTTAAGAAGAATGCTGTCAAACTCTTTTTCTGAGATCATTTAACAGTCCGCAGATTAGAGATGCCACGAACAGAATCAACAATTCGTGTTTTAAGTGCTTTTGTAATCATCTTAATATTGTGTAGATTTTTTGTTGACATGATTGTTTGTGTAAAATCTACAACAACTTCATCAGAGACATAGCTGAGAAAGCTTGTTAAGTTATCAACCTGTGTTACACAGAGATCACTTTCTTTAAGGTAGAGAACTACTTGATCCAAAGATTCGTTCTTCTTGTCGTTTGTCATGGTTTTGACATCTTCTTCAATTTTCTTAAAATTGTTTAGAATGTCATCTGCACTAATTTTAAACACATAATTCTTTACGAAATCAAGAAATGCTGCTGACGTAGGCAGTCCAATAAAACCGGATGCAAGATATAAAAATGTATCTGGCAGCGTCTTACCAGCTAAATCTTGAGGACGAAGATTTGCATGTTTGAGTGACTTATCTAATCGTGCCCAAGATGCAGGGTAAGGATACACTGTACCTGGATTCCGGACACCGGAGTGCATGAGATGGGAAGGATACTTTTTAATAAACTTCTGGATCATAGGATCAACTTTATTCTTTTCAGCCCAATCAAGCCAGTCGTTGAGTGTAGGAACAAGTTCAGTGACCCAAAATCGACGAAGCAATGCAGGATCAAGCTCATTTACAGTAAAGTCAGTGCCTTCATTAATTGCCATGATGATTCTTGTCTCTGGATGAAGCTTTTGACCGTTAAGCTCTCGATCCAACACAATTTGGAAAGCACACTGCAGAACTTCTATTGTTGCGCGGTTGCCTTCGTCAAGGAAGAGAAGATGCGGTTCTCGACATGCCGCCATGAATCGATCGTTAGGTGCAAATCGTGTGACTCCATCAACAAGTTCTGGAAGACCAATAATGTCACCTTCTGAGAAGACACTGAGGCGCCAGTCAAGAACAGGAAGACCTGGACCGTCATAATCTCTAAAGATGTGATCTGTCTTGATAGATGCAGCAATTTGACGAGTGATCTCAGACTTACCAATGCCTGTATCACCTTTTACAAGAACAGAGATATCAGCTGGAAGCATTGATACGGTTTCTACAAAAGCCTTAATACTCATTTCCATAGCTAGTTTTGCCTCTTAGGTTGGTGAGATTATTTTAAAACTCTTTAAGCTCAATTGCACTCAATGATTTCATAAATTGATTTTGCTTGAACTTTAATATAACCTGCTGAGGATAATAACTCAACTTCATCTTGAGACATTGCGTCTGAAGTTGAAGTTGAGTTATTATTAGAAGATTGATTAATCTTAAATACGATTCCAATCTCTGATTTGTTTCTATGCTTAAAATGCACTAGATTTCCAGGTTCAAATCCATAAGATACAGTTATCTTATTGCTTTTAGTAAAATCTTTCCTAATATCTTTAAGTGTTTCTTCATTTACTTTTTTAAGATGATCAGGATTAGTTTCATCATTCTGAGCATGCAAATCTCTGCCTGCACTACGAGCGATATGCATCTGCTCAGATGCTGAAAGTGATTTAATATTTTCTTCATCAACGTGTGTAATCTTTTCTTGCTTAAAGCCTTCTTTGACTTGCTTTAAGTCTTTTTTTGAAAATTTCGACTTTGGCATTTTACATCCCTTATACGGGTATTGTAATAAAAGCCTTTAACTTTTACACACTATGAAAGCAACATTTCCATACTATTAGCTTCGTAAAAATCTTCTAATAGAGTGCCAATCTCGTCTGTGAGCATCTGATTAGTAATATCAAAGTTAAAGCCTGTCTCTTTTAAGAGAAGAATGCTTGTGATCTTTTCATTGCCGCTTTCAAAAGGAGAAAGCCAGTTAAAAACTGCCATTTTAACAAATGGTTTTTCATTAAACTTGTCAATTTTTGAAACAAACTCTTTAATATTTTGAACAGGAGAATATTTTCTACCTGTTATCGTAGATTTTTCAAATGTTCTTAAAACTGCCTTACTTTCCAAGATTTTATTAAGCTTTAGAAGATCAAATATATTTTCTTGATCATTGTGATATACAAAGCATAAGCCTTCAAAAAAGTTTTTAATTACTCTGTCATCAGAACATTCTTTTAATTTATAACCAGAAATAAATCTTTTACTTGCTTCGTAGCAAGTGTTATCACTAATATTAAGAGTTTCTGACATAAATACAGACATGTCACTTGTGTAAAGTCTTAATGCGTCAATTGATTCAAAAGTAGGACGAATCTCATATGCCCTTTCACGCAAAAAAGAAACAAAAGATTTTTGATTTTTGATCATCACACCCTCAGAAATTTTTCTATTGTTTTGTAAAACATATTTAGCTGCTTGCTCACCTATAAATCTTCCTGCTTGAACATCAGTTGGAAAATGGACACCATTTTCAAGCCTTGATTGACCAATTAGTTCTGCTATTTTTTCCAAATCTTTTTGTCTATGTGGAAGCAAATTACTCAAGTAATCACACATCAGATAGGCAAAAGCTGTGTGGCCGCTTGGAAAGGAAGGAGAGCTGCTGTCTTTTACATCGTGATGTTCATCACGAGAGATAAAAAATTCTTTAGGGCGGGATCTGTTATATTTAAACTTAAGTCGTGTAATAACACCATCAAATTCGTCAGTAATTTTATTTACTTCGTCCCAGGATATTTCTTCTTCTTTGAGAAATCTCTTAAAAATATCTTCTGACTTTTTATGTGATGCATCTAAAAACTTTTCTCCTAAAGAAGGATTTCTGATACATCTTCTGACTTCATCTAAATCTTTTTCAAATCTGTCAGAACCTTCTTCAGGAAACTTAAGTTCTGGCAAAGTGTCTTCAAAACCTTCAAAGACAACGCATTTTTTAGAAGTTCTTTTTTTATATTTTTTTGGAACATCATTGTCAATGTCTTCAAAAAGATTTTGAATAGAATGCATCAAATACCTGTAAGATTAGAAGTCTTTGTGGCTTTTATATTCTAAATTGTGATAAACTTCACTCAAGTCATCTGCTGCCTGAGATATGTGTGTTCTTATCCAGTCATCTAAATCATCACCTTCTGGTATCATTTTTTGTAACATTTTTGCATATTTTTCAATCATATGCAGCTGAGATTTTGCCATATAGGCTCCGTCGTGATGCATCTCTTCTTCTTCGAAGTGATCATTCTCATAATGACTGTCCATGTTGTCCATGTTGTCCATGTCGTCCATGTCGTCCATGTCGTCCATGTCGTCTAAAACATTCATATAAATAGATCGAGGTGATGTTTCTTTTGATCCACCGCAACCACAACCTTCTTGCATAACAAGAACACCGCCACAAGCATCACAAGAAAGTTTATAAGGATTTTTATGAGAAATTGAACTATTTTTGTTTCCAACAATGCATCTGCATGGATTCATGCCACAAGTAGGACAAGTGTCACCAAAATCATCACAAACACAAGGTGACTTTTCACATGTAGGGCAAACGTCTTCTTCGCGAGAAACATAAGCAAAGTTAGGTGAAACTTTTGAAGGATCTACAAGGTAGTCTTCTTCTACTCTTGAAAGCTCTTGTTCAATCATTTTTTTAAGCATTGATCTATTCATTTTAACCTCTAATAAAGCGAACCAGATTTTATTCCGCTTATTAAATATCTCATTCGCTCCATATTGTCATAATGTTTAGCATTTTGAATTAAGTTTTTAACTTCTTCTTTGCTCATGTCACCAAGATCTTTTTCAGTATTTTGAATTAATTTAACATTAATACCATGACTCATCAGACTTTTTGCAACTTTTATTTCTTTTTCCTTAGCATCTGGATCAAATCCTAAAAAGACATCTGTCTGATTTTGTATCAGCTTTTTAAATACTTGATGTTGCATATCAATCCAGCTACCCAAGACAGGAATAGCATTATTACCAGCCTTCACAGCATCAAATATTCCTTCGACAATAGTAACAGGTTTTTTCCAATCAACAAGGTGTTCATTAAAAATAATATCTTTTTTAGAAGCGTCACAATTTCTGTATTTGGCAAATTTTATTTTTTGATCAACAGTTCTTGTTACATAAAAATTCAGATCAAGATCTGCATCAAAACTTGGAAATATTGCTCTGTTGTCAAAACCAAACTCTTCACTATATCCTACTTTAAATCGATATAGATCTTCTTCAGACATTCCTCTATTAAAAAGATATTTTTTGATGATTCGAGAAGATCTATTGTTGTCAAGTGCAACAAGTCTAAAATCTTCTGGAAGAGAAAGTCTGATTTCTTCTTCTACAGTTGTTCCCTCAACAATCTCAGATCCAAAAAATTCACGAACTTTTTCTAAATCTTTAAAATTAGGTATCTCATACTTGATAAACTTTGCAAGGCTTTTTCCTTTTGATTCACAAACCCAACAGTGATATATACCTGTTTCGATTGAAATTGAAAGTTTTCGCTTTTTCTTTGATTTAGGTGACTTCTTACATGTTGGACAAAAGACAGCAATGTCTTTTCCGGCGCCTGAAGTTATTCCTTCGCCGAAGATTGAAACAATTAGGTCTTTCTTTTGTTTGAGTGTGATGATATGCATTGTTGCATATATTATTCTTTACTTTCACCTTTTACAATCCACATCGCTTTTGCAATTACAAAGGCGTCTGCCATGTCGTAAGAATGCTTTTCTATGACTTCTACACCCTTACGATCTCCACTTTTCAAAATCTTTGTCGGAAAAACAAATTTATCACCTATTATTTCTTTTACTTGACGCAAGACTTGTTCTTTTGTATGTTCTTCTGACTTGTTTTTTGATAAAATAACAATATTGTTTATTTTTCTAGCATTGATAACATTAATAGGAAAAGCAGGTTTGTCAAAATCATTATAACAAATCCATTGAATGATACCATTAAATTTTGCAAGCTTAAAAAGTATTCCTGAGGAAGATTTTCCTCTTGTAAAGGATGTCAAATAATCTTCGATTGCTATCGAATCAATTGGATAACTCATTGTGATTTCAAATATTTTTGATTTTACAGCCTTTGCTTTCTCAAAAAAATTTTCAATCTTAACAAGATCAATATGAGTCAAATATTCAGGCTCACCTTCGTCATTAAGCACGCAAAATCCAGTGCAACTTGTCGATATATCCATCCCTAAAATCATTAGAAATCCTGCTTTAGCCTGATGATAAACTCATCTTCTTCAGTTTTTGTAATAGGTTGCGCAAACTGTGCTTTCATTATTACATTAAAGTTATCATCGTGTATATTCACTGTCGTTAGATGAATAGTTGAGAGATTTTTATTATGCGGAAGCGAATCAGGTGGATATGACGTGTATGTTTTGTTAGAAGAAGACATAAACTCACCTAAATTGACAGGCACATTGAGCACGAGTGTATGTAACTGTTGCTCGCCTCTAAACTTTAGATCGATCTTATCTTTACAGAAGAAGGGTAGATTTGGCGACTTGATTACTGCGATGCCTTCTTCGTAGAGTATCGTTCCAACATTATTCCAATCAGCTTGCGTAGTTAAACAGTCAGCTCTAAACAAACCACCTCTTCCATTGTCTTGAACATTGATCTTAACGTCACCGTTCGATCCGGTGAGATTATCATCATAAAGGTGGAAAGATTTTGGGTGAATCTTAGATCCGTAATAGATGTTAGAGACATCAATAATTGAGATCTCGTTAGAGCTGACATCTCGTGTTCTCTGTGCGATAGTTAGAACTGCGCCAGGTGCAATGCCCGTATTTTCTGGAGAAATACCTGCTATCTCGCTAAAAATCGATCCGGATGTGAAAGAGAGACCAGGAAACAAAGACGCTGTAGGAACTAAATTCTCTAAAGATATAATTGAGTAGTCAGAAGCCCTACCTGACTTCTTGAACATATCACTTGAAGCTACCGATGATTTTTCAAGTAGATCGTATCTCGGTGTGTGTAATCCATTGTCATTAGGTAGAATAGACAAGAGGCGCTTTACATTTGAACCTGTATTGTATGTAAAGTTATCAGCTGTTATGTTCTGAATAGTTGTGTTTATTGTTTGAGGAAAGAGTCCTAAAAGACGAGGTTGCGTCATATTGACAAAGTCTAAGACATAGTTTTCAAGATTTGTGTCTTTTCCGCCTACACCAAAAGAATATTGAACATTAAAAGGGTCCGCAGTGGTGCTTGATATTGTCTGAAAAGGTGAAACCAAAACATCTCGCTGAGAAGACGAGGGCAAAAAATAAACAGGCACATAGAAGATCATATCGTCTATGATAACAGGGCTTTCTTTTGAGATGTTATCGTATTTTTTCAGGTTTTTGTTAATGTATTTATTATAGATCCTTATGTCATGTATCTCGGCGTTAAGTGGATGACTAAACTCTTGCGCGCCTCTTGAAAAGAGGCGATCTGATGAAGTACCTGCCGGAATATAGCCTTCATTAACAGATACACCTGAAGCGTTCTTCGGGTCATTTGTTACAAGACCATCCATTGATGTGTAGTTGTTGTTGTAATAATTACCTAAACACAAGAAACCAGGGCTCTTAAGCGGATTTGCGCTCAGAGAAGCTGAGGGCACATAAAAATCGGTCTTTTGATCATCAACAAATATTGAGCCTGACGAGTTATTACTGCTATTCGACCATGTGATAAACACGTTGTGCCAGTGATTTTTCTTTAAGACATGTGAAGAAGTAAAAATCAAATCATTTGGATAAGTGCCTGCTGGTGCGCTTAGATTTACCAAAGAAGGCGCTCGGTCGGCGCTCTGACTTAGCTGTAATAAAATCTTAAACTCGTCTTCTGCTCCAAACTCATCTTTGGAAGATCCGGACACAAGCGACACACACACAGATGATGATAAATGAAGAATTGTTCCGGCGCGATAGTCACGAGAAGCTTTAGAATACCTTGGGTTGATCCAAAAATTTATGGAAAAATCTTGAGGAAGATCGTAAGCACCACTCGGGTTTGTGTATAGAAGTGCCGATCCTGTCGGAATAATATCGTTGTCAAAAAAGTTTAAAGTATTGTAGTTTGTGTACCAAAAACCACAGTTGTCATACTTGTGTTGATGGTAAGGCATGAGCAGCTTTCGTATGACATTTTTTTCTGTTGTGTTTTTATTAAACTTAAAAGGAGGGCTGAATTGAAAAACATCTAACTGCTTATCAAAACGAACCTCTTTGGGCGCATCATCAATTAAGTTTAAGTAAGTGCTTAAGGGCTCACTTATGTCTGTTTGACCTGCAATAGCATTATTTTTGGCAGTTTCATAAGAACTTGCTCTAACATAATTATCTTCATTAAGTTTGTGAATGCCACTCACACCGTCAGCAATATCCTTTCTACGATTGTAAGACGCTGTTTCGAGATCAATAAATTGTTTAAATGCAGGCGATCTCACAGGGCTCACGTATTGTGATCCTGTGACACCGCCACCGATCGACGAAGAGATAAAGTGAACTTGAGGTCTCAGAAGTACTGATACATTCTCTAAGTTTTGTTTTCCAAGTCTAATAAACGACATGAAACCTCATTTAGAAATCTAATCTAACTCTAAAAGTGAGATCCTTTTCGTCATTTTTCTCAACAGGTCTTGAGAGTTTTGCAGTTGCAAGGAGTTCTTCATTTGAATCATACAAACCAATAGATGTAACGAAAGAAAACGACTTCTGTGTTCCTGCTTCGGATTCGTCAATAACAATTATTCTGCCTTCTGAATCTGTGTAGGAAGGATTTGAAGAGTAGTTAAACTCATCAGCAGTTGCTCTGCAGAACACAAGTGTTGAGTTTATCTGCGTGTTGTTTTGGAAAGTTAAGAATGTATTACTTCCTGACCCAAATCTCGATGTCGCTAAGTGATCTAAGATTTGATTCATAGAAGCAGATGCTACGAAGTGAGGAATAAAAGATGCACTAATTGGTGTGAGTGCAGCTGTACCTACTGACTGGATCGACCCGGTCATGACTTGGCTTGGATTAAGTGCTCTTTCTAAGTCAATGACTGCAATACCTTTTTGATAGAACATCAAGCCCACTGTTTGTGAAGTATTACTTGCCAAAACAATGTTTCCAACATCGCCGCCGAATTGTGACCTTTCAAGACTTGAAGCAGCGCCTACGTCTGTAAAAATAACAGATCCTGAACTTGGGTTTACTGCAGTAATATCGATATTTGTAGGATGCGCATCAGAAGAACGTCCTGCTGAAGATGATTGAAAGAATCTCATCGCAAATGTCTCACGCTTGACACCGTCTCTTGTAAAGAGTCGTTTAAAGCATAAGAAAAGTGCGTTATCAATATCATTGCTGGAAATTACACTTGAAAAAGGTGCTCTAAATCTACCGTTTGCATCGCCAAGTAGCGTTTGTGCAAACTGTCTATAAATGTTAACTTTTTCTCGCATCATGAGCGAAGAAGAGTTAAAAAGAAGTTTTCCGTTTGTGTCGAGTCCTGATGAAGCAGATGCAACAGTGTCTGATCCAGAGAACAGACCGAAGGTTATGTCAAAAATTTCATTTGCTGTTTGAAGAGTGTAGTTTTGGTCAAAAACTGTCTGAAACAGTGAGGAAGTAACAGCGTTTGTACCCGAAGAAGTTACGAAAACTTCAAACTTCTTTCGAGTCGCTGATCCTGACACATCTTCTTCAACGAAATCCACTAGCTGATTGAGTGTGGTTCGAGTTGTCTTGATGTCCGCACTTGATATTGTTTTATATGTCGCCATTTTTCCCTCTTACTATGAGATCTTAAGTTCAATATTTTTGGTTAAACCAGAGTTTATTCCTGTTACTTTTAAGAAAGATCTAATGTAAGATCCGCCAGAAACGCTATAAACACTGAAAGTTGTATCTGAGAAACTCTTGAGATTAAGAGTAATTGTGGCAGAAACTGTGTCTCCCTGCGTATTGAAATCTGCAGGTATTCTATAAACAGCAACATTATCTGTATAGACAACATCTGGTTGTTCTCCCGCAATCGTAAAGAATAAGTTATTTAACTCTACTCTAAACTCTCCGTCTAAGATATCAGGCTCTATCCCAGTACCTGTCTTAGAGCTAATTTCTGCAGTGATTGTATTCGAAGTAGTAGATGTTCTGCTAAAATTGACCACAGTGTTTGTTAGATCAGCACCTTTAAGTGTCATATCCAGCACAGGCAGGTGTGTTAAAAATTCGTTCGAGATACTTAATAACTTATGTTTAAGCCCTAAGCTACCTGCTGTAAAAGCTTCGAGAATAGGTGTGTTTTTCTCAATTTTCTCACGCCCTACTGTTCTGCCGAACTGTTGTATTATCGAATAATCAACTTCATCATCTGCTAAAGCAAATTGAAATATTTGAAAAGAACCGTCATTTCTTGCAAGCGCTCTTCGTCCGACATCTGTCAGGACTGCATCAACAACGATGTTGTTGGTGCTGTGATCTAAAAAACCCATTATGACTCCTTAATGTAAATATTACTCTAAAAAAAAATATTGTAATCTACCTAAAATGTTTTCTACTATTTAAGTTCGAATAACACTTAATGAAGGATCACCGCTAAAATCTGCTATTCTCACATTTAAAATCTTGTCTTTGTGATTGTCGATATTGATCATGTGTATCTTGTATGTGTCTTTATTTGGATCAATTCTCAGAAAATTTACATCTTTTTCAAGATCGGGATTCTTATTGACATTTTTTGTAACCTTGTAATACTCAGGATCCAGATAGACTCGCATTCTGTCATAACCACTCACTTTAATTGCATCTTCAAAAGAATCTCTATTTATTAATAAATTTGGGTAAGGCTTCGGAGCATTAGGCAGACTTATCAGACTGTTAATAACTTTATTCATTCTCTTGTCGTAAACAAATTTAAACTGAGTTCCGTAGTTTGAAGAGAGCCCGTGAGCATCGACGGATGCAACTGTGTAGATTGGTTGCTCCCCTTCGTTCCATGAGTTATCGATGTAAGAAATCTTAGGGTGAGCGAAAGTAAAAAGTCTATCTCGATTTGCTTTTTCAGAAACTGTTGATCTTATAGTAGAGTTATCAAAGTCAAATTCAGCAATCAAAGTAAAAGGGCTGCTGACATTTGGTCTTTTAAATATTTGAAATCTTTTGATGTCTCTTTGTGGATTTACTGGAAACTGCCAGTTCAATCTAGGTTTTCTTGTCTTGTAATCAAGTGTGATTCTAATATTTGCAGGCGGAGGAGGTGGAACTGTTTCTATGCACTGCACACTTGCTGATTTACCTTCAGAAGCTATTAAAATCTCAACGACAGACACACTGTCAAGGGCACCATCGTCGTTTCTTTCCTCAGCGATCATTTTAACATAATAAATTGATTTAATCTCATAGAGATAGATTCCACCATAACGAACATTTTCATCAATTATGTAAAGTCCATCAGGATTATCAGTGACAAGTTGCCCACGTGATTCGTAAGTGTCATCAGGTAAAACTTCTAATTTGTTGATGAGATAACCTGCATGTTTAATTATAGGATAGTCACTTGCGGCGTTTCGAGATTGTACAAACGGAGATGAACTAATTGTATCTGCTTTAAATGTGTAAACATTTTCTGAATTTGAGTTTGAAGTATTTCTTTTAATTGAACTCTTCTTAGCATCTAATGAATAAGAACGAGCATTACTAAATTCGTCTTGAAAAACTCCATCTGGTATTCTAACTGCACTGTCAATAATTTGATCAAAAACAAGTTTATTTACTTGCATTGAAAAGTTTTGTCTTGAAACAAGATCATCAGCAGTTGCTGCGTTTTCATCTGTTCCGTCGCCAGGTGCGACTCTAAAACCCTGTGATTGCATTCCCTGTAAAGCAGAAACTATTAACTTTTTTTCTTTTCCTGTCAATCGACCGTCTTCTTGCGCTTCTAATAGTTTTTTATAGTTATCTTGCGGCGAGTTTTTAGGATCTTCTGTTTCTGTTAAAAACATTGCACCGTCTAAGATAGAGTAAAGACTCTTTTCCTTTAGAGAATCAACGATCTCAAAACTCACAAAATCTTGATTTGATACTCCTCCTTCTACCAATATCTTATCAATATTTTGAGATACTATTTTGCTGTTTCTAAGTTCTCCTATATTAGCAAACTTTTTAGGTGGTCTAAAAGAGAGTGTCACATATCTAGGTTTTTTATCATTATTAAGTTGAAAAAATATCTCTTCTTCTCTCGACACAGACACATCAAGAACTTTTCCAGGTGAGTTTATGACTTCTCTCTCATTGGCTGTAAAAAAGTTATAGATAAATTCTGCTTTAACATTTTTAATTTCTGGAACATTGACTCTAAAGGTAGGTGCAGAAGGAAAGCTGTCTAGCGCAACGATGTACGCGCCTGCTGCGGTTGGCTCAATAATAACGCTTTCAATTCCAGAAAGATCTTGTACCTCGTATTGAGTGTTTATAATGTCTGTTGTAGATGTTGATTCTCGTGGCATTGTTTAACCTTGATTGTTTAAGCAGATAAAATTGTAATGGTTGCATAGAGACTTGAAACTTCTGGAAAATCTTCTTTACAACTGTCTATATGCTTAGCTATTGCCACCGTGGTGGCAGAAGTTTCAATATTTTTTCTAACAGTTTCAGGTCTAACAATTTTTGGTGTAACATTGAAGTTAGGTGTTGTCCTATAAACACCTTGAAAATTTATGTCATATGCAGGTGTGTAGAGCACAAAATCTTTTTCATTTACAAGAATTGATAAGACATTGTCAAATTTTTTAGGATAGATTACTTTTTTAAGCTTATCTGACAATGAGTAAATCGGATTTGCTGCAATTATTTCAATAGATCTAAATAGCTCACTCGCTAATTTTTGATCAACATTTGCTGCAGGATATCTTAATCTTAGCTCATTGACCAATGTGTCATAATCGCCTTGCATAAGGCTTTTATCTGTAGATATTCCTCCCGATACAGCACCAGAAATTTTTCTAATAGGATCTAAAGTAAAGGAATTTTCATTAAAGTCAATGCCTAGCACATAACGATAGTAAATCTTGAGCGCATAATCAAGAACATGATTAATAATGACATCTCTCTCGATTACCGAATCTTCTGCTGATGAAAGTATCTTTTCACCGGTCTGCTTAACAGCTTTAAAACTTCCAACAATATTTTTAAAAGTATTATCGCTCACGCTGTTTTCAATAGACTGAGTCCATTTAGTTATCTCAACATTATTAATGATCTCATCAAAATTCCAAGTATCTGTAAAGTTTTGAATGTGATTAAGTCTTGTTCCGCTTACATCTTGATCTACAAGCTGATATGACGAATCAAATAAAAATGTCTTTGGATAGACCAAAATCTCTGAATCTATTTCGTTTCGCTTAAAGATATTGACACAAAACCTTGTTGTGTTCAAGAAGTTTTTATTACTAAACTCTTTATAGGCTTCATATCTTAGAGTCGAGAGCAGAGAATTTGTCACTCCAACATGACATATAGTTTTAGGTCCCCGCTTCTCAGAAGAGAGAAGTCCATATCCGGGCGTTGTCAATATTTTAATCATTAGCTTAAGCTGATTGACATTTGGACAGTCTTCGTATGTGTATCCAAATCTATCTCTAATGAAAGTATTTACATGTGACTTGTAAATTTGACCTGCGCTTTCTTTTGTGAGTAAGCCGAGTATTGTGTTATATCCTTTTATTTTTGGATCTTTAACAACCGACAGTGCTAATTTGCCTCTATTAGATCCGTCACCAAATCCAATAAAATGTTTAGCAGCTATTGCTTGCGAGAGTATTCCTTCGCTATGTAAGACCGGTACAGAAACAAGTGCTGCAATATTTTCATATTTACTTTCAACTAATCTAACAGTTTCACGAAGATGCGCAACAGTATTTTGGTAAGCAATAACCTTAGCTGTGTTCCAGCTTGTGCTTGATCTTGTCACACCTTCTGATACATCAATAAAAGCTTGTGACACTCCTTCAATTTCATCGGCATTTAAAGTCAAAACCACTTTAGCAGTATCAGCCTTGTCAGTTTCAGATGATTTTGCTTTTACAGACACAGACTTTGATATTAATTTTGCAACAAATCCGTAAAGCAAAAATGCTCTATGATGATCGCCTAGAAGTATATTTTCACCTTGTTGATTTTTAGCAACAATACGCGCTCTTATGGTGCTGGATCCGGCTGGACGAGGAATAATTTCATCTTCTCTTCCATCATTAAATTTTTGTCTTTTATCAGGTGTTAAAAAAAGATTGGACTCAAAGTGCTTATTTGATAAAAAGTATTTAATAGATTCGCAAAGTTTTGTTGAAAAATTTGCACCGCCTTCCAACGCAGTTTCTTCTTTATTAAGACCGTCTCTTTGTGTTCCAAAGTTGTCTCCGCTCTGCTTGTGTACTGTATAAGTAATTTTTCTTAAATTTTCTTCATCTGTACCAGCGTTTAGAGTTTTTCCTTCTGTTATTTTATTAAATTCTTTGTCTCGGTTGACATACTCGTCGTGCTGAAAAGCACCTTTTATTTGATTACCGTCGATATTTAAAATAGATTTTTTCTTTTCAAATTTAATATCTTTGCGAGCAACGCTAAAACTATCGTCTATTAAATCTCTTAACAGTATCTGATTTGCAGCGCGCATAGCTCTTCTGTCACCTGAGCTACTGTTAAGTGGTTCCTCGAAACTGTCTCCATCTGATCCGAAGACCCGGTCTTCGGCGCCAATGCCTGTGTCACCTGCTTTTCCTTTTTTCTCATCTAAGCGAGAAGCAAAATAAACAGATCTAAAAAGTTTAAAAAGCCCGCGGGAGGTATCAGCACGAGTTGCAATTAAAGAGAGAAGAAAAACACTTTCTCCGTCTCTTACAGAACTCATAAGTTCATCACCAACAACTTTAAAAAGTTTTTTTATTGATCTTGAACACTCGTCAAGTCTTGTCATGTTATAAATGTCATCAGCAAATTTATTTGTAAAGTTTTTGTATGTGAGTGCAAAATTATTTAGTTTATTAAGATCAAATTCACCACGTTGCAATGCAAGATCTAAGAAATATTCAGGACCGGTGAGATATGTTTCTCCGCTAGTATTTGCGTAAGTTGTTGATTCTAAAGGTAAATATTTTAGACTCCCTTCAGACCCAGAAGCTGTTTTTAAAGACAAAAATTTTACAAGTGGACTTACACTTGATGATGTCAAATCATATTCGTACGAAAGATTAGCAGAACCAAGTCCACCGTAGTTCATTAAGCGAACAAAATATTCACTTATTGAATTTATATTAGAAGGTGCCGCCGCGCCAGCAGCTGGAAATGCCTTATTGCGCTCGCTAATCAGAGTAGTGTTTGTTGCAATTTGGATACAATCATTTATCAAAGAAACAACCAGCATTTGTCCAAAAATGTTAACATCATCAAAATCTGATGGGAAATAATCAATAATTGCATCTATATTTTTATCATTAAATATCTTTTGTTGCACAGTAGTGTCATTTTTGTAACCATTATCGTTATAAGCAAAATGATCTTCTGTGTCGGAAGATGATTCATCAAAGCTAATAAATGCATACAAGGATGAAGCGTGAAGACTGCTTAAGTAAGTTAAAGCATCTTTTAGATTATTTTTAGAACTTTTAACAGGATACTTTCCTGCCAAGACTTCTTCCGAGTTAACTCTTGAAACTGTAAGAAGGTCTCTGTTGCTAATTTCATCAGCGATAGAGATAAAAAACTGTAATAGTAAAGTTATGTCTGATGCTTTTGAATCTGGCTTGACACCTGTATAAGTTTGAAAAAGTTCATCTAGATCATAAATACTTGAGATTATTGTACTCAGAGAAAAGTTTATAAATTTTTGAGTTCCAGGTAAAAATGAGCTACTACTCTTAAGTTCTGAATTTGAAAGCATATTTGTGCCTAAAGACTCATAAACAGACCAAGTTCTTGAAAAAGCTTCTTTTAGTGATAAGATGCCGCTTAAAGACTGCAGGATATCAAAAATAATTATTTCTAATATCGAATACTCGACCAGTGTTCTTAAAAAAGGATCGGTGCCATTGTTTTGAAATATTGCTACAAGATTTGTTCTTCTGGCAATTGCATCTTCTGTTGAATCTGCTTCGTTAGTTTTTGCTGCAACAGGAGTAAATTGATTTTTTTTAGCTTTTAAGGCAGAAGATTTAATAACTTTTTTAGAACTTGTTACTGCAGAAAAACCTTTCAGGTTAAAACCTGTCAATCTTTTAATTACTTCATCGACAGTAAGACTTAGATTTTCTTTGGCGAGTTCTTCCATTGATGTTTTTAACAATCTATTGAGATCAGCCAAAACATCATTTATGTCATAACCCTTGGCATTAAGCAGCACTTTGTTTGCAGCGTTTAAAGTCGCTAATCTAATCTGTCTATGCAGTTCAATAAGCTTTGTGACATTATTAACACTCAAGACGCTATTATCACTTAATTGAACCTTGAGGCCTGATGCGTCTGGTGCAGTGCCTTCGCCTACAGGAACATATTCTGTATTCGCGATAATGACAGGTTTTGAAGGATTAAGCCCTTGTTGTCTGAGAAGTTCAAAACGTGTAGAAGCTTCTTGATTATTAACGACCACAGAGCTTTCATTATCTTCTAAAAAAGTTTCAGGATTTCTTGTCAGTGTTATCGTGGCAAAACTTCTCTTTTCAGAAGTTTCTTTAGTAACTGCAAAATTTGATGATCTCGGATCTTGCGACATTATTCACCCTCTAGCATTATCGATCCTAAAAACTGAGGACCTAAAAGAATACCATTCTTAGTGATGCCAAAGAGATAGTATCTAATCAATCCTACATTTGTTTTGATCTCTGTTAAATATCTATAATTTGTTTTTTCATCAGATAAGTCGCTACTATGAATTGCACCATCTAAGATAGTGTTAGGATCTTTATTGACTTTTTTAACAATAACATAAAAATCTAAAATAACATCTGAAGATTTTGTAGCAAATTGAATATCTACTAATTTTTTTGGAACAAAGTTTGAATCGGAATTGTTTCTATCAAGAGATCTTACTAATCCTAACTTGACGTCTGTGACTTCGAGATTGTTATTGACCTGCGAGTCTAAAGGACTTACGCTATCATAAACAATATCACCTGTGAGACCTTCAAGAAAGAGATCGTTCTTATTTTTTTCTAAGAGTGCAGCAGGCGTAATAATAGTGCCTTTTGAAGGCAAAGATGCAGATGAATTTTTTGATCCAATTTGTGATATGATATTTTTATTTAAGATCTTTTGCTTGGATACTAATATTCTGTTAAGTGTGGTAGCAGAGCTGATATTGTTTTTTACAATATTTTCAAGAGATTGAAATACTTTATCTAAAATTTGAGCTGGCGGAATAATGAAAGGATCGAACTTATAGATCTGCGTGCTAAAAGCAGGTGCAGAATCATTAAATTCAACTCTATAAGTTTTAGGAATGTCAGTTGATGCTGTTGCAGTTGAATTTTCTTGCTTATAACCTCTAAAAGATCCTACGAAAGAATACTCACCTGTGACAGTATCTATTCTATGTACTCTTACTCCGTATATAAGATTTGAAGCATCCTTGATTGATGCTAAGTCATCGTTAAAAAGTGCTCTGTTGTCTCCAAAAATGGAGTTGATGATCTTGTCGACATCATCTTCTATTCTATTTAAAGTTAATGTGTATTTAACTGTGTTTGAGATGGTGTTTGTATTTCTATCGAAAGAAGATCCTTGAGTCAAAGATTTTTTAACTTCAACTTGTACTAACTCTTCTCTTTTAACACTCTTTTCTAAAAATCTGCTTCCTGAGATTTGCTTATGCCCAGATCGGTTAAATAAAAATGCTGCGTATTCATAAATAACTCCATCTTCGTTATCACTATCTTTAAAAGTAAAGCCTTTTGTTATATTTTCACTGTCTTCTTTCTCATTTATAAAAACTTTTTCGACAGGCAGAAGAGAATTATCAACTAACTTTCTTAACGGCTGAAAGTCATTGCCTCTTGTTCCTCTGGCAATTCTTTTGACAGGCAACACAGCGCAAACATCTTCTGAAGTGTTTGTGATTGAAACTTTTACTGTGCCAGGATCATCATCTTGCAATACAAAAATTGAGCACGACATTTGCTCTGCAGGTGCTTCCTTACTAGCCACGCTTGCTGATTTTGTGTTAGAAAGTTCTTTATTTTGAAAAAAAGAAGTCACTCTTTGAAAGACAGTGTTTGTTTTTGAGTTAGATGCTTTTTTAGAAGAGCTGTTCTTTCCTTCAAAAAGAGTCAAAGTATTATTTGAAACAATTGAGATCTTCTCGCCTGTCTTTGTAAAAATTGAGTTCTTGTAATTTTGTGATCGAGTAAATAATTTTTGATAAACATTAAAGTAAGAAGATTGAAGCTCTTCATTTTTAATTTTGGTAACAACTGCATCATTGCCTGTTCTGGTTAAGCTTATGTCAAAATCAAGTGTTGGATTAATTTCTGTTAAGAAAAGACTGGTTGTTGAAAAAGATTGACCGTAAGAATCGATTCGTCTGCCTTCTTTGTCGTAAGCATAAAATATTAGATTGATGGCACCATTTTTTTCTTCAAGTTTTTTAATTTTTGGTCTAGTAATTTCAAAAGTTGTTCTGCAAATTCTATTTCTATTTAAAATATTTTTTTGCACGATATTAAAACCGAGTGTTTCGTCGTTTATTAATCCTAAACGATTTTCAGCAATTTTTAAAAACTGTTCTTTAATCTTTGATGACCCTTCTTTTTTAATACTTTTGGTGCCTCTTAAACGATCTTCGACAGTCATTTGATCATCTTTTTTATCAAAAGATGATAATGGATCTCTTCCCAGTTTAATTTCTCTAAAATACACCTGTCTGAAGTTTGTCAAAGAAGGTATTTCGGTAGCTGAATTTTGATTTGACTTTGAGATGTCTATTGAGATGTCTTTTGTATTTCCTGCAATTTTTCTAATTTGAGGCGATAACTGTCTTTCTACTCTAAAAACTTTTTTAAATCCAAATAGTTCTTCATCACTCTGTTTTGTGCCTTGTATGTTTTTAATTTTAATTGATGCAAGAAACTCATTTACATTAAATTTGGTTAAGAATGTCAGATTAGAAAATCGCTGCTCGGTCAAAGTTTGATTTAAACCTGCAGCATCATAAATAACAGAATTTAAATTAGAAACAATTTCTCTTGTAGATTTAGTTGTGTTGATTTTATTGCTTGCATTTCGTTGCTCTTCCGTTTGTATTCTTGAATCATTTTTCTTGACCCTGTTGGTATCATATAAAGAAGAAACTGGACTAAAATTTGTGATCACTGGATTTAATGCTTCGTTAAACAGATTTCTTCTAGATTTTAATTGAGCTAAAGGCACATCTGAAGCGTAGACTCTAATATCTGTCACCTCTTCTTCAAGAAGTACTCTCTGGTCTATATGACACGCTATTTCTACGGTTAAAACTTCGTAAGAGTCTTTTTTCTCTTTACTGTTTTTGCTGCTATCAATATTGACAACTCTTTTGCTCAAAATTCTTGGTGATAAATCGCGATCTGAGTTTTTAATGAAGATCTTCTTATTACTTCTGGTTGTGATCATTTGTTACTCGAAGATTATTGTAAATATGTTTATAAATGTTGGTGTGTTGAAGTCATCCATATAAATCTTTCCTACATAAAAAATTCTTTTTTCAGGATAAAATTCGCTTTTCTGATCTCTAAAGGATCCTGCATCTATGATGTCAAGCTTCACAAGCTTTGAATCAGGCCCATCTTCAAAAATTTGCACAATCAGGTTGTTTTGATCACTTGTTTTGTCAAAATAAACTGTCTTATACTGTTTAAAGTTAAAACTGTAAGGAGACTTAAGTGATACTCTATTTACTACGTCAAAATCTCCTACCTTGTCAGTTCTTACACTAGAAGAAGATCTTCTTAATCTTACACCGTTTTCTTCATCAAAATCTTGAAAGCCTTCATATCCTAAATAGTTTTTAATATCTTTGAGAGTTTCTCTCTTTAAACTACGAATGTCTTTGTAGCTTCCGTAGCTTGATCCATCGACATTAACAGGGGGCAAGAAGCTAAAATTTGGTAAGTGTGTGAGTTTTGAATCTAAAAAGAAAGGTTCCGCATCATTTACATTTATTGTTTCAGAACTTGGGCCCAAAGGAAAAGGCACACTGTTTGATATTGAAAAACTTATTCGCTCTGTGCTTAACTCAAAATCATTATTTTCAGGGCTGTCTTCAAATGTGCTAAGTGTTTGAAGCGCCTTAAAGTGTTCTGTAAAAGACTTAAGCAAAGACTCAGAAGTTGAGTTAAAGGCTGAACCTGTTACTGCTTTAAGTGTAAGTCTGTTTAAGGAAGTCACGTCTTTGTCAAAGATGTCGTTTCCAACAATACTACCCGTAGGTGAAAAGTTGAACTCAATTAGACGACCACTGTCATCTTTTTCTAAAACAATGACTTCGTTATGTGACCCCATTGATTGAAAAAATATTCTATTACTGACATCATCTGCTTCTAAAGGGTCATAAAAAGTCTGATCATCACTAATCGATGCATACTCAGCGCGAAGTCGGCCGGTGGAGATCTGGCGCTTGCCTTCTTGAGTCACGATCATATCAATAAACCGTGTCTTGCTATCTAAGATTCCTGCCATTTGTATCCCTTTACTTAATAATTATGGTCTATCATAAAAAGCGCCAGTTAAAACTGAATTAATTGTCTTATTAACAGCATCTACAGGATTTGACAAACTAAAAGAAAAGTTGCTGCCTAAAAGTGATCCCGATACGAAGACTGTATTGACAGGCGACTCAAGCGAGCCTCCCGTAAGTGTGTCTAATAAACTTGCTCCTGGTGCTACACTAATGTCTTGTGATGTTTTGCCATCTTTTCCTTGCTCTAAGAGATTTACTAGCTGACCGTATTTTTTAGTACTTAGATAGTATTTAGGTCTAATCGGAGATCCTTCAGTTTGCATTGTTCCAAAGTTGCTATTTGCAAATCCAATATCAGTTGACTTTAGCTTGCTATCAACATAAACTCTTGTTCCGTCTTGAACAGGATAGATTCTTGAAAAACTTAAAAGGCTTGATTCTGGCGAGTCATTACCTCCAGTAAAAGCTGAAGATTTTGAAAATCGATAATCGTCTTGCAAATTAATATTTAACTCGATAGCATCTTTAAAAATAACAGACTTGTTTCCTGCAGTACCTGACGCGTTTTGAGTAATTGTTAAAACGAGAGTGTAGTCTGACCCTACACCTTCAGCAGAAAGTGCACAAGTAACATCTAGATCAGAAGCATTTATTGCTTGTGACAAATAAAGTAAAGTATTAAATGCTTCTGATCGTGTAAAGTTTATCGAGCCTGTGTTGTCTCCGCCGTCAATTTTAAAAGAGAAATATTCATCAGCGCTTGGGGTGAATCCATCAGGTTTATAATATCCTATGGAACCGTTATCAACTGGATAGTCTACAGTAAAGACAAATCCGCCGGCAAATCTTACACCCGTTACAACATCCGCTCCGTGGGTTGTATTGTATGTAAAAGTATCACTACCGCTTAAATTGTTAAAAAACGGTGTAGACCAGGCAGGTTCAGCATCTCTTAAAAAGTCTGTCACACCATTGTCATTTATGTCAAACCTAAGTGAAGGTGTATTTGAACTATTTCTAGGCATTGCAGGTGTATGTCTAAAACCGTAAAAGTGTGCATTGTTCCCAAGATGATCTGTCAAGGAGATTCTAAGACCATCGTTCATACCACCTCTTTTTCCTCCTGAAAATAAGCCTAATGGAGTTATTGAAATAGTGGCTGAAGCTCTTTCTGATAAATTTTTAGCAGTAGTTAGTCTACTCTGTACTGTAGAGCCTACTCTAGAAATAGGATTTTTACTGGTGTTTGTGACATAGTTGTCTAAATACCCACCTTCGTATTCCATCGCTCGGCTTATCTCGAACTGATCGCAAACAGGTTCACTTCCAATTATTTCATGTAAGTTATCAGACAGCAAGTTTTGATTAAGCCCTTCATGAAACTCTTTGCCTTCTTTTAGCTGAGAACCGTATAAAACTAACTTTGAATTTCCAAAAAGAGACATAGAGTTTAGCCGATTGTCGCGCAGCCCAGGCGCAGCTCTCAAGATTTTGTCAGTCATTGGATACTGCCAGCCAAAAACAAGATCGTCTTCAGGTAGTATGATAAAAGGTGAGTAAATATCATTTGACTGAGCTGTGTTAGTTTGAATCTCAACAGGTGCTGAATTGATAGCAGGCGAAAAGTAAAAATACTTGTCACCTAGCTGACTAGTCGGTGTTCCATTTACGAGTGCCCTGGAAGACGACTCGAGAGAGCCATAGCTTCTTCCTCCCACAGCGTTATTAAGGTAAAGACCTCCGACATTGCCGTTATTAAGCTTTAGTATTACTTGACTTCCGATTGGAAGAACATTTGAAACTCTGGAAGGAAAATTGACTTCAAAAGAACCTGTAATTGAAGCAAGCTGCCCAGAAGTTGATGCATCAAAGCTGGTTTGTCCATTGAGACTTAAAACATCTACTGAGAGATCTCTTGCTAGTCCTCTTCTCAAAGTCTCGTCTAAGTCTATTTGCCCATTTTGAGTTCCAAATCCTTCTGTTACGGAGCTTGCTTGGTTTTTAGTTCCGCTCACAAAAAGTGTGACTTGACCGTATGTTATCAATTCTCTGGCATTTTCAACAATTGTTAAAGAAGAATCTTCACTACTCGTTGATAGCTGAACGATATCAGGTATTGTTACCACTTTCTTAAACTCTTTGATCTCGCTAGAGCCGGAGTAAAAAGTGATCTCCTTGCTAAAGTTATCATGATGCTGTCTTAAGATAAAAAATGTTGGAATAAAAACTTTCTGGTTATCTAAGTTTGTTCTATCTGAATCATTTAAAACGCCGGCGACAAGACTATAAGCTCTAGACCCAGAATCGTAATTGATAGATGCAAACTCAAAAGCCGAGTTAAATTGAAGACTGCACTTTTCTAATAAGAAAGGCTTGTTTATTCCGATATCTCTTGCTTTTATTATTTGACTTGATGTTGCTTCGTACTTACCTGCGTAAGGAAATCCAAATGTTGAAGTAGGTCTAACATAAGCACTCAGTGCGTCACTCGAAACAACAACTTGATTTTGTATTTGATGATCAGAACCAGTAGAAACCATACCAACTGAAGAAAAACCTAATGCACCAGAAGAAATCATGTCAAAAAACGATGAGTCATCTGTCGAAGCAGCAGCATTCCCTGACACTCCTTGAGCAATTTTTTCCCAACGCTTTAAGTCTTTGTTCCAATAAACCATTAGTTGCTGTTTAATAGTGTTATTAGGCTCGTTAAAGGTGCCTCTGTTAGCAGGTGATGACAACGAATCCCCAATATTATCAATTGAACATTTAGAAGTCAATCCAAAAGTAGTTTGTGTATTAGGAGATAAATCAACCACGATTTGTGTTTTTGACCACAGCGGTGTGCTAAAGTTAGGTAAGGTTTCAGGTGCAGATCCCTGTCTAAAAAACAAATCTTCAGCAGATATATTTATTCTGGAATCTTCAAATGGGCTAACATCTTCACCAGGAGTAAAGCCTAAGTGAATATCGCTTATTCCAGACACAGATCTTCCGTAGCCTGTTAGTGTAGGAAGTGTGTGTGCGTTGGCGATGGCACCTGATGCTATTTTTTGTCCTACTCTAGAAGAAGCATCAATCTGAAGTGGATATCTTACTTGCTCATTGTGATAATCATTATTAACAAAACCTAATGCCCACTCTGCTTGATTTGGTCTAGACACCTCTTCTTGAATAAATCTTAAGTAAAAATCTTGAGAGCCTAAATCAGAAAAGTCTTGTGGTGTAAGTTTGATTTTTATTCTTTTTCTGCTGTTGTTATCTAAGTCAAAATCTCTTCGACTTACCGCGGAAGACACAGCGATGAGCGTTGAAAGATCACCTGTTAAAGTTTTTAATGTTGTCCACGAGCCAGGAGTGCCTGTCGTGCTTGTTTGAACCTTGAGACCTCGCGCTGCAGTTATTCCAGGTGATTTCAGCCCCAATCCCTCACCAAGTATCGATCTTATCTCGTTATAAGGTCCATAGATAACTTCTGCAGTGACGATAGGATTTTTAATCTTTTCGCGCGTCTGTATCCATCTGCCTTCTGCATCGCCTGCACCGACAAAAACGAGTGCGCCATCAGATGCTGTCGACCCTGCAGTAGAAACAAATTTTTCCTTTCGGATCTCAAGATTTGCTGTGTGACTCCACAGTTTTTGATTAATAACTTTTGTATACCCTAATCTTCCATCAACTTTGTCACTATCTTTTAACTCAAATCTATCTTGGATTCTTTTTCCAAAATTAATAGTGTATGTATCATCAAAACTTGTTTTGTACGATCCTGTTCTGTCTTTGTCACCGAGTCTCAAGATTGAAGGATAAGAACCTGTTAAGTTATCTTTTTCTCTTAATATTAGTTTCGCAGGTATGTTTAAAAAACCTGATTTCTTAGATCCGCTTCTTGGCATATTAGTTCCTATTAGTCGATATGAAAGCTATTGAGTCAGTTCCAGGATTAATAAATCTGCTGGAAGGGATTATATCATACTTAGGTGATCCAATAAAACCAGAATTCGAAGATCTAAATCTTGTTCCCATCTCCGGTATTTGATCTTCGGTTTCTATTACTCCTGTGTAAGATCCTCCAATAAACTCTCTTAATCTGCCGCCAAAAGAAAACTTTCTATCGTCTGACGATTCAACATAAGGTGACATCACTCTGTTCTCGTCTGGCACAGGTGCATCCTGAGCGAAAGAGCCAGATGCTGTGTATCCTAATCTTGGGCTGAATGTGACTTCTCCGTATAAAACATCTTGTGAATCTTCGTAGATAGAGTAAGATGCTTGATCAATCTCGTATTTGTTTTCTATCGGCGAAGCGCCTTGTCCGATTGAATAAAAGTTCTCGTTTGACATCGACCCTTTTATGCCTTTAACATTAAAATCAGTAATGCTTGTGTTTGCAAAACTATTTCTAATGTCAAAAACTTCAATTACACCGTTTAAATCGTCAGGATCTATAAACTTATCAATATTTTTTGTTAAATCTGTCAAAATCATATACTGGAGTATGTAATCGCCAGCTTTGACAAAAGCAACAGGATCTAAAATACCTGGAAAATCTTCAAAAGGTATAGCTTCACGGGTTTGATTGTTGTAAGTTTTAAAAAGCTTTGAGACACCATAATTGTTAAAAGACGCGACATGATTTATTTGGTTTCTGTTATTTAAAAATCTTTCTCTATTGATAGAGATAAGCGGAGCGTTCATTCTTCCAAAATGAACTAGATCGATAACATTAATACCGTCTCGACCGCTGTCGTAATCTGCAACTGTTGTATTTTCGCCTAAAAGAGTCGCCGGGCCTATTTTGACGCCTCCTGTATCGGTAATCTCAACATTTTTTAGAGAAACAGTTACTCTTTCTACGCTACTTCCTATTCTTGAAACTGCAGGACTTGTAAAAGATCCTGTGGCGGAGTTTGAAAGTGTGTGTCTTAAAAAATCTCCAGGATTATCAAAAAACGAGCTGTCAATTTCTCTATCAATATTTAATTTAATATTTGATGCTACTGAAATCATTTTAAACCTTTCTCAATTTGCCAACAAATTGACTTAACAGTAGATTACCTCTACTCGAGTCTCGAGGAAGAGATTTTAAATAAATCTCGTCAAACAGGTATTTCATCTTATTTCTCTCAAGCACATGAGACTCGTAAATAAAATTTATGCCTAAGAAGTTTGTAGATCTAGGTATCATCGAGAAGACAAGCTCTGTAAACGAATTATCAATCCATTTGAATATAGTTCTAAACTTTCCTAAATCTGTTTTTTCTAACACATTATTAAAAAAGATATTTCGCAAATGATCGAGTTCAACATACTGCTCTCCGAAAAGATTGTTAGGACGGCCTAGTGCATCATCAAAGGCAGAAAAGTTTGAAAACATCGTCATCGCATTTTCATTAAGACCTCTAAACACATTCATATCAATAGAAAATCTATTGTCATCTACATTTTCTTCACTTAAGGGTATCTGGTGTATTGGAGCAGATTGAGCAAAATTAGATTCTTCTATCATGCTCGAATCTTGATATGATCTTACTCTTATTTTGTCTTTAGCATTGTTTGTATCAAACATTGAAGAAAGAATTTCAAATTGAACTCTAACAGGCACAACTACTTGTGTCGAAACTTCAAATTTACTTCCTTCAAAATGAAGATTATTTTGACTAAAATCAAATAATCTTATTTCTCCAGTAGCACTTGATCCTGTTGTTGCTTGTTTTCCGTTTGTTTGAACAATCAGTCTTTCAAAAGATCCTGAGATATTTTTCTCAAAGTTGTAGTTCTTTTTAGGATCTAATACACCTACTGAATCGTGATTCTTAACATGTTCTTTCCATTCAGAATCTGTGATGTGTTTTGACCAAAAAAGACAGTTTGTAACAAAACCATCAAAGCTTGAGCTGTGTACGAGTGTGTTTGAAATCGTGGAATCGTTAAGAAAGTTTGTGCCGCTAACAAAATTTTGTTGTCCAATGACTAAGAAAGAACCTGAGATGTTTGAACTTGATATCTCCTTGAGCACAGAATTGCTTTCTCTTACAAAGTTAGAAGCAGTTTGATATTGCTCAAGAATCATTCCGTTTTCTTGTTTGGCAGCTCTTAAAAAGTGAACAGATCTTGATGTATCTCCAATATCGTGAGAAGCTTTTGTTCCAAAAGATATATGCCAGATACTGTCATCGTATATATTGACTCCTGTCAAATAAAGATGTCTTACATCGCCTGTAGGTGTTTCTCTTACAAAAAGATTTAAAGAATTGTCAATGTCAGAGACCAAATTTACTACCACAGCTTCTTTGTTCGCTGTAGTAGCTGATCCTGTCGTATGAATTCTTACAAGACTTTGTGATCCTGACGCAGGTAGCACATACTTATAAAGACCTTCGAATGTAAAAGATCCGCTAGTGTACAAACCATCACCTGGATTATTACTGATACCACTTACAAAATTTCCTCTAATCTCTGGGACGCCTGGCTGTTCTCTAGAACCCGAAAGATATCCTGACTTTATTCTTGGAATGTTATTTGTAGGATAATTCTGTGCATCATAAGTTGTAACAACAGCATCTTTAGAACCTGAGAAGTTTAAAAATCCAATGATGTCAATTTTATCTTCTCTTGATGTCTCTAATGACTTGAGTTGCCCACCGCCGTATTCTCTAAAAGACAAGATGTTATCAGGTTCGATACCTGCAGATCTAAAAACAGACTTTATTGAATCTATTGTGCCTTTAGTCATTTTCATATTAACTGAGTCTGATAGAATTCTTCTCCATATCGTATTTTGTATTTGTTCAAGTGTAAGAGTCGAGTTTACATAATCTTCAGTCAAATTAATACCTGAGATTACTTGAGCCAAATCTGCTGATCCAAAGAGGTTTGGAAGCACAATATTTAAATCTTCTGCACGTCTTTTCAGGAAAACATCCGGTGTTGTTTCTAACTCTTCATATTGTGTATAATTTGTGGATGTTATTGCATCTACTAAAATTTTCATTTCATCAAAAAACTTGGCCCAAGTAAGCAAGAATCTAACAAGAAGTGTTGCACTTGGAATTTCACTAACATTTTTACCCGGAAACTTATTTGACCCGTCAGAAAAATTATTACCTAAATTACCTAAAACTTCATTAAAATTTTCTTGACTGTTGGCTTCTAAAAAGTAGTGTGGCGGTATTAGTTTTGTAATTAAATTTGGATTAACTTCATCATACTCGCTTCCAGAAGTTAAAAGTTCGATATTAAAACTTTCAACAAGATCATGATCTGGAAAAAGTATTGGATGTCTCCCGTGAATTTCATTTTTAACAGGATTATCAGAGCCTGTTACACGTGTAAAATTATCTTTATAATTTTCTATTTTTGAATGAAGGTTTCCTTTAGCGCTGTCTAATACAATATTTCTAGCCGAGTAACTTCCACTTGGCTCGTTAAACTTAAAGTAAAGTTTTAAATCTTCATCTGGATAGATAGTTACAAATCTATCTTTTTTAATTTGGTTTAAATTTTTAGATGTGTGATAAAAACGAATTTCATCTAAAGATCCAGAAAATGTTTGCTGTTGATCAAAAAGTATGTTATTTAATCTAGCTTGACCTCCTGATCCTATTGTTAAATCAACAGCATCAAAATTAAGACTTGAAAAAACTGTGCTCATACTCGAAGAATAGACAAGATCATCAATAACAAGCTTTGTTTTTTCATCTCCGAAAGAATCATAAATACCAACTACATTGACAAACTCTCCTTTTTTAATAGAGCCTGTTACATATGAATAGTTAGATCCTGATGTTATTCCAAAAACAATACTTGCGGTGTCTGTGGAAGATGATTGACTTAGCGCAAGTGTGAAATTTTTTGAAAGAGAAGATTTTTTTTGAAAAATTATTTGATTATCATTAACTTGGTCTGGTATCTTGCAAAAGAAGCTTATTGTAAAAGGATTTTTTTGAGGATCTAAAGACGCTTTGGCAGATTTGATATTAGATATTGAAGCGTAAGTTGAGCCCATGCTGTCATTAACTGATATGTATGTTCCGTTTGCAGAAGACTCACCTACTTGTGTCCCTGAAAATACTAGATACCCTACATTTTTAGGAAAAGTATCAAGAACATACTTTTCAAATCCGGTTAAGGTGTCTTCAAAAGCTTCTATTTCTTTTTTGTTTCCATTAAAAGGATAGAAATTTATGATCTTATCAAAAGATTCATTTACATTTGCAACAGCAGAATGGAAAAAGGTGTGATTAACAAAATTTGAAAAATCAGTTCTTACCTGTTGAGTCGAAACAAGCTCTTTTTTATCACCATATCTAAATGAAGAAGAACTTTCAATATTAGTTTCTTCAAAATCAGTTATTGTATAGTTTTTATTATCAGATTTTTTAAGATATTCTCTAGAAGTTTGATTTCTAAATTTAGGTTTAAAAAATCCACTTGGAATGTTTCTATCAAAAAGTTTTTTATTACGTGACATTATTCAACTCTAAATTTAGATGCTGCATCTGTAATTATTGTATCAAATCCTGCTTTCTTAATAAGGAAGTCAAAAACATATGTTCTTCCTCTCGGTAAAGAACCTACATAGAATTCAAAATACATTCCGTGAGAATCACATGACAATCTATTAGAATTATTAACGGTATCAAAATCAATTAAAATATCATTTGTTTGGAAATCTCTTACACGATAATACATTTGATGAAATATTTGACTCTTTTTCTCAAGCGGTATCTTAACATAAACAATGCTTCTATCTCTATCTTCAGAAAATACTCTAACTTTAATGATATCATTAGGTGCATAAGCATCTTTAAGATTAGTAACAGTAACCAGAAGATTCTGCTGAAAGTTATTGAATGCTGATCTGTCTGTTTTTGTGATTGTCAAAGAAGATGATAAGTAAGTTATTGTTTGATCTTGTGATGACCAAATTTCATCGAAAACAATAGATCCAGATGTCTGGATATGTTTTTTCAAACTTTCTCCATTTACACTCGCAGTTGAAAAACTACTAATTGCAAAAGAAGAAGAATACAAACCTGTGATTCTATTAATACCTCTTAACGCTTGTGATACATTAAAAGTTTTCTTAAAATTGCCTTTTTCTATCTTGAGAATCATGACATTTTCACCCGTAAGAGGTGTTGCACTTTCTCCTGAAAGGATATTTGAATCAATATTAAAGTATGTATTTTTAAGGTACAAAGAACCTGTTATATCAAAAGTAAAATCTTCATGATTGTCTTGAATGCTGTCATCATAATTAATGATAAACTTAGGTCTAATTGCTGTATTAGAAGAGTTTCTTGAAGCAAATCTTTTAACAAAGTAAGATTTTTGATTATTTTCAAAACTTCCAGAATAAGCAATGAGAAAACCATGATTAGGAATCTGATTAGTAACTGTGCCTGATACTATTGATGTGACATCTATTAAAAGATTTTCTTCACCTGACTCAAAATACTGCTCTGCGTTTAAAGAGACAAATGATGTTCCGGAAGGACCTGAGAGCGTTCCACTTGTTATTACATCTATGCTTGGGCTACCTAACGACCCAGAAGCAGTTGCTCCTGGTGAATTCCAGAGAATTGCATTTCCTGTCGAAACTGACGCAGTTATAAAATTAACAACGCCTATATCTCTAAAAGAACTTACGTCGTAACCACTTCCTTCATCAAAGCTCTTTGAAAGAGGAAAAAGTATTACTCTGAAGTTTGAAGGTGTTGTTTGTCCTCCATAGACATCATTTAATCCAACAAAACACTTGAAAGTAGGACTATTAATATCAATCTTGCCTTGAGATTGCATTGTTGCAATTTCATCTAAATCAAACTTAAGAAGAATTCTAGATATTTCTGTTTGCTTATCTGATGATCCTGCTATAGAAGACTCATCATACAACTTAAAAAGATCTAAAGTTCCGCCTTGACCTGTGTTTGCGTCTGTTGCACGATAAGCGTTGTTAATAATTTTATTTGTAATATAAGCATCTTTTGATACTGACAGTATTCTATACATTATGAAATTCTCCCGATGATATCATCATTAGGATATTTGATCTCAAAAATCCCTCCAACAGGAGGAAACAGATAACCTCTATCAGTGAAGTTTTTTGGATTAAAAGTATAGTTTGAATATACATTATTTCCTCTTACGCCTGTCACATTAGTAAAACGTATAGAAGTTATTGCTTCTACATCTGGAGTATTAAGAATTAAATTCTCAACTTCTCCTATTTTAATTGGTTGATCTATGTGAAAATTTTCTATCCTAAAGTAGTTTTTTAATTTAGAATTAACAGCAGCAAGAACGACCGAAGATTGTGCGCCTTGTGCAATTGTAACAGTGTAGTTTAGACTTAAATTAACAACAACTCCGTCCAAAATGTCTATCGCATCAGAAATTATTCTAAATCTGCCAAGATATTTTGATAAGTTATCCTTGAGTGAATCAGGTGATATTATTAATTTACCAGAAGCGTTTCTAGATAAAACAAAGAGCTGTGCTGCTTGTGTGCTGCTTGGGTTATCTCTAACAGAAGCTCTAAACACTCTGCCAAAATTATTTGGGAGAGAATATACTCTTGAAATAAGATCTTCTCTGCTTACAATTCTATTTTGTGAGTTTCTATTTAAAAGTGCTATCTGACGAAGAGATTCAATAGTAGGTTCATCTTCGCCTCCTGACATCACAAACTTATTGTTACATGTCACAGAAGATCTTATGATTGTAGATTGTGTGGTGCTGATGCCTGTAGGAAATTGTGTTAATAAAGTTGAAATTGTATTTATTTCAGAAATTCCAGTATTGTGACTAAGACCACCTCCGCTTCTATAACTTATAATGAGTGTAGTGTTTCTAGGGCTTATTCCTAGTGTCTGAGTGCCAAGAAAAGAGTTTGGATCTATTGTAATCTTGTTTAGAGATTTCTTGTCACCGTACAATCTTATTGCGTGTTCTGAAGGATCTGGTATGACATCTTCGTCAAAAACATCTTCTCTTCCGGACCCAAACAATAAAGTAATGTTACCAGTTGAAGATGTTCTAGAGGCAACAAATCTTTTTGGTGCATGTAAAAGCTGTATTCTTTCATCTGCCAGATCTCTATCAGCTCTATTATTGACCATTCTTTTAAAAACTGTACTTTGAGTTAAAGATTCTACTTCGTAATACTCATCTCCGTCAGAATCAACCACTCTAACAATTTCGGTTGCATCAGGATCTGTGACTGTAACTGTTCTAAAAGGCTGAAAGCTATCAGAAATATTATTTCGCTGTGTTCTAAGTCTGGAGCTTAAAACAAATCCTTCTCTGGTCATTATAAAATTAACAGGATTTCCGGCTAAGGACTGATTTATTTCGTACTTGGCTATTAAATTTCCAGAAGAATCTTCTTCAGCAAAATCTAAATCATCTGTTAGATAAAAAGTTACACCGCTTCTTGATAAAAAAGAAGATTCTGCTTGAATTTTAGGAATAAGATCTTCATCGGGTGCGTATTCTCCATTGGTTAATTTTGCTGGAACAATAACACTGATGTCTAAAAATCCAGATGCAGGTGACTTGCCGATTATCTTAACACCTGCTTCACGAACTAATCTTTCAACATTTCTTGTCTCAATAGCTTTTTCAAGAGAGTTTTCATTGAATTGATGATCTAAGTAGTAAGAAGTTACATCACCTACATACGCAGCAACATCAATAAGCATACCTGCAAGCGATGAATCTGACACATCGACAATTGCATCTCTGTAATATTGTCCAACAAATCGCTTAAGATCGTTTCTTAAACTTTCAAAATCTCTGCTAGTATAAGATATGTCTTTTCTAACTTGAATTTGCTTTTTAATGTTTTCAGCCATAAACTACCCTCCGGCTTGTAATGTAACTTCTATTGCTTGATTAGAAATTCTTGCAGCAGGTATACTAAACTGTATTCTAAGTCTTATTTTTGCCATTCCTGCTCTATTTGCAATTTCTTTTTCTTGTCTGTCAAGCTCAACTTCAGTTACTTCATCTATTTCTATTCCAGGCAAATACTTTTGAACTGCAATGTTAATTCTATCTACAAACTCTGCTTCAACGTTTCTATTGCTTGAAAGATCAAACAAAAGAGCGTTTAAGTCTGCTCCAAAATCATAAAGACCTAATCTTTCACCTGCATTTGTCAGTATTAGATTTTTTAAATTATCTTTTAACTGTGCTGCAGGATCTGTATGCATATCAAAAATCTGTCTGCCTTGAGAGTTTGTAAGAGGTGTCTTAAATCCAATATCACGTGCTTTTTTTGTGATTTTAGGATTTACTTCTCTGTCACCAACTTTATTGCCAGAACTTTTAAAATTAAAAGAAGCCACGCTTGATCCTTGTTTAGCTATAAATATCCTTCAATAAAAAATATTGTCAAAAAAGTCATTTAAATCTTAAGTTCCGATGCCTAAAAGGCCTCCGGCTGCAAACGATATCAATCCTTTATTTATTAAAAAACCTACAAAGGCTGTTAAGAAAGCAGAAATCGAAAGCTTAATAAAAGCGATAGCCTCAGCAACAAATAATATTGCTTGACCAAAAATTTCTAAAAAGAAAGCGATTATTTCGAGAATAATAGCTAAAACAAACTCAACCAAAGCTTTTAAAAACGCTAACAAACCTCTAGTCAATTCTAATATTAACGCTGCGATTCTCTTGATTAAGTTAGTAAGTGCTTGAACAATACCTAACATTATCTGAATTGGAAACCAGTTAAGGGCAGGTAAGTTAAAATCAATTTCTAAAAATGGATCAAAAGAAGGCCAATCAACACTTAGATCAAGCGCAAAATCAAAATTCAAATCAGGAAAATCAATTGTAGGCGGAAGTTCAATTGTAGGCAAGCTAAATTCAAAACCGCATACAGCACTGAGTTTTTCTACGGTAGAATCTACATCTATCGTGGGGTCAATTTTATTTAACTCTTCAGCAAAGACTTGATTTTCGCACTTTGAAAGACCTTCGATAGCTTCTTTAGGAATTTTTAAAAAAGGTTCTATATTCTCAATAACCCATGCAATTGGATCTGGAATTCCTATGTCAAGAAGTAAATTAATTATTGGAGGTATCGGTAAAGCAAAAGTCGGGTCTTGAAAACCTGATGTAGGACCAGGAGGAAGTGTTGTGTCAATAGATTCAATAACTTTAAAGAAACCATCTTCCATTGTTTTAAGATTGTTTCCCTCAGCAATACTTGCCTGAGTAGCTTCTGACTGTTGTGCAGCTAACTCTGGCAGCGGTACTGTTATAGGAATTGGTATTCCAGCGATATCAGTTCCGCCTGTTTCTAAAATTTTAATAACTTCTTGTTGATAAAGTTTTCTCCAACCATCTTCATCACCAAAATTTGATAAAGTTCCTGTTACAGGCATAGTGATTCCTTATACGTCGATCAAAACTTTCTTACCAAAAGTTCCAAATCCGCCTTTTATTCCGATAATTCCTCCTGCAGTTGTAAAGATTGGTTTTCCTTCGACTGAGCCTTGAGTAGAAGTAGCAGTTTCTGTTGCAGAAATGCCACCTGTAGGCTCATCAGATCCAAGTTTAATTACACCTGTAGGGCCTGGAACAATTTTGATATCACCTGTTGCCTCAAGAACAATTTTTGCTCCACCTGCTCTATTAGCAAATATGATCACATCACCGACTGGAGAAAAATGAATACCGCTATTGCCTAAAAGATTTCCAATTTTAATTGTTTCTCTGCCTACAACGCGAGTATTTGTGCCGAAAGCAACCATAGCGCCATAATCGCCTGCTCTTAACACACTTGAAGGTGAAGCACCAGATTCACCTTCGTAATCTCCAAGTCCTAGCAAGGAATCAATTTCGCTTGAATTTGACATATAAATTCTAGCAAGACAGTTAAGAATTTCTTTGTCTAAAAATTCATCTTCAGATATGTCTTTACCCATTCTGTCGCGAGCTTTTTCATTTTCATAATAACTTAGTGTTTTGTTTTCTCTTTTTCCTGCAACCGCGTTTAAAGTTCCTTCTTCAACGCTGATTGAACTAGAAATATCATTAGCTTCTGTTGCGCTTTTGAGAGAAAAAAGCTCGTCAGCTTTTCTAAGCACACATATATCAACAGCAGGTGACAGAGGTTTTCTCATCTCAAGTGTTTCTTGAGAATCAGATGTTATTGTAAAAGCTGTAGGTGAAATAGAACTTTCTTCTTGAAATTTTTCTTTACCTAAATAAATGTGTGAGTTGTTAGATCCTTGTATGAGAAAATCTGAGCATTCTTTGTACAATCTAGGAACAGGTTCCCCTGTGAACTCTTCTTCATAAGCGATGGATTCTAAGAATGTTTTTTCAAAATTAAAAGAACTTTTACCATTAACCTCAGCTTTAAAATCTGAATAGACACTTTCATCTTGAGAATTTAATAAATCTCTGATGTTTTTTTCTCTTTGCCCAAAAGTAAAATTAACATCTTCTATTTGACGATAAGATGTTTGTCTGCACATCCAATAATAAGTTTGATCATTAAACTTCATTATCCAAACATTCTCTCCTGGTTTAATAGGAAGAGAAAGATGTGAAGAAAAGAAAGGAAAACAAAGTATAGAGCTAGATCCACCACTATTTTGGCTTGATTTTCTAAGCGCTTTAATTGAATTAGACGGCGCAAAATCAACCATAGATGGATTTTCAAGACTCCATGGGCTTTTTAACTTTTTAGAAGGTTCTCCTGGTGCTGTTGGATCAACTTCTTTTACTCTTTCTGAAAGAACGTCGCCAAGTGTTAACGGTTGTCCTAATAATTTATCTTCTTCAAAAGGCCAAGATCTATTAAAGTATGCGTAAGGATTTGATATTACTTCTTCAACAATTGCAATCTCAAACATAGAAGAATTTGATTTTTCTGATGAAGAGTTTAATATGTTGTTTGAAGCATCTTTATCAAAAGATGATGCTGTCGAAGAAGTATCTTTTTGTGCATGCACTAACGCAGATCTTCTTGACCATTTCATTTATTTATTTCTCCAAAAATGTCATCTGGTGACATGTCTTTAGATCCTGAATCTTCTTTTGAAATAAGCTCTGCCAATCTTAATATTTGATCATTTGTTTTTGACATTCTTTCTAAATATTTTGAAATAATAGAACCAAGTTGGACATGATTATTGACATTGCCTTGAATTTGCAACAGAAGATCATCTACTAATATTGATGCTGAGGATCTATCATCTAAGGCATTCTTATAAGCATCTTTCCAAAGTAATTTCTTCTTGTCTTGAGTGCTTTCAAGCTCGTCTAGCAGATCAGAAAAATCTTTAATTTTATCATCTGTTGTTTTTTCTTTTTTCTTCATTTTTTATCCAAACAGTAGGAAATGATCATCTGATCTTGCAATGTCTTTATAATATTTTCTAATTTTTGATAAAGAAGAACTTAGCTGCTTTGCATTTAATCCTGATATTTCTCTTAGATAAACAAAAACAGCTCTTTTGTTAAGAAACTCAACTTCTTCAATGTTCTTAAAAAGCGTGATTACAGCATCAATACAGATTTTTTCATTATCATTTAAAGATTTTGTCTTAATTTTAATTAAAACATCTTTTAAGATATTTTTATCTTCTTCTTTGACAAAAATATCTTCTTGCGAAGGTATAAAATTAAAGTTTTCTATGGCATGCTTTTCAGCAGGAGTCAAAGATTGAAAGTCATCAATTGAAATATTACGAACTTTTGTCTTTTGAGTTTTCTTAGCATTCGCAAGCAAGTGATTTTTTGCGCACGCGTTAAAATAAGAAAAAGCTTTACTTCCTTTTTCTGAATTAAACTTATAAAGAGTTTCATATAAAAATGAAACGCAATCAGATTTTAAAATATAAAAATGATCTTGATCTCTACTAAAACCATAAATAAAAATTAAATTTTCTGAAAGCTTTTCGAACGCTGATTTAATTTCAGATTCGTAAATTTCATGCTTTTCTTGTTCGCAAGAAGTATTTTGATATTCAATTATTGCATCATGAACATCTGTTCCAAAATAAGGTTTATTTACTGTTTGTCTGGTTACCACTTTCATTTTCTTTAGTTTCAATTTGTCTCCCGTAACTTGCTGTAAGTTTATTTGCGACGACAACTAAAGAATCTCTTGATGTTTTAATGTCATTAACTACTCTTCTGACCTCAGTAGAATCAAAAAACACAGGTATTTCAAGTATTTCTGACATTGACTTATATCTCTCATCTAATATATCAAGACATTCTTCTAACGTATCTTCCAGATTAATTAATAACATAGAAAACTTAAAAAGTTTATAGAGAGAAAAAAATAATGTTAATAAAAGGAAAACATTACAGACAATAAGTATTTCTGTTATCATAAAGAAAGTGTCTCCATTAAAAACTTATCGTATTTTTTACAAATTTTTTCTTTAGAAAATTTATGAGTAACTTGCTTCTTGAGGGTTTTTGCAATTTCAACATGCTCTTTGTGATTTTTAATTAAGTCATTTATTTGATCAATAAAAGAATTTCTATTAGGTTCTGCCCATTTGACACCATTAACAAATATTCTATTGTCAATTCTTCTCTGCGGAATTTCCTTAAGACTGTAATCTACTTTCAAAAATGAATTTTCTAAGAAATCAATATGACCTGACCAGTTAGTTGCAACAACAGGGATTCCTGAAGCAGCTGCTTCTATCAGAGGTAAGCCGTAACCCTCACCTCTAGTTGCTGAGATATAACCTTTAATTTTATTTGTCTGATATAATGAAGCCATTTCTAAGTCTGTCATGTTACCATGCAACAAATAGATTTTTGGAAAGTCAGACTTTCTAAATGTATTCTTTATTTGTCCAACAATACTTTTGGTCATTTCTCTATCTTTTACAGAACCTCTGCCAAAAGAGGTTTTGACGATTATTCCAGAATCATCTCTGCCTTCAAGCGCTTCAATTGCCCATCGAAGAGTATTTACTAAATTTTTTCTGTCACAATCAACATCCAAAGAAGTTAGAGTTCCAACTGTTAAAAGATTAAATGAAGTTTCAAAGTTAAATCTATCATCTCTGATTTTTTTAAGATCGCTTTCTTTGTAAGCAAATGAGGGGCTAAACCACTCTGGAACTACATGAACCTTTTTATCAAAAATACTTCCAAATGTATTTGATATAACATTTTTTGTAAAATTAGAAGGAACTATTATTTGATCCATCTTTTTAATCTTATCAAACCAAGCAGGATTACACTTGTCTGTTTCAACAAGTGCAGTCACACCAACATTGAATAGTCCTAATTTCTCATCCCACTCATCAGGAAGTTGATTTTGAAAAGTAAAGTCAAACTTTTTATTTTCTATTGACTTAGCTCTTTCAACAATCTTACCAAAAATTCCATTCTCTGCTGATAGATTCATCATCCAAGGAGTAGATCCCCAGTTGAGAGTTTGAGTTGTTATGTCTAAATCTTTTCTTGTCAGCAACCACTCAAATATTTGTCTAGAATGAATACCGTAGCCACTGTTAGTAAGTAGTGGTGCTCTTAAAAGAACATTCTTCATTTAATCCTCAAAATGTTATTTTTTCCCATTTTCTATAAGCTTTAAACTTATTGATAGTATCTAAAAGACTGTCATGCCACAAATCAACGGTCTTATTATAAGAAAATTCTGTGTGTGCGTAATCATACACTTTCTTTCTAAGTGCTTTGCGTTCATCATTATTAAGATCAAAAAGATTTCTTAGGCCTTGAGCAACAGAATCGTTGCTGACATAATCTTCATAAATATAAGGCACTGCCTGACTTCCTACAAGTGTATTAAGCTCAACCGGAAGTGCAACGCCATTATGTGACCCGTCTCTATGATCAACTACTTGTCGAGTCAAACCGCCTGTCATGGGTGCAATTACTGGAGTTCCTGTCATCATGGACTCTAAAGTTGAAAGACCAAATCCTTCAGCAAAAGAAAGTGTAAAACAAACATCAGACATGTTGTAGATAACATTCATCTTTTCAAAATCAATTCTATCTCTTGAGAAAAAGACACTTGATTCTAGTCCTAAGTGTTTACTTGTCTCAAAAAGATTAGGGCCTTCACCGTCGGTAGGCTCTGTATGCATAATTAGTGTTGCTTTTCTATGACCGTAATCTCGCTCTAATCCATCTAAGAAAATCTTCCAAGACAAAAGAGCATCATTAGGTCTCTTTCTTTTGGCGTTTCTATTAACCCAGACTGCGACGAAGTGATCTTGACGATCTTCACCTAACAGCGATTTCTTGTTTAATCGAACAATATCTTCTGAAAGAGGATAGAAAAGATTGTCAGGAATTGCATGTGGAATAAATGCAGTTTTTTCTTTGTGAGTTCCCTCTTCCTTAAGCATTGTATAAGTCATATGAGAGTGGCAATTTATTGTATCTGTTCCATGATAGTAAAGATCATTAAATTTTGGATAGGGATAATTATCCCACACATGCCACCAGACAATAGGACAAACTTGATGAATTTCATCTTCAATTTCGAAAAGCCATGTAAAGAATCTTGGATCTGTGAAAATAAAAATCGCATCAGGCTTTTCAGTTGCAAGCGCAACTCTAATCACATCAGCATTTCCAAACCCATCAATTGGCTTAATGATAAAATCAGGATTTACAGTTACAGTTTCATAACTTGTATGCTTGATAGCAGCGCCAAATTGTCTAAAAGACCAGCAACCCTTATCAACTAAGCCGTTAATAAGATGTCTAGTTTGAGTTCCAACGCCACTCGTAGAAAGTGCGTGATCAGATAAAACTAATATTTTATATTTCTTAGTACTCTTCATTTTCTCCTCTTCAAAACAAATTATAACATAAAAGACTTAAATTTAAATCAAGTGCAATGTTCTGTTTTGTGAAACGGACAGAAGTTACAAGAATTTCTATTTTTAAGAAAAGACTTTCTATTGACACATGAAATCATGTCATTAAGAACTTTGAGTCCTTTTGCAAGGGTCACAGGTCCCACAGATACTTTTACCAATTGACATACTTTACCTTTCTTAGCACCTCTTCCAAGTGTAATAAAGGCACACTTAATTTGATCAAGAGGCACATTGTGTTTCTGCGACCAGTAATGCTTATAAAGAATTAACTGGAGCTGCATCAAGAAGTCTTGTTTCTTGTCACTTCTCCATCCGCCGCTTCCTGCTGTCTTCCAGTCAATAATCCAATATTCTTCGCCTTTGCCTCGTTTTTTAGGAACTTTGATTACACCGTCAATAAAGCCTTTGAAAGAAATTTCTTTTCCCTGTATAGGTTCATAAAGATCTTCTTCAGCTGCATGTATTGTCCATCCTGGAAACTCTGTATTTAGGAAAGGAACAACTTCATCCCACATGCTTTCAGCCCACTTACACCAAGTATTAACAGGTGCGTAAGACTTCTTGTACCAGTCAGGTTGCCTTTCAATCCATTCAGGATTGTCAAAGTCATATTTTGACCAAGCTTCACGGATGTCAGACAAAAGTTTTTCTTTGGAAACTTCTTTACCTTCAATAATCATCTCGCAACCGGCGTGAACCGCAGTTCCAAAGTCAAGAAATGGACTAGGTTCTCCAATATCGATCTTGTCAATATACAGACGCTTGTGTCGATAAGGGCACTCTTTCCAATTCTTGAGCTCAGAAAAAGAGACGTGAGGTTTTCCAGTTGCAAATACTTGATTCATAAATACTCCTACTTGAATCTTAATACAAAGTAGGAGTATTTACATTTTTATCATTTATTTGTTTTTGTCATTGCGCCTGGAATATCAAACCAGTCAAGCTTCTTTCTGACTTCTTTGTTCTTTTCCCAAGAAGCTTTAAGCATTTTAGGATCGATACCTAAATCTTCAGATCTCTTAATCATTGCGTTAATATCTTTTGGAAAACATTTTCCACCATATCCAAAATCACCATCATGACCCGGTACATCAATGTGTGAGTTACCAATTCTACCATCAGTAATAAAACCTTCTACAGCAGCATTCCAATCGCCGCCGAGTGCTTCACAAATTTGAAACATTTCATTCATGAATGATACTTTTGTAGCAAAAAAACAGTTTGCCATGTATTTAATTAATTGTGCTGTGCCAAAGTCAGTTTTAATAATACGTGTGTGAGGAAATCTATTTTTATATAGAGATTCTACCTTGTCAATTGCGTCTTGTTTATTGCTTCCTAAGACAATTCTGGAAGCATTGATAAAATCTAATCTTGCTTTTCTTTCAGTTAGAAACTCTGGATTAAAAACAAAGCTTAAATTAGGATATCTTTGAGCAAGTTTTTCAACTGTCCCGGGAACAACTGTCGATTTAATAACTATAACTTTTTGACTAATGCTTTTGCTAATTGTCATATCTTCAATTGTTTTTTCAATTATTGAAGTATCACACTCACCAGATTCGAACATCGGAGTAGGAACACATACAAAAATTATATCTGATTTATCTACAACTTCTTCAAAAGAATGAGTTGACTTTCTTGTATCATTATCGTAGATTAAAATATCATCAGAATGAAGTATAAAGCCATGAACAATTGCAGAACCTACAAATCCATTACCGATCACACCTAGCGTATATTTCATATTAAAAACTCGATTTTATTGTTTCGTAAAGCGAAGATTCAAAATTACTAAAATTAATTTCTACTTGTTTGCTTAACTCATTGTTATTTATCCAATACATTTTATCATGCCCGGGTCGATCTTTTACATAATTTACTAAATTTTTTCCTCTTCCAGTTATTTTAAAAATTTTTTCTAAAAGATCATTATTTGTTAAAATATTATTATCGCCTAAATTATAGATCCTATTTTCAGGCAATTTAACAGTAATGTCATATATGAATTTTGCAGTATCTTTAACATACGTCCATTGACGCTTTTGATTTCCATCACCATAAACTGGTATAGATATTTTTTCTTTTATGTTAGATAAAACTTTTGGAATAAATTTTTCACTATTTTGTCGAGGACCAAAATTGTTAGAGGGTCTAATAATTTTATATCTAACATTGTGTGTATTATGAAATGAAAATATTAAATGATCAGCACTTGCTTTTGTAGCTGAATAAGGATTCATGGGATTTAAAGGTGCATCTTCAGAAAATGAAAAATCATTTGCAGGGCCATACACTTCATCAGTTGATATGTGTGTAAGAAGAATATTATGATCTTTACAAATTTCAAGAAGTGAAAGTACTCCCATTACATTTGATTTTACAAAAATTGTTGGATCTGAAATCGAATTATCTACGTGAGTTTCGGCAGCAAGATTGACTATTGAACTAACATTGTGCTTTTTAATAATTTTTCTAACTGATTCTTTGTCACAAATGTCTATATTGTAAAAATTACACTTATCTCTATCGATATTATCAATATTAGATGAATATGTGAGTTTATCAAGAACAACTACGTTTTTATTATTTTTAATGAATTCATCAAAAGTATGACTGCCTATGAAACCGCATGCTCCTGTTAGTAGATAATTCATGACTTATTCCTTTTTTTGACTAACAAATTTGCTTTTTCATAAGATTCAAAAGTTCCTGCATCTATCCACCAACCTTTTTCACATTCGTAATTAACACATTTTTTTTCAATAAGAATATTATTGATATCAGTTACCTCTAGCTCATTTCTATTAGACTTTTTTAAGTGTTTAAGATGATCAAAGATATTTTTATCGTAAAGGTAAAATCCAGTACACACTAGATTACTAGGCGCTTCGACAGGTTTTTCAATTATTTTTACTAATTTCTTATCAAGAAAGACACCTACACCAAATCTTTCTGGATCTTCAACTTTTTTAAATAAAAGCTGGCATGAAATTTCATTTTTTCTATTCTTAAATTTAAAAATATGATCTTTAAGACAATTTTCAAAAATATTATCGCCTAAAAGAACAGCTAAATCTTGGTTGTTTGAAAAAGATTCACATAAGCTTAGTGCTCCTGCAATACCATTCGGTTCATCTTGAATTCTATACGTGACATCACAATTAAAATTATTTCCTGAACCTATAAGACTTGCTATTTGACCGACGTGAGGATACCCAGTTATAATTAAAATTTCTGTTATTCCACTTTCAACAAAATTTTCAATTGCATATTGAATCATTGGTTTTCTACCAACAGGTAAAATATGCTTATTAAAGATATTTGTCAAAGGAGACATTCTCGATCCAGTTCCTCCTGCTAAAATAACACCTTTCATTTAATTTCCTTAAAATTATCGTAACCCCATTGACTGGGTGTTAAACTGTTTACTCTTTCAGTCACATCTTCAGGATGCTTTGTAACTCTATAAGGATTTGTTCTCTTTTTAAAAATATATTTTTTGTAATTGAGAACAACTTGATCATCTGTTAAGTTTTCAAAAGATTCTTTTGTCATTTCTGCATTCTTATAAAGAATTAAAGTTTTTTTCCAAAAATCAATTAGACGATTTTTATCAAAAAACGTAGCATCATAATTGACAGGCATCATTTTTTCATCTTCAATAGTTGTTTCAATAATATTTTTATCAAATTTGATTCCGCACCACTTACTTTTATCAGCAATTTCATAATCAATATTGTCTTTTAAAAGAAGATCAATATTTAAAGCGTATAAGTCTCTTGATCCTCTGTTTACATGAAAAGTATCCTTATTAATTACGTCAATTCTTGGAAAATAGACAATATGTGAATAGCTTTTACAAGAATCTAATTTTTTCTTTATGTCTAAAATAGAGGTTGCATAAAAAATATTATCAGCATCAAATCTTAAAAACCAGCCTTCTGAACACATATTTAAACCATTTTGAAATCGATTTCTAAGATCATTATATTGTATTTTTTCTTGATTTGGCCAAAACTCATCAAGAACAATATCAATCTTGCATTCTATTAATTCATCTTTAATTTTTTTAATCTTATCAAGACTTATAGATTCTAACTGACGAACATTAGAAGTTTTTCCTGCTGCAAAATTAATAATAATTCTATCACAGAGTCTTGCAAGAGATCTTATAGATTCAATGTATGGATATTGTAAAGTTTCAGGTTCAGCTAGAATTATAAAAGCAGTGATCATTTTTTAATTTCCTTAGCAGGAATACCTACTACAGTTTTGCCACTTTCAATAGACTTTGTTACACACGCAGATGCACCAACTGTTACAAATTCTCCGATTGTGATTTTTTGGAGAATAGATGAACCAGTGCCAATTAATGTATTATTTCCTATTGTAACATTTCCTGAAATGTTAGATCCTGGATTCACCACGCAGTGACTTCCTATTTGAGTATCGTGTCCGATTGTGGAATGCAAATTAATTAAACAATTTTTACTAATTCTAACGTTAGTTGTAATGATAGAACCTGCACAGATAATTGATCCAGAATCTACTATAGATGTTTTTTTATCTAAAATAACTGACGGGTGTATTAAAGTTTCCCAAAAAATATTTTTAATTTCCGAAGATGTTTTTTCAAATATTTCTTGTCTAGTTTTAGGATCTCCTACACCTACAACTACACAGTCAATTAATCCTATTTCTATTTTTTTCTTAAGATCTTGTATATTTCCTAACGTTTTGCTATTTTCAAATTCACTTGAAGTTACATAAAATCCTTCAAATGAGTATTTTTTAAGATCTCTTATAAGCCATTGTATTTCAGATGCAAGACCACCTGCGCCAATAACAGCTATTTTTTTCTTACTGGTTTTCACTTGAGATCCTTAATACATCTTTGAGAATATCTAACTCAATTAAAGTAAGTTCATCATGGAGAGGGAAGTTAATAATTCTTTCGTAAATTTCCCAAGCATTAAAATCTTCTTCTATTAGTGGTCTATAATATTTGTTAACTTCAACATTAAGATTTGTAAAAAAAGACTTGTCTATTTTTTTATTAAAAATAACTGGCAGATTTCCATAAACAATGTCGTTACATGATCCTAACGTTTTCAAACCGATTAAATCCACAAAATTTACTAATTCATTTTGAATAGATTTGTGCTTTTCAATATCATAATTTTTAACATGAGAAAGAATATATGCAGCAGTTATATCTGACATTTTAAAATTTGACGATCTAGAATCATACTTTCTGAATTGATCAAATCCAAAGCATGCAATTTTATTAATCAATTCAGCAATTTCTTCTTCGACAACTACAAATCCTCCTTCACCTACTCCTAAGAATTTTGTATGATGCAAACTACTAAAACTTGCATCTCCGTATGACATAATTGATTCTTTTTTTATTAAACTACAAGGAGAACTTGCATTATCTAATATTAGAATTTTATTTTCTTCTTTGCATCTATCAACCCAATATTCAATATCTAATGAAGAACCAAAAATACTAGTAATGATTAGCCCGTCTATATCATTAAGATTAGAATCTTTTAATAACCTTCCAGATTCACAAACTAATCCAACGTTAGACTTAAATCCTCCAACCATCGGTGTTGGAAAAGTAAAAGAAGGTGTCATCCACTTTAATTTTTTTCTGTTTTTTATTTCAAATGAATAAAGAAGTGTATGAAGTGCAGTTGTTCCATTAGACAAACATACAACAGACTTATTTTCTGGAATATTAAGAATATTTTTTAATTCATACTCAAGTAATTTTTTTACAGGACCATCATTAGTAAATTTTTTTTGATCACTAGACATTTTTAGAAATTCTAAAACATCTGTATTTTTAAACTTTTTATTTGCAATAAAATTTACTTTCATAATTATTTTTTAAAAATTGTTAGAATATACAACTGTGGACTTTCAGGCCACAAAAATAAAAAATCTAATTTTTGAGGTTTTTGAAAATCTTCTAAAAGTGAAGGTATTTCTCTTTTTAAAGTTTTTTGTATATCTTCATTATACCCAAACTTTTCAATATTTATCTTAAAATTTTTTACAATTAAATTATTTTCCCACTCATGACACCAAAGACAAGAATACAAAAAGTAATTTTGATTTTGATAATAAGCGTATTCGTGTTCTAAATCTTTTTTCCATCCAACTTTATAGTTTTTAAATCGCCAGTGATCCCCAAGTCCCCAATCAACAAAAAGATAACCCTTTATCTTAAGCAGTGATAGACATTTAGAAATAAAAATATTTGGCTCTTTGGCGAAATAAGCACACCTTGTACAGACAACAAGATCATAAAATTCTTTTTCAATTTCCCATTCTTCGTTTATTGACCAGTTGTCTAGTTGTATATCAAATAAATGAATTTCTGAATTTGGGTACCGGAATCTTACAAAATTTTCTGATGTGCTGCCTAAGATTGCAATCTTTTTTGGTTCAATATTTGGAAGATTTTTAATGTACCACGGAAATATAAGCGGGTCAGATTTTCCCATTTTAATACTCTGTTGATTTTAGTAGGTCTTTTATTCTCTTCGAATGTAATTCTTTGACAAATGTATCTGTTAAGTTTGAATTATTTTTAATTTCTTGAAATTTTGGATTTGAAAAAACATAATGACCAGAAACTTCAACTACTTTTTTCTTATCATCTTGAGAATTGATTTTAAAATCTGACGGTAGCCATTTTGCCCACATTTTTGAAGAATAACAAAGATTAAAAAATTTTTCTTTAAAATCATCATCAATAGAACTCATTATTGCGTTTGTTTCTAAATTGCCAAACTCAGGAGCGATATTGATAGAGTCTAATCCTAATTTAAATCTGGTCTTTACTTGGTTATCAGTAAGATAATCTCCATTATGCTCTTTAGAAAGAAGCCCAAATTTTTTACATATATTGATCATATCTAAGCATTTTTCTTCATCAAGTTTTCCTGCGTTGTGTGTGTCTTTTAATAGCGTTCCTCCTTGAATCACTGCATATAAAACTTTGCTAAATTTGTTGCCAATTTTTTCACTTACTTTTTTTAAAAAAGTTTCAAACTCTTTAGATGTGTAAGGTTTTATTCCCTGCTCAGTGCCTATTTCAAAAAGAACATCATTATTTAAGTTATGACAAAAATTAATAATATCAGAAGTTAGATCGATTGCTTCATTTAAATCAGAAGATTTTTTCCAAGGATCAACATGCACAATTTGAAAGTTATAATTGCTAGTTACATCTATTTTTAGAGAGTCAAAGCCGTTATCTTTTTCTTTGCCTTGAAGTGGGCCTCCGTGATCTCTGCATCTAATTAAATTTTTTTTATTAGTATAATTTAAAAAACATGTTGTTGACCAATTATTGACATAACCACTAGGGAAAGAATCTACTTGACGTCTTGAAGGAATAATCCCTACATAATCTTCTAAGCTATTTTCTAATATTGAATCAACAATGTTTTTAGACATTGGACCTATAAAAAGTTTTCTATGATTTGAATTTTTCATAATATTAAGACAATCCTTCTTTCGTCTTCGATTTGAGGTAAAATTTGATATTTAATATTTTTAGCATTTACCCACTCAAAAAAAGCTTTTTGCTCATGCTGTCTATTGACTTCGATATCTTTATGATTATAATACCACTCGTCAAAAATGATAACAGTTCCAGAAGTTATTTGATCTTCTAAAGAAAATAAAATATCAATTGTTGAAGAGTAAAGATCACAATCAATGTGTAAGAGAGAAATAGGATCCTTTTAAATATTTTTGTATTCAAATATCGTATCTTTAAATAAACCTTTAAAAAATGTTACGCCATCTATACTTGGAATTTCTCCGTTCGTAGACATGTCACCTTTCTTACATTCTGTAAATTCCCAGTCTTCAGGTAAACCTTCAAATGTGTCAAATCCAAAAACTTTATAATCTGGTGGTAAACTATTTCTAATCTGTTTAATAGTTCCTCCTTTGAAAACTCCAAATTCTAAAACATTTTTAGACATGTTGTTGCTTTGTTTAATTATTTGAATTGCGAAAGCAAGTGTGTTATTCATATTTTAAGGCCTTCATAAGGTTATACTTCCCAAAGTTAAAAAGAAAGTCTCCAAAATTCTTATCATGCAGAGGTGACATGTTGATCCAGATTATTGAAGTTAATACTTCAATTTTTTTATAATCAAATTTGTTGTCTTTGCAAAATATTTTTAATTCTTCTATTGCATCAATAAATTTTTTTGAACACAAAATATCGACAGTGACTTCGGTGCTACTTTTAAATTTAATCTTATAGTTTTTGTCATTAACAATGTCATGATTAACAATCAAATTATGATTAAGTTTTGATAAGTCATAATAGCAATCACCATGTTTCACACAGCCTGCAAAATCTTGACGCCAGTCAATTAAGAAAAAACTTTTTTCAGAAGTATAAATTATGTTTTCTAATATAAAATCACCATGAAAAAAAGAAGTTCTAATATCAGACATTAGAAGATTTTTTGACATCAGTATTAAATCTTTAGCTGGAGGTACTTTAATTCCATTAATTGTGGTTTCGATATCTCTTAAAGATCGATGTTTAAGATACTTATCAACTCTTTCGAGTGATTTTTTAATATAAAAATTTTCACAATGTGTTGAATAATCTTCAGTTGTTATACTTGACCATAGATTTTGATTAAACCAATTTAACAAATTTCTTATTGTATTGTTGTTAAAATCTTCTTTTCTTGAAAGAACTTCACCGTTGACTAAGTTATAAGAAAAAAAATTTTCTGATTGATCTATTACCTTAGGTGTGCAATCATTCATCCACTTTGTTCTTTCTACTCTATTTTTTACTATCTTGGTGTCATAGAAGAATTTTATGACTTTGTTATTGATAAAAAATATTGACTCATCAAACTTATCAAGGACGTTCTCGTCTTCTTTAAATAGCGAACGAGCAAAATTAAGACTATCGATGTTTCCTATATCTATCCAATCTTTTGTTTTAAGAACATCAAAACAGAAACTTTCTTCTAGCATAAGATTTATTGCATGACAATCAGAAAGAATATTGTCTTCTGGTAAAGAATCACTAATTAATTTTTTAATTTTTGTCCAAAATATTTCGTAATCTTTGATATAAGACTTTCCAATGTACGCATAACCACTCGATGTCATACCTTTTTCTTCAATTTTACCTAAAGAATCTCCACAGACTGTGGTTGTTCTATAATTTGATTTATTATCTCTAGCTTCAGAGACCCACACACAGTTTTTTTCTTTATTGAAAATTGTGTGTTTAACAATAGTGTCACAAGCATGAAAGATAAAAGGTGTCTTAAGTAATTCTGATGCTTTAAACATACTGTATGCAAGACTTGATCCTGGCCCTTCATATTTGTCAATTTCTACAAAATCTATCTTTCTATCTTTGTGAGCGATATTAAGATATTGTTTAACATGATCTCCGTAGTGACCGATAGTTACAACAAAGCTTGTGTTCTCTGGGTAACTATCAATAACGTGAGTAATTGTAGGTTTTTTACCTACTCTAACAAGAGACTTATTAGTAAAATTAGTGATTTCTCCAAGTCTGCTTCCTAAGCCGCTACAAGTTATTAATACTTTAAGCTCTTCCATAATCGTCCTGAATTCTTACAATATCATCTTCTCCAAAATAAGTTCCGGTTTGAACTTCAATAAATTGTAAGGTGACATCATTAGAAATGTTTTTAATTCTGTGTTTGTCGCCTACAGGTACAAAAATATGATCACCTTCTTTCTTGATAGTCGTTACATCATTAATAGTAATCTCGGCTTCACCTTTTAAGATTATCCAATGTTCTGATCTTTTATGATGATATTGATAACTGGGTTGCTTATTAGGTAATATTTCTATTGTCTTGATATTAAAGTCTTGACTAGTAAAAATATTTGTGTAATTTCCCCATGGTCTTTCATTTTTCATATTAACCTCTTTAATTGTTCTAAGTTAAGATTTCTATATCTAAAAATATCATAGTCAGCTGTGTTTGATGTGTCGTCAATATAATTCATAAAATTAATATCATTTTGAGATCTTTTAATCTCTTTGATCATTCCAGGTAAAAGCCTATGATGACTCATCATTCTTCCTCTTCCATATTTTTTGTCATGATGTAGATACCAGAGACTATCATAAATATTTGACATTTCTTTCATGAATTGAAAATTTCCTCCAAAGACATGATCTGGCAAATCTGTTTCAAAAACACAAGCTTTACTATAAAGTTCAGGACTCCATCTATCGATATTAAACTGTGGATTTTTAACAGGATAAAGTTCAGACAATTTTTCTTTTGAAGTGTATGATGCTAATAATAACTTATTAGTATCGTTTATTAAAATCGGTCTGTTCCAGCAAATATCAAATCTTGCATTTAAAACAAAATCATAATTTAAATTTTCTAAATGTATCCTTTTTTCTAAAGACTCAAAAACTTTTTTATATCCATACCATCTACTAATGTGTGCTTGAGTTCTAGAAGTATTTTCTACAAAATCAGGAACATGAAAGACTGATTGATTTTGAAAATAAATTTCTTTGGGGTTGAAAATCTGATTAAAACTTTTTATGTGATTAGTGTGCCATGTAAAAATATAAAAGTCTATTTGATGTCCTTTGCAGAAAAAGTCATCTATTGTATTTTTGCAATATCTTGCTATTAAAGGAACATGATCTTCGTCTTTTCTTTCAAAATTCTTACCTTTAAGACCTCCAACTAGGCCGTTGATTAAATAAGCAATTTTCATATTTTAAATCTCGACATCAGTTATTCCTTTGTTTCTAGTCACACAAATAGCACTGGCAGTTTTTAATTCACTATTACTTTTTAAATCGTTGATCAAAACTCTTTCTCCGTTAGTAACTCCCATTATTAGTTGATCGTAAAATATACCCAGAGAAGATAGCTGATCCTGGGTTTCTTTGCGCATGCTTTCTTTTCTTCCTGTCATTAAAATAATTCGATGTCCTTTAAGGTCCCATTCATTAATTTTTTCTAATACACCCGGAAGAATTTCTGGAGAAGTTAAAAACTGTTCACTTAAATTTCCATGATGTTTAATCAACGTACCATCGATATCACAAATAATAGTTTTTGTTCTTTGATTCATTTAATAACTCGTCTGGCATTATTTTTAATTTCTTCACGTACACGTCCCATGTCTTCATCGAGAGTTAACTCAGAAATTTCATAAAAATCTCTAACAAGAGGCGCAGAACCGTTTTTAACACCTTCTTTGCCTAGATCCCAAGGTCTTTCTGGTCCAAAAAAAGCTAGTCTTTCTATCAATTTTGTTTTTCTTAAAAATTGTTCTGCAAGCCAGTGACTGTGTGTAAATTTATGAGGAAAATGATTGATATTTTTTATCCAATCAAACATCAAGCAAAATAAATTCATATCGTTTGTATTTGAAATAAACCATAGATCTTGAATTCCGTGATGTGATAAAGGAGGAATCGCATAAAATTTATTGTCTTCAAATTTTTTAAAATCAAAATCAACTTTATAAGCCAAGTCGTATCTTGTTAGCATTACAAAATCGTAAGAGAAACCATTTTCTATTTCATATCTTTTCTTTAGATCATTAGCAACCTTGGCTGAATACCATTTACTAAAAAGTGAATGAAATCTTAGATTTTCGACGCCTTTAAACTTACCGTCGACCCACTTGTTAGACTCTCCTCCTGGACCATTTAGATCGCCTACAGAATAATTAAAATCAAAAATTATCTGTGGTTCAAAAATAGAATGCTTTGGTGAGTAGAGATCTTTAATCTGCTGCTCTTGTTCTATTGACCAAGAATGCATAAAAAAATCAATCTCACAATTTGGGTTTTTATCAAGTATGTGGCGAACAAGATGTTGATGTGATATACTAATATCAATGTTATTTCCTGTGCCATATTTATCAGTTTTTCCGGCCAAGCCATGCATTAGAATAGCAATTTTCATAATAATTCCTTAAGAAAACAGAATTTAAGATCATTTTTTGCATTAAGCCATTCACTTAATTTTTGTGTTAAATCTACGCTTAAATAATTTTTATCCCATTCACATGCGTGATAAACAATTTCATTTTTTTCAAAGTATTGAAGATCATCAAAAGGAGGATTACAAGTATAAAAAACTACTCTCGAATTTAAATAGGAATTTTCATAAGTCTGCAGTGCATATTCCTTAGATGATAAAGCTAAAATTTCTATTCCTACTTCTTTAGCTGCTTCAATAGATCCAGGTGACATCCTCCATGCAGGTGGCCTGAAGATAGGCTTAAAAACATCAGATAAATTTGATTCATTGACGACACTAAACATTGTCTGGAATCTTTGAATTGCTTCCTCTTTACTTAAAAATTGAAACTCATCGTTATCACTTTTGCCAGGAATTCCGTGATATAAACCATGATAACAGATTTCAAAATTTTCTTTTGGCAAGTCTCTTAAAAATTGACAAAAATCTGGAAATTGATTGATAAGAAGCGGATATTGTGTAGCTATTTCAGGTCTAACTGTTCTCCAATATGCGATAGGTACAAAAAGAGAAAACTTTATATCTGGAAATACTTTAATGAGTTCGAAACATCTATCTAATACTTTTATAGATGAGAAAGGGTGCGGAGAAACATCATCTATGCTTATGTTTAATTTCATACTGCCTCAAAAATGTCAATGTATTCACTTGCCATATTTTCAGATGATCTTACATATGCCTTTTTATCTTTTACAATTTTTTCTAAAATATTTTTATCTTGTATTAGTCTAAACAAATCTTCATTGTCTTTATAAGAAATTCCATAATCTTGACAATATTCTACAATGCTACCGCCGTCTTCATGATAAAGAACAGGAAGCCCAAGTGCAATAGCTTCTAAGACATGATTTGCGCCCGCTTCTTTTTTAGAAGCAGTAATATAAATGTCATGCTTAGGAATAGTATCTACTAGTTCTAAAACATCTTGAGGTTCAATATGATTTTTAATCAAACAACTTTCAGGTTTTCTTCCAATAAAAGTAAATGAATATTCTGAATTTAAATCACAGAATCTATTTAAAAAATCATAAGTGTCAAAACCTTTCATTGGATTATTAGACCAATGATGGGTCACAAATTTGATAGAATTTTTATCAAACAACTTATTATTAGTTTTAATAAAATCTTTTAGAGGAGCGTTTTGAACAATTAGTTGATTTAAGTTTCTAACGTTAGCATGATCTTTGGCCCACTTGCTTGGAAAAATTACGCAGTCAGAATATTCAGAACTTCTTTTAACTAACTCGAAAAGTTCTGGTTTTCCATGTGTGCCTAAATCTCCAACTCTCTGGATGATTTTAGTACCCTCTCTCTTTTTTTTATCATATAACATAGAAAAATCATGTTCTTGATTAGGTCTTGGATCCATACAGAAAATTAAATCACTTTTTTCATTTAAATCAAAAGTTATTTCATGATTTCTTTTGAAACATTCTTCCAATAAAGATGATAAAACTTTAGAGCCTCCGCCCCAAGGACCTGACACTGGCTTTCGATTAAAAAATATTTTCAAATTCCCACCCTATAGACTGTTAAAAATGTTTTTAAAATTTTTCATTCCTAACTCAGACATTTTTAGTTGATTACATCTTTGATAAAGATAATCAGAATCAGGAATTGCTTTATGAAGATTTTCATAACTTGAAATGGATATTGAGTTCATAAGTTCACTTGCCAAGCCAACGTCTGTAGATACTATTGGTGTTCTTGTCATTGCACACTCAACTATAGACTGAGGACCTCCTTCATATCTTGAGCTAACAATGTATAAATCTAAAGAATTATACATCTTGTTAAGAATTTCAAAATCAGGTAATTTTTTATAAATGTAATCAATATTCAATTCATTAAGTCTATTTGTTAAATAGCATCTTCTCCATCCGCCTAAAATTACGCACACATCATCTCTTTCTTGAGAGAATTTTTTAACAACTTCAACAAATAAATCAGGTCCTTTTTCTAATTTTGGAGCAATTAAGTCAGACCCCTCAGTATCTCTTTGAAAACTACCTATTAGAAATTTATCTTGTGGAAAATTTAAATCAGATCTACATTTCTTCTTGTCTATATTGAACCAAATATTTTCATTTACCCAAAAAGGATTTGAATAAACTGGCTTTAAAGTAAGATTCTCAATTTGATCTTTTGTTTTTTTACATGGAACATGATAAGCATCGACAAACTGGTCTCTATTCACAAAATCTTGATGCTTTTGAGCATTGAATTTTTCAGGAACAATATGATGTTCTGTGACAATTACTTTTTTTGATCTTAAAAGATCTTGAGGAAGATGATTCCAACACCAACCTGCGAGGATCCAGATTATGTCAGCTTCGTATGGATTTTTAGTTGATATATCAGAATAATGTTCATGCCACTCTGTTGCTAATCTATCACAGATCCAATCTTCTTGAGGTGCTAAGACGAAAACTTTCAAAATATATTCCTAAAAATATTTTCATAACTTTCTACGCAGTTAATCATTTTTTTATTTTCAAAAACTTCTGCTCTTTTACTGAGATCTAACTGTGGAGGTTGATAAAGCTTAATAGGAGAAAAATCCCAGTCTTCTTCTTGTATCACTGTTCCTTTAGTAACAACTTCTTTTGTGCCACCTGTTGAAGAGCAAATAATATGACATCCGTGTGCTACTGCATCAACTACCACATTTGGACAGTGATCAAGATAAGCAAGATGAACAAAAGTTGAAGAAGCTGCATAAAGATCTTTAAGCTTATTATACTGGAGCTCACCATAGAAAACAATTTTTTTTGAAGTAACATCATACTTTTGAGACGAGACAAGATCTTTAATATTACTTCGATCTTCTGTGGTAAATCCAGTGCCTGCAATTATAAAGACAGAATCTTGAGGTGCATTCTCAAGGTAATATCTAACATTTTCAATCAGTCTCTTATGAGGACGCCAGCTTGAAGCACATGACCAAATTTCTAATCCTCTGTGGAGTTCTTTAAAAGTTTTGTCAAGACTGCTTGTTTCAAGAAATGCATTGTGAACAACAAAACTGTTCTTATGAACACCAAACCACTTTTCGGTTAACTTCTTGTTAAAGTTTGATTGAAAAATAACAGCGTCAGCATTGTCATAAGAAAACTTGATAGGCGCATTTTGAGATTTAAAGTCTTGTTCAGAGTTAAAATAAATTCCGTCAAGTCTTAAAACCATCGGTTTTTTCTTTTGTGTCTCTTGCTGAATAAGACAAAACTCAACTTCACAGTCTTCTTGAGATGTGATTTCAAATCCCTTTTCGCTAATTAGTTTTTTAAATAGCTGTCTAGTAAATTTATTTGGCCCACTATTTGACTGAGGGTTGAAATTATGTGTAAAAACTTTCATTCTAAAAACCCCCGTTCTCTGATCCACAAAGCCATGTCGCGCTGATTATAAGATCTTTCATTATGAAATAAATTAGGCTTTTGTAAATCTATGCTGTAATGATAACAAGTAATAGGAAAATGAACAAGTGCTTCACTTTCAAGAATTGACATGTGCATCATAGGCAAAAATATTGTTTGATCACAAGCAATCTTAATCCACTCTTCTTTTTCATCTAAAAAGTTCTTTTTAGGAACTCTTTTAAGCTTGTTTGCTCTAAATGTTTTAAGATGACTAGAAACCCATGGATGTTGATAGACTGTTTGTCCAGGATTTAAAGTCATGGGCTTGGAAATGTTATGATTACTAAAAGCCCATCTGTGATTTGTCCAAAGCACACTTGGATTATATTTCTTATAGACTTCATTTAGATAATACAAAGTATCATTTTCTGTAAGCCAATCCCCTCCATCAAGCCTGCAAACAACGTCTTGGTCTTCGATGTCTTCGAGTTCTGTGAGAGTATTTTTTGTCTCTCCAAATTTCTCTTCTCGACGAACTACTTTGACTTTGTCACCTAAAGAAAGTTGATTTGAAATTCTTAGAACTTCTTCACCAGTGCCATCATCTGACACATCATCTATAAATACTGCTCTCCAGTTGTTATAAGACTGTGACATCATTGAAAACAGTGTCTTTTGTATGTCTTCTTTGCAATTAAACGCAGGTGTTAAAAAAACAAATCTCGTATCCAGGGTCATCTCTTGTAATCATCTTGCAGTCTAACAACATCGTCTAACTCAGGTGTGCTAACCTCACAAAGCATAACAAAAGAATCTGCTGCACCAAATCTGTGAACTTTTCCAGGTGTGACATGCACAATTCCACCTGGCCCAAGAATTGATTCTGGGCTTTCATCACCTAATTGAAGTCTCAGCTGGCCTGACATTACATAAATTGTTTCTTCTTTATTTACATGATACTGAAGACTTAACCGTGAGTTAGGATTAATATGCAGAAACTTTGCCACATATTTGTCTGTCTTTGCCCAAATGATTTCATATCCCCAAGGCTTTTCTATTTTCTGCATATTGACTCCTAAACTAGTTGTATATTTGGATGAGAAACTTTTACATTCATATGAGGCGTTTTCTTTTGAAAATCAACTTTCGAATGAAAAATCCAACCTCCCATTTCTTCTTCGAGTTTTTCTGAGAGATTTACAATGTCTTCTTCGGTTACGGATACCCAAGGTTTATCAAAGAACATGTTCTTTTCAGAATTATCTTCTTGTGATTGACCGTAAAGACTCTGCCAAAATCTTGTCCAGTAGTTCTTGTAGTTGTTGATCTTTTGAGAAAGATTAAACCAGCTATAGTGATGCACGCCAGGTAATTGATTAATTACTGAGTTGAACCAAGCTTCATAGCTTTTTAACGCTTCAGTATTTCCTTGAAGCGCTGCAACTCTGACATCATGAACTTGCTGATTGTAGAAAGATGAAAACGGTATTCTTTCTCCTGTGTCTTTATCGATGTAGTCACAAGAGTCAGTTCCTGGAGCTGCATACATTTCGCCTTTGTCATCATATCTTCTAAGTTCACTTGGAACACCGTGTGTGATATGTGATAAGTTTCGACTCATTCTCCACTTCCATGGATTGACATCAACTCTTACTTTACCTTTGTCACCCCAATATTCAATTACAGGAAGCGCAACTAAATGAACTGATTTTGGCATGTTCGCAGCAAGAAATTTAATTTTTTTGGCATCGTCTTCATGAACAACTTCATCGATGTCTTGCTGCCAACACCAATCTTGTGTACAAAGACTTCTTGCATAAGCCTTCATCTCACCGTCTACTTTAATTGCAAACGAAGGATCACTGGTGTCTATGACTTTTTGATGTAGCTTAATTCTAGTATCTTTTTTTGACCATGCTTCTAAGAGTTCAAAAGATCCATCATCTGAACCACAATCTACAACAACAACTTCTTCACAAAACTGAAGGAGTGAAGCTATAGATTTCCGCCATGGATATCCTTGAGTTTCAACATTTCTAACTGTTGTGTAACCGCTAAATGAAGGCAGCTTTGAGCTGAAAGCTTCTATTTTGTTCCAGAATCTATTGTGTGCATCCAAAAGATAAGATTCAATTTGATCTGCATCTTTGTTAAACCACGCTTCTGACGCGTGCTGCACATTTTCATTGATGTCTAGTTCAAGACCTAAAAGCTTTGCCTCTATTACAAGTCTTGGGCAAGTATCACCGCCGAGTGGTCTGAAACACAACCCGTCGTACTCAGATAGCTTTCTAAGCATATCATGGTAAGGTAAACCGCCTATCACATCAAAGCGGATCTGGAGGTCACGCAGATGATTCTGCGCCTCTTTTACTCCTTTTATCCAGGAATTAGATTCCATGATTGCATATGAGTTTCTGACTTTTTCTCTTGTATTTCTTAAGCGCTCAATAAACTCTAGATCTTTTACATCAAATACAGAGCTTAAAACAGAAGATTTTTCCTCTCCTAAGAATGGAAATCTTGCTACTTGAATTTTTCTTTGTAGCTCTGACATATAAAAGATATGCTCTGCACCTGCAAAGAAAGAAGACATAAAAAGACCAAATTGTGTCTTGTGACAGTCACAAGATTTTTCTTCTTCAATTTGATGTTTTTCTATTGATCTATATCTGCAAAATTTATAGTCATATTCAACAACAAAGTAATGGCAATTAGCAACTACGGCAGGAACAAGACTAAGATCCATACTTCCAAAATTAAAAAAGACCCAAATCTTTTGGGTGCCATTAGCGATATGCTCTTTAGTAAGCTCTCTGCTTCTTAAAAAGAAAGGCTCACCAAAAGTAGAAGACTTCATTAGAGCGTCTGTAGATAGCTCGGCACCGCCGGCGTAATCTTTAACACCAAAGTCTGAGACGAAGACTATCTTTGAATTTTCAAAAGTATTTTCTATGCTATTATCAAAAGGACTTTTCATTTAATTCCTTACAGTTGTGCAAGAATTATAAATAAAAAGTTTTTATTTTAAATAGATTGATTTTTTATTGAGACAATTAATCAAATAGTTGTCTTGCCAACTTTTAAATATTTCTTCATCAGGAAACTTAAATGTTATATTATTTGATAACATGATTGCAAGTAAAAATTGCGCTGTACCTACAATTATGTTTTCAAGACTGACTGCATTATCGACAAGTATAGGTGATTCATCTGTGCATTTGTGTCTGCGGGTGACGTACCACTTGCTGGGTCGTAGTTGAGCAGAAGCGCAGCCATTTCTTCAGCTGTGTAACAAATTTGGATTTGCCAACCGTCTTCATTAGCACCTTCAGGTGTAGGAATATTTGCGTGAGAAGCGTTTAGGACTAACATTTTATTTCCTCCTATGATAGTTTGGTAAGAGCATAGCGAAGACGTACTGAGATACTTCCTCCAGTCGTCGCAACAGTTCCGTTACTTCCAATTACTACTACAAGACCTAACTGCGTCGCATCAGCAACGTTAAACTGACCACCGCCAAGTCGGTTGCTTACGTTACCTGAGGTCGCAGACATGACGCCAAAGCTTGAACCAACGCGATACTTTTGTGGTGTTCCAGTAAAACTGCAAGTTCCAATACCTTTTGTCATAGATGCAACAGTCGATGCAGTTCCAAGGTTTTCTTCCCAACCACCTACTCCTGGGGTTCCTACAGCCGATGTGATAGCGTAGATACCACTGCCTCTCATGGTGCCAAGGACAGTTGAATTAGCTGTCTGAGCAACACCTACGGCGATAACATATGAACGAACAAGGCCTGGTGTCAAGTTCTCAACATATACTGTCATAGAAAAAGCATCGCCTGCTAAAACTGCTGTTCCGTCTGCATATGTGAGAGCTGCTCTATACTTTGGTCCGGTGAAGTTTGCACCTGAAAGAAAGCTGTTTGTTTCAGCACCAACAGCAATTGTTGTTAAACCAAAAGTGTGAATATCAGTAGCAGAATCGTAAGCATAACTTGTTTGTAGTGCAGCAGTATCAGTGAATGTGTATCCTGATGATAGGTCACCAACTGATCTTAGCGGATTTAAAACTTCATCAGCGAGAACCCAAGTAGTTCCAGATAGAGATAATTTAGACATCAGTTAGTTCCTACAATATGATATTTGTCGCTTCCGTTAGAAATCAACTTTGCTGATCCGTAAGCAGTTGTTATTTTTAAACTTGTGGCACTATCTATCGTATCACCAGATCCAGACGATATTTCTATTACAAGTGTATTACCTGAAGAAGCATTTCCAGAAACATCTTTGAATATAAGCTCTCTTCCTGCGCCTGCAGTAGTTGCTGCAGGAAGTGAAGCTGTCAAGGTAGCATTTACAGTAATTAACATATAATGATTTTCAGCAGCTACGTTAAAGCTAGCATTATAAGAAGAAGTCTTTCTGAAAACAGAACTCATTGTGTATTCAGAACTTGAAACAATCAATGAGCCAGATACTTCTATGCGTCCAGTTCCAGGTGTAGATCCGGAATTTACTCTTAAGATGTCACTTCTATTTGCATCAGCGTCTCCAGAACCGTCGCCGATTACAAATAGAGAGAAATCATTGCCTCTTTTGTTGTACTTACCAGAGACGTGCTGTCCCGATCCGGAAGCGATTGTATAAGTGCCCTCTGTGTGTGAAGCATTTCCTAGTGCAGTAGTTTCTATACCTTGGGCGTGTGAATATTGACCTTTTGCATTATTTAAACTTCCCTGTCTCAAACTTCCAGATATAACAACGTCGCCGCCAAACAAAGATCTAGTGTTTTGACCACCAAATCCGCCTATAGCTCCAGAAACATAGAAGGATACGTCGCTTCCTTTGTCTTGAGGTGAATCAACACCTACGTCATCACCTATGAATGCTGCTGAGCCTGTGGTGAAAATAGCTTTATTAGTTGAAGATGACCAATACTCGGGTGATGTGCTTCCTCCGGCTACCAAACTACTCAGTGTGACACCTGCAGCATTTCCGGAGTCAAAAAATGTAAGTCCTCCTGAACCTGAGTTTATTTTTGCATTTCCGCCTAAAAATTTAATTTCATTGGAAGTAATTGTAACTGAGCCTGTGCCTATAGTCAAAGAACCGCTTGCAACAACATCTCCACCAAATACAACAACACCAGAAGTTCCTTTTCCACCAATTACACCTGACACGAAAAGCATTGTGTCGGGTCCGACATTGCTTAACATTGCAGCAGGAATTCCGCCTTCTCTATTCGTTGCAACAGAGCCGCTATAGATTAAACCGCCTAATCCAGATGTTCCAATTCCACCTGAAAGTATTATTTTTGTGACTTCTATCTGTGATGTTCTAAAATCTTTTGCCATTATTTTCTCTAGATGGTTGCAGGTCTAATCAAATAAAAAACTTTCCCCGTGTAATTTGAAGAAAAATTTATTCTTGCTGTTGTTGCTGTTACGTCAGTGACATAAACTTCAATATTTTCCTCGATAGAGGAATTGATAATTGGAGGATCTGAAAATGATGCAACTGAGAAGCTAATATCAACATAAGCTGCATTTGATACATTTTCAGAGCCTGCAAACATTGTTAAAAATGGAATTGAGCTCATTAGTCTTGACCCATGATTATAAAATGAACTCTGCCTGTAAATGGAGCGCTTACAGATACTGAGAGTGAAGTCGTGGTAATTGATGTCACAAAAGCATTGACATTTGCCTGTCCATTACTCTCAGAATCTACTGATGTCACATTGACTATTGGCACATTTGAAAAACTTACAGTTCCAGGAAAAGTATAAGTTTCTGGCCCAGAAGAGTTTGTAAAAGTTAGATGACCAGCTATCATCTCAAACTCTTCATTTGAACAGTACTCGTATACAGGCTTCTTTCGAATAAACCTGTATACTTTTCTGTACCTGTTTTTATCTTTTCTTGTGAAACTATAAACTGTTGGCATTTTTACCCTAGATAATTTTTGCAGCTATTGCAGATAAGTATGATCTTTCTCCCTTTTTAAGCTTAACATGTGCTGCAACATGCTCATTTTTAAATTTTTCTGCAACAATTGTTAAACCATTTGACAGAGAATCAATGTAAGGGGTGTCAATTTGATCTGTATCACCAAGCATAACTATCTTTGAATTTTCACCTATTCTAGTTACAACTGTCTTAATTTCATGAATTGTTGAATTCTGAGCTTCATCGAAGATTAAGAATGTATTACTAAAAGTTCTGCCTCTCATGTAAGTTAAAGGTGCAATCTCAATAGTTCCTTTTTCAAGAAGCATTTCAAAGTAGCTTAAGTCTTTGTCCTTGAAAGCATGACGGAAGTTATCCATAATAGGAGACATCCAGGGAAGCATCTTCTCTTTTAAATCTCCAGGTAAGAATCCAATGTCTTTTCCGACAGGCTGGACGTTTCTAGTAATAACGATTCTTTCATACTTTCCTTCATTCAATCCTGCGATAGCTGCAGCCAGAGTAATAAATGTTTTACCAGAACCAGCTAATCCAGTAATTGTTACTAAGCTGACATTTGGATCTAGCAAAGCGTTTAGAGCGTAAAGCTGCTCTCTGTTTTTAGATGAAAATGAAAAAAGTGGCTTAAAATCTTTTTCATTCTTTAACCTTGTAATAACGCCTTTTTTATGAACACCAAGATAAGATGCCTTATCGTATTTAATACACAAGAACTCATTTTCATAAAACTTTCGATCAATAAAACTATTGACTCTTCTACAAAGCTCAGCTGCTAGAGACTGTGATGTGATGTTTTCATAGAGCTCGTCAATAATTTCTTTGGAGTCTACTTCGATATCGAGATATCCTTTGTACATCTCATCGTCTGATTCGAGGATACGATCTCTGTAATAGTCTTCAGCGTTTAGTCCAACTGCATCACACTTTACTCTAAAATTAATATCTTTTGTGACAACAATCGTCTTCGATTCGGGAAACTTTCTTTGTGTGTAAAGTGCACAGGAGATTATTTGATTGTCTGCACAATTTTTATCTAAAAACTCTGGAATATTATCAAACCCGTTGATTTCTACTCTTAGTTTTTGATCATTTTTCTCTAAACAGATTCCCTTGCTAAGATCACCTTTTGCTCTCATTTCATCAAGAAATCTATTTACATACCTTGCAGATTCTCCAACTACTCCGCTTTTATCTTTAAATCTATCAAGTTCATCTAATACGACGAGCGGAACAATAACATCATTTCCTGGGAAAGAATGAATTGCCTCTTTATCGTAAAGAAGAACGTTAGTATCAACTACAAAAAGCTTTCTGCTGTTAACTGACATTTTACTCCTGTTGTTCATTAAAGAACTTATGTCTATAATACTAAATATCGCCCACAGGAGTAAAATATGAAATGTTATGAATATCACAATAAAACAGGTTTTGAATGCGAAAAGATGAATTGTAGATATTGGATCGACTGTAAAGATTCACAAATGTGTTGTTTAAATCTCTGTAAGCAGAATTCTAACCTTACACTTGAAGATGTAGGAAAGATTTTTGGAGTTACAAGAATGAGAATATGTCAGATAGAAAAGATGGCTGTTAAAAAACTTAAATTTATAAGTGAAAAGATTTAAATCTTTCTTTAAAAACGAGGGAGCCCGGTAGTTTTTGCTACCGGGCTTTCTATTATAAAGATCGTTAATTTAATTTACTTACTTGCTTAACTCAACTGACTCTCTCACAAGATCAGCAGATAGTTTCTTGACATCGCGTAGACCACGACGAACTCTTAGACCTGCAGTCTTGTTTCCTGATGCATGCTTAACAACATCAGAACGAAGTGACTCAACTAACGTTAGAAGCACTTCGAACTTTTCAACTAATTCCTGTAATTCACTCATTTTATTCTCCTTTAGATTAAGAGCTTTGCTCTTTCTTTATTATTATTATTAACTTCTTCATCTTTGTTAATTTTTTCTATAAATATTTTTAATGCTGATGTTATCTCTTTCATTGCTGTGTTGTTTTCGAGTGTCAAAGCAATATTAAACATTATATCGATCTTTTGATCTTCAGTTATACCAAAGTCTAAAATCTGTTTTGTAATCTCTCTTGACTCTTTCTTTCTTTTAGCAATTTGAAGCATTTTTATGTCATTCATTTTTTACTCATAACAATAGTATTGATTTCTTTGTTTAAGATTTTGATCTTGTTTTCTGAATCAATTTGTAAAACTTTAACATTTTCAACTTCGCCAATAATAGATCTTTTCAAAACGATCATGCTTCCCCATAGTTGATTTTCTACAACATCAAGTGCATGTTCATAATCAGCAATATCTGCTCTATTTGAGGTAAGTACAGTGCTAATCTTTTCTGGAAGCATTTGAACAATATCTTCTATGTTGAGAATTGAAGTAATGTCTTCTTTGCCTGGTCTTAGTTCAGATTTAAAAACGTCATGAACATAATGTAAAGATTCACAGTTGTTGCATTTAGCTAGCTTGGCAATGACATTGTCATTGTCATCAAGCTTTGAATAAACAGGGAACTTATGATTTATTTTCTTTTCACCTTTGTCAAAGATCTTTAAGAAACAATGACATTCTATGAGGTGCTTTATTCCTTTCATTTTAGTCGATAGTATTGATGATTTGATTCATAGATCTATTGTAAGAATCTTGAACAGACTTCTCTACCATGCTTACAAGTACACGAGTCTGACTATCGTTTAATGATAGAGTTCCTCTGTTTTCAGCAATTTCTGCCTGAAGACGCTCAATAATAAAACGAACAGTTTGTGTGACTGATCCCATAACCTTTGATTGACTTGCCATTTTTACTCCTTTCTGATTAAAATCTTATCAATATTATAAAGTAGCGATTTTGTAGCGTTAACTTTTTTAATCGCATAACTGTATAAAATACTAGGAACCATAACATTTCTTTTATCAAATGATAATTTGACATAACCTCTAAGTGATGTGTCTAACATTCTTAAAAGATAATCTAGATCTCTGTTGAAACCAATATCCTGCTTAAGATCTTCTGGCACATAAACTTTAAGAACTTTACTATTTAAGTTTTTAATTCTATTTTCAATAAGCTCAATGTTTGCATCAGGTGCTGAATTCTTAATTCTATTTTGAAGGAATCTGATGTGGATCTTAATATCATTAAGACTGCAAAGAGGCGTTAATTTAAATCCATCTCTAGTAAAAGTAATTGTGTGTCCTTTCTTTAGCTCTTTTCTCATTTCCTGTGATATTGTCTGACCTTTAAGTGAAGAAATAATATCAGAAGTATGAAGTAGCGCAATATCATTCATGATGTTAATAGTGTCTTCAGTTACTTTCATAGAAACAGGGAAAATTTGAGTTATTTTCTTAGCATTGTTTTGAATAATGACATTTTTGACTTCATCTGACATTCCAAAACAAAATAGAACATGTGGCTCCTTGTTCATGGCAGCAAAATGAAGCATATGATGTATTTCACTTACTGACTCAATGTAACCATCTATAATGGCGAATCGATAGTCTTTCATTTCTAATTCTTTTTTATTGCCTAAAAAAGAAGAATCAAATTCTACTTTTACAAATATGTCATCTTCTTTTTTAAGAGAAATAAATTCAACAAAAGAAGATTTAACCTCTACGATTCTATCAGTTGAAGAGTTTTCAACAATCCATCTAACTATGCTTTTTGAATTTTCATCCTTAGCTGTTTCTAAAAACTCTTCAACTGTGTCTTTTCTAAAAAGATATACATCTTTATCAACAAGAAGATCTTTTTCAAAGAAAAGATTTAAAAATACTTCGCCAAGATAGGGATAGATCTTCTCGCAATTATCATACTCTTTCTTAAGAATTGACTTAAGCTGGTACTCAGGAAGATGAACACTTTTACTAAAAAACTCATTTAGATAATTAACAGTAGGATTGTCAATTATTCTGGTGTTAGAATAAAGACAATTACTGTTTTCTTTGTAGAGTTCGAACGTTTCTTTTTCTTTAATTAAGAAATTTGAAACGTTCGAACCTTCAAATATTTCTATCTTATGAGTCTCGCCACAAGTTGTTTGATGCATATGTTAAGATTTCCTCGGCAGAATGCTCGTTGTAATTGTATTCTTCAATGAGCGTTTTTACCATGTCACTATACTTCTTTTTTTGTTCATCATCACGTGTCTTCGATCTTGTAACAATTCTTGCAATATCCTTGACTGAGCTGATTAAATACTGCTCAACAGCTCCTTTTAGAGGACCGTAAGACTTGTAATTAACCTTTTCACCCTTGCGAAGCTTGCTAAACATGAAAGCTGTTACATCTGATCTGAAACCATCTCTGGCGGTGCCTACGACACCAATCATTTCTTCGATTGATCTCATAAATCTCTCGTCTGGCTCATTTTCTTCACGAGTAATCTTGTTTTTAAACTTTGACTTGGTTGTGAAGGCTTCAGCGTGATCCATGTAAGAGTCAAAGAGTGATTGTGCCTGTTCATCATAAGCTGTAACAAATGCCTTTGCAATTTCATTCTCAAGAATCTTTAGATACTCTTCTCTAATGGTGTTCTGAACGATCTCAAGATAACGAGTCTTGGTGTCCTTATCGACTATCTGTTCAGCAATCTGCTTAATTAGACTGTCCATCACGTTAATAGGAGTAATCATACTGGTGTCAGAGTCTGAAAGTGCAGCATCAAGTGCCTTCATGATAAATCTTGTAGAAACGCCGTCCATGCCTTCATCTACAGCCTCAGCCTTTAAATCTCTAATATCGACTTTCTTAACGCGACCTTTTTCTATAATCTTTTCACCGTTGTAAATCTTCATCTTAGTCAAGAGATCACACTTATTTGAAAGTGACAAACGACTCATTACTGAGAACATTGCTGCAACTTTTAGAGTATGCGGCGCGATATGAGCGCCATTGAAATCAGATCTACCAATCATCTTTTCGTAAATCTTTTGCTCCTGATCTAGCTCAAGAACATAAGGCACTTCAATCTTTAGCACACGATCAAGAATAGCTTCGTTAGTATGCTCTCCCTTAAATCGATTCCACTCACTTTCGTTACAGTGTGATAAAATTACGCCGTCGAAGTAAATCATGTCATTTTTACCAGGCGAAGGAACACGCTTTTCTTGAGTTGCTGTAAGCATGGTGTGCAAAAATTCGATTTCATTTTTAAATACTTCTACGAATTCTACGATACCTCTGTTACCCACGTTAAATGCACCATTTAGCGATAAAACTCTTGGATCATCTTCAGAATACTTATCAAGCTTGCTAATGTCTTCAGTTCCAATAAGCACACTAACATCTTGGGAGTTTGCATCCATTGGAGGAACAACAGCAATACCTCGGCGGCCTCGCTGAGAGAAAGAGCTAACTGATACTGGGAATCTTTCGTATTCTCCATCAAACTCTTCCATCAAACGATGACGGCAGATTGGGCAAAGATCACCTTCAATGTGAATTCCGAGCATCTCTTCAAACTCAGCTCTTAAACCCCTTGGAAGTAAATGAAGAGGCTCTTCCCGTATAGGACACCCGTCGAGATGATAGTGATTATCTGCATCCTCAAGTGATCTCTTTACAGCATCAATTAGAGCTGACTTTCCGGCGCCGACAGGACCCATGAGAAGAAGCACCTGACGACTTTCTTCACCCTTGTGGGCAGCTGACTTTAAAAATCTTAATAGCTTGTTAATGGTTGATTCCATGCCATAAAATTCTGATGCAAAATAGTCATAAACTCTTAACTTATCGCCATTAAAGATAGGTCTATATTCAGGAGAATCTACATCGATCGTTCTTACACCTTTCTTTTCAATTGACTCATAAAGACGCTTATGCGCTAATTTGATAATTCCTGGATTTTCACTTAACAAGTTTAGATAATCAAGAAAAGTGCCTTTAAACTTTTCTTCTTTCTTTTGACTTCTCTTATTTTGGATAACACTTAAAAAATCTTTGTTGGCCATTTTTTCTCCTGGTTAATCATAACGTATATAAATAGTATCGTTTAATCATATTTCCCAAACATCGTCTTCTAAAATTGTATATAGACGAACATTATCTTTCCAGAGATCCTTAATGTGACCAACAACCTTAGTTGCATGTTCTAAATCTAGATCTCTTCCATCATACTCATGCTTAAGAACTAGTGTTCCATCTTTTTCAATTCTTTCTACATAAATTTGTGGAATACTTCCTACACCTATACTTTGAAGCATTTCTTTCTTAACTACTGTCCAATCATCTTCGTCAGCAACTTCAGAGATTTTTACTTCTCCGTGCTTATTTCTGACAAAAGAAAATATGTTAAGCTCTCTCATGTCTTCTTCGTCAAGATAAATTCTACATGCAGAAACATCGTCATGAATTTCTCTGGCTTCAAAACATGCTTCTAAGCCGTGTTCTTTTTCAATCTTGCTGAAAATATAGAATCCAATGTGGTATGGGTTGAGACCTCCGGTATGAGGTCTAACAACTGCATTGTGAAGCTTCAAGAAGGGAATGTGAAACTCATCTTCGAGTGTAAGCTCATGAAGTATCTTGTAGTGCCAGAAACTAGCCCATCCTTCATTTAAGATTTTTGTTTTAATTTGTGGAATAAAGTATAAAGATTCTCTATGCATGATGTCAAAAATATCAAGTTGCCAATCAGTAAATTTTTCAGGAGAATACTCTTGAAAAAACGCAAAAAGATCATAATCAGGTTGTAAAAGCTTCTTGTCAAAATGCTTTTGATCAAGATTTATTCCTTTTTCTTTTAAAAGGTCATATCTTTCAATTTCTGACTGTTTAATCTCTGACTTTGACTTTCTAGGAATTCCGTATCTGTTTGTCTGAAATGAGAGAGCTTGCAAGTTATCTATAAAGGATTCTACTTGATCAATACCGATGTTTGGATTTTCAACATAACCTTGAATTCTCTTTTTTGCATTTCTCATTCTTGAGACAACATTTTTAGGATCTGTGTCTTTAAAACATCTATTGTTCTTGAAAAAATCACTATGACCCACACAGTGAGCCATAATTAAAATCTGAAGGAATAGTTCGTTTTGTCGCATTAGATAAGCAATTGAAGGATCACTATTGATAATAAGCTCGTATGGTAATCCCTCAGCACCTGCATTATACATGTGATGTGTTCTTTCAAATGACTTACCAAATGACCAGTGATTAAAGTAAGAAGGCATGCCGTGATAAGACATGTGACCTATCATTTCATAATAATCACAGATCTCATAATCTATTGGATACCAGTCGAGACCATAACTTCTTGCTTTTTCACAGATTTTATCATCCCAAAATTTAAGTTGTTCTAATGACCAATCAGACATCGATGCCTCCTCCAAAAAGTTTCTTAAACTGAGTCCATATGTCCTCTTTCTTTACAATCTTGACAAGCTTAAACTTTTCACTTTCTAATGGCGCGAAGATTTTGGTCATTTCTTGACCATAAATCTTTTCTCCAGAATGATTAATCTGAATATAACCTGTCATTTGTGAGAATCCAATAATCTTTTCCATTGCTTTAAGTGCTTTAGGATTGTCTTCTTGGAAGTTTTCTCCGTCGCTACAGTGAAAGCTGTAAATATTCCATGCACTGGCAGGATATCTGTTTTCTACAGCAGAAATCTCAGTTAGCAAGCCTGAGGAGATCATTGTTCCTCCAGTAGAAGCACTCTTAAAGAAGTCATCTTCATTTACTTCTTTTCCTTCTGTTGTGTGAGAAATAAATACAAGATCTACTTTTTCATACTTGTATCTAATGAATTGATATAACAAGAAGAAGAAAGATCTTGCCAAAAACTTCTTATGTTTGTCCATTGAGCCTGAAACATCCATAATGAAGAAAATCACAGCGCTTGTAATAGGCTTCTTCTTAATATCAATGTGCTTATACATTAAATCATCTTGATGAAAAGGAAAGCGCTCATCCTCTTCAGGCTCATAAGTTCCATTTCTCTCAGCACTTTTTTGTCTTCTTATCTTATTTTTAAGTGTTTCTTTTTTAGAAAGACGAACTCTAATGCCTTCACTTCTAAAACCTTTTCTCTTTATTTTTTCAGAGAAAATAGCATCTGCTTTCTTTCTGTCTAAATCTGGTAGATTTAAATCATCAAATAAATATTTTGCTAATTCTTCAAGAGAAATTTCTACATCGTAGAATTCTTCTCCTTTTTCTTTTCCTCCTTGACCCTGACCTTGACCTTGACCTTGACTTGGAGGACTACCTTCTTTAATTACTTGACCTTTTCTAATGTCTTTACCCTGCGCTGACCCTACACCTTTTGAACCCGTACCCGACCCATAAACAAATTTATACTGCTTAATACCCCGCACCGGAACCCTAATCTGCTTTTTACCGTCTTGACCTATAATTGACTCTTCAGCAACAATATCGTGAATCCCTTCTTTAATCGCTTTTTCAATTTTCTTTTTGTGTCTTGATCGATCTGTAGCTGAACGATCAGCAATTGTCTTGTGTGTTTTAAAAACTGACATTATTTCTCCCGATAATCTCTCTAATACATAATATATATTTTGAAATTTAATTAAATAAGGGAAGAAGATGATTTATAGAAGTATCTTAAGAAATTTAGAAGAAGATTTACAACTTATTGAATCAAATCTAGCGATAGAAGAAAAGAAAGACGCTGAAAGAGGTAAGCGAAGCGTTAATTTTGGTGCAGATAAAAACTCCAATGTGACAAAAATGGATTTTCTGCCTTCGAAAGTTTTAAAAAAAATTGCTCATGAAAAAGAGCAAAATGAAGTTGCAGAAGTTGTAAATAGCAAAGAAGACGAGCTAAACTTAGATGAGAAGAAAAATAAACGACCTGGTAACCCGAACTATTATAAAGGCACTAAAAAATCAAACTCGCAAATGGCGAAAGAGATTAATAAGTGTACAGAGCCTGACCCGCCCAAGAGTTGTTATGGTGAATGGACTGCTGATGCGTCTTATAAAAAAGCAAAGAAGCTTAATGAATCATTAGAAGAAATTGCATCTCTAATAAATGAAATTAAAGAAATTAAACTAGAAGAAGGTCTTTCTGCAAAAACTAAGAAAACACTTTCAAAGAAAGCAAGAAATGCAAATATGCCTCTAGGCGCGCTGACATCTGTGTATAAAAAAGGTTTAGCTGCTTGGCTCACTGGACACAGACAAGGAATACCTCAGCATGCTTGGGCAATGGCAAGAGTAAATTCTTTTATCAGAGGCGGAAAGACAAGATCTGTTGATAAGAGTGAATGGAAGAAAGTTCAAAAGCATAGAAGTAAAAATGAGTCTGTTGTTATAGAAACTTTAGAAGAGTCAAAAAAAAAGAACCTAAAGTAGGCACAGGAAAAAAGCCTGCTGGCAGTAGCCGCAGGCTTTATACAGATGAGAACCCTAAAGACACAGTTAGCGTAAAATTTAGAACTGCGTCAGATATCCAAGACACTCTATCTAAAGAGTCATTTAAGTCAAAATCTCACGCCCGAAAATCGCAAATAATAAATCTTATACATCAGAGAGTCAGAGCAGCATATGAAAATGCTAAAGATCCTGAAGTTAAATCTCGTCTAAAAAGAGCGTTAGACTATGCTGAGAAAAGAAAAGATGCCTCTAAAAAGAAGACTGAAATGATGAAGGAATGATATTGTGAATTGATCTGTATTTAAGAAGAGCTAACTCTTTTGCTTTTGCTTCGATCACGACATCGAAATCTTTCCCATAATCTTCGATCTTGTCATAGACATAATCACTATGTGCGTTATCTTTCTTATCAGCTCCTTCTTTTTGAGCAGCAGATTCTGAATAGTGAAAGCAAGGCCGAACTTTACCCCAGGATTCAAAAGCCATTGCATGACATTCTTCTTCAGATTCGCCATCATTCCTAAACTTATGATGGTGGTAGTCAAAAACAATTGGAGTGCCTAACTTCTTATAAATACCTTCGTATAGATCTTTGGTTGAAAATAAGCTTTCTCTATCGTCATTCTCGACAGTCAAACGAGTTTTAACACTGTCAGGAAGTAGATCAAAGCTTCTAACCCATCGATCAATTGCTGATGCTCTGTCGCCATAAGAAGCACCGATGTGAATGTTAATTTTTGCCCAATGACTTCTAGGCATACCCATTAGATCCATGATCTTTCCATGAATTGCTAAATCGATGACAGAATTTTTAACAACATTAGGTTTTGTCGATGTTAGAATGTTAAAAGGCCCGGGATGAAAAGAAAGACGAATTCCTTTTTGAATCGCGTAGTCTCCTGCTGCCTTAAGATTCTTAGCGATTTTTTCAAATCCAGGCAGGTCCTCAAGCATGTATTCAGAAGCCCACGGGAATAACGAGGATGTCATTCTAAATACACGAACACCATTCTTGTAGTTCCAATCAAGGATAGGCAGAAGATCTCTTGTGTTTAATTCTGCCAACTCTGACGCATACTCTTTGCCCTTGGCATCGAAAGTCTTTTTAATCATAGTTCTATTGCAAGTAATCTTGTTCTTTTTAGTCTCCTGGAGTGTAAGATTCATACATGCATAACCAAACTGAATACTTTTGATACCATCAGTAAAATTTTTCATTTTTGATTTGTCCTCTGATATTTAATATCAGTGATGTTTAAAACTTTTTGTCGGAGGAAATATGGAACTGGCTAAAAAACTTATGATTTACTCGCTTATTGTAACATTGTTTGCCCTACTTTGCACTCAGCTTGAAAGTTCAAGAAAAACATCTTTACACGTCTCGCAATTTAATAATCTTTACAATGTAAGTCAAACACCTTATCCCATCCAAAATTTCTTATATTTAGACACTTATCTTTTAATTACATCAAAGGATAAACTTAAAACAGGACAAGCACTTAATTCTGCGTCCGGAATCGCTGTAAAAGGATCAAAAAACAAAGTTTATGCTTTTACAGCTGGACATTGGTGCAGTGCCGATGATGACAGTTATTCAGGTATTGTTACGACAATGGCACTTATGAATTCTGATAATTCCTATGAGATTAAAAAAAGAGTCGCATTTTACGGAGAGTTCTATTACATAGAAGAAATATTTTCAGATGTGGTCAACGACATATGCGTAATTACTTTTAACTCTCCTTATGCACATAAGGTCCAAAAGATCAGACCTTCAAATAGTTATCCAGAGATAGGCGAAGAAGTTTTTACTTCATCTTCACCACTCGGAATGTTTTCACACACACTTAGATTAATCTTCAGTGGTAGATTTTCTGGTTGTGATCAAAGTCTTAAATACTGTTTCTATACCATTCCTGGTGTCCAAGGAAGTTCTGGTTCTGGTGTCCTAAATAGAAGAGGAGAGCTTGTCTCGATACTTGATGTCTCTGTAATCGATTTTCACCAGATCACAGGCGGAACAAGATTAGAAACAGTCAAAGAAATGTATGATAAGCACGTGAGGTAGTGATGAAAGAGATATTAAAAGAATGGAAACAGTTTCTAAAAGAAAGTCAAAGTAAATACTTTCCTTGGACTGATATTCTAGCAGGTGATGATTATGACGATGTAATATCAAGCATAAGAAAATCAGGGCAATTTAAAAGATTAGGAAGCGGCGGATATAGAGAAGTATTTGAACACGCATCTGATGACAAGCATGTCATTAAACTTTCTAAAGAAGAATCTAACTTTTCCAACTATGCTGAAAAGGTCGTGAGTGACAATTTTCCACTTATTTTTCCAAAGGTTTATGTGTCTCACCCTGATTATCTTTGGATTGTATCTGAAAAATGTGATATTTTATTAGAAGAAGACGACGAAAAGTGGAAAGTAGGGCTTCAAAACAGCATGCCACGACTCTTAGATTATATTAAAAATGAGATTTTTCCGAAGTTTGAAGCAGAAAAAGGCGTTAATTACTCTTACTTAAGTCACTATAAGCTTTTTATATTGATAATTGCATCAATCGCTTCAAAGACAAAAAGTGAAATTTTTTATGATCCTACAAGCTTTTTAAAAATTCCAAAAGAAACTTACAATGAAATGATTGATTATATTTTTAACTTTGGAATCTATTATGAAGACTGGTTTTTAGGTTTATCAAAAGCCATTCAAAGATTTGGAGTAGATGCTAATGATTTAAAAGAAGGGAATATCGGTCAAAGTTTAGATGACGGAACACTAAAGATCATAGACTCTTCAATATTTGAGAAAAAAATGGGAGAGTATAAATCATGAAACTTTATATTGATAAAAACTTAGGAATTGATTCAGAAAAGTCAAGATTAGTAGGCGAGTTTTGCATTTTCTGTGCAGAAATGCTTTCAATAGAGGGTGATTTCTCAATCTACCTTGTTTCAGAGCGGGCACCTTATAACATCTCAACAACGGCAGTTTTCAATATGGACGATCAATGTTGTTACATTTATGGTAAGAACAGAGCAGCGCCTGATATCATGAGGTCAATTGCTCATGAGATGACTCACATGATGCAAAATCAAACAGGATTGATCCGTGGGCCCATAAGAGACGCCGGAGGCTTTCACGAGGATCAAGCAAATGCAAAATCAGGTGAGCTCTTAAAGCTATTTGCTAAAAGCTCACCTGGCAGAGAAAGAATTTATGAGTCTAAGCGACGCTAGGCTTTTTAGCTGCTTCACCAGAAGCATCTTTTGAATTTTCTACAGGCCCAATAATTTTAACTTTCTTAATTACAAAAGGATGATTTACCTTTTTCTTTCCAACAGTATCAGAGACATTTCCACCGATTACTTCTGTAGGCGAAATAACAACATCTGAGTGACTCTTGTTTGGCCCGCCTTCGCGTGGTGCCCAAACATTATCTCCTCTTTCTAATTTGACTTTATCATCTATTGGTAATAATATGTAAGTTTCTTTTCCAGCAAAAGAAGCAGGATTAGCTTTGACTGCAAGTGTGTTTTTCTCAGCTTTATTCTTCCAAGTTATATGTGCAGAACTTCTAAAAAAAGGATCATTCATTACATAAGATATAAAAGCAGCGCTCCAAGGTTCTTTCTTTTTTATAGACACTTCTGGATCTTGTTTAAATATGTCTTTGATGTTTGACCAGTAATCTGTAAGTTTTGCTTTAACATTAGGATCATTTTCTTTTTTTCCACCCCACATGGCCATTTCAGACTCTGCTTTTCTAGCTGCTTGTTCATTTGGGATAGAAACATACTTAAAGTTTAAATGAGTGCCTTCCTCACCTGATTTTTGATCTTCTTGAAAATCAGAGCTAGAATCGCTGGAAGAACTTGACGAAGAGCTGCCTTTAATGCCTGAAAACCCTATTTCCTTGATAAGGCTGTTTCTTATAATCGATCTAATATGTTTTTCATCTATAATCATAGTTTATCCTTTTAAGGGCGAAGATCTTGGATGTTACCTGCCGGTACATTGAAAGTAACTTTAATGCCTTTTCCGCCGAGTCCTTTAGGATTATCAAAAGATCCACCCTTGTCCGAGTATGGAACATCTTTTGTTGCAGGGAAAATTAATCTATTTCCAATGTCTTCAAATGTTCTTAAAAGATTTCTGTATGGATAATTTAATCCTGAATTTTGGCCACCGCCTCGTTCAATTCTAACATCAGAAATTCTATTACCTCTAATTACTAAGAAGAATGTTAAAAGCCCACCTGGGTATCCGGCGCGTTTAGATTCAGCACTCATTTCATTTAAGATTGCTTCTATCATAAGATTATCTGGATTTCCGGGGCCTTCTAATCTAAATCCTGAACCTGTGAAACTTTCTCCTGTTTGTGCAAGTTCTACAGTTATTTTATTTGATGCTGTTCTCTTAGTTTCTGCTGTTTCTCTTCCATCTCCGGAACCGCCACTTCCACCTCCGCCGCCACCACCGCCTCCTCCCGAAGAAGAAGGTGCCTGATTTCCGTATCTAAGCTCACAGTAGTATGCATCCAAACAAAATGCTAAGCAGCCTCTAGGATTTGGCGTGTATCCGGGATATTTAGATTTCATCGCAGCAGACATGTTTTTCCAGTTACTAACATCGCTGATTTTAAATCCGTTATAAAGATTACAATTAACCAGTGCATGAGGAGCAAACTTGAGCCAGGCTTCTTGAACGACAGGGCTCCAGTTGTTTTCTTCTGGTGGGGGTGTATAGCCTTCAAGACTCTTTTTGACTGCATAAGCATTCATTGTCTTAATGATATTAAGAACATAAGGTTGATCAAGACCCCAGCCAAGATCACTGCTCGCCTCACCTGCTGCAGCAGTTTCTTGAGCCTCACTTTCCGACGGATATAAACTGGGATCGATGCCGTCTGCAGCCTCTTTGAAGTTCTTAGAAAGCTCTTCAAACATCTTCTCTAGGCCAATATAAAAATCTGGAGAAAGCATCTTGAGTTCTTGCTCATTAAAGTCTTCGTTATCAAATGCTGCCCATAATCCTACACCTAAAGCGATAACTCCAAGAGCGATCCAGCCTCCAGCAGGAACTGCAGCGAGCATAGCTGCCGCCTTAACGCCAGCGAGGGATGCGGCCGCGCCAGCGGCAGTGGTGCCGGCGGCCTGCAGCGCCCCGGCGGTCGCCGTAGGAAAGGCAGCGGCTATACCTAAAGCAGCGCCTGTTCCTGCCACAGCACCGACCCCGACCCCTACAGCTCCGGCGTAGCCGCCTGTCAAACCTGCCAAGCTAAAATCACCACCTTCAGCACTTTTTCCTTGGGCTTTTTCAAGTGCTTCTTTGTTTTTTGCAGCAATTGAAGCTATTTCTTTTAACTTTTTAATTGTGATAACTTCACCTGCTAAAACAAATAATCCTCGTTTATAGATGTCTTGAATAGCCATTCTTACATCATAAAACTCATCACTTGTAAAAGTTCCGTATTCTTCCTCAAGTGTTTCAGCTAGTTCATAGCCTGGGTTTCTTTCACTATAGATTTGAGAAATATGTGAAAGATCTGCAAGTGTAGGTATTTCACCTAGTGCCTTTAGAATTGCTGCCTCATCTGTTCCTATTGCACCAACTTTTCCAGACATCAAACCCGATACACTTGGTGTCCAACCTTCTGTTGCTTCGTAGAGATCTGTAGCTATTTGTCTAGCCTTTCCATCATCAAGTTTGAGACCGTTAGTAGGCGCTTCGACACCTTGACCAAACAACTCTGCATTTTTAAGAAGCATCTCTTTTGCTGACTGTGCCGCCTCTGATGACACGAATCGACCGTCATTTTTAGGTTCGGCAGGCGCGGCGGCTTTAGGCGAAGGCTTAGCATCTTTAACCGCAGCCTGTGCGTTATCAGCAACATCTTTAGCAGTTTTTGCATCTTGCTCTAAAAGTATCTTACCGTAAATTTCTTGTAAGATCATCTTTCTTAAATTTCTTTTGATATCCATATTAAACGCTCCCTTTGTTTAACATGTTAATTAGATCTTCGTCTGAATATTTTTTAACGCCAGATCCTTTAACTGTTTTTGTATCTAAAGCACCTTTAACATCAGATGGCGCATTTAAGTTCATCATTCCCATAATTTCATCTTTAAACTTTTCTGCATCCTGATGAACACAGAGGAAATCTGAAACAGGATTAATCATTGACTTGAGATACTGCTCCATAAACTCGTTTATTGTTTCTCTTCCAACACCTCTAAGTATCATTGGCAAAGGCCCAGCATCAAGAGGAATTGGCGCATCAAATAATACTTTTGTTACTGAAGAAAACATTTCTGGCAATATCTTATCATAGAATATTTTTTCTCCGCCTGTTTCTATGAATCCAACAAAAACTGCTTCAACAAGTTCTTTACAAGCACTCGGATCTTTAGTAGCCACAAATCTTGTAATTGTATCAATTCCGCCGCGCTCAGCAAACTCTGGAATGAAGTTTCTTAAAAAACTACCAAACAAAGTGTCGGTTGAAATCTCAGGAATGCCTAATGCATTAGCGATAGAGTCAAGAATAAAACCCGTAACTGTTTCATAAACTAAGTTTTTTCCACCTTCAGGAATGTTATCAAAAAAACCTGAGATGAATGTTGAAACACCTGAAGTGAGGTCGTTCAAGCCCGCGAACTCTTTAATTAATGCTCGATCACTTTGTTCCACGATCACAAGATCTAAAAACTTAACGCAGGCTCTTACATTTTTGCGGTGTTCAACTAACTGCTGCTGATTTTTAATCTTTTTGCGAACTTCTTGACGAACAATTTGTCTGATGATTTCACTTTGCATTCAAAAACCTCTATTTTATGATACTTATTGTGTTAGAAAAGTTTTTACCTTTTAAAATCTGAAGTTCCCATCAATAAGTCAATTATAGGAAGCCTTACACCCCAGTTCTTGTGCTGATCAGGACCCATGTGGTGAGCATAGTGCCAAGGCATCCACTTCTTGCACCACTCAACATCCAAGTGAGACTTGCGGTGAAGCAGATAGTAAGACACCAAAGACACGAGCAGTGTTAAATATCCAGCAGGAAAAAAGAAGACGATAGGCAAGTGAATGAGTGCTGTCACAACAAGCGATTGAATTTCAAATCGCGATGAAAAAATTGATCTATAACCTGAATCGTACATTTGATTTTTTCGCGCGGCTCGATGGTGCTTCTGAAAGTGGTTTTTAAAAGCAAAGAAAAATCTGTGGCGATTGTGCAGCAGATACTTGTGTGCAACATATTCTAAAATATGACTCCAGATCCAAGCAATAATTATTTGAGTGATCATTTTTAGAGCGAATATTCAGGGTTTAAGTTATATTTAAGTATGTTTAATCGATTTCTATTTGGAGAAAATTTATGAAAATAAGCAAAAATGAGTTGAGAAAGATGATCTTTGAAACAGTGCTGAGAGAGCAAGCAAATAGCAACAAACGCAAAGAAAAAAAGGAAGAAAGAAAGGCAGCAAAAAAGGCAGCGTCGGCACCAGCACCAGCAGCATCAGCACCAGCACCAGCAGCACCAGCACCAGCACCAGCAGCACCAGCCGCTGCCAGCAAAAAACCATCTAAACCACCTAGCGATAAGATCAAACAAGTGCAAAGACTTTTAAACTCTTTTCTTGCTGAAGGTGATACTCAATTACAAGTAAATGGTTTCTGGAATTCTAGAGAAATGGATCCAGCAATGGAAAAAGTTATGACTGTTTTTGGTGTAAAAAACCCACAAGATTCGTGGGTCAAGATGGCACCTATACTAAAAGTTGCACCTACGCTTCAAGGTTTGATTGAGTATTTAAAAGAAAAAGAAACAGGAAACGCACAAGTCACTGTAAGCGATGATACACCTGAAGAATCTTCATTAGAAGCATCTGATTCATCAGACGAATCTTCATCAGACGAATCAGATGCTTCTAATGAAATTGACCCTACAAATGCAGCAAAATTTAAATCAGCAAAAGCGCTTGCTGATAAAACTACTGTAGGTGCAGAAGATATGAGAAGAATTCATTCCAGAATTTATGAGATATGGAAAACAGGATTGTTTGATAAAATAAAATCAAGAAATGCAAATGAAGCTGGAGATAATGATCTTCGTAAAGCACTTACAACAGTCTTTGGAGGCAAAAACGAATCAATTAAATTTTTAAGATATTTTGGTACTGCTGGAGCAGCACCAGCGGAGAAGATAAGCTTCCTACTTGCAAAGGGACCTATGACCAAAAATATGAAAGATGCAAAGCCAGAAACAGAATCTTTTTCTGTTCTTGTCAATGATGTTAAAAGAATGCTTGAAGGCCTAAACCCAGAATATAAAATAGGCGGAAATGGAGAATATGTAAATGAATCCAAAGTCACATACGGAAAATCACACGGAACTCTAATTCGTGAGAGATACTGGGGCAGATACTAATCTAACGCCCTAAAACCTCAATCACAAATTTGAAGTCAGACTTCGGTCTGACTTCTTCTATTTGGCCTGCTGCCGCGTCAAACTCATCCACGATCTTAAAGTGCTGATCGATAAAGATGATCCGCAGCGGAAATCGAGTCTCTCTCATTGTGTATGAGTGAAGCACGGGGTGCGGATAAGTAAAAAGCATTCCCTCATTAGCTCCAATACGAGCAATTTTTGACAAACCTCTCCTTCGCTTATCATCATCATCAGCTACATAAAGAATATAATTTCTTCCACCGATTGGCACAACTATTGACTTATAACTTTCAAATGAGTGCATTTGTAAATCTCCTTGCTTATAATATACACTATAAGTAGGAGAGTGTGATGAACTTTTTCTTATCCGTATTACTTCTGACTGCAGACGCAAGTTTTGAAAACCTTGAGCATCTAAGAGTTGCTAAGTGGAAAGAAGTAACACCACAAGTAATTATTTGCGACGGTTTGGTAATTGAAACAGAAGTTGTGCAAAAAGCAGTTGATTACTGGAAATCCCGCGGCGAAAAAATTGGCTCAATTCGGAGAAAGTCTTGCGCCGAAGATCCTCTACCCGGCGAAATCGCAATCTACCTCGGCGATCAACTTCCTGAAGATCACGCAGGCGAAGCTTTTAGATTCATCAAAAGCGAAAAAATCTCTCCTAAGATTAAAGTGATCACAAGATCCTCTATCTACATTCAGGAGAGATTTAATGACAGCGTAATCCTAATCCAGCACGAATTAGGACACGCCCTCGGATTTACGGACACAAACGATGAAGATTCTATTATGTCAATTCAAGGATCGATCTACTGATTAAAATTCATCTGATCCATAATAGTCAGGATTCATTTCATTGTCATATGAATACATGTCCATTTCATATGAATCATCACCCATAACAGAAGCCAATGCATTACTAACTAACATGCCACTTCTGACCAATGAAATAAACTCTCCGGTTTGATCCATACCTAATGAATATTCAGCGGCGACATTCATCAACTCTTCATCACTCATCATCATTTGTGAAAAAGCTTCTTTAATAATGCTTCTCAGTTTAGATCTCGATATTTTCATAATTTTGTCTCCTTTAAAATTTGCGTCTTCTTTTAATGACTTTTTATTTTCAGCAGCCCAGCCGTTACCTCTGTTTTGATCATAAGTGTTATCTGCCTTAGATCCCCAGTAGAGGTGGGACGGATTCATGCAGACAAATCCATTGGGTGCCGATCTGTCATTTTTACACTTATGACAGCAAATGCAATTCTTCTTTGTCCAACCGCCAGCTGATCCTGGAGGTTTTCTTTCTTTTAAAGCAAGATATGCTTGCTTGCCACCGGTTCTGGTGTCAGCATAAGTGCCTTCTTTTCCACCCGATGCAATCTTTCTACGAACAGGAATACATCCACCTTTAACTTTGCGATCGTCTCTTTCACTCATAAGAACCTCTGTCCTTGTTTAGGCGCAAGCTATTACTCTTCAAGTCTTCTGATGTCTTTAACAAGCTGTTTTAACTCTGAAACAGTTGGAAAGTTTTCAGTAACGCTTGTGCCCTCTGAGACAGAGTCTAATCCTGACAGAGAAGAGCCAATCTTATCTACAAACTCGGCGATTCTATTGAGCGTATTTCTCATGCTTCCTGTTTGATCATCTGCAACTTCTCTAATTTCTGAAGAGCAAGATTTCATTTTAGCGCCGGCTTGAATGACACGCTTGCCGCTCTTTGTTTTTGAAAACTCTTTAATCTCTGACTCTCGCTTTTCAGCAGTGATCAACTCTTCTAATACTAACTTTCTAATTTGTGATCTTGAAAGACTCATTTTATCTCCTTGAGATTAAATATGCAGATCAGACTCTTTGTTCTCAACAGTTTAAATCTTTGAAAAATTTTCAAGTTCGCTACAACAAATCTGACTGCTTGCTAATAAGTTGTACCAGGTTTTCTTAAAACAGCCCATTCTTGAGGTCCTAACACATCAAAACCAGTGACAAGATCGATACCCTTTGAAATCAATTGTTTCGCTGTTTCCATGCTTATTCTGGCTGATGTTCCTCTCGCTAGTGATGTAAGATCCAAAACTTTTGTGCCAGCAGGCATAGCGAAGGTTATCTCATTTTCTCCGTAATTGTTTTCGAATCCTGGCACATCATCTTCTATGTTATACGCATAAATCCCAATCTTAGGAGATGAATTTCTTTTACTTTGTTTTGTTTTTCTAATTTCAAGCGGGTCTAATTTGTCATAAGTTAAATCAAGATTTTTAGTTCTATGAATAAGAGTAAGATCTGATGGCAAAAAGTATATTCTTGCATTTCCTTTTATAACTTCATTCATAAAGTAAGTGTATTGCCAGTTTTCGCCAGGTATGTTACCTGTAAATTCAGAACCAAGTCCATCGGCATATGCCATTTCTTTTAATTGCTGTCTAATAAAATTTCTTAACTGTGATTCATTTAATTTCATAGTTTATCCGATTTAATGATGAATTTAATTAACCGCAGTTATAATCAGCTTTCCTCTGATGCTTGAGTTAAACTCCTTTGCGCATTGTTTGATAACGGGCTTCAAAGCATAAAGCGCATCAATATATTCCTGTTCAGCACCTCTGTCATTAATTGTAAAACCGCTTTTTGTTAGAAGCTCTTGACACATAATTTCAGCAAAAGCATCGAGGTCGGTGATCGCATTAGTTCTTGCAGATCTCATAGTAAGCGCACCTCTCCAGTTGTTGTAAAAATTATCACTATCTAATATTTCTGTCCCTGCGTGAGGAGTATTATTATTATATGTTAATAGTGGATATATCTTATCAACATATGTCTTGCTAAAATTTCCAATATTACTATTATCAAATATTGAATGAATAATCATCCATGGAGTTGCAATAAAACCTCTATCCATTATAGATGAGGTGTAAAGAATAACAACATCATCAGGACCAATATTTTCAGGAATTTCATATCCGAGACTCTTAAGTCTTGAAATTCCATTAGGATTTAGCGGTTCTAAAATTGCTCTACTTCCAGCATCAGAATCTACTACAGCTTCATAATATGTTCCAATTAGTGGTGCAAACCAAACATTCCACGGGATATTTGCAAAGTGCTTCTTTGCAAGTCTTTCAAATGTTTGTGACATGGCGTATTTTTTTACAACATCAGGATTAGGAGGATCTTCATAGCCAAACAAATCTGCAATTTGACTAAAACTATCTTCGCCTGATATTTGCGGGCTTAGTCGACCTGCATATGCCATTTCTTTTAATTGTTGTCTAATAAAATTTCTTAACTGTGACTCTTTAATTTTCATTTTTAATTTCCTGATAGATTTTTAATTTGAACAACTGCTTCAGGCGGAATATGAGATTTAGTATAAACATACCCTTCATCACCATAATACTCGGGATCTATTTCAAATTTTGTGCCTTTCCGAAAAGCCCGAGGATCTAAAACAACAACAGCAACGTCAGGTGTCTTTGTTAGTGTAGGATTCCATCTAAAACCTGACTCAGACCAAGCCTCACGATTTTCTTCGACCTGACTATTAAGCGCAGCTTCATTTGTAAAGAGATAAACCCGGGGCGGAAATCCACGCTCGACATTTCCACGAGGCACGAGGCCTCTTTTTTTAATGCTTTCTACTGAAGAGAGGTCTGTGAGGTGATACATGAAATCACCCGAGGCAACATAAGGGTTATTTTTAGGTAGCGCAGAAATACTTAGTCTTTCACCCATGTCTCCAAGGCCTGAGGAAAAGACATACCAACCTCTTCGAGAAAGCCACTCTCCAATAAATTTAATGACGGCGTCAAGATCTTCTTTTGAAACAAGCAGATTTCGATAAGAATCTCCCAGGTGCATTCCAAATTTAACCTCAGAGCCTATTGAAAAAATAGGCGGATACCTAACGAATTCTTGGATAAAATCAAAAGGGCGAATCTCTTTTCTTCCTCTAACAACACTGTACCCGACACCTGGAAATGCAGACCTAAGGGTATCCGGAAGTCGAGCCAAAGCTTTCATCAGCACGTCGACTTCAATCGACCCGCGGGCTTCTTTAAGAAGTTTCACAATTTGGCTCCGAATCTCTTGACGAACTTGCACTTCAGAAAGTTTCATAAACTACCTCTAACAACACAAATAAGTATCTTTAAAAAGGAGAAAAGAAAAACAATTTTCGATCCACTCCCACCGCGGCGCGCAACTTAACACTGCGATTCACTAGCTGTAGAGAACATCGGCGATAGCATTACGATAGCATTACGATAGCATTTTTACATTTTCAAATTCATGCCAAATTCATCCCATCATAAAAATCCTGATCTTTAAACATCTTTAAAAATTTAAATCTCCAAATGGATATATCACTGTGGGCTCGTCATACGGAATTGACTTTTTCCATTCTTCGACAAGATCATAAAGCGCGCTGCAAAGCTCTTCTCCCGGTTCATCAACTGAATTCAGCAAAGAAACCGCTTTTTGTCTGTTAAATTTATTTGCAAAGATTGCAGCAAAAATATCTGGCATTCTATCAGAAACACTGCTTTTTGCAATCTTAAACTCATCTGGCAGTGTTGTCCAAGTCGTTGTTGAATGCAAATCTATATATCTTGCAAGGAACGTATAGATTTTTGTTTGTACTAAAGATTGTCTTTTCAACAATGTAATTTTTTGTGAACAATACGATTCGATTGTGTGCCCAATAATGTCGTGAACTATCTGCCATTCAGGGGTTTTATAATCTCCTTTCACAGATCTTTGTCCAACAACAAGAATTTTAGAGCCTTTAGGAATGTTCAAGGAACTCATCCACTGCAAAAATTCAGGAGATTTTATTGTATCATAAGGAAGGTCAACATAATATCCAACGTTTTTTAGCACAACGATGTACCAGTTGTCTTTCGAATCTGCAAGAAAAACTTTCGCAGCATCAGCAAAATTCTTTCTTTTTTCTTGTTCAGTTCCTTTCATCCTTGAAGGAAGTTTGTAGCCTACTGATGGGGCAGAACTATCAATTGAGCTTGTATCACGTTTGTTTTTAAACGGCAAAATATCCATCAAAGGAGCTTCTAAAAGATTTGAACAAACAAGTTTTCTAAGTTGCGCTTTGGTTAATTTCATATGCGCCCTCTAAGTTTTTTAGCACCGCGAATTTTGACTTCTGCGAGATTCCATTTTGCTGTGTTTTTATCAAGTTTTCCGGACTCATCTCTAATAAAGACTTCAACCAATTTTCTGATTTCTAATATTGATAATTTTTTAATGTCCACAGGAACTCCTTTCTCTTATCTTACATATTCTGATTATGATTAAAAAATAAAAATAAGATGAATTCCGCTTGATTTGCTCCGCCCCGTCATGCTCTTTACAGCTGATCGCATGTTTCCAAAAAGTTTTGAAAAACTTCTCCGGAAATTTTTGTGTGAAAAAAAGAAACGCGCCGCATTTGCGGCGCGATTTTTACTTTTTATCATTGCATAGCGATATTAGGAAGCGGTTTAACTTCTCCTATAAAAGTATCATCGCAATATCCAGTCAAAATAACACTTTTTAAATTCCAACAAACAAAGAAATTATTTATAAAGCAACCATGTATTCTTAGATGCTTGTTATTTGTTAAAGCTGAAACATCTTCCATAAGTGTGTCGTTGCCAACGAAATCACCTTCTTCATTATACATGTCCACATCATTAGAAAAATCTCTTGCAGTTACTTTATTTTCTATAAATGATAAACTTGCACCCAGTCCACTTGTCTCTGTGCGAGTAAAGAGTACAGTTTCTGGATTAATGCCCATAGACTTAAATTGATTTATAAGTCTGTAATTTTTTCCTTTTACCTTTCTTGATTTTTCGTAGTCAAAGACTAAATATCTGCTAAAATCTTTAATTTCGAATTCTAAAGCGTAGTTTCCGTATTTACCGGCTTCAGATAAACTTCTAAAAGTATCTGCATCATAACCATACAATCCATTTCCAAAAAGCCCCGCTGTTGGTAAAAATCCTTTTGTCATAATTGTCTTAACTCTGTCAAGAACTTGATTTTTTGACAATGCAGCACCAACGCCTTCAAGACCAGTATGTCTGTCTTCTCCAAACGTATGATAGACTTTTATCTTACCCGAAACAGAATCTACAATTTCATTAATAAGACGTCTAAGCTTAATTCTGCTAATTTGCATAACTTTACTCCTTTTTGCTAATTATGTTGTAATTATAGAAATTTTTGGGACTTGACCAAGTTTAGCCATTTACGGTTGCCTATATTTTTAGTAAATGGAAAAAGTGCTGCTGGTGGGTCGCATGTTTAGTAAAAGTTGTTGGAAAGTTCCCGAGAAGTAAGAGAGCACTAAGGGGGTGCCTGTGCTACCAGGGCCCGCCGGTGGGCTGGCGGGGAGCCTGGCGCGCCCCTGGGGCGCGGGCCTGGGGCGCTCTGCACAGCTCGCAGACAGCCCCCTACTAGCCCTCTGCACAGCTCTGCACACCCTGCGGCAAGGGCCCCCACTAGCGCTCTTTGCCTTCTTATCATAGCCCGGGGCGCTCCCCGCCACACCGAACCCATTTAATCACTCCCCCCCAGAGTCGAGTGGTGTTTTTCAAAATAAATCAAGTTAAAATAATCTCATCAAGGAATAAAAAGAAATCTCAAGGAAATATCTTCCTTGGATCTCAAAATAAAATCCTTGGTTCAAGGAAGATCATTATGATGTTCTGTCTTGCCACTTCTCTCTCTTCTTACTTCCATGCCTGGGAGATCTACAAGATCGAGGAGTCCGCTGAGGACATGATCACCGATGAGCGCCACTACAACAAGATGCTCGAGGTCATCCGCGGCTCCGGCCTCAAGGAGGAGGTCGACGGCGAAGTCCACCGTTGGCACGGTACCTGGGGCGAGATCCTGGATCTCGTCAATAAAATTGAGAGCTCCACCCACGACGGCCCTTCCTGGGAGGCCTTCGGTGATGAAGAGTTCGATCACCTGCTCGAACGGTCCCTGGACGCTGACTCTGACAAGCTTCAGTATACTGTCTACGAAGTTGAATAGGTGATCCTGGGAGGGGGGACAACACCCCCTCCCCCTGTCCGGGTGCAGGGTCGAAGGGAAAGGGAGAAAGACCTGAAAGAAAGAGCACGCTGAGCGCGAGATGCGGCACGCTTGCAGCTGAGCGTGAGATGCGGCACGCTTGCAGCTGAGCGCAAGACACAGTGAGCGCGAGACAAGTAGAGCACAGTGAGCGCAAGACAAGTAGAGCACAGTGAGCGCAAGACACAGTGAGCGCGAGACACAGTGAGCGCGAGACAAGTAGAGCACAGTGAGCACAAGACACGTTGAGCGCGCGATACAGTAAGCGCGCGATACAGTGAGCGCGAGATGCGCCATCCTTCTTATCTTATCTCATTCTCAGATCTTAACACAAGTTCTTCAGGGTCGAGTGGTGTTTTTTATAAAAAAACAAGTTAAAATAATATCATCGAGGGGATGGATGATCTCAAGGAAATATCTTCCTTGGATCTCAAAATAACACCCTTGATCTAAGGAAG